AGAATTTCTTTTGGATATACTCTTTCGTTTTGGTTAGGTGCTCCGGCTCTTTGAAGAATTCCTTTTACAATAGTTCTACCAGATGAATCTTCGTTCACCCTACCTTCGAATAATCTTGTTTCTATTAGTAAATTTTTCATTATGCTCCCCAACTTTTTCGTTTTTTAAACAGTTCAAAAAATATAGCAGAAACTTCTTGACGAATAATCTTTCTGATTCTATCTTCATCTGATTCAGAAAGTTCCTCATTAATACCCCATTTAGTATTGATGATTTCTTCTTCTATAATTTGTTTTAACTCTTTTAATTTCATATCCCATTAAAGTTTTTTAAGTACATCGACATCTGCAGCAACCCAATCCTTACCAGAACCACCCTTCGCATAAAATGCTTTTCTGATTGCCTCTACCGTGTTCCTAGCTTTTACTCTAACAGGTTTATTATCTAATTCAAGTTTATTAATTCTTTTTCTAGCAAATTTAACTTCCCAAGTTGCAAATCCTTCACTTAATGTAGTGGGAGTTTCATTTACTGGTTTTAAATCGATAAGTCCACCTAATTTAATCATCTTTTCTTTTTTCTCCCTTAGCTTTCCAAGCTGCATCGATTTTGTTAAAAAACTTCTTTTTCTCGTCATCAGACATAGATGTAATACTTTTACCAGCTTTTTCTAAAGCTGTTTTGAAGAACTTCTGATATTCAGACTCTTCCATTAATACATCCTTTATTATTTCTTTTAGTCTACTTTTTGTTATTTTCATTGGTCTAACTCCTTTATACTTTGTGCGATGTTAATTAATCTTTCTTTTACATTATATATATGACGATGGGTTCTTTTCCAATACTTATCTTTTGATAATTCATTCATATTTCTAATCTTATTGTACCATCTAAAAAACATCTCAACTTCTGCTAATTGATATTTAAGTTCTTTTAAACCAATAGCTAATTTTTGATTTGGTGTTCTAGTCTCATCATTTTTAAGCTCTAACCATCTATTTACAGGTCTTTTTGGTTTTCTACCTTCACCAACTATCTTCATTCCAAATTGAGTAGCAATTTTTTTCCTCTTTTCTTTGTTTTTTTTCTTACCACCAGTAAAAGCATGAGGTGTGTCGTAACCATCAATGTTTCCAGTTACGTTTACTTCATCCAATTCTTCTTCAACTTCTTGGACAAGTTTACGAATATATTGTTTAAGCTTTGTTTCTAACATTTTTTATTTCGTTAATCAATTCGTATGCTATCATCATAGCAGATACTTGATTATCTGAAACCACCCTACCAATCTTTGCGTTTTTCAATACATTGATAGTTTCTTTTAACTTAATTTTTGTAACCTTGTCTTTAACGACTTTATGTTGACCTACTAAATTGGTAATAACTTCTTTTAATTGTTGAGTATAGTATTCTTTAAATTTGGAAGTATTACTAACATTATTAATATATTCTCTTAATAATGCTTTCTGAGATTTGTTTAGTGTTTTGTGTTTTTTATTGAAAGTTTCTAATAAAACTTTTGTAGTTAAGAATCTTTCCTCTTTAGATTGTTGTTTAAATTGCTGAATTGCTTTTTGTTCAACTATTTTATTCTTATTCTTAACTTCAGTTCCTATCAAACTTTCTACTATTGTGTATTTTGAGTTAAATACATCTTTTATATCATAATTCTTAGCCGATTGAGATTCAAATATCTTATAAATTGAAGCCATCACCTTATAATTTGATATTGGTGATGATAAAAATTGTTGGATATCGAAAGATTCTTGTATTTTTTTAACTAAATTGTATTTTTCTTTAATTAATCTTTTTGAATCTATTCTTTTTCTAGCTTCTAAAATAGTATCGATGAATTTTTCAGCACGATTCTCTGATTTATACTTTTCTTCTGATAATAACTGGTATAATCTAAGCTCTTTACCGATTTCGGTTTTTTGACTAAAGAATTCCTTTAATATTTTCTGTGCATTTTCTTTCGAATTACCGCTCAGAACCTCTAAAGTTATTTGTCTAACGAGTAATTCAAACAGAACGCCTGTGTTTTTGAATTTACTGTGTCTTATTTTTTTCATTTTTCTCTTCCAATTTTGATAGAATACTAAATCTCTAATATAAATATAAAAATATTTATTAAAAGGAATTTAATCGTCTATAATGTTACTTTCATCCAACATATCTGTTTCTTGTAGAAACTTTCTTTTTGGTGCAACACCATTGACTATATTCTTGATTTTTTCGGCGGAAAACTTATTTTCTTTCTTTACGGCTTTCTTCCTTTCTTCATCTCCGAGAGGGTCTCTACCATAAGGATGTTTATCTTTCTTATAAGTATTACCTTCTCTTGGTCTACCACCTTTATCCTTTATCTCTTTTTTTATATTCTCTAAAGATTCTTCAATATCTTCTCCTTCGTCCTCCATCGCAGGGTCATTACCCTCATCTTCAATAGAACGATGTCTAAATCTATCTTTTAAATCCTCAATCATTGTTTCTCTTTCTTTATTGGATTCACCTTTACTTAATTTAAAGATATTATCATAAACCCAATCTTTAGATAACATATTTAATCCTTGAATATCTTGAGCTAATCTAATCTTTTCACTCCAAAGATTTACTTTTTCTTGCTCATATATAAACGATGGATTAACTAATGATAATTCAAAATCGGTTAATCTAGCATCAGATATTCCCTGTGAATATAAATGAACTATTGCAATCTTACTTAATTCAGATACAACAATTCTTTGTATTCTCTCAATAGTTCTTGCAAATCTAACATCTTCTGCTGCTAATGTTGCTTTACCATTGATTTGCTCTTCATATCCTAAATATGCCTTTGGAATTTTTAATGCTGCAAATAATTTAGCTTTTAGATAATCAATATCATCTGTATTGTTAAATTCTAACCCAGATAAGTTTTCAATATTAGTTCCACTATCACCACCTCTAACAGGAAGATAGAAATCTTCACTAAGGTTCTGCATATTATACTTTAAATTATAATCACCTGTATTTTTATCTACAAAAGGTGTTTTTTTCATTTTGTTGATAATCCTTTGCATATAGTTATCAACTTCGTTTGGTGGTATATTACCAATATCAATCTTAAAAATTCTTTTTTCAGGAGCTCTCATAATCCTATGAATTAACATAGCATCTTCCATAAGAGATAATTGCTTCCACAATCTTCTACCATTTTCAATCATAGCTTTACCATATGGTAACCAGTTTGTATCTGCTAATAATCTAAAATGAGCTACCTCATAGTTTTCATAATCCACCTTACCCATATTATCATCTTCAACGTGGAATTTTACATAATTAGGATTATCTGGTTCTGCTCCTTCTAACCTTTGTGTATTGTAAACTGAAAAAGGACTTACATTTACAATACCTTTACCTTCAGCCATTTCTAAACTTAGGAAGAAGTCTCCATACTTACACATATTTCTTACCCAAGGCCAAAGGTTGAATTCGATGTTTAGTACATCATAGAATAAGTTGTTTAGAATAGCTTGTATCTCTGAATCTTTTGAACGAATTGTTAGTACATCACCATATTCGTTCTTTAATGTAGATTCATCTGCGTATATATCGAGTGCTGATGCGATAATTGGGTCATTATCCATAGCATCGTAATCTCTGAATATCTCTCTACGAACTTGTTGGTAAGCCATTGATTGTGCTCCCCCAGCTTGTTCATAGTATGATTTCTGAAGTTTTGTATATCTATCTCTTAGGTGAGATAAATTAGTAATCTGTCTTTCATCGGTATCTGAAACTCTTCTTCTTCCTTTACTATCTACTGTTACAATAGCTTGGGCTGAAAAAAGTTTTCTTAATCTACCGAAAAATGAAGTATCTGCCATTTGTTTTTGTTTTTGTTTTAAATATTTATTATCTTTACTAAATAAAACTCCTATATCCTATAAATATAATAATTTTATATATTAGTTAATTAACCAAGTTAAATCTTCATCTACATCACCAACTCTTTGTGTCCAAGGATTATTTTCTAATCCAGATGGAGTTCCTCCATACACTCCACTATGTTGTTGTGATGCTATTCCACCTAACGCTCTTTTGGTTAAATCAATTCCTTCTTGTCTTAATCTTAAAGCTGTATCTCTAACCCATAATCCGATTGAGAAACTCATAACCAAGTCATCATTATAACTTTTCATTGCTTCTGCTCTATTTCCCTTCCATATAAATGTAAATAATTCATCTATCAATCTATGAGAACGTACTGTAACTGATTTTTCTCTGAAATAGTCATCTAACTTTGATATTATTAATGGTCTTGTTTTTTGTGTAGTACTGAATCCAGCAACCATCCCTCTTTCTTCAGCTCTGTATCTGTTAGTCATTTGATGTTCTACATCTACATATTTTAAATCCTTACTCATATAAAAAAGATTCTTATAAGACCTATCTATTATTTGTTGGATTACCGCCCAACCTATATTTGCGTTCTCCACCACCAATAATGCTTCATTATACTCTGTTGCTAATGCAACTAAGAAGTTTCCAAAATCTTTTGTATCTAACTTTCCTTTATATTCTGCAACTTGAGTTGCTTGTTCTATATCTATTACGTGACAAGCGGAATAATCCGAAGAATCTCCTCGTGCAACGTCAGCCACAACCATATATCCTTTATTATAGTCTGGATATTCCCATTTCCATAAGTTTCCATCGAATCCTGTCTTTTCTAAAGGGTCTTGACAATATGATTCTTTATAGAATTGTAATAGTTGTGGGTCAATCACTGTATCACCAGAAGAAACGAAATCACAATCACATTCTTGAGCTGCTCCTTTTGGTCCTAATAGTTTTTCTTGTTCATCTCTCCAACTTTGGTCTCTTTCAGGATGTACACTCCAATGTAATCTTATAGTATTAAATGAGTTGTTGTTTTCTTCTGCATCAACCCAAGTCTTATGGAAAAAATTACCAACACCATTTGGAGTCGATAAAATGATTGCATCTCCACCTGTTGATAGTGTTGATTGTGCTGATACCCATATATCTTCAATGTTATCAATAAATGCTGCCTCATCAAATACCAATAAGGATAGTGCTTCTGAACGTCCTGCATCTCCACTGGATGAAGTTGCTTTGATTTGAGACCCATTAGAATATCTTAATGAAAGTTTATTATCTTCTATTGTTGTTTGTTTTAACCAGCTTGGTAAATTATCATTCATATACCTAACTTTAGTTACTAAGTTCTTAGCTACCTCTTGTTTGGTTGCAATTACCAATGCATTAAAATCATTATTAAATAACATCTTCCATAAAGCATATCCAGCACATAACGTTGATATACCTGTTTGTCTTGATTTAAGAACTATGTTATATCGTTCTTTGTCAAATTCACTAAGTGTTCTTTCTTGGAATTGATATAAATGAAAAGGTATTCTACCCCGAACAGGGTGTTGTATCATACAATACTTTTTCATAAAATGTATCGGGTCTACCGCACACTTCTGATATTCTAATTTTATTATATCCTTTAAGGATGCCATTTATTTTTTCTTCTTAAATGAAAGTTTCCAATACATAGAACCGCCGATATATGGAGTTACATCATTGTTAGCATTTATTACACCTAAGTCAAGTCCAAATACTTTATCTTTTTTATCTTTGTATAATAAACCAAATTTAGCACTACCAATAAAATCAGTTTTATTGAAACCAGCACCTATTCCATAATATAATTGTCTTGTAGGTAATTCTTTAACAATTTTTGTATTGTATATAGTAGGAATCTGAAAGTTCCATTCTATTTTTCTACTTATGATTCTATTTTGAGATATCGTATCTGTAAGGAATCCGAATCCAAGAGATGGATTTGGTTTTGTTCCTAATGAATCAATTGTTATTTCAGGACCAAAATCATATGTTAGATTTAATGTATCCTTTACTATGTATTTTGCGTAGTAATCTTCAACTACTTTAAGTGAGTCAACATCAGCTGGTACTTCAACTTCAACAGTCTCTATTTTTGTAATATATTTTGGAACATACTTTGGTACTTCTATTACTTTCTCAACAAAGACTGTATCTATCTTTTGTTCTAATAATTCGTAATCTTTACCATCTACAGTTACTATATCTTTAGGGTCTGTGGATGAATCTCCACTACAAGCTCTCATCAATAGTATTACAACTATCAATCCTACAATTAGTATCTCCTTGAAATACTTTCGTAATATACTAAAGAATATGTTCATAATTTTTTTCTTTTATTCTATCGAAACACTCTTGTCTCATTTCTTTTAATTTTTCTATTTCTTTCATACTTTTATCTACGAACTCTCTCATCTCTGCTTTCATCTCTTCAACAGGTCTTGGTAATGTGTATGATTCAACTATCTTACCATCTTCACCTATGTGGTCGTATGTTTGTTTCAAATCACTTATATCTTGCTTAACTGCATCAACTTTTAATAATCCATCCGCAATCATATTACCAAATACTTTATATTTTTCGTAATCTTCATAAATTCCATTGATTCGAAGTTCTCTTTCCATTTTTTTATTACAATTAATACAAAATCCGGTCTTTCTAATTAATTTTTTATTTGTAGGTCCGAACTTTCCTACATGGTCACAATCTGGATTCTTACAACGATTTAAATCTTCAAGATACTTTCTTATCTGTTGCATGCTTTCGTGATTCTTACCAGTTTTCATAGTATATCCTTCATGCTTTTCGTATCTATTATGCTCATCTTCCCAAACGTCTCCAACCTCTCTCTCTTGCTTTTTGGATTCCCAACCTATTGTTGTATTCTTCTCATACTCACCCCCGGTTCTAACCATATCGTGTAGTTTCCTACGGGTGGGATGCATAAATTTTCGTTTGAATTCTTTCTTTGCCATAATAATTAATTATTACACATTATATATGTATATATAAATATCACTAAATTGTAAAAACATAATATATTTTAAAAGAATATTCCTAATATTTGATTTACAGATGCAAATGTACCAGTAAGTTTAAAAGTTTTACCTTTATATTGGAATACAATTCCTTCATTTGGTACAATTTTTTTAGCACCTCCGATAGAATTTAATCTCTGAAGTTCCAGTCTAAGTTTTTCTATCTTTTTAGGGTCACCTGATTTTTTAACATCTTTAGTTGTTTTATCTAATCGCTTCTTTATATCACGAATAGCTTTATCAGGATTTACAGTTAGTGCAGATGAAGTAAATTCGAGTACTTCGGCTCCTAATCCTAAGAAAATGTTTTCAAATTTCATTAAGTTATCTTTAGCTATTTTCTTGTGATTATCTTTTTCATGCTTTTTAGCCCATTCAAGAGTTTTTGCATCTTTAATATTTTTATTATCTAATCTAAACTTCTTATCCATAAATGCCCATCTCTTAACCAATCCCATTTTGGTTTTATTATCCAATGTAGTTGGAGAATTTTTATCAACCCAATTCTCCCACCAAGATTGATGATATACGGCTACACCATCTGTATCTTTTAATTTAAATTCTTTTTGTAGTTTAGAAATTTTAGAATTATACTTTCCTTTTTTAGAAGATAATTTTTGTGATTTAGGTAACTTTACAACTGGTGGTCCTTGAATTGTATAATTATCTTGAACATCTTTATTCACTTGCTTAATCATACCAGCTAACATTCTAGCTGCTTCTTTATTTTCACCTATTGCATTACCATCATCATCATACTCCATAGTTCCGTGGAATATTAATAAAGCTTGTCCATAAGGAATCACATTTACCGAAGTTGGATATATAACTTCAAGGTTCATAAAACATGCTCCATCTTTGAACACTTTTTCTCTTTGTTTATCAGTAAGAGATGAGATGGCTTTAGATAAGTCTTTCATTGCGAAGTTATATGCATCACTCAATCCACCCCTGCCTTGAAACTTATCCGATACTCCCTTTATATCTAAAGCGTTCTCACCTTTGTTTTTAAGGTGTCCCTTATTACGAGCCGCAACCAATCTTCCATCCTTCCAACTAATTGCTAATGCTTGCCCGTCTGTTTTTTCTGTTGTTAAATCTAATTCACCATCAAGTGCTCTGTTTACAATATCTTTCAATTGACCGAAGGTTAAATTTATATCAGTATCAAATGGGTGTGCCATATGTCCATAAGCACCACCTTCGGTAATTATCTCTTCACCCAATCCACTTCTATCGTGTTTAGAGAATTTACCTAACTTATCAAATGCTCTAAATGCCTTTAACTTCATTACCTTTTGGATTCTCATATTATCTAATTGTTTGAATCTCATATGATTCTTTACAATGTAATAAACATTAGCAGTATTACCACCAACTGATTCAATCCAATTTTTATATTTCTTAACTAAATTAGCTGATACCTTTTCGTGTCCAAAGTGTGTGATGTGTCCTTTCTTTGGATGGATACCAGCAGTTTCATCTTTTCCAATATCATGCAACATTGCTGCAATTGCAATATCAATATCATCTTCTTTGATTGAACGATTTACAACTGTGATTGTGTGTTTAAGTACATTCCCTTCAGGATGTTTATCAACTCTTTGTCCAAAGTTTTTTAAGTTATACACTCTCTTTTGTAAATCAGAAGGCATTTTCTTAAATAAAGATTTGAAATCTGTGATTCCCATTTCTTTCAATCCTTCTTTTACATATTTATCCTTTTTCAGCATTTTATGTAATTCACTACCATCTACTTTACTCCACGATTTATTTGCTCCAAATTGTTTTTTCCAAAGTAATTCAAAAAATGTTTTCTTTTCTTTAGGTGATAATCCTTTTATCTTTCTATTGATTTCTCCTCTTCGCTTCCAAACATATTTTTTGAAATCCATATAAAAGAATTCATTAACTCTCTCATCTATTTTTTTGTATTGATAATCTTTATCTGAATCTGTATTACTTCGTTGGTTATCCACTCTCTTTTTAATTTGAGCCATTTCCTTTTTACCAGGATATCCTAATGATTCTTTACCATCGAACTTATCTGCTTCTTTTGCTCTTAATGCTGGTAAGAATCTAAATTTTGCTCTCTTTAAAACTCTTTTCTTTTTTCTTAATACATTTTTATGAACAATCTTTGCTTGTTGAATCGATAATTCTTTTTTCTTCATACCAGGATATAAGTCTTTCATAAACTCATCATATACTTGTAGGTATGCTTTTTTGTATGCAATCTTTTTAAGTTTAGCAAGAGGTTTTCTTCTCTTCATCGTTCTTGCTCTTCTTCTTGCTATAGCAGCTCTTTTACCAGCCATCGCTGCTTTCCTTCTAAGTAAATCAGCAGGTCTTAGTTTACCTTTACTTCTCTCATCTAATTCAACTTCGAATCCTTCTTTCATTAGTCGGAAAGTCACTACCTTCCTTCCATTGATAGTTGGCATTCCGTGGTCATCTACTCCTATATCTTTAACAACCAATTTCTTATTCTTAAATCTTCCTACCAATATAGTATCACCAATTTCTACTGGTAATGTTATTGCCTCATCTAATGATGCTTCAAATTCTTTTTCCAATTCTTTACTATCTTTTGCATCATCACCACTTAATTCTTTTTCTTGTTTTATATCACTCTTATCTACTACTACTTCATATCCCACCAATGCAGCTTTACGAGTTACATGCTTATACCAATCTGAATATGCTTGTGATGAATAAATATCTACTTGATTGTTTGGTGTTTTAGTTCCAATTACACCAGCTGGGAAATATGATACTGAGTTTTGTGGTCCATTAGGATATTCTGGATGTTCGTAATAATCTTCGAACTTTTCATCACCAATCATATTGATAACAGTCCATCCCAATTTTGCTGCTCTCTTCGCAGATACTTTCTTAAATGTTTTATAGTTTGGTATAAAGAAGTTAGGTCCATCATCTACATCTGCTCCAGTTAAAGAACCCATAGTTATTTCGTTAATAACATATTCTTCAATTCTTTCTTTAGATACGAATAATCCTTCGTTTAATTTATCTGTAATTATCTTAAAGATAGTTTTATTAAATTTACCATAAGCAGTATCTTTAAAGAATTTTTCTTTTTGGTCATCTGAACCTAAAGATAATCCTTGTCTAACTGCCGTACCACTTATTCCTCCACCTTGTCTTGGTGCTACATAAAGGTATCCTCTATCCTCATATCCTTGTGTTGGATTACCATCCCACTTTTGAAAGTATTTGTGAGATAATCTACTTGCATCCTTTTCACCAACAACAGTTACAAATGCTGTTGTATTCTTATTAAACTTTTTAAGTACTTCGGTAGGAGCGTAAGGATTCTTAACTTGAACTACTTTGTTTTTTGGAATTGGAAACATAGTAGTCATTATTTGTTTCTTTTCTTTGAAGTTGAATGGTGAACGTCCTTTTTCTGTTTTATTGGATGTTCCTATGAATACATTCTTTTTACCGAATTTTTGTGTAAGATGTTTATAGACAAGATAATGTCCTTTGTGCATAGGTTGAAATCTCCCAACATATACTACAACAGTATCTTTTATTACTGATTCCTCTAATAGAATCTGGTCAACTAAATAATTACTAAGTTTGCTCATAGATATACCTTATCAGTATATAAATATAATGAAAAAATAAAGGGGGTTATTTTTTGTAGACAAACGGGTCTCTCTTTTTTAACTCTTTAATTTTCTTTTTATATAGACGTTCCATTTTCCAATCCATATATTTTCTTTTTATCCAAGCTATCATATTAATAAGTAGGTTTAATTATTTTTAAAAGATTCTTTTTAAATTTAGTTGAAATTATTTTATCATAATTTTTTACAATATCAAATAAAAATTTTCTATTATACTCAATAATTGGTTTAATATTTTCCATCCATTCTAATTTTTCAGAATCACTTAAATTTGTCAATCTAACTATCTCTCCCATAATCAGTTCACATCTATCTTCAGCCTTTCTAACTGTATCATATGTTTCATCAATAAAAGGTGAGAATGTTTTAAATCCAATATCTCTTAATTCTTTTAAAGTTCCTTGACTACCAAAAACTATAAATGGATGACTTTGACCAATCGGTTTAAATACTTTTTCAGAAATATAGTATTCACCAGGATGTGCAGATGTTTCTGTTACTACTGAAAACATTGAATCATTATAAACCGATGCATCTTCCCAAAACAAACCATCTAATTTTTGTAAATCCTTATGGTCATAATGAAAGCTTGGTCTATTATCTCTTATATCAAATAAATACTTATCTATAAATTTAAAATCCATCCACTCACGCTTAGCTATAATTTCTAAGTCTTTTGTTTCGTTAATATTATCATCTATTGTAAAATCATATGTTACTAAATTTTTTTCTAATAAACCATATTGTTTTAACTTAGCTAATAAATAAAGTCTATGTGTTCTCAATCTTCTATTAAGACAATTAAAATCATATTTCTTTTTTTCTATAACATATTTCTTTGATATTCTATCAAATTCCTCATTTCTATATTCCTTTAAAAATTCTTCACCCTTTGCTCTATATACCCAATGGCTATAAAGTACATTCATTGGATTTTCTATTTTATAATGCCCAATAATATATTTCATCCATCTTTCTTGATTGAACCCAGCAAATGTAAAAATTACTTTATTTGCTGGTATCTTAAATTTTTCTAATAGTTTGTGAAATGAATCGATAGTAGTATGATGCATAATCCCCTCCCAATGATAATTTACAAACAAATAAAAGTTTTGTTCATTTTGTAAATAATTTAAAGCTTTCTTAGAAATTTTACCAACTCCTTCATTTCTATAAGATTGTTTACTTGCTGGATTATCTTCTACTTCTTCTTCTATAGGGTTTAAGAAGTGTTGACCGCTACCATGCAAATCTACAATGTAAAGATATACATTACCATCATTGACTTTTATATTAGATATATTTTTATATTCAATTGGTAAATTTTCTAATTCCTTTATAAACGGTATTTTCCTTACAGTATGAGGAATTCCACCATATTTTATATTTACATTTTTATCAATTAATTGACTCACTTTCCAATATGCAGGTTCACCATCTGGCCACTGGGCATCAACTTTAGATTTTTTGGAATCCAAGTGTTGTCTCATTTCATCTGTATAATTTATAATATCAAATGCATTTGGAAAAGTTTCCCAATCAAATTCATAATCATGCACATAGTAAAACTTCATATTAAATTGCTTTCTTTTTCATTTCAGTTATCTCATCAAGTATTTCAGTATCTTCTAATGTATAATCATATGCCATAAAATGATTAAAATTATGTTCGACTATTGGTTTAACATTTTTCATCCATTCTAATTTCTCTTCGTCAGTTTGATTACATAGTCTTTGTATCTCTGCACCAATAACAGAAAATCTTGCAACATCTTCTTTTATTTCATCATATGTTTCATCTATATATGGGTGAAATGTTTTAAAACCTTTTTCTTTTAAAAATTTTAAGATGCCTGGTTTTGCAAATAAAATAAATGGATGATTGTGCATCATTGGTTTTAAAACTTTTTCTGATATATAGTGTACTTTACTTCCTTCAAAGAAATAAGATTCAGAAACTATAGTAAACATAGAATCTTTATATGGTATATCATTTTCCATACGCAATCCGTGTATCTCTTCTGTATTTTCTATATCAACTACCTTTTTTGGTTGCTCTATCCATAATTGTGAATATTCTCTCAAATAATCCCTCCAGTTGAATGGGTCTTTATCAGAAACAAGTGGATAATCTCTATTTGTATAGTCATTACCTTCTATTAACCAATGCCATCCGTGCTGAAACGTAAATCCTAAAGAATGCAAATCATATGATACTAAATTTTTATCTAATAATTTAACCAATCGTAAAAAACATAATAATAAAATTCTATGTGGTCTTATTTGCCTTAATAAACAATTAAAATCGTATTTCTTTTTTTCTACTTTATATTCTAAATTAAATGATTGATTACTTTCAGAAGTTCTAAATTTTTTATATTCATCAATTATAGGTCTATAATAACCTGGCATATATTGTAATGGCCATACATAAGAGATAAAGTTTAATTTTTTGTTTATTATATCTGATTTAGATATCTCATTCCACCAATCATCTATATCGTGATTTCCATATACGAAATAAATTTTATCTTCTGGTATTTCATATTTTTTCATCCACTTATAGAGATTTTCCATTTCGCTAGTATAAACAATTCCTTCATAAAAATAATTAATCATTAAATAAAAATTGGGAGATGTTTTAACTTCTTCTACTACATCTTTGGTTATTTTATCAAATACCATATTTTCATAATCCCCAATAGAATTGATTGCTTCAGAATAAAGTGCTATTGGATAGAAAAATAATGTTTTTCTAAACTTAGGTTTTAATTTTTTTTTGTAATGATAAAAACTTACAGAAGGATGTACTCCTATAAAATTAGGGACTTGATTATATGCTTGTGGTGCGGTTTTATATTTTTTTGAATACCAATCTACATATTGCCCAGAATCCATTTTTTTTGTATCATCATAATATTCAGCAAAAGCTTCTAAGTTAATACAATTGTGAGTACTTTGATATGCTTCAAACCATTTTGATTCTGGCTCTACTGATGGGAAGTTGTAGTCATAAACAAGTTGAACATCATAGTGCATATTGAAGTTTTATTGATTATAATATAGTTCTGGATATTCTACTATAATATGTATCCCACCATCAGATAATGCTTTCTTATATGCTGGGAGTATTTTTTCTACTTTATCTAATTTGTGAATAGTAGAGTTTGTAACTATTTGTTCAAAAGCATCTGTATAATCTGCTTTGTGTTGATGACCAGGGTCTAATGGTTTATCACTTCCCTTACCAACTCTTACAATTACATTTGGTTTCCACTCACCATCAGACATTGCTTCCAATTTATCTAAATGATTTACTAACTGATTACAAGCGAGAATTAAAAAATCCCAACGTGGATAAAAAGTAACTACTTGATGACCAGCCATAGCCAATCCCATAGTCATTCCCATTTGGGTTTCTTCCATTACTGGTGTTTCTATCATTCTCTCTTTTGGTAATCCCTCAATGGTTTTACTCATTGGGTTACCATAATAAACTATTTGTTGTCCGATGAATATTGTTTTATCATCTTCCATCGTAAGTTTCATTGCTTCAGTTAAAGCATCTAAATAAGGTGTGTATTCTGGGTTTGCCATTATGGTTTTGAATTTGGGTTATATTCGTGTTTATGTTCTTTGTACCAATCGAGTGCATCTTTCAATCCACTCCTTAAATCGTATTTTGGTTTCCATCCTAACTTTCTCAATTTCTCATTTGATAATAATCTCTTTGGAATCATAGGGGCTTTGTTGTTTACGAATTCGATAGGATTGTCGTTATCCTCCAATTCTTTGATAAGTTCTAATACTTCCATTACAGTATGCCCTTTACCGTAACATACATTATAGATATCATATTCATCTACATTCTCTGCTACACATATGAATCCACTTACCATATCATCAACGTGAATAACATCTCTAACTTCAGTTCCATCTCCCCAAAGTGGAATAGGATTTAAATTATCTGCTACCTTTCTAATATTAGCAGGTGTTACGTGGCATTTTTCGAAATCATACTTATCATTTGGTCCGAATGCATTTGATGGTCTTATAATTACGCATTGCATCGGGTTATGTATTTGGTTTGAGAAGAATTCACAAAGTGTTTCTCCATATCTTTTCATCCAACCTACTGCTTTATATACAGGATATATGTTTGGAGTTTGTACATTCATATCTTCAGTACAATATTCATCCCCTACATCAGGATATGTTGTATTTGATGATATAAACATAAATTTACGAACTTTGTTTCTCCAACTTTGTTCCATTAAGTTTACATTCATCTCTACATTAGGTGTAACGTGTAATAGTGGGTTTACTTTAGTGTCTAATGCATTCGATGTGTTAGCTGCTGCATGAAATACTACATCTACATCTTTAGATACCTTCTCACAGAAGTCTGCATCTTGTAGATTACCTATTATATGTTCCGTTTTCCATTTATAGTCATCTCTTAAGTCTCTACTATATGATGTAGTTCTGATATTGGTGTATCCATTATCGTATAACATCTTTACCAACCTCGAACCAATGAATCCACTAGCTCCCGTTACTAATATTTTGTCTTTTTTCTTCATAATGTTTATATGTGTTTTTAATTCCTTGTTCAAATCCTAATTTTGGTAATAATCCATATTCCTCTTGTATTTTAGTACTCATTTTTCTCCTCATATCACCGTTGGGCTTAGAAGTGTCCCAATTTATGTTAATTTCTTTACCACTAACCTTTGAAACGGTCTCAATCATCCTTTTTATTGATATTTCTTCACCACTTCCTAAATTAGTTGTTATATGTAGTTTATCTTCGAAGCATTTTATACATCCATTAGCTACATCACCAGCATAAATGAAATCTCTTGTTGGTGTACCATCTCCCCATGCTTCTATTTCACCATCAGAGTCATAAATCTTTCTACAAGTAGCTCCAATAACAGTAGCACCCTCTCCAAAGTTATCATATTCTCCAAATATGTTAGCAGGTCTAACAATTGTCCATTTATCATACCCATGCTGAACCTTATATGCTTCTAAATAAAGTTCTGGTATTCTTTTACTCCAAGATGGAAACCAATCATTGGGAGATGGTAGTGTATTCCAAACCGAATCTTCTACAAATTCTTCTGCGGGTTCATAAACTCCAACTGATGACATAAAAACTAACCAACAATTGTGTTTATGAGAATTATCTATAATGTTTGTATTAACTTTTATCGATGGTTCTAAGAAATCTAATGGTTTTTCTTTAGCTCTTATAGGTGAACCCTTTATTCCAAATGCATTAATAACTCCATTAAAGTTATAATGGTCAAATAATACATTAACCTCATCAGAATCTCTTAAATCCATATCTTGAAATATAAATCTATCACTATCAGGTAATTCTTTGGAATATTTTAAATCGACTCCTACAACAGAGTAATCATAATCCAATAATTTATGAACTAAATGAGTTCCAACTAACCCACTACATCCCGTAACTAATATTCTTCCTTTTGTTCCCATTAAAATACCACCCATTTACCAGTACCATAATGCGGGTACTTCGATTCATACTTATAATAGATTACATCTTCTGGTATTTCTCTTTGAATACCACCCCAAGTATCTAATGTTGGTGTATTTGTTGATACACCATTATCTTCTACCACAAAATAAAGTGGTAAATCGTAATTTCTAGCATATTTGTGTACTTCATAGAAGATTCCACTCTCAAAAGCCATATCTCCTACAAAAACCCATACCTTTTCATCACTTTTTTTAAGTTTAAGTGCCTTTGCAACACCTAAAGCTATTGGTAATGTACCTGTTACGATTGCAGATGCATAAAATTTACAATCCTTTTCTACAATTGTTATAGATTTACCATCTAATATTTTCTTTTTTAACTTTTTTGGTTCTATTCCGTGCAATAATCCGTGGTAATGAGACCTCCAAGTAGAAAAAACCCAATCCGTTGGATGTATTTTTGAAAATATTTTGATTAATTGCTCTTCGTTACCATTTGATAAATGAACTGGACCTGTTATTTCTCCGTTTGACCAATGCGTTATGATATCATCTTCGAAATCTATCAAATCTTGCTTTGACCAATTACCTTCTGTCCATCTATCTTTGTGATAATCTAAATTATTTATCTTTCCCATTTTTATCTCTTTTAGAAATTATTGGATTAGCGCAAGGCCATTCTATATTGAACTCTTTGCTATTCCATTTTATTGTTTGTTGTTTATCTACATCATTAAATTCACCTTCATATGCCATCTTATAATAAAATATTGAATCCTTTTCCATTACATAATGTCCATTGGCAAATCCTGGTGGAATTAATACCTGTATTCGTGTTGATGGTGATAAAATAAAGTTCTCCCACTTTCCTGTCTTTATATCTAATACAACTAAATATATCTTTCCACTTAGACACGATACCATCTTCCAAGTCTTATCATCATAATGCAATCCTCTAAGAACATTAAATTCAGATTTAGAGTATCTATCATGCTTAAATTGTACTCCTCTATCTCGTTCTTCTAATGGAATTAATGAATCGTAATAATCAGAATGATATGTTGTTGAAATTTCTCCTCGTGATTCGTAATATACCGATGGATTTATTACTGTAACTCCAGGTAATACTTTGGAAGTATAAAATGGAAAATCATTCCACTTTCTTTCTTTATAATATGTACTATGTTTGATTTCCATAACCTAAAGGGAATCCGTTCCTATATTTTGAACTTAAATCCGATATTAAAATGTTATATGTTTTAATTAATTCTACTATTCCTCTATCTAAATTAAATTGTGGAGTCCACATTGTTTTTTCCAACTTTTCATTAGATACTATATAATCTCTTTTGTCAGGATCTTGATAATAATCAGAATAAGTTACTGCAAAATCTGGTATGTATTCTTGTATTTTCTCTACTAACTCTTGCTTTGATAAATTTGCGTTAGATAAACCTACATTAAATACTTCTCCACTATATTTTTCATATCTGTCCATCATAAATACAAATGTATATGCAACATCTCTAATATGAATATAGTTTCTTTTAAAATTCTTTTCAAAAATAGTAATGTACTTATCAGTTAATGCTTTATATACAAATTCATTAACCAACAAATCCATTCTCATTCTTTGGGATGAACCAAAGACGGTGGCAAGTCTTAATGAAATGCCACCAACTTTCAATACCTCTCGTTCTGCATCAATCTTCGTTATTCCATAATGAGATATTGGGTTTAGAGGACTATCTTCGGTACATATACCATCCTCTCCTATTCCGTATCCGCTATTTGTATTCGGATATAATATTTTTTGAGTTTTTGTTAGGTTATTACAAATAAATTTTATATGTTTGTAATTAACATCAGTTGCGAGTTTCTTATCTCTATCACAAGCTGGAAATCCAACTATAGCTGCTAATGGAACAATCACATCAGCTTCTTTTACATAAGGTAGTAGTTTTTTATGGTTTCTAACATCACCATTTATAAATTCAAAGTTTGTTCTCCAAGAATGTCCTATTAATGATGTTTGATTGTACATCAAATTATCATATACTGTTAGTTTTGTTATTCCACCATTTCTTAATAGAGTTTCAACTAATATTGAACCTAAATAACCTGCTCCTCCTGTAATTAATATCTTCATTCTATAGTAACTTTTTCTTTTTCTTGAACTTTATCGTAAAAATCTTTTTCGAATTCGTTAAAATCTTTTATATCTTTACCATTTATTTTTATTTTAATATTTCTTTCTGAATTTAATATCCAATTTATTGTAGTTGGTGATAAATTTTCAATATTACATTCTTTATCATAATCAATTGGGAATATAAATGATTCATTTTCATCATATCCTACTTTATGTGCTTCTAAAATACTCCAACATTTTATATTATTGTTATCATCTTTATATAAATGATTTTTTGTTGGTTCTTCTTTAGATGCTATTGTATTTTTTTTAAACTCATTTAATAATTTGTTTTTATCATATCCATTAAGACAATAACCATTTGGTTCTACTATTTCAAATAAAAAATCTATCATAACAATTTAACTCTTTCATTTACAACCAAATTATATTCTAAGTGCATTGAGTTTCCTGATAAATCCCACACTTTATATTTTGTATGTTCTCTTGGGTTCATAACAAACACTGGATTTTCTAACATTTTCATAGGAACTCTTGTAGCATTTTTATTTTTCTCTAACATATCTAACACTTCCTGTTCACTGTGTATTGTTGAAAACAATCCACACTCTTTTAAATCAAAACTACAAAATCCTATATGTTCTGGGTCAGGAATAATTCCTTCATAATAATTACAAAATCCAAAATGAAATGGCGCTGATGTATAATCGTGCAATTCTCCTTTATATATTTGTTTTCTTCTTATAGTATCTCCAGTATATTCATTTCTAACATAAAGTTCAAACTTTTTTTGTTCTGCGTGATGATGTACTATAAAAGTAGCCTCATCCCATATAGCTTGTCCAAGATGTTCAGTTGTCATTGTCCAAAAAGTTGGATGGTCTATACCTTCTTCTTGACTCCACCAGTCCCAACTAAAACATCCCCCATTAAGTTTAGCAAATAAACCATAATGCATTCCTGGTCTAACGAATATACCTTTATTGTATGTGTCCGATGGGTCTCTTAATAATTTAAATCTTATATAAAATGTAAAATCACCCTGCATAGATGGTCCGCTCATTACATCTGATAGTTCGTATAAACGATTTTGTTCTATGTTCCAAGGCTTTCTATAATTTATAATCATATAATTATTTTTGTATATATAATTGTTTATCGTGGTTAAACTCTATGTTACCCCACTTATGATAAAGCTCATCAAATTCAGGAAATACTTTTAAAAAGTCTGTTCCTCTTCTTTTATCGTGTGCTTTCATAAAGTTATGAAAGTTTAATCTGGTTTTATTTACCCAAGATTCATCTGCTATTTCACCATATGGTTTTTTGAAATCTCCCTCCATCCAATCGTGAAGTCTTTTAATTTTTTGTATTTCAATATCAGAATATCCAACATAATCATATCCGAAAGATGGAATTCCATAATAAAACATAAGTTTAGCTTGGTCAAATACTTTTTTGTTCCAAGATTTTGGTAATATTTGTACGGCTTGATGGGGTGGATGTCTTAAATAAGATGTATCTAAGAAAACAGCTGATTCCCAAAATCTATCACTACTACCATATTCGTGCTTTAGCTGATATACTCCATCAAGTAATTTATGATAACTTGGAACTGATAATGCGTTGTAAGTACTCATAATAGTAATATTAACTCTTGGACATTTAGTTAATATTGTATTCATATTATTCCAAAATCTATTAAATACTAATCCGTGTCTTGCATATTCAGCTTGTTGACCCCATCCATCAACTGAAGTAAATATAATAAATTCTTTTACTCTTCTTTCATCACATATTCTATTTATCTTATCACAAAATTTATCAATTAACTCATCGGGTACTCCCAAATTTGAATTTATTGCTAATTGTAATTTTCTATTTGGTTTTGGTTGCTCAATTATATAATCTAAAACTTTCCAAGTATCTTTAGATAATAAAGGTTCTCCTCCAGTAATTCTAAAAGTATGTAAATCCCAATATAGGTCAGGCCACCATTTCCAAAATGCTTCTACATAAGGATTATGTTCTGTTTGTTTTTGAGGCCACTTATCTTCAATCTGATGTTGTTTTATACCATTAAAATCATCAGTAGTTGGATACCCTCCATACTTTTCTATCTCTTGTTGCCAAGTTGTTGAATATGCAGGTCCACAATATGAACATTTGAAGTTACAAGTATGTGAGAATGATACCTCAACATAACGTGGATTAAAATCTCCTCTCCAATCAGATTTTCGTATCTCATCATAATGGGGTTTAGACCAACTTTCGTTTGATTTAAATGTCCTATCTGAAAAGTGGTTTGAATTATCCTCTACATTCCAACAATAACCACATTCTTTTGGTCTTTTGTTTTCCAACATCTCTTTTCTTCTAAGCTTCTTAAATCTTGTATTGTGAAGTGCAGATGGATTTCTTTTTATTTCAGCTTCAGATACTTTATGTGTTCCAGGGTGGTGACAGGAATGATTATGTCCTGTCTGCATTTGTATTGTAACTTGTGTCCATTTCGCTAAACAAAATCCACAACCAACATCATCCAGCTTAGTTTTCATTTCACGGAAGTCTTGATTTTCATATATAAAATCATTTCCTTTAGGAGCAATATCTTTATGTTTCTCTTGCTCCTTCTTTACCGCATCCCTTTGTTCTTGTGCCGCCTTATCTAAATTCTCTTTTAATGCTTCTGACATTTGTTGTTCTTATATTAATATATATTATAACTTAACATTTATTAATTTTGCTTTTGGATTTATTTCTTCAACTCCAACTAACTCATATTTTAGTTGTTTAATACCATCCGATTTATAATCCCAATTACCTTGCTGCATTTCTAAAACGTATCTTCTTTCATTTGCAGCTGTAGTTTCTCCTTTAGCCCATCTATCTTGTCCTTTATCATCGGTAATTAATCCTTCATCTTTATGAGGTAAACAAGTCATTCTACCTTCTCTTCTATGTGGTATTGGTGCTTGTGCTATCGTTATCTCATCTTCTCCTGTTATTATAGTATCTACGTTACCATCGTTATCATTACCACTAATATCTTTAGCCTCACCCTCATTAAATTCATAATGTAATTTTAATCCGTCTGATGGGATTTCATTCATTAAATTTTTGATTTCTTCTGTTTCTAATTTTCTGTTCCATAACATAACCTTTGCTATATCACCTTTAAAGAATTTATTTACATCTCTCTCACCAACTGAAGTTGTGTATCCTATAGTATATGGTACTGAACCATATCTTTTTAAACTACCTTCATATTTTTGTGGTGAATGAGTTCCATGCCCATGCCTTGCATCTGATTCTCTTCCATTTAAATAAAAATGAATAAAATTATTTTCAGTATCAACTGTTAATGTAACCCAACTCCAATAATTTTCGTATCTCTTCATCCATTGATATAAAGCTTCTTTTTTATTATTCCATAAAAGTGCAGTATATGCTCTACTATTGTTATAAGATAATCCCCAATCATATCCTGCTCTTCTTATAATTGGATATTCAGTAAATCTTCTATCATAATCACCAACTAACCAAATTGGTACTTTGTGTTCTTGTTGATTTGCTCTAACTAAAACTGAAACAGTATGTGATTTAGTAGTAAGGTGAGCTGTATCTCTATTTGTTGGTATTGTTACTCCAGAATTTATTCCATTAAAAGAAAAGAACTCTTGATGACCTAATTTTGTTTCTTTTACATCCGCCATTCCTTCTAAATAACATCTCCAGAATAAATCATCATCTTCCATTCCCCAATCCCAATAATCATTAGAATATCCATTTGTTTTTTCTACTTGTTCTTTAGAAAATATTACTGCTCCTCCAAAATATTCTTGATATTTTAATTGATAATCCATTTGAGATATGTTCGTTGCAATATGAATTGGATATTTTTCAGGAAAAGAATAATCACATCCTTCTTCTGGTATCATATCTATATCATGCCAAACAACATAATCACATCCTTCTTTAAATGCCCATTCAGCAGCTACATTCTTCATAGCTCCCCTATTAAAAAGTTTATCATCTACTTGATGACCAAAATACATACAATAATCTATTCCTTTAGATTCTAAATATGCTCCAACTTTTGGTACAAACTCTTTTAAGTGAGCTTCTCTATTTCTATATGGTACACAAACTCCTAATTTCATAATTTAATCTAATTCCATTTTTCGTTCAAAGTATTTTGCATCTTCAATACACTTTGGATTTTGTTTTATAGTTTGCATTGCTATCATATCTTTCATCTTGGTTGTTGACCAACCATGTGCTCTAGTAGTATATACAATCTTTGGAGGTAAGTCATCACCTGTAAAGGGTTTACCTATATAATCTTCACCCAAAATTCTTATATCCGGCTTAAAGAACTCAATTAATTTATAAAGTTCTTTTTCGGTTTGATATACATATACTTCATCTATATATTTTATAGCCATCAACGTTCTATATCTTTCGTGTAATGGTATAACTGGTTTGTATTTTGATTTCCTATGTTCATTCGGGTCTCTCTGTAAGAATACTATAAACTTATCACAATGTTCTTTTGCTGCTTCAAAGGTATAAATGTAACCTGGATGAATCAAATCAAAATTACCCGCCGTAAATCCTACTATTTCTTTTTTCATTTTATTCCACCATTTTCAATTGTGTCTATCATAGTTATTATCTGGTCGTGCCATTTACTATAAGTGTCTCTATCGCCTTCCCAAGTTGCCTGTTCGCATCTTGTTTTATAAAAATCTCTAATTATTACTAATAATTTAACTATTACGCTCTTCATAATTCTGCTACAATATAGTTAACATCTACTGAACCATTTTCTACTCCAAATTTTAATTTATTATCACTAACAGTTTTATATTTTAATGTTTCTATACCATCTCTTCTCCAATTAGTTTCACCTTTTAAAACTTCATTGTAAAATCTTAATTGGTTTTTTCTTGTTTCGGTATAAATCCATTTGTTTTCATAAAATCCATTATCTTCGTGAAATAATAGTTTAAATTTAGATTCTCTTCTCCAAGGAACTACTTCTTCTTGATAAGCTTCTGTATGTGGGCTTTGTACTCTATTACAATAATGTACTTTTCCGTCAACTTTGTTACCGCTCAAATCATATAATTGATGGTTGGTTGATGCTTTTGCATCGTAAGCTACTTCCAAACAATGTGGAGTTGTATAACCATCATATCCTTCACTAACACCAAGATATAAGTTATTATAAACTGCTTCAACTTGTCCTGGTTCTAATGAATGATTCCAAACTGCGAATTGATGAATCAATCCCTTAAATCCTCTACGATTATTTGCAGATTTTGGAAGTGTCTTACCTAAATACATAAATTTCTCATTGTGGTAAGGTAGTAATCTTCCTTTGAATGTTGCTTCATCGATTAATTTACCATCCTGATATAATTTTATGAATTTATTATATTGGTCTACAACAACCATTAAAGTTGTTCTGCGTTCAGTTTGTATTGTTGATTTTAAACTTATACATTGTTTACTTGTTGTAAAAGTTTCGAATTTGTATCTTCTAAAAGAATTAAATGTAAATCCAGTATCGTAACCTGGTACTGCTACAATAGAATATTCATCTATTTCTAAATCTTCTCTACAATCTATTTTATAAGGTTCGCATTCTAATAGCATAGTGTAATTATCTAAACCAAATTTCATTGGTATTTTAACTTCACTATCCCAACCATTGAATTCTAAACCTACGGTATTCCAAGTTTTAATTGGTGTTTGTTTTTTATTTAAATCAAAGAAGTTTTCTTTACATCTAAATAATAAGTCATCATCCTCATATCCCCAGCCCCAATATTCGTTAGAGTAACCATTTATTTTATAATAGTCCATTATAGGAAATAAGGTTACTCCACCAAAATATGAATCGAATATGACTCTCCTCTCACCAACATCTGATTCGAAGTTTGTAGCAAGGTGTGTAGGTCTATTGACATATGAATAATCTACATCAATAGGTAGCATATCTACATCATGCAGGGCTATGTAGGTACATCCTAACTTCTTTGCCTTCTCAACACCAATGTTGAGTAGTTTACCTCTATTAAATGGTTTATCATCAGCTTGTTCAGCAACAATCAATTCATATTTGATTTTTTGCTTCTTTAAATGAGATGATATAGATGTTATAAATTGGTTAAGATGTGCCCTACGATTTCTGTAGGGAACAATTATACCAATCTTATTTATCATCTATAAACTTCTCTTTCCACATTGATAAATACCACTCAATTCTTGGTCCCCACTCTTCTTTATCGATTTCTTCAAACCATAAAGTAAGCGCGTCAATTGAATTAGCCATTTTTTCTAAAGCTTTAACTTTTCTCTCTTCTAAAAGAGGGTCAAATCCAGCTCCAGAATCAGCTCCTGAAATTTTAACGTGTCCTTTTGTCGTTTTTGTTGCCATAATTTTAAATTTTAATTATTCCTTTTGTTAATCTATTCCAATATTGATAATCCCAATGTTCGTTCTGAAACGGTACTTGTTGTTCCATTCCGAATGTAGGATTACTAATATCAATTCTACAATCAGATTCTCTGATTGCATTATACATCTTTTTGTATTCTTGCCAAAAAGTGTAATCTTCTTCTGTTTCTGAAACTTCTTTTAATCTTTCTAAAACAGTAGAATCCCATTTAAAGTGATGGACTTGTATAAACCCTTCACCTCTATTTGGAGGATATCTAAGAGGATGGGATGCTCCCTCTTCTCCCCAAACATCTTTGTCATCAATGATTGCATAATGTTGTCCAGATGATATTTTTATCTTTCCTTTCATTACACAAACTTTGTTTGGACAAGCACCACTAAGTGGATATCTAAAGAACCCAGCATATGGAAATAATTCCCATATATTAGAATCTTTTTTAATTACAGGAAATGTTCCATCATCTCCTATTCTATCTAAAAATCCACCTGTGATAAATTCCCAACCATTTTGTTCACACTCTTCAATCATTGTCTCAATTGGTTTTGGATAAACCTGAATCTCATCATCATCTGATACTATCCACCAATCGTTTGGTTTAGTCATCTTCACTTCATTATAAAGTTCAGTAACCTTCTCCCAATGAAACTTTGGTTCAGTAACAACTTTGTAAGGTGTTATACCTAATTCTTCTATTTGTTCCAATATACCATCATCTTCAGATTGTCTATAAACTACGATAAAAATATTATCTTTGTTTCTAACAATATTCTGATAGTATTCCAGCATATGTGGTAACATAGTGATATTGTGCCCTACTACTGTAACTAAGTTTAAGTTCTGCATTTTTGTATCAATGTTAGTCCAGTCGATGATGGTTTCTCTCTCATCGCTCCGTTGTTCCAAAAATTGAAAAGTTCCCATTCTTTGCTTTCGTTTAATTCTTTTATGAGTTTATTAGGTCCATCAAATGGAGCATGATGTTTTTTATCTTTTACATCTTCAGTTACGATGAGTTCTTTCTCAAAAGATTCATCAGTATCGTGAATCGATATTACACCATAATCCGATAGGATACTTGAATAAAGAGTAAAATCATTTTTAACATCATCATATGAGTGTCCTGCATCTATATGAAGATAATCTATCTTTATATCTTCCTTTACAAAGTAATTGTAAAATGCATTTTCTGTAGTATCTAGTATAACTCTACAGTCAAAGTTCTTTCGGAAAAATGAACGTTTGTCTGTCCAATCTGTATAACCTCCAACTCCGTTATCTGCATCTACTAAGATTGTTGTACCACAACCACCCCACTCCATTTGTTTTGAACCACTAAATATTTTTTGGTCATGCAAGTCTATTCTAGCTTGCGTCATTATACGAGGAATAAATCCTCCCCCACTACCCAAACATACACATACTTTTGCTCTCATATGTTGGATAATAGAATATACTAACAAACCATCACCCAAATGTAAATCAGTTGCTCCGTGAGTCCATCTATATTTGACAGGAACAAATTCATTAAAGAGTTTACCATTTGAATCTCTTTTTTTGGTTTGATTATTTGTTAAATACTTTTGTGTTAATCCTAAATTCAATAAAGACATTAATCTTAGATTATGGTGTTGTATATAAATATATGAATATTTACAAAACGATAAAAAAAGTTAAAAAATATTGATGATTTTTTTCGCCCATCTTTTTTTGTTATTATATTTTTTCATCCAATGTTGTAAGTTTCCGAAATTATCTAAAATTTCATCAAAAGAATCTGAGGATATTGCTTTTACCATTTCATCGAATTCTTTTTTATTGGATGCTCTATATTTGTAATTTACATCTCCCCAATCAGAATGTATAATAGGTACTTTTCCATAATCAACGGCTTGGAATATTGAGTACCCAAATGGTTCATTGGTATGACAAGAATGTGATATAGTCCAATTCTTTTTCATAAACGAATCTAATATTTTTATATCCCATTGATAAAATCTAATCTTATCAAAATTATAATTACTATTTTCTACTATATTTCTCCAATCATATTGCGAACTAAGTACACATCCTTGATGATTATCCAAATAGTGTACATTTTTACGAGATTCTATTCGAGAAGTAAATCCAATTTTATTATTTTGTAAATTTTTTAGAAATATATTGTGTTTAAATTCATAAAAGTTAGGAATTGTTATGGTATTGGAAGGATAATCTTTAAATAATTGTGAATCTGTTAATCCAACCCATACTCTTTTCTTACAATATCTCATTAAATCATTTACTGCTCCAGTTTCTACCTTTGTTTGAAATTGTCTTTTGGAATCTCCATACTTTAACATATCAGGAAGATATGCATGAACGAAAATAGTATCCCATTTATTTCTATGTTTCCATAAATGGTCTCTATAATGATAATTGGAATGTAAGAAGTGTATTTTATCGCACCTATTAAGTAAACTTTCTGTAGTTGATGGACTTTCATCGTGAAAGTGAAAATTTGTTAATTCACTTTTAAATCCAACTGGTCGTTTTCCATCAACTAAAATATAATAAGAATCTTTTAATTTCGGTAGAACTAAATCAATAAAATGATTTACCCATATATCCGCACCACCTTGTATAATGTTTCCGAAACCGGTTGTTACTAATAAATTCATTCAGAACCGCTTATTTGATTTTCTAATTCTGTTACCTTTGTAGATAACTCTTGTATTGCTTTAATCATTGGTGCAATCATTTCATTATATCTTAATCCTAAGTGAGTATCTACCACTGTAAAGTTATTTATATTCCAACCCTGTGCCTCTATTTCTCTCTTATCACCAATAGCACTACCACTTTGATATATTACATTTTTAATGTATCCAGCAAAGTTATCTGTATGTACAGAGGATGATGCCAAAGATTCGGATACTTGTTGAGCGGTTAAACCATAATGAGTTCTACTACCCGTTATAAAATTATATTTTATTGGGTTAAGGTTATTAATAAATTCTAAACCTAAATCAGAACCACTAATATTTTCTTTTTGATTTTTATCAGATGTTTGAATTGTTCCATTTGTTGCATAAACATCATCCCATCTTCTACCACTAGTACCTAAATCATCAGAATCATCAGTTGCTGGGAAAAAATAACTGGAGTTTGTTCCATATCCTTGATTTGTAATAAAGGGACTTCCTACCTCTCTTATATTATCAAAAGAAGCTGATTGGAAATCTCCAAAGTTTGCCGTTAAATCAGCAGTATTACCGTCCACACCATCAATTTCAACTTTACCTCCTTTAACTTTTAAAAGGGTTGGTTGAGTTCCAAATCCTGTATCCAATCTTGAAACTTGAACATATGTATTTGAATCAGTTAAAAGTTGTAATCCCTTTGAAGTTAATTCAACAACATTTGATGGAATTACAATAGTTGCATCTGCCATTACAGAAGTACCACTATAAGCCGAATATGCAAATTGGTCTGCTGTATAATTAAACGTTTGGTTTCCAGATGAATCTGTTGTTCTATTATAACCAGAATACACTCCTACTCTAGTTTCATATCTAAACTTATAAGTTCCTGCTTTAAGATATATTGATTTAGATAATTCAGCTGCATTACCACTATAGTTTGTAGTAGAAGCATTGGTAGTAGTTCCTGAATTGTAATCCCATGCTAAAGTACCACCTCCTATATCCACAGCCACATAATATGGTGAACTTGTGTAATCTCCTTTATGGTATACTGTTTTAAGAAGTACTCTAGTTTGAGTTCCTGCATTATCTCCTGTTATACCATCTGCAACAAAATATGTGTATAAATAAAACATAATTGGTTGTGAGTTATTTGACCAAGGATGTTGTTGTCCTACAAATGATGGATTATAGTTTGGATATGCAGTAGTACCAGCACTTATAGCAGCTGGTTCAGATAATGTTACTGTATGCGCTTGGCGTGCTTGTAATTCATAAGTACCATCTTGGTCTATTGTGTATGTAGATGTTGTATTTGTTTCGTTAATATATGGACCAAATTGACCACTAGCATTACTTCCAGAAGATGTTGGTAATGAACCCGATGCTGATAAACTAGCCATTGTATAATCTATACCTGAAATTGATAGATTTCCTCCAGTTGTACTTGACCACTCGGAGGCTGGTTTTAATCTTAATTTTGTATCAAGAGTAGTAGAACCAGATTTAAATAACATTTCAGGAGTTGCAGGGTCTAATATTAAACTTGATGAAGCTGCTAATTGTGCACTTTGTAATGCACCACCCGAACCAGATTCTATTACATGCCACAATCCTACAATACCATCATCAACTGATATTGAACCAGAGATGGTTGCATCTTGAGCTGTCATATTACCATTCTCATCTACACTAAATTTTGGATTGTTTGCATCTGGAATATTAAGTGTACTACCAGCTATAGTTCCACCTTCTATAGATGAACCACTTACCCTACCGTGTACTAATAAAGAAGATGAACCTGCATTCCATCTTAAAAATCCATCAGTACCATTTAATTCAAAATCACCACTAGATGACATATATGTTTGCCACGCCGATGCACTAAAGAATCCTAAATTACTTGCTCCTAAAAATAACCCATCACCATCTGAAGATGATGGTGTTATTGGTTTGTTAAGTTTACCCGAAGAACCACTAATTGTAGGTACAGATGATGCTGTAAAATTATTAAGTGGTGTTAAATCAACATCTTCAGAACCATTGGTTAAAACAATAGCTCCTCCAATTTGTAATGTTTGTCCATCCCATCTAAGATAGTTAGAAGAATTACTACCAGTTAAGAAAAATTGGCCTGCGTTATCCATATAACTATTCCATTTAGATGCACTATAAAATCCTAAATTAGTAGAACCTAAATATAATCCATTACTTGAGGGTGCTGGTGCTTTTGTAATAAGACCTGTTGATGGGTCTACTGAACCACTAGCCGATGCCGATAAAGCCGCATTAGCTGCAAATGCCGAACCACTCAATACTGAATTATTTCCAGCGAGTGTAGCAGCTGCTGAACCACTTAATACCGCATTATCATTTCCAGTTAAAGCTACTGAAGCTGATACTGAACCTGTAAGAGCTGCATTCAATACCCCTGTTTGTAATGAAGCTGTCTCAGCTTGTAATGATGCGGTCTCAGCCATTAATGATGAGGTAGCTAATTGTAATGATGCGGTCTCAGCTTGTAATGAAGCTGTCTCAGCCATTAATGATGAGGTAGCTAATCGTAAAGATGCAGTTTCTGCATTTAGTCGGGCTGTTGTACCTTCAAGCGATGCGGTAGATACCGATAATTGTGTTGTTTGGGTTTCCAACGATGCCGTAGCTGCTTCTAATGATGCCGTAGCTACTGATAATTGTGTTGTTTGAGTGTCAACCGATGAACTAAATGTAGCTGGATTACCAAGACCTGTAATAGTTGAAATTGTCGATGTACCAATTGAAGTCGTTGTAATATTTACAACTCCACCTGCATCTACACTTAATACATCACCAGCATCAGCTACACCCGATGCTGATACCAATACTGCTGTTTCTAAAATTCTTGATTGATTACCTTTTGTAAATGGTACACTTTGTTCTACTTTGATTGGAATGAAGTTATTATTAATATCATAAAACTCTACTCTAAAATCAAATTGTTCTGTTGGGTTTTTTCTTGGTATATCTACAATAGCTGTATATTCATCAGGTGAATACGAAGATTCTTCTGCATTCTTTAATGATAATCTATTAAAGTAAAATTGTCCTCCACCATTTGTTGTATTTGCTTCCGCTCTAATTTGTGTTTTACCAGTAATATCTGAAAAGAAGTTCTTTGTAGTTTTCTGAATATTACCCAATCCATTAGAATTTCTATCATATGAACCACTAACTAAATCTAATGATTGTGTTGTAACAGTACAATTAGTGGTATTGTTGGATGAAGTTACAATTAAGAATCTTAAACTATCTCCAGCTACAGAAGCTCCTGAACCAGAGTATCTAGCGGAATATGAAAATTGATATTCTGAACCACTTACTACTTCAAACTCTCCAATAGTACCAGCTGATTCAACACTATGTGAACCACTAACCAATAAAGAGTTTATTAAATGTTCATTATGTATTTGTACACCTGATGATGTTGTATAATAAACATCTCCTACATCTGATACTATATTTTCTTTTCTTAGTTTACCATAATTAATTACTGTTCTATTGTCTACGGTAAAATCTCTTAGTAATTCTGTTGAATCTAATTTGTTTTCTTGTACAACTTGGAAATCTCCTAAATCGTTTCTTGATTTTCTAAATATTTTTATTCTAGCTACATCACCAGTAAATGTGGCTAAGTTCTCTAATCGTATTTCTGCATATGATGCGACAACATTTGAACCAGTATTTACAGTTGCATCTTCAACCGATTCAAATTCCATTGAATAAGATGTTGCATTAAATTCATTTACTATATTGTTTACTAAATAAGGCCTTTTAACTAACATTTCATCTTCATTTAGTACTTCTAATACGGAAGATGAATATCCTATACTATCAACAATCAACGTTGTGTTTTCATCCATTGATTGTGTAAACTTATTTCCTTCTTGTAGTTTAATTAAATATGAAGATGGTGCAGTCCAATTACTAAAATCAGAACCAGTATCAGGAGTATTTGCAATACCAATAACTGAACCTGATTTATTTAAAGTCATATTAGATTTAATCAATAAAGATTTTTCTATTTCTGTAACAGAAAATGTTGGTCTTTTAAAAAATCTAACTTGTGTGGAATTTGGTATCTTTGGATTTACTTTGAAGTTTTGTGTCCAACGAATGTTAGGCCTACCTCTGTATTCATTAGGTACTTTCTTAACCTGTCCTTTATCATCTAAACAAGTTTCTAATTCACCTACAATTGAAATACTACCAACACCAATTGGAGTATCATCATATATATGTACAGATAGTACTGTGGAATTACCATCTCTAAAAGTTTTTCCATATTTTTTTCCTGGCTCTACATAAATTGTATTTCCTTGAACATCTAATATTTCAAATAATACCTTAGAACCTTTTTTTAAAAAAGTACTTCCTTCAAATAAAAAGGCATTTTTTCCTCCAGTAAAAGTTTTTGGAAATTCTGTTATATTGAAATAAGGTGAGTCTGGATTTTTATCTTCTATAAAAACATCCAGATTTTTCAGACCTAATTTGGGTGAATATTTTTTTACTATTGCCATACATATAAATATGTAAAAGTAGAATTGTTATGAAATAACTGCCCTACCTTTCATATCTAACCAATCTTTGTTACTCCTAACCTCTTCATTTGTTTTTCTTGCAGCCCATAAAACATTGTTTACGGCTCTAAGGTTAATAGCAACATCTATTATAGCTGATAAATCTTTTGGGAAACAATGTCCACCGAATCCAAAATCACCATCTGGTCCCGGTACATTCCAATGTGATTTTCCTAATCGTTCATCATCTAATGCGTATTCAATAACTTTATCATAATCTGCCCCAGATTCCTTACATATCTGATACATTTCGTTAGCAAACGATACTTTTACAGATAAAAATGCATTTGTTAAGTATTTTACTAACTCTGCGGTGGTTGAATCTGTTTTAATTATTTTTGCAGTTGGAAATACTTTTGAAAATATTGTTTTTAATTCTGTTGTTGCTGGTATTGGTCCTCCCAATATAATTCTTTTTTGATTTGAGTAATCACTTACTGCGTTTCTTTCTGTTAGAAACTCTGGATTAAAAACAATTTGTATATTTTCAAATTGAGTTTGCCATCTTGCTACTGTATTTGGTGGTACAGTCGATTTAATAACTACAATTCTATTTGTTCCGATTGTATTTAATAATTCTAATTCTTTTTCTACAATATTCGTATGACAACTCCCATCAGCATTCATCGGAGTTGGTAAACATAAAAATACAACTTCTTGTCGTTGTACTATTCTCTTTTTAGAGTTACTTAAATTTTTATCTTTATCGTATGTTAGTACTCTAAAAAAATCTCTAAATTTTTCGTGGACTGCGTTACCAACAAATCCTTGTCCTATAATTCCTATCATTTTATAATTCTATTTATCCAGTTATATCTTTTTCTCATTTTTAAATACATTAAATCTTTATCATTATCATAAGCTTCTCTTTCAAATGAAATATTGTAATATGCTTTTGCTCCATAAAAAGGTAATTTTAATATCCACTCCAAAACATATAAAATATAAAATGGAATTACTCCTAATTCTAATGCTTGTTGAAAATGAATTGTTTCGTGATTTATAGTTTCAATACCTCTTTGTTTCCAAAAATCATTACCATCTCTATATTTTTCTCTTAAAATAATAAATGGAAAAAGAGATATTCCGCCTATCCTCATAAACAAGCCTATAGTATCTAAAAACTTATCGTTGTATTTTATAAATGGTTTCCAATTTTTCATAATTGTTCTTTTAAATAATCAAATAGTGTTTTTGTTATTTTTGTTTTGGGGTGGAATTTGCTATTGAGATGATATCTTCTATCATGCCCTAATCTATCTTCAACAAATTCATACTTAGGTTCTTTACCTAATATATATCCTATCTCATTTATGATATCAATATTTTGAAGAGTATCCCCACTACTAATGTTATAAATTCCAGTATCATCACTTAACATTAATTTTAATATTTGTTTAACATTATCCTCTACCCAAATCCATTCTCTTATTTGTTTTCCATCTCCATATATTGGAATGTTATTATCTTCTTTTATACTATTAATTATAGTTGGTATAAACTTTTCTTTATTCTGTCTGATTCCAAAGTTGTTACAAGTACGAGTAATTAAATAAGGTAACCCGAATGTATGATTACAACTATAAACCAACATATCTGCTGCTGCTTTAGTTGCTGAATAATAAGAAGATGGATATAAAGTATCGTTTTCAAAAGATGGGCCGTATCCATTATGTCCTTCATCTAAATCTCCATAAACTTCATCTGTAGATATTTGTACAAACTTTTTTAATTTTTTATTTTTTCTAGCTAACTCTAATAAATTATATGTTCCTTCTATATTTGATTTAACAAATGGCTTACCATCTTTAATAGAATTATCTACGTGTGATTCTGCAGCAAAATTTACTAAATAATCATATTCACCCAAATCCTCTTCAGTTAAATCACAAATATCGGATACTAATAATTCGGTATCCATTGGTAACCAATCTTCATTTGCGGCGTAAGTTATTTTATCTACAACCAATACTTCGTGTTGTAGGTTCTTACATAAATCTACGAAAGATGAACCGATAAATCCTAATCCTCCCGTTACTACTATTCTCATATTAATATTTTATATTACTAAATCCGTTTACTTTTTTAATTTCAACCAAACTATCTACAACATCTCTCATTGAATCTATGTGTGATATAATCATAACAAAATCAAATTGAGTTTTTAAATATGCGAACAACATATAAAGAGATGTTAGGTTTTCATTATCCAATGTACCAAATCCTTCATCAATTACTAAGAAGTTAGGTCTTGGAAGATTACATACGTTGATTAGAGCAATTCTAATTGCTAATCCTGATATGAATCGTTCCATACCACTACACATCTCTAATCCCCACCTCTGGTCATCATAAACGATAAATGCGTTAACATTCTTACCATCCATCTCTAACTGCATTCCAAAGTCAACAATCTGTCCTAATATATTATTTACTTCACCTTCAATCATTGGTAGTGCTTTTTGTATCAATTCATATGATACACCATCTCTACCTAATGAATTAAGATAGTATTCAAAGAGATTATGTGTTTCTTCTAAATCTTTAACTTCTTGTATCCTATCTTCAATTGTTTCTTTTTGATTTTGAAGAGCTGATATCTTTCCATTCATTTTTAAAACATCAGAGTTTATCTTTTTTAACTTTTGTTTAACATTATTCAATGTTTCTCTAACCGAACTTATATTTGCTCTTATTTCTTTATTCTTTTTAATTTGTTTTTCATTTGAATAATATTCTTCAATAAGAGTTTCTTGTGTAGTTAATTGAGTAGAAATCTTTAATTCTTCAGTTTCGGTTGTTGATAACCTGTTCATAAGTTGAGATATCTCTCTATCTATCTTATCTTCCTTTTGTTTAGCTTCTTCATAGTTCTTCCACTCTTTTTCATATCCCTTTAAAGATTTTATCTTAACATCGGTATCTGCGTAATCTTTGTTAAGCTTTGATAAGATTTCTTCACCGCCTTTAATATTCTCCCCAACCGTACCTTTTTGTTCTAATATAGTTTGGGAGTTTTCCATACAAACATCACACTCTTCATTGTATTTATGAGAATCTAAATGTTCTTTTCTTTCATACAGAGAATCTAATTTAATTTTAATTTTATCTCTTTCAGATTCTATACCAGACAATTTGATTTTTTGCTCATTTAACTCAGCTATACTATTTTCTAATACTTCTTCATCAAATTTATCTAATATTTCATCTAAGGTTATCTGTAGTTCTTCTCGGTGGGTAATTCTATCTTGAATTGAATCTTTTTGTTTCTTTAACTCATCATTCTTCTTTTGTAATATATTTCTTCTCTTTTCCAACTCCTCAACCGATACACCACTATCCGCATTTAACTTTACAATTTTTTCATTAAGGGATATAATCTTTTTATTTAATTTTTCCTCTTCATCCTTTGTATTCGTTTGTGAACTCTCCAATAATTTGTATTCATCCTTATTCAATTTTAATTCGTTTTCGATTTGAGCCAATCGAGTCGTAAAATCGTCAGACTTGAATTTTCTGATTAGTGATGCGTTGTCTCTGTTTTCATCCCATGCAAATCCATATAGTTTATCAAAGATATCTACTCCCATAAATTGAGCTAATATCTCTTTTCTCTCACTTTGTGATTTATCAATGAATAAAGCATTATCTCCTTGAAGTGAAAGAGCAGTTAATACAAAATCTTCATACTTACCCAAATATTGAATAATGTTCTTATTCGTATCCTTTCTTTGCTCACCATTAAGTGATTCTCTTTCTCCTCCATTATCTCTCCAAAAATCAACATCTACTTTTAGATTCTTTCCGTGATTGATTAATCGTGCTCTTCTTTCAATGTAGTAATTTACATCTTCTATTTGGAAATGTAATTTACACATAAAGTTTTTTCTTCTATTGTTAAGAATGTTCTTAGCAATATATGTTCTACTTGTTTTATCATAGATACAAAATGATAGAGCATCGAATAAAGCAGATTTACCACTAGCGTTTGGAGCGAAGATACCAACGATACCATTTGTTTTGGTAAAGTCAATACTATTATCTTCACCATATGAAAACATATTAGTAAATTCAAATGATTGTGGTATCCATTGTATATTAGGAGTTACATCATCATCTGTAAGTTTAGTATTTATATCTCTATTGATTTGTTGTATCTTATCTATTGTAGCATCATCTGCTAAGTATTGTCTCTCTAAGTAATCTTTTATGAGTTCATTCTGAAACTCTACATCTCTTACATTACCGATTGCCAAATTGGTATCGAAATCACCAATTTTCTTTTTAGTTAATGTATCCATTCGAGTTACAGTAAACTCTTGTACTTTATATTTCTTTTTGATTTGAGTTATTGCCCTTTTGATTTGAGATGGGTCAGTATTTGATATCCTTACTCTTAATCGAGGTTTCTTTGGCATATCAGTTACATTAGGTACTACTCCATTATCTACATCTAACGTATAGAATCCATAATCATTAGATATATTAAATTCTTCAAATGTACGAGTAGGTACATCCCATAGTAGATATCCGTGCTTCTCTAATGATTCTCCGTGATTCTGTTGAATCATTGAACCAGCATATGCTATATGATTTCCTCCAATAGTTTGTCTTTTATGAATATCCCCTAATAGAGCCATATCAAACCCATCAAACATATCAGAAGTAAATGAGTTAGATGATACAGTATATCCTACATCAGTTTCAGAATCATTTACCGGTCCGTGAAATAAACAGATTGTATTTTCCCCCTCAACCGTTTTACCATCAGGCCAATTTCGCTTATTATCCATAATAGAATAGACAACGAAAGTAAGGTTGTGAATAGGATAAATGCCAGTATCACGAAGGTAATGGATACGAGGATTATTAAGATTTTCGATAATTGGTGTGAGTACATCTAGTCTGTAGTTATTGTTTAAGTTACAATCGTGGTTACCAGTAATAAGTACTACTTCTCTAAGTTTAGAACATTCTGTTAAGAACCAACTTATTTCTTGTACTAATTCAGGTGACATTTCTGTTTTAGCGTGTGCTATATCACCAGCAATATAAATGATAGAATCTTCTATCTTATCTTTCTTTACTTGTTTTAAAAATTTGTTGAATACTTCTCTGTATTCTTTGTGTCTCTTCAGATTTCTAATATGTAAATCTGCTAAGTGATAAATTTTGTTAATTGTTTTATCCGCCATATAATTCTTTTAATATGTTTTTAAGTTTCTTTTTTTGATTTTTTAAAAAAAGTTTTAACATCTTATAATTGTGATTAGAAATATCCGAATATTGATATGCCCAATGTTGAGCCTCATCTCGTGATAATTCACAAATCTTTTTACAAATTTCCATTTGTTGTGTTCTATGATTTAATCCAAAATAATTTGGAAATATAAATCCATGCTTTTCAAGATAATCGAATGCTTCATTTTGCATTACATTTACCGATGGTCTTTTGTACATAAATGATTTTAATGTTTTTTCTGTACAACTAATTAGTTTTGGTGTTCCTCCAAAAGTTGAACACCTTGTCTCAACATCTAATGATGCTATACTCATAAAATCTTCCTTTGGAAGTCTATATGATTTGAAATCTCCTTTAGCTCCTATTTCAGATTTAAAAGAAACAGAAGGTATATCACTAACACCATATCCTATATTATTTATACTAAATACAAATCTATCATAATTTTTTAAAGCTTCATAATATGGTATCTTATCTCCATTAGGTCTACCAAATTTTGAGATTAGATTATAGTGTGGAGTTTCCTTTTTAAAATCATAATAATCTAAGTATAATTCTGTTATATCACTAAATGCCCCAACAGTTGTAAATGATTTGGATTTTAAGTTAAATGGAGATTCATCAGAAAAGAAGTTAAATATAATATGAACATTATCATCTAATAAATCATTTATAGGTTCATCAGTATTACATTCATCCCAATAAATTTCAGACATATATAGAATTACTTTTTCATATCTTTTTGATAATCTCTGTTCTTTTATTAATCTTAATGCGTTTAAAACTTTTTCATTTGATTCAATAAATAAAACATATGGATTATCAAAACTTTTTAATTCTTTAATTAATGTTCTGTATCGTTTGTCTCTCTCAAAAAATATTGTATCAATATTTGTTGGCTGTATTAACTTTATTTCGCCTGCTCTATGTCTTGCTATCATTCAGTTTGTTTTTTAAAACTTCAACATAACCATCTGCTAATCTTTCTAAATTTTGAAAATTATTTTCTATTCTAGGGAGATTAGAACGATATATGTTGTGAACTTCTTGTCTACTCATTTTAGCTATCTTTTTTACATTTTCATATTGTAGCTCAAATCGTTTGATATCATTCAACTCATCATCAAAACTCAAATCAAATATATCTTCAAACACATCGAATCCTAATTTCTTTAATACTTTGTATAATCCTGCTACGCCAAAGAATATTGGTATTTGCCAAGACAAATATGGTTTAAATATTTTTTCTGATGTGTATATTGGATATTGATTTCCCTCACATGCATAGTTAGTACATCCAACAAGATGAAAATAACTATTACTCGAATATGGTATTGTGGTTGAATCTTGTCCTACATTACCTTTCCACTCAGTATCTAAAACAATTGGTAAATCTTTTATAATATCTTCATATTCATTATTACTCAATCTATTTGGAGTTAAGGATTGAAAATGGTCTTTATATTTTGGTGTAGATTGTCCTTCCATATCATATCCAAGATAAGAAGTAAAACAAGTATTTAATAGTCCATCCTTTTTTAAATATCCATACAATAACGTTCTATGTTCTTTAAACACTCCATTTGTAAATTGAAAATGTTTGTATCTAAGCATATCCTGAAACCTAAGACTTAATAATGCATTTAACCACCTATTTCTATTTTTTCCTGTATTGTTTAAATACATATTGTATTGTGATTTGCATTTATTACTACTCCATTTAGTATCGTATTGTGGAAATATAAACTCTATATCATCACCACCAGTATCACCAAATCCATTATCAGGATGAAATATTAATATTTTCTTATACTTTAATTTTTCTCTTAAAAGTTTATACACATCCCCAATTTCCATTGATACCAGATTGGGTTGTTCAAAAACAAAAGCACTATCCATTAGTAGATAATCATCTTCGGTTAAAATACTTTGTAAATAATCAATATTAGATTCTATATATCTTTTATTGTTTATCACATGCTGACCTGTTAGCATATCGTTGACCAAGGTTTTATATTTTATCCCTGTTCTTTTTAATGTATCTAACCAATCGGTTTCATACATTCCTTGACTATAATCATATTCTAGTGTATAAACCATTTATATAGTTGTAAAGTTTATCTGCTATAATTTTATATCCCTTTATATTTGGGTGTAATGCATTTACATATTTTTTTTGTTTTCCTTGAGTTTTCATCGTTTCTGTAAATTCACCTTGCCATATATCATCACCCTCATCTTTAATCTCATCAAAAAGTGTTGAATCTGGTTTGAAGAATGTTTTAGAAAATAATTTTGATGATTGTGATTCAAATGCATTACATTGTAAAAGTGGTATTTTATAATATGCACAATACTCTTGAATCATCAATTTATAATTTAGTGTTTTGTGTTCAAAGTATGAAGTATCTAAAAGATTAGATATATAATATTTTTTCCAATAAGCTTCAAATGGTGAACTTGTATTTTGATAAAACCTCTCTTTGTTTTCTATCAAATCATTACTCCAAAAAATAATTGAAGAATCTCTATCAAACGTATTTGGAAAAAAATCTGCTTGTTCTCTTAATGCCGATGACCATCCTATTATTACTAATGTGTTTTTATCAATCTTTCCCTCTTGCCTCAATTCCATAAAGAATTGTTGAAATTGATGATTAGCTCCACCAGATACTGCGAATACTTCATATGGTACATTAAACTTATCTGCTAACCATCTAGTGTAACTATGTGTGGTTCTGAGTTCGTACAATGCTTTTGGTTGTCCTGCGAATCCGCTACCATCCTTTTCCCAATCGGGGATTTTTGATAATTTAACAGCTTCATCTTCGTGGCTTATCCATCCTTCACCAATAGTCCAACTATCACCAATACCTATTATTTTATTAAACTTCATATACCCATTAGTTTTTGAGATATGATATCTTCAAAATCAGTTTTATTTTTTTCTTTTAATATTGAATTAACTTGTGAGAATCCCATCTCACCTGCATCTTTTTCGGTAGGTAAAATATTTGTAACCACTATGCCATTATTCATAAAGTAATTTACATAATATAGTGCTTGTTCCTGTGCATCATTATCCAACAATATTTTAATCTCCTTAACACCTTTTTTATAAATAGTATCCATTAGGGTTTTTGGGATAAATTTACCCAATAATGGAATTGCATTTCTTTTAATTGCTAAAGCATCAAATACACCCTCACATAATGTAATTGGTTGATTCCAGTTTATTTGGTTTTCAAACATTGTAACATTTTTTGAAACTGGTGGATTTTTATACTTAAACTTCTCCTCAACAAATACAGACCTTGCGATGAAGTAATTAAGTCTATTATCAGAATCATAAGAAGGAATAATAATCCTATTATTGTAAATACCACCATCACAATAACCGATATTATATCTGATAATATCCTCTTTAGTGATTTCCCTATCTTTTGCATATTGTACCACCTTCTTATATAATGGATTCAATCCCTTTGGTTTTACCAATAGTGATTTAAATTCTGATGGTAACCTTAGTTCTACCCTTTCATCATCAGTAGAAACTGTAGAAACGATATAATCATCTCCATAGATTTCATATACCTTTTTTATTCTTTTATTATCAACGTGTAATCTTCGTAAAAGGGTTTGTATTTTTCTTCCCTTTGAATCACAAACCCAGCAATGCCATTGTTGTGTATTTAAGTTTACTTGTAATTTCTTTTTATGATGATGACAAAATGGACAATGATGTGCTTGTTCATTACCTTTTAGGGATGTTCCTATTCCTAAAACATCATCTAAAATACCGATAATAATCGATTTATCTCGTTGAGAAAGCATATTTATTCAATTAACAATGTAAATATACGAAAAATATTCGAGAAATCCAAATTAAATTATACTTTTTTTTGTATTTAGTATTGCAAAATGAATAGCATACCTATTTCCTTTGGTTATTTGTGTAACTTCGTGTATATCAGTTCTACTAAATGTAAATAATTCACCAATTTCAATATTATTTAGTGTATTTCCTTTTATAATGTAATCCCCACCATCAAAATCTTGATTTAACAAATACCCTGCACTCAAATAAGCATCATATGATGATTGGTCTGTATGTGGTTTAAAATAATCTCCTTTTTTATAAACCATAAATGAAACCCAATCAGAAATTTCATAATTTGGATTTAATTTTTTAACATCTTTTTTTAATAATTCTATAAACCATTTATAATGTTGAGTGGGGCCATAATCAGAATTATGGTGTATCTCTGCTTTAATATGTTTTTTATGAGGTTCATCATATTCTTTCCAGTGTAATGCTGAATCGTTTATTACTTGAGTTATTAATTGTTTACAATATTTCTTTTCCATCTTCTAAATCTTTTGTAAAGAACTTTCCTAATATATTATCATTCTTACAAGCAGTATTACCAAGAGCATTGTGTTTTATTTGTTCTTCTAATTCGTAATAAGTCATTGCTTTTTTTGTTTTACAGAATCTTAATATAGTTTTAGATATAGTATCTTGTTCCCATTTTTTTACTTCTGAGTTTGATGATTGGTAGTCTTTCCAATCTGTTTCTTTAACTACCTTACGTTTTCTCTTAAATCCTTTAAGGGGTGGTAGTTTTCTATGTGAATATAGTGATTTTCTTCCGATATAGAATTCGCCTGTAAATTTGTGTTGAATTTTGTAAATGAATCCAATTACATCTTCAGGCATGTCGGATAGTTCGGTAATCAATTTACCTCCGAATGTCCAAGTTGGCATAGTCAAAAATTTTATCGTTGAACTGAATCTGAATAAGGTTTTAGATTAAGTTTAGCGCCTCTAGCTTTTTCTAAGTTTTTTTCATTTGCTAAATCAACTCCACCATCTACTGAGATAGGTGTTTTATCTGCATCCGATTTTCCTATTTTAGAAAATTCTGATTTTTTAAATAAATCTATTATTGAAGCCATAATTTTTCCTCTTTTATATAAATATAAGTTTTTTAGTTAAACATCAATTCTTACAATAAAGTTCACAGGATAATCTGGTAAGTTCTTTATTGGTTTTGGTAATTTAGCTATTCCTAACATTTCATTATCACTATTATATAATCCAATAGTTGTAATAAATGGTGCTAAATATGAACCAGTTAAATCTGTTGAACCAGAATCCCAATAATCATCCCAACTTCCACTAACCCAATCATTAGTAGCTGAACTTGTAACTGAACCAGAGTAATATGGTACTCGTTCTAGTCCAAAATTTTCAGTTATTTTTACTGAACCAGTGTTACCTCCTCTAACTAATGGGGTTGTATGAAAATTATATGAACCGCTTGTAAAACTTTTAATTGCCGTTGGGTTTTGTGAGTAATTAAATTCACAATCTCCAACCTCTAAAAAGAATTCATGCTCATATATTGTATGTGTAGCTCTATATCTTAATGTATAACCTTTTTCTAATGAAGTACAATTACTATCAGTCATTACAAGTAACCCATCATCATAGAATACATTACCCACAATCCATTGTGACCAATTTGTTACATCTTCGAATGGATTATCTTCATCTCCAAATAAGATAATACCACATTGGAAATCCATTGTTAAAATGGATATATCATTCATAGCGGTTGCTCTAGTATCTGCTGAACCTTGTGGTACTAATGTTAATACATTTAAAGAACCACTTTCTAAATCAGCGTTATCAGTTGTACCCTTATATTGGTTACCGTCAAAATCTTCAAAATTGATTAATCCATTTTCAGCATCAAATAAAGTTATTTTAGCAGCTCTTGATGATGGTAGTAAATTACCATATCCATCATCAACAACTTTTAGTTCGTTTGAATCTACTTTTGTTGAGGTTATAGTTAATTCTACTGAACCAGGTTGTATCTCTTCACCAAACTTAGATTGTGAAACCGCTAATATTTCTATTTGTTTAGATAATAATCTTTGATTACCATATGCAAATTGTGGATGCTGTCTACCTGCTCCAGTTAATACAGATGATTTATTTGATGGATGATAATATTTTGCGTTAATAGAATGATATAATGCTCTTTGAAAAAAGATATCTGTTTTCGATTCATTAATCGGGTCAAATAAAGTATTATTATCAAAAGCTGGAGTTCTTTGTAGGAATTCGGATTGTGCAGCTAAATCCCAATCTCCTATAGATGCTGATACTGCTGAATATAATGTATAATCACTTTGATTGGTAACATACGTTTTGTGAGTTACAAACGGTCTTATATTAACATTCTCAAATGGTATTTCTTTTAACATATAGATATTCCTTTTACTTTATATAAATATTACAAAAAGAAAAACCCCATTTATAATGAGGTTTTCTACGTTTGAAATGTGTGCCTACGGTTTAAAAGTCTAATTTAACTTTAACTAATACTTCTTTATCGAATGATTTTGCGATTGGTTGTGAAGTCTTTGCTACTGCTAGCATTTCGTTTGCGTTATTATACAATCCAATGGTTGTAATATATGTTCTTGGGTCTCTCTTAAATGATGAAACTGCGAATGTGTTATCTGAACCACTTACGAATGTTGGGTTGTTAGAGAAGTTAAAATCTCTATTCTGTGCCCTTACAAAGTAATGTGATGTAGATACATTTTCAGTTCTTCTTGCTTCGAAATCTCCTCCACCCTTAATTGCGTTATACAACCAAGTGTGTGCTTTCATATCATCATATACACCAGTAAAGTTTGAACCAGTTGTTGAGTATCCCTTTTTAGAACCACTATCTATAGAAACACCTACTTCAGCTTCTATAGCGCCAGGATTTAATATTATAATTCCTTGGTCTGGATAGAATAAACCATATCCTTGTCCTTTTGCGAAGTTAGTTCCTGAACCAGATGTGTATGTTTGTTCAACAGTTGCTTCAGCTGAAGTACCTAAGTTTAGTGAACCACTAACTACATTAAATACTCTACCTGATTTACCAACAGTGTCTGAAAATTTCTTTCCACTATCATCGATGAATGTTCCGATACCATGCGAACCACTTATACTTAGTGACCAGTTACCAGGATCCATCATCTCTTTATATCTAGCTCTTGCTACATTAATAACAAATATATCTTCAGTATTATGACCATCATCACCCGATTCTGTTACGAAACTAAAGTGAGAATCTGCTTGTCCTAATAAATAAGAACGATACTGCATGTATGTTGCTTTTGTTGGATTCTTAGCATCATCATCAGTTGATAGTGCGACAGAACCACTACCACTAATATGTCCGTATGCTACTGCAAATTGTACTACTTGGTCTCCTAAAGATGCTGTTTGATAAACATTATAATAATAATCACCCGAAGATGAAGCTGCTTGAGATGAAGAATGAAATTGTCCTAATGAACCTGTATTCCCCGTCCATAATCCTGTTGTTACTACTTCAACCTTCCCAGTTACTTTGTCAAATTCATTGAATTTTTTATATATTCCAGATGCTGCTGATGTTCCTTCATTACTTAGTTGGTCTCCTCCACTTAAATATTCGTTTATGATTCCTGCTAAATCTTGAGAGTTAATTTCACCATCAGCGTTCTGTAGATACTGCGCCAACTCATTGGTTAACGATGCTCCTTGTTGTCCTGATATTTCTGCCATTTTTATTTACCCTTTTATTTTGCTACATATGTTATTGTTACTGGAATAGTTTGTGAACCACCAGTTTCATTACCATATACTGTTATTGTTGTCTTTATAGTTTCAGTTATATTAGGGTTCGGAATAAACGTAAATTTTAACCCTCCTTCAACTGCTGCTGTTGTAGTAACTTCATCACCTAAGAAAATTGGAACTGAACCTGCTGATACTGCCAATCCACTACCAACAATTGAACCAGCGTTTTTATTTGCTAATACAACTGTATATCCAGCGGTAGAATTACCTGATGGAGATGTAGTTGGTGCTAACGATACCTCACCACTATTCTGATTAACAGATATAGAAGGAACTCCAAATTCCACTTTAGGAATCTTTGTAGTACCTTTTGGTAATGTTACTAATTTATATCTTAATACTTGTGTTTCGTCTGGGGATGCTTCTAATATTGGAATTGCTTTGATAGCTGCATCATAATATGCAGACCCTTTTGGATGAGCTGGTTCGTATAAACCATAATCAATCTCATCATCACCCAAAGCAAATCTAGTAATATTCAATCCCTCGCCTGTTGCGAGCTTCTCTCTACCTTTTTTGGTAAGAATCGCATCGACTGTTATTTCTGTGTTGTCTAAATATGCCATAATGTTTATTCCCTATGTTTTACAATATATAAATATAACTATTTTAAAAAATAATAAAACTATTCTACTTCTAATATCGGTTCTCCACTTCCTCTACCACTATCTGATACTTTTAGAGTGTTAGGATTAGTAGTAAATACCTCTACTGGAGGTGTTCCATCTAATGTAGTAGCTTGTGTTTGTTTACATCCTTTAAAATATAAATTTTCTAATGCAGTTGGTTTTTCCGATACCAGTTCATAATGACCTGGTAATATTCCCTCAGCTGCTGTTACTTGTACAATTGTTCCATCCTCATCTTCTGTTCCTACCATTCCTGATAATGAACTAGTCCAATATTCATTTGAAGCTGATGGAACAAATGATACTATTGTTTTAAATCTTGATACTGATTCAGAAACTTGTGTACCTATAGATTTATCTTTTGAATCAATATTTATCTTTTGTTTAAATTTTTTCTCTTTTTTAATAATCCAAACTCTTACATCTTCTTTTTTGTAATTATTAAATTTATCCCTATAGATTCTTTGCCCATATCCATTTTTTACAGGCCCCAATCCATATCCTATATTACTAAAGCTATAATCATCTAAACCAATAAATGTTCCAGTAAGTGATTCTAATTCAGATGAAGAAGATTCTGGTGCATCTACTACTGTATCTATTGGAACTACAAAACTTCCATCTGTAGAACCAGAGTTTCTTAATATTGATGATTCTAAATTAGTAGTTGCAATATTATCTATTTCAGTATTATAGTTAAGGAAAGCTGTATCTAAATCTACAGTTGAACTTTCACTAATATATGTTTCATATTGAAGATTATAAGCTTCAAACTCAACTGATGATGTTAAGTTTAAGGTACTATCTTTTTGTAGTAATGATAAATCTACGTTAACTACAGAACCCTTAGATACATCAAAATCACCTTGCGATGAAGTCATTATTGTTCCTGTAGGTTTTTTTCTTTCTTCTTTACTTCTTTCTAAAAAGTGTGGTTCAATTAATAATCCATCAACTAATTTTGCTCTAGCTGGTATCATTTGTTTGACTGTTTCAAACAAAGATTTATCTATATATTTAATTAAATTAATATATTCGTAAATATTTAAATTGTATCTTGCAAATACATAATCTCTTAATTCATCTAAATCAGGATAAGTATCTTTATACTGATGACCTGGCTCACCGATGTAATCATCTATACTTAAATCAGGTAATGATTTGATGATATCCATATTTAATTCTTTTGTTGGTGAAACAAATAATCCTAATCTATTAGAATCTTGTGGTGCTAAATCAAATGCCTTTTTAGTTACTCTTTGTTTATATGATAAATTTCCAGTCAATGATGATGATTCAAATCTAAATTTATCAGCAGGTCCGAATCCCATCGATGGTACTTTAGCAGTAACTTCTCTATCATATACCTCAAAGTGATATGGATAAGATGTGTTAGTACTAAATCCACTAGCAGTTGCGTAAGATACATTGTATGAACCACCACCAACTGCAACATTTGATATAGATGTTGAAACATTTAAGTTTTCAGGATTTTCGAAATCCAATCTAAATTCTAAATCTTCAGTAGATGATGATACGTGATTACCAGATGTTTTATCAGGCATAAAGGAATGGTCTCTTATAACAGATGCAGATAATGCTGAACTCCATATTCTAAATTCATCCAATGAACCTGTAAACCCATTACCAACTGATAATTGTGAACCACTAAAATATGAGTTTATTGTATTTACTGGTTTAAAGTCAGTAGATGAACTCATTTCCATTCTAATTCTTCCTTGGAAATCCTGCATCGCAACCAATTCAATAGAAGCAGATGCATCTCCCGTAGATGCTGAATCAAAGTTTGTGTTTATAACTAAGTTTGTAAATTCATCATTAAATAATGAACCCGATTCTGTAATTACACTACCAAATGAAGATGAGAAGTTTAATCTACCTACGTTTCCACGCTGATGTTCTAATGTTAGATTCCAATAAGGTTCGTTTGTTATTACTGATTGTGTATGTTGATTAGATGTTTTAAATCTTAATTCTACTGCGCTTGAAGATGATGCATCATTTTCTAAATTCCAATCTACTAATATCTTTGTATTTTGTTCATCGTTTGGCATCACAACTGCTGATGTTCTATCATCAAACGTGTATGTAGATGTTTGTGAGGTTTGTTGTCTTGGTCCTCCAAACTCCATAATGGTAAGAAGTGAAGATGGAACTCCATATGTGGATAAAACTGCGCTTAATCCTCTTTTAGTTCCTTTATGTTTTAAAAGATATGGTAAGTTATTTAAAATTCTTCTCCAAATTGTATTTTCATAATCTTTACCAGTTATATTAAGTTGAGATGTTTGAGCGCTATCTCTATATCCTAAAACATATTCCCATAATTTTTTTGTTGATTGTGATGAGTGAGGTATCCAACTATAATTTTTTAGAACATGCTTCAGCATATCATCACTAATTCCAACTCTTTTCTTTTCTTCTATTTTAATGTTTTTTGATAATGCTTTCGTATATGCCCACAATATATCGAAGTGATGACCAATCATATCTAAGAACAATACAAAATCTTCTTGTTCACCATCGTTTCTAATATATTCAGGTATGTTATTTACTAAGTAATTTTCATTTAATGTATCATATGCTGATGATGAAACTAATAATGTATCATACCAAGCTACTGTATCTGTACTTCCTGTTGATTGTAATGTTACACCATCTGATTCTTTTGGGTATGCCAATGATGATGTTGAATTATATAAGAATTTTTCGAATCCATCAAAGTTTACTTTAATATCATTTTGTTTCTTAACAATACTTTCTCTTTCTCTTACTACTGATAATGAACCAGTTGAACTACCACTACCACTATCTATTCTATCTAAACTAGCAGAATATATTTCTAATAAAGATACTTTATAGTGAAAGTTTCTAGCTCTTTCTTCTGAAGAACCAAAATGTGCAAAGTTTTCAAACTTATAGGTTTCGCCTATTGAGCCATCAACACTATATCCATACTCTGTTTCGGCATAATCGTAAGATGAAGATACATATTCTATATCTAATTTCTCAGTATCAATTCCACTTTGTGATACAAATGTATTTATTAATTTAGCTGATGATGTTGAACCACTTGATACCAATTCATCTATAAGTTCATATCCCGTATCTGCTGGTGAACCACAAGCATTAACTCCAAAGTTAGGTCCTTGAAGATGAATACAAGCTTGTTTAGAATCATCTACAATAGATACCTCATCTATAATTGGTGCAGTTATTATTTTAGAAATCCAAAGTTCTTGATTAGGTTCAACTTCTTTTGGTAATGGTTCGTACATTTTAAGAACCAATGCATCGTTCTTTCCATTATCAAGTCTTATATTTGGGTCTGGTTGTCCTGTTAGTTTGTCTATTTTATATTCTGCAAATGTTACATCATCTCTTTCCCAGTTTGCTATTAATTTATTATCTCCTTTACCAAAATGAGCTAAATGTGTTAAATATTTAGAAGTATCATCATCGAATAAATTAAAATCAAATTCAAAAGCACTACATAAATCATCTATTACATTTTGTCTTGGAAGGTCTAAATCACTTTTATCAAAAGTTATTTCTAATACTTCTGTTTTACCAATTACTTCTTTGCTTGTAGAAGTGTTGTGTGGTATTAATAATACATTAAATTTTAAATCACCATTAGTTTCTTTTATTTGATTACCTATTTTTTTCAATACAGTTAACATATTGAAATCTACACTTTGATTTGGTGAGAATTTTCCATATAGGTTATCTTTACTACCTAAATAAATGTTAACAAAATTTGTATTTATTGATTGATACTGAATTGTAAAGTTTACATCGTATCCTCTAAAATCTGCTCCTTTAATTAATGAAGGATAACTAATATTTACAATATCTGGTTCTTCTACTTCAACTTCATTAACAACATTTATATTAAATCTTTGTGGCTCTCCATCTCCATATCCTACATTTGATGGAATCACATAACCAGTATATTGACCTGCTCCATTTTTGAACATTGTTTTTGATATTTCAAATATACCTGATTCTTCTGTTCTTTCTATTGTTGTTGCTCCTAGTTGAAATCTAACACTATCTGTATTTGTTCCATCATATCCCAAAGGTATCTTTTGTGGATTACCTAAATTATATCTAAACGATGTACCGCTTAATCTTACCGATGGGGTTAGAACTTGTGAAACTTTTTCAAAGTTTACTAAAAGTGTCATTGGTCCACCAACATCTAATGTTAATTGGTTAGCTGGTATAGTTTCAAACCCAACCGAATCCTCATCTCCTAATCTTCCTTTTAATAATTGGAAATCTTTTATTCTATATTGTGAAGAATCTGCTGCTTGTATTGTTATATTAAAAGCTTCTGTTGCTTTGAATGTATTACTATCAATTCTTTGTACATCACCACTGGAATTAACTGTAGCTGAATATAATTGAGTAAGTTCAGAACCATCTTCATTATCACCTGCTGGTGTTAGTACTAATAATTCTGGTACTGCAACTACTGGGTCTGGGTCACCCAGATCTGGGTCTTGTCTAGCTCCAACCAAATCAAAATACATATCAAATACACCTGATTCAGAAAACTCACCTGGATTAGTAATAGTACCATTAACTCTTTTTGTAACTTTAACTTTGAATTTATTTACTGACTGAGTAATGGTTCGTAATTCGTTTCTTATTGTTGATGTACCTCTTCCCGAAGAACCTCCCATTCCTGGTCTATCAGGATTATAACCAAATGCTCCTCCGGCTGTACCTCCACCCATTCTTGCTAACATATTAGCTTCAGGAGAACCCTGTCCACTAAATCTGCCCTGCATCAATGGATTTAATCCTGCTTGCTCAAATGATGATGCCGTTCCTCCACCAAATCTTCTATAGTTCTCTAACGTATAATCAACTTGTGTTTGTATTCCTATATCATCAAAAACAGGTATCGATACTTGTTTTTCAAATGTTTCTTCAACCATTTTACCTTGTATAGTATAGGTTGTTGTATTTGTATGTCCAGTTTTTTGAACTGTTATAGTTTTTGCGTTATCTAATATTTCTTTTTTACTAAAGTTTAATACGCCAGGTGTATTACCTGCACCAACTGAACGACCATTTACTAAAATTTCTGCATCTGATGGGTCTGATTTAACTCTAACATTTACCAATCCACTTCCTATTGTATCTGAACCTTTTGGTACTGTTAGTACTTGGTCTTTTGGGGTTGGCATAGGTGGTATAGCTTCTCCAGCTAATATTAATGCTCTATCTCCCGGTGAATCTCCACTAACTATTGGAAGTCCTAATTCAGCTCTGTTTACCTCATCATCAAATGCTCTATCACCAGGAACTCCTCTTACTCTCCTATCCGTTTCATCAAATGCTCTTAATCCTTCTTTCGTTGAAATTCTACTTTTGTTAAGTCCTCTATTTCTAATAGCATCCATAGCACTTATATCTCCAGGTCGTGCTGGTCTTTCGAAATCCTTTCCTAAAATGATATCTCTAGTACGTTGTGGTACTCCTGATGATACTACATCTGAAAATCCTCTATCTTGTTTAACTCCTCTACCAGGAATTATTGGTTGTACTTTAGGTTTTGGTGGAGCTGGTTTTGTTTTTGGATATATCTTAATTGGTGCTGTTGGTCTAAATACAGGCGGGTTTACCATCTGTGGTGGGGCTGGTGATGGTAATGGTGGTTTTGGTGGAGCTGGGAAAACTCTTGGAGTAGATAATATCTTTTGTATGTTTGATAGAATTGGAATAGGTACTGTTGGTGGTTTTACCACTTTAGGTAATGACACAGGAGTTTTTATCGAACTTAATCGATTCTTAACGCTAGTTGGTATATTCTTCCTTTTTCCCTTAAAAGGATTACTAGCTTTTCTTCTTTTGGTCATTCGCCTTTTCTTACTTCTTCTAAACGCCATCTATTATCCTCCTTTCCTATATCCACTAAATGTATTTCCTGGTGTAAACCTATTTTGCATTCTACCACCACCCATTATGCCTGAATTTGCAAATGGATTTCCATAATCAGGTCCTGCTGAAACTCCTCCTCCACTTCTTGGTAATCTTGGAGCTGGTGGTAATTTTATTGTTCCTAAGTTTTTTAATGCACTAAGATTAATTGGTGGAACTTGAAATTTTGTTCTAATTGGTGGAGGTGGTACAACTGGTAATGATTGTTTAAAATTTTGTACTGCTCCTGCATCCCCAGTAGCACCAGGTGCATATATTGGTCCAATATTAATTTTTGGAAATGCTGGAGTAAATATTGGTGGTAATTTTATTTCTGGTAAGTCAAATTTTATTTTAGTAAAATCCATCTTCTCCAAATTTCTTTTAACTTCTTCTTGAATCTTGTCTAAATCAATCAATGGTGGAAGTTCTGGCACTGTTGTTTTTGGTATTATAAACTTAGGTACTGGAGTATTCTCCATACAAAGTTCTTTTTTTACAATAGTAACTCCTGATATTGATGCTTTAACAGTTCCTTCTTCTGCACATATTTTTGCGTTTTTACCTTTTGGTATATTAAATGATATTGCTTCTCCTCCCATATTTTTATATTTAACAACAGCCGTATCTGGAGCGCTAACATTAGTTACTGCATAGTAGTAGTAACAAATAGGTGGAGTAGTTACCTTTACTGGTGGAGATGGTATTGGTTTTTCCTTTTTTGGTTTAGGTAATGGTGCTGGTGGATTATATACAGCTGCAGCTGAAACAAGAGATTGTGGTTTTACAATTCTTCTTCTTTGAGTTACCTTTGTATCTATACTTTTGCTTGAATTAAATTTTTGTAATATCTTTTTTACTTTATCTCTTGATTCCAATAATTCCATTGTTGGTAAAGATTTTACTTGTAAATTTCTTAATGGTAAATAATAATCTATTACATCACAAACTATTTTATTCGATTTTCTTATTAATCTTCTAACATCTAATCTTTGTGCCGATGGTTTTCTTTTTCTACCTCTACGATTTTGTTTTCTCTTACCTTTAAATTCAAATACATTGTTAGATAAAGGTTTACCATAATTGTTACTTCTAATATTAAATTCTCTATTAGTAACAAAATAGTTTATAGCTTCTCTTGCTTTATCAACCACATCGTTTATAAACAAATCGAAATTATCTATTTTAAATTCTCTTTTAATTTGATTTATATAATCTTCACCAAACAAAGCTCTTAATTTTTCCTTTACAGTAATTGCGTTTAAAGAATTAGTAAACCCATCTAATCTATTTATAATATCATCTCTAAAATCTCCATTTTCTAATAAGATATTATATCTTTCATTTAAATCATTAGCTAATCTTTCATCTGTAGCTTTAATTGGTAATACTCTAATCTCTGTTCTTGATGGTGATATTTCGTGAATCCAAACTTTATTTTGATTATGTTCACTACCAACTCTTTTATTTAATAATGTTACTTGAGTTCTAAATAATCCGTTACTATATCCAGCCTCATTTATTAATCTTTCAATATCTACAAAATATTCAGCTGGTTTATTTGATGCTTGTTCTCTTGCTATAAGAATATATTTTCTAATGTTTTCTACATCTGAAATATTTACATACCTAACCATCTTTCCTTCTTCACCCTGTGGTAATTGGTTATCTCCTTGGTCATAAAGAATAAATTCGATTGTATCAGTTACTCCTCTACCGAAATAAGAAGGTAAGACTCCTCTTTCAAAGATTTTTCTATCTTTGATATCAACTCTCTGAGCTACTTTGTTTAATACTTCTTTGTAATTCTTTATAGCCATTATTATCCTCTATGATGTGTGTTCTTATAATATAAACTAACTTCAGCGCCAGCTGCTTTTACTCTCAATGTTCCTTTGTAATCATTTTTCTTTCTACCTCTTCCGTTTAGAGCTTTTTTACCTGCAGGTCCGCACTTTACAATTTTGTTTTCACCTGGTTGTAATGTTACGTCAGGTGGTGGTACTAGCCACTTATCTCCATCTCTTGTAAAGGTAACAGTTATTGGTTCTGTAAATGTGTTTAGTAATTCAATATTTGGTCCATTTTTCCAACCAGTGTTTCTTGTTCCTCTTCTTGTACTATAGTAATATAATTCTGCAGAAGTTGAATCAGATGATTTTGGAGTACAATTAACAGTAAACTTATCTCCACCCGCTTCTGCCCCTGCAGCTAATTGAGCTGTCTTACCAGCAACTTGCTCTTCCAATGTACTAACTTGCTTAACTAATGCTTCTTTTTGTGCAGTTAAACCTTCTACTTGTGCTTCCAATGAAACTCTTTCAATTGCTTCTGCTACTGATTTTGCAATAGCTTGTTGTAAATCTGTTACGGTGTTTGAGTATTTATCTGCTAATGCTTCGGCACTATTTTCTGCAACAGCTACTCTTAATTCAGCTGAATCTAATTCGGCTTTTAATCCTTCTATTTGTGATTCTAAATCAGATACCTTAGCTCTAAGGTTATCTATTATTGATTGTAATTCTTTTTCTCTCTCCAAACAAGCATTTAATTGAGCTAAAAGAGAATCATAGTCTTCTTGTAAAACTACTGCAGCTAAATCTTTTGGCTTATCTCCTATAAGTTCATCTACTACAGTATCAACAGCTAATAGAAGTTGTTCTTCATCGTATTTTTTTCTATGAAGTCTACCGCTCATCTCACCATCCATTGAACCATTCTTTTTCTTCATTTGCTCTGCAAAGAAGTTATGCCTTCCATATGGGTCTATGGATTTGATGGCTTGTGAACCGCTTGTGGTAAGTTCGTCTATTCTTGTTTGTTTGTCTAATGCCATTATTCAGTTACTTCAAATATATAATCATCATCGTGATATTCTATAGAACCACTTCGTTCTATTTTTAATTCTACCTTATAACTTCTGTTTACCTCAAAGTTTGTTAAATCTAACTTAATCCTACTTTTATTATCATAGGTACTAATCTTAGAGTAATCACCATAAGGAATAATGATATCATTACTTTCATTATCTCTAATTTGGTAGAATGATGATGTTGGAAGTAAACTGCCTGTGGAGTATCCGAATGTATTGCTAAATGTTTTTTGTGGATACAATTCTCTTGCGAATACCTCTATATCACCTCTCCAACCAAGTTTATAAGATTTTTTTAATCGTTTTAATGATACTTTGTATTCTTCTGCTAGTGCGGTTAATGAACCTGTTTCATATTGACTATCATCCCAACCAATTCTAATTTTTGGTTGATATATTGTATGAGTTTCTTTACTGAAGAATTTTAGTTGTCCATAATCAACATCATCATTTTCCTTAGTTGAACTATGTTTTATGATAAATCCTTCATTTGAATATCCCCCATCTATCCAGAATGATAAAGATGAAGAAACATCTACTATTAAATCCGATGATTCATAATCATATGATTGAGTTACTTGAGAACCAGTGTACCACATTCCTCCTTTTCCATCATCAGAACCTGTAGCGCTTCCACTGTTAGGTACACCTGATGGTAACCAATCTGAACCACTATCTCTATAGTTCCAAGTTACTCCATCAATTGATATGTCATCAAAACGAGTTCCAACTCCCATTTCCCAGCTTTGTGATACTGGATTTATTTCTAATGAATAATTTAATGCAATTTCTGATGGTTCTGTTTCTCTCATTACCAATTCAGCAACACTCATTGTTACATCCCCATCAACTAAACTTTGTGATAACGTATTTGTATCGAATTTAACAAGAGAACGGGCAACATCTTTTAACGAGCCATAATAAATTTTAGACACTTCTAATATCTCATCCAACCCAGTGTTCTGAGTTGGTTGTTGTTGAAATATAGTTGCATCTTTAGATGCTGTTAAAAAATAATACATTATACAACCCTCCCCCTTATATCTTTATCTGGATATTTAACTTCGAATACACACGGGTCTAACGAAGGATATATTTGTTTATTCTTCGTTGCTGCCAATACATCATATTCATTTACGGAATAACCCGATGCCGTACCACATAGATTTTTAAATTCAGTCTTAACAACCGATTGTACTCCTTCTATGTTTCCTATTAACATTTCTACATCTCCAATGTTAATTGGCATATTAAATGTCCATTTATCTATTTCAAAATATTCTTTAAGAGCAGTAATACAATTAGTTAATACTTCTCTTTTATTATAATCTCCATATACTCTAACATCGAAATCCAAACCTATGTTTACTACAAATCCATCAAGGAGATTTACACCATCGGTTAACATTCTATGTTCGCTTAAATATGTTTTTAAATTTTCTTTTACTGCTCTATTAAGAGAAGCTAATCTTTTGTTTGAATCATATCCTAACACATATAGATTTACTGCAAAAGGATTATTTTTTTCTTTTATGTTTTGTTTTTTGTTTGATAAGAATTTAGTTATTGATTCTTTTATCTCACCATCTTCAACCTTTCCATCAGAAACTATATCTTGTACTATTCTGGAAAATTCATCTAATGCGGTTGGTGATGCTAAAACTGATGATGGTGAATTATCATCCAATCTACCATCAGCTTGTACGAATGCTTTTGTAATATTACCAAACTTAGGTGGCATGGATAATGCTCTTACTTGATAATCTTTTGCAGTTACTGCTCTATTCTGAGCTCCAAAATTTGCTATTGCATTTTCTCTAATCTCTTCTAATGTTTCTGCTCCTCTACCACCAGTTGCTGGTTGGTCGTTATCTACTGCTAAAGAGTTCTTTACTGTTGTGTATAAGTTTACTGCTGTTTGGTCGAATGAAGAGGTATCCTCATCATATTCTACTTTTGTTATTCTTTTTATTGTATTTGCTGCTACATTTGATTTAACTCCACCACCAACTAAATACTTAACAGTCATTGTTGTATTCTTAGGTGATTGTCCATAAGATTTAGTTAATAAGAAATTTGATGGGTCGAAAGATGCTCCTAACTTATCTATTGAATTTGGTAATCCTAATCCAACATTTTTAAATGTAGGTATCATTAACTCATCATTTTTTCCTGCATCCCCACTACCAAATTGAATTGATGTACTTCCATTTGGGTTTGTTACTGCTTTAAATCTTCTAGGAGTTTTTATTACTTTTAATATTTGTGGTACACTATCTCTAAATTGAAATAAATCTTTATCTTGTCCTTCAGTATTAGAATATTCTACATATACCATTTCTTGTCCCAAATAAGGAACTTTGTAATATTTGTTATTGTTAGCATCTCTTACATCAAATATATCAATAACATTATTATCAGGAATATCTATTTTCGCATTTTCAGATTGAGTTGCACTAAATGTAATTTCAATCTTTTTCTCTTCGGCTGAAATAACATCAACATATTTTTTTACTAAATAAAATTTAGGATTATTTGTATCTCCATCTCTTTCATATATTGTTGTTTCTCTATCTGTTGAATCTGCAAAATCTAACAAATCTGTTGTTCTAAATTGAACACCATCTGCATCCAACTCCATACCTTCTTTAATTCTAAGGTAATAATCTTCATCTGGCTCAAATGCTAAATCTCCCGATGAGACTGGGTTTGTTAATCTTCTTGATGGTACTAATTGGAACACACTTAGTTTTGTTGTAGCTGGTGATGTGACTTTTGGTCTGTATCCCATCATCTTTGATAGTTCAAAAATATTTTCTCTATCTTGTGCTGTTGTTAATAATGATTCTCTAAGTGTATCATCTATATAATATCCTAATACATCTCCAATATAAGATGCCATCTCTATAAACATCATACCTGGTGATGATTCATTAAAATCATTATATGTAGTAGGGAAATATGTTTTAGCAAACTCAATTAGATTTTCTCTAAAATCTACAAAGTCTTTATTAAGGTATTTTATATCTCTACCTTTATTCTTAAAATCTTTTATTTGATTATTTAATGCCATCTTACTCCTCTACTAAAAATGTTACATTTCCTAATTGTTGTTGTCCTTGTTGTTTAAATTTAATACTTACTTTAGCTTGATTATTATCTGTATATTCTTTACTAACATCCACATCAATATCTTCTACGATTACATAAGGTAACCACTTTTCTAATGCTTCATTAATTGTATTCTCAACATCTTCTTCGAATCTCTCCGTAGCTGGGTTGAATAATAAATCGTGTATTCCACTTCCAAACTCAGGTTGAAATATTCTTTCACCTTTTTTAGTAAGTAATAAATTTTTAATATTAGATTTAACCTGGTCAAAAGTTTGGAAGGATTGTCTAAAGTATCCTGTCTCTCCTTTTTGAATAGGTAGAGTTATCCCTACTGCAAAGTTATTGAACTCTTCAGTATCTATTACAATCTTTTTTGATAACTCATATGCCATAATTAAGCTCCCGGTCTAAATCTTTCTTTGTTACTCATAGCTTTTACAAGCTCTGTATTGTCTCTATTTAAAATCTTATCTAATCCTGCTAATCCAGTTTGTACTCCCAATCCTTTAGGACTTGCTCCTCTTCCTTGAGCTTGTAAATCTCCATAACCCATTTTTTGAGCCATAGAATCTTTTAATCCTAAACTAACACCAACTGGTGCTTCACTTCCCATTGGAACATTGTGTGTACCAAATGATACAGTTTTATCTATATCTGGTTCTGCAACTGCTGTTTGGTTTAGTACTTCATTCAATATTGCATTCTTAGTATATTTTATTTCTTCAGAAGATTCTGTATTAGAATTTTCTGCTCTATCTTTTTCTAAAACTGCTTCAGCTAAAGAAAATGGGTCAACATCTTTAGTTTCTTTTTTAGAAACTTTAGTTTGTTTCATACGTTTCTTCACTTCTTCCTCTAATATTTTTGGAAAAGTGGTTTTAAGAAATTGTTCTTGCTTCTTAGCAACTTCAACTTCTACAAGTGATTTTATAACTTTTACTAATTTTTTAGAATCCATAATTTTTCCTTTGTTTACTACTATAAATATACGTTAATTATATTTTACTTTAGATTGGGACACTCCAACATCTTTCTCCGTTCTTTTCAGGATTTTGGCCTACATAATAGTTTCCTTCAAATTCAATAACATCTCCACTGTTAAATAATCCTCCCTCTTCATATTTTTTTACCGATGTTGAACCTGGTGGTGGAGTATCTCCTAAACTTTGCCAATCAGAAACAACTGCATCTTCATCATCCTTATCTTTATCTAATCTTGGAGGAAGAGGAATGCCAGGTACAACATAAGAATTCCATTTTATAATACCAGGACCCGGAGCCAATGAAGGGCCTGCTGGGTATAGTGATGTAGTATATATCATTCCTTCAACCGAAAGTAAATGAATTTTACATCCTAGTATAAATAAGTCTATTAAAAATGAAGATTTTAATACTGGTGGTGTTTGGAACTCCATTCCCCATTGGCCTGGATTTACACAAATGTTTTGTGTTACTGCTATGTTTTGAGCAGCGCCTGGTGCTGGTATTAGAGGAATTGGGAATGGAGTCATTATAGCTCCTCCCCAATAAGCTTTTACTGCTGCTCCCAATTCTTTTAATAATGGAAAATTTCCACTTTGTTGTGCAAATGCTCTTGCTAGTGTTAATACTACCAAAGATTCCATCAACTCGGTATTTCCCTTTTGTACCTTACATAGATTTATTGATTGAAACCCTCTCTTTATACACAAATCATATTCCATTACCAATCGTTTGGCATACGCTTGGGGTGAAACAACTCCACGAGGATTTGCCATATATCCTAACATATTTGTTCTAAATGTTCCCCAGCTCATTATATTGTAAAGTTCTGCGAACTTAAAATTGTTTTTAATCTTGATTTGATGCTCGTAAAGGTAGCTGCATTTACGGGTGGGCCTGAAGGGCCTGCTGGTGTTGGGTGTGTCATCTGATTGATAGCATCTATAAGTTCTCCTAATATATCTACTAAAGTTTCTCCTTTAGCCATCTTCTCTTCATTACTTGAATTACCCAAATGTATTTCACCAGTACCAGATGTTATATTGAAGTCATTGTTATTTGTGGTTATGAATGTATCATCACCAAATGACATAAATGCTCCTTCTTTATTATCTATTGATATTGCACCATCTGATATAAATCCATAATTACCTTTTGAGTAAAAAATCATTTCTGATTCTTTTGATGAAATTATAACCCTACCACTATTAATTAAAATTTGGTCTCCTTTTAATTCAGATGGATAATCTCCAAATGATTTTGGTTTTTGTTTAAAGTTAGTTGAACCACCATCATCTACAACTCCCGGTTGGAATTCTAACTTACGTTCACCTCCTGATAATACGATTACACTACCGTCTTTGTTTATATCTTCTAGTGTAGTACCGCCATCTTCAGTATCATTTTGTGATTTATTATTTTCTCTGTTTCTTATTATTATAGATGGGTTTAGGGAATCTAACTCATTATTATATCCACTAAATCTTATTGATTGCCCAAATCTACTTTCTATCAGAGTGTCTCCTTCATATAATTTTAATTTATGTATAGATTGTGATTTATCATCTTCAAACACATCCCCATATCCTGTATCTTCTCCACTATTAGCATCACTTTTATTAGCTATTCCAGTGTTAGCTGTAGAACCATAATCATCTCCTGTATTTGAATCATCTCCAGTATTTGATATTCCTGAAAAAAATCTTTCTATTGCACTTGGGTCGTTATCTACATTTGGTGTTATATTATCATTACCTCTTCTATAAAAGTATCCTGTAGTTGATTTAAAAATGTCTACTTTTTCATTTTTAACTGGGAGGGTTGTAAAATTTTTATCTAATGGTGCAGCATAGTAGTCAGAATCCTTTCCTTCTAAAAATCCTTGATTCATTGGTATGAATTTTATATTACCAACCTTTCCAACACCAACTTTTCTTTCTGTAACGAGAGGATGTTGTTCATCTAATATGACATCAAGAACAATACCTTTGAATATTTCAGCATCATCACCACCCGGCCTTCTGTTGAAAATAGCTCCTAGTGGTCTAGAGTTAGTTCTTCTACGATTAATCCCCATTTTTATCTACCTTCTGTTTTAATTCTTCTACTTCGTTAGTAAGTTCATCAACCTTTGTTTCTGTATCATCTTTTACTTCAGATACAGTATCTTCTAATTGTTGTAATAATTGTTCTTTTTCTTTATCGGATAAGAATCCTATATCTCCTTCTGCTTTGTTATCAGATGCTATCATACGTTGTGCTATAGCTGCCATCTTAATAAGTGATTCATCGTTTCTAACTGAAGTATCAACTAAATCTTTTATGATTGGACCGATAACTGCCATATCACCAGAATGTCTAATAATCTTTTTCATTTCAGCTATTAGTTCTGATATTCTTACTTTTTTAGATTTTGTATTTTCGTAGATATCCTTAAATAATCCGCTTAAATCTTTACCAGGAAATAATTCAAAATTTGTACTCATAATAATCCTATATTGGTTTTATATAAATATCATAAACGAAAAAACCTCACTTTTTATAGTGAGGTTCTCTACTTAATTGCAATTTTATAAAAGTTTTGTAACTCTTATCCTTTATTTTTTAATATGTGGTATAAAACAAATGCTCCTACTAATCCGAGCAACCCTTCATTACTCAATCCACCCAAAATACCCATAATATTATCTACTACAGATACATTTGGCCAGAAAGGAATTACTGCGCCTTTAAATAGTACTTCAACCACTACTCCAAGAGCGATTACACTTATACCAATTTCAGTTAGTTGATTAGCCCAACCGCCAATCTTTTTTAGAAATTCCATACAATTCTCCTCTGTTTTTAGTTAAGTAAAATAACTTCTTCCTTAATAAAACGTCGGACATGTCATCAATAACTATAGTATATATGGAATAAAAAACACGCTTTTTGATTTTACCACAAATGTGTAAACAATATCGAGTGTCAAATAAAAAACCCAACCTTACGGGGCTGGGTCTTTTCTTGCTAATCACTTTAAATTACGATTAGTTTGTATGTCTATAAATATCTAAAATTTGTATTTTAATCGAAATCTGAATGTGTTTGAAGTATCCCATCCTACTCTATATGTAAAATCTTTATAGGGATAATCAATCGCAATAGCTGCATTTTTATTTGAATTAAACCAAAATTCTTTTTGTATCCATAGTTTAAATTTAGGAAACTTATATAATAGTCTTGGTTCTAATGTAGGTTCGTTCTTCTCTATTTTATAATGTAAAGGTACGCTTAAATAAAGATTAGAAGTTTCTTTCCAAAAATTATGTCTATAAGTAAATCGATTTTCTAAATCATCACTTCTATGCCTAAGTTCAAATCCTTTAAAGGTAACCGCTATATACGATTTACCATTGGTTCTCATTTCGTATCCCATTGATTGAGATAGTAGTGATTGGCTAAATAAGATTAACAATACTGTCAATAAATGTTTCATTATGCAAAGTGTTGAATAGCAATTACAATTGCTACCGAGATTGTAATACCTAATATTAATTTAAGAAAATCTTTACCAATCAATGGAAACACCTTTTTGAAGTTTCCAGATGATGAGAATGTACTCAATGCTAATTCCCTACCAGCCAACATTCCAATAAATACAAATGTAGTTGACATTGGTATATTGTTATATTGTTTAAAGTAAAGTAATAGGAATGCATAAACTAAATCTATGATTGTTGCTGAACGAACAAACTTGGTGTTGGTTTTTGATATTACTAATTGTTGAATCTTACCTCCACCGATTTTAAATACATAACCAAGAACTCCTATATAAAATAATATCATTAAAGAAGTTTCAAGCCAAGTATGTTCTCTTGGTAAGAATACTGCTATATTTGCATGGTCGTGTTGTAACCATTGAGTCCATAAGAAACCAGTAGAAAACCATTGTCCTATTCTCCACCATTTATCATATTTAGAATCTGGCTTTGTTTTTTCATCTATAATTTTAGAAATTACAAACCATAAGATATATGCAGTTACAGCTGCTACTCCATATCCTAAAAAACTCTTTACTAACATCTTTTCCATTATAAACGATGATGCAAAAGCTGATAGGACTAAGAATGATGTTGATACAGGTATTCCTTTTCTTGTAAGTAGTAGAAGTGCTAGTGGGGCAAGTACATGCCAAATGGTTGGTTCTATATAAGGTATCTTATCTAATCTACCATATGCAACATCACCCTGAAATTGACCATAGATAAATACTCCTGCTAATATAACAGAAGCAAATGCCCATAACCAATACCATTTGATATCTTTATTTGAGTTTAACCAAGTTCCTAAAGTTTGTAGTGAATCGTTTGCAATTACTGCGTATCCTGCGAGTAAAAAACCTAATAGTGCGAGTGTTTCCATATGATAGTGTTTTATATAACACACATACATACTGAAACTCGTTCAATTTGATGTTAAGTTAATATTATCTTTTCTTAAACTTTAATCGTTTTTTCTTAGAAATGAAGAAGTTACCTATCACTAAGTAATCCATATCACACTTTAGGAAGGTTTCGATGGCTTCTTTTGAGTTTCTTACCATCGTTTGGTCTTTAAGATTAAATGAAGTATTTAATATAATCGGATACTCATTTTCAATCTCAACTTGTTTTAATAATTTATATATTTTTTCGTTAAAGTTTTTCTTTACAGTTTGTACTCTAGCCGTTCCGTCTATATGTGTGATTGCTGGTAACTTATCTTGATACTCATCTCTAACTTGAACAATCTGATTCATATAAGGAATCTCATCGGTTAGATGAAAATATTTATTTCTATCTTTATAAGTAACCATAGGTGCAAACGGTCTGAATCCTTCTCTTTTCTTAACAACCATATTTACCCTCTTCTTCATTTGTGGGTCTTTTGGGTTTGCTAATATAGAACGATTACCTAATGCTCTTGCACCAAATTCTAATTTACCATCAACCCACCCAATAATGTTTCCTTTAGAGATTAGTTTAGCTACCTTTTTTATTAATGCGGTTTCGGTCATAACATCATAATCAATGTAGTTACGATTTTCGTATATAGAATATAATGCTTCTGTATTGGTTTCTTCTGGTCCTAAAAATGGAGTTTTGTTTTCTTTCCTATCGTTAGTTATATGATTCCAATAATTAAGTGCGGCTCCTATCGCAGAACCAGCATCAGATGGAGCTGGTGGAATCCATATATTTTTAAATGGTGTATTTTCTTTTATCTTTCCGTTGGCTGTTCCGTTATATGCACATCCTCCACTTAAACATAAGTTATCTGATTTGGTTTTGGTGTGTAGTTTGTTTAATAATCTAAAGAAGTGTTTTTCATAAACATATTGTAATGCAGCTGCAATGTTTTTATGTTTATCATTTAGTGGTTCGTTTGGTAATCGATTTGGAATACCAAATAATTTAGATAGTTTAGTATTAAACATTGTACTTTCTGAATGGTGGAATGAAAAATATTTAAGGTTTAGTTCAAACCCATCTTTAGTTTCTTTTATTAGTTCTTTAAATTTCTTTTCATAAAAAACAGGATGTCCATATGGTGCTAATCCCATTACTTTATATTCACCTTCGTTTGGTTTAAATCCTAAGAAAGCCGTTATAGTAGAATATAATAATCCTAATGAGTGTGGATATATAACTTCATTCATTCTTACTATTTGATTATCTTTAGCGTACGCAGATACAGTTGTATCCCACTCACCAACACCATCTACAGAAAATACGGCAGATTCTTTAAAGTCAGATGTAAAATAAGAATAAGCTAAATGAGATAAGTGATGATTTCCCATAACGATAATTGAATTGGGAAAGTTTTCTTGAAGAAGTTCATCTGATGTATCGGTGTATGGGAAGTTAAGTGGATTTTTCCAAAAATACTTCCAATAAGATTTCCAACTTCTATCAGTTTTTAGTTTTGGGTGTTCATAATAACAAACGGCGTGTATATCATCTCTTGATAGTCCATGCTTTTTAAGAGTCCAATTTATTGAATTGATTGGAAATCTATCTTCATGCTTTATTCCAGTAAATCTCTCTTCTTCTACTGCTGATAAAACAACTCCGTTTTGTAATAAAGCAACTGCTGAATCGTGATACCCGTAAGATATTCCTAATATGTAATTATTGGTGATACTCGTCATCCCAAAACTCATTAATATTCTCCTCTACTACATCTCCTTCTAAAAATGCATTTAACATTTTTTTCTGATGTTGTTTCATAACATTCACAACCTTAGTAATGTAGTGAGTTTTACAATCAGTCATTTCTCTGATTAGTAAGTATAAATGTTTTTTATTAAAGTTCTCTATATAATCTGCTCTTCTAAATAATTCTAATACTGCATCAGCGATTTGTATATCTCTTTTCTTTGTAAATACAACTGTAAGATTCTTATCCCAATAGCTTAACATTATTTTTCTGAATTCAGAGAACTCCTCATTCTGTTCTGTTTTATAAAAATCATTTTCAGGATTCCAAGTTACTGGCATTTCTGAAATTAATTGATTCTTCTGCCATCTTTTGTAGTTACCATTATTATTTAGAATCAAATAATTTTTTGCAATAATTGTAAAGTAAGAGAATGCCTTTCCTTTACCTTCTTTAAACATATGAATCTTTTCTACCATAGCAGATACAACTTCTTTTTGTATATCCTTTTTCGGTACATCAAAGTATGTAAACTTAAATGTGTTTAAAACATTTTCTGCTAATTTTTCAAAAGGATATTTAATCCCTTCATTGTATATTTGATTTTTCTTTTTTTGATTCTTACATTTATTATATGCAATAATAGCCTCTTGGGCAGGTGTACCAAAATACATTTTGGATTTTTTTCTTCTCGGTCTCGGCATTTCTTATTTAAATTTTTCGTTTAGCTCTGTTACTATTCCTTTTAGTTCTGTAAATACAGTACCAACCTCATCATCAGATTCAAAAGAACCCCTAATGTCTGCTTCCTCCATTCTGGCGTTTGCTTCTCTTACTCTTTCTGTAACATCAGAAACTGTTCCAACCAAATCATCTTCCAGTTGTTCGTTTTGTTTAAGTAAATTCCTTACCCCATATAGAAGTAATCCATTGGCTACAACAGATACTCCTAATAATATTTCTATAACCATTTTAATTTAATTTAATATCGTATCCACTAAATAGCTTCATATACGATGTTATCTTTGTACCATAAGCATCTTTAAAAACTTTACCATTTTTAAAGTATCTTTTTACTGAACCCTGTCCTCCAAGATGTGCAGCTGCTAATATACCACTTTCTGAAATGTACATACCATTGACTGTTTCACCATCGAATAAATCAATATAAGTTTGTAATTTTTCTTTGTTGTGTAGTAGTAAAGCCATCATAGCTTCTTCTTGTAGTTGTGGGTTGTTGAGGAATTCTTTACGAGTAACTTCAAATCCTAACCCTTTAAGAGTTGATTTACCAAATTGGTATTTACCCATATATCCCCAAGTGTTTGTAATATCATATCTATTACCACTTTCTCTAAATCCAATATCAGTTAAGAATCTGTTAAGTTCATCTTCGTGATATTTTTTGATTCTAAGTTCTTCAGCTTCTTTTCTGAGTTTTTCCTCTGTTATCAACTTATCATAGTTGTATAATTCGGATGTTGTTGCGGAATCTATCATTCCAAACGATAGTATTGATAACACCATCGTTGCGATTATTGTTTTTCTCATACGGTCTCCCTTTTGATTAAACTTCTTTACAAATATACGAAAAATATTTCATATATCCAAATAAAACTTGATTTTTTTTATGCTTTACCCATAGGACCGAAGTAAATGCCCCGCATAACATCTTCATCAATATCCACTTTTTTTCTTAATTCTTTGGCTTGTTGAATTAGTTTTGCGTATTCTCTTGCTGTTTCGTAGAACAGTTCAAGATTTGTTCGTAGTCTCTCTTCTACCTCTTCTTTAGTTATTAATTCCTTTTCAATTAACAATTCTAATATAGATTGATTAAGTAACGTTTGTTCCACTAAGTTATCCTTAATTTGTTTTATCATTTTCTTTTATATCCTTCAATAATGTTTTTATATTATCTCTAGTATCTTTTAAGTCCCCAAAAGAACCTTGAATGCTTTTTGGTGAATAACCTAATGAGTGTGCTAATCTTATTGTGATTGCTTTAAACTCGTTTATGTTCATATCGTCTGGAACTTCAAACTTAATTTCGTTTGCTTCTCTTACGTTTTGCTTCCATCCGTTACTGTATTTAAATATTAGTTTTGCCATCGTTCCATTGTTTTTTATACAATTTGATATCCTTTCTCCAATAATGGTAGTGCTTTTTTGTATTTCATAAACTCTGTTTCACCATCTGGAGATTTTATCATAATCCTTTCGTTTCTTCCATATTTTTTTTCAGATTTTCTTGTAGTACTATATGCTCTAATCTCATCAGTAATTAAAATACCATCTAAATGGTCAATCTCATGCTGAGCCACTACACATTCTAGCAATCCTTCATCACCAAAATAATTATGACCTTCTGTTCCAATCTTATCTGGTTCATCTGGTCCAAACTCTATCGTACCTAAGTTATCAGTCTCAACTGTAATGTTAATACTCCTTACAGTGTTCTTTGGTTTTCTCATTGTTTTGGGTAAAGATAAACAACTCTCAATATATTGAACTGCTTCTTCACTTCTTTTAGTTATTCTTGGATTCACTAACACCAATGGGTCTTTTATGCTTATTGCACACATTCGTTTATCTACTCCAATCTGATTAGCAGATAATCCAAACCCTTTGTGATTTTTTATTCCCGTCAATAAAGCTGCTCCAATTACATCTTGTTCTGATTTGTTTTTTGGAACATCTACTAATGGGGTTCTTAATTTACTTAAATCGGTTACTATTTTACTCATCAAATAATTTTAATTGTTTATCGTTTTCTTTCTTTGAATCTTCCCAAGTATGATTTGTTGTCCACGTTGGAAGTTCATCTACTAAAACTTGTTCTCTTGTGGATATATCTGCTCCTAATCTTCTACGAGTTACAGTTTTACCACCATCGGGTGATTCATATATCCAACTTCTATCATCTTCTTTAAAGAAGTTTTCTTGTTGTAACCAGTACAACTGTCTTACCTTTTCACCTAACTCAAAATCGTTAGGATATGTTTCTACTAATCTTTTAATGTGATTATCCATTTTTTATTCTCCTTACTAATGTTTTTGTATTTAATCTATTTTGGTGTGGATTCTTCCACAACTCTGTATTATCATATTCGTTTAATCTTTTAATCTCTGCGTTTGGGTGTATATCTATAAAATCATCTACTACAGCGTTGTTAATTAAGATATACCCACCTTTTACTAAGTTACCCCAAGCCCAGTTAAATAATAAATATCTAGCATCTCTATCTGTATCTAAAGAGCCGATATCTATATCACAATATGCTATTGGTCTATGATGGGTGTTTTCTTCATATACATCTAATGAAAATACTCTCGGGTGATTTAATGGATTGAATAAATCATATCCATAAACCCTATCGTATCCAAATTGATTACATAGTTTTTCAACAGTAATACCTAACCCACAACCAAATTGTATAATATCACCCTTTGGTAATTTAAGCTTAGATATTATTTCTGATACTACTTTGTAGGAATGATAGTCGTAACCATATTCACTCCATATGGTGTTTCCACCATCAAACCAGTCGTTCCATTGTTTTTTATAACCCATCTTTTATAAAATAACTTATTCCTTGAGTTTCACTTTCTACAATATCTTTTATTGGTATTTGCTTTCCATTAGTAAACTTACCATTCTTTAAATCCCTTATAAATTTGGGAACATCTTCATTGTATCCACTGCTATAAACAGTATCGTGAAATGCTACAATTCCTCCTTTTTTTACAAGAGGATAATATAATAAAAAATCTGCTAATACTGATGCGTATGTATGATTCCCATCAATAAATAACATACTTATGTTTTCGTGCTTATCATATACACGCTCAACTATTTTTTCATCATTTGATAATCCGTGATAAAATTTTGATTTACCATCATCTAAAATAAATTTGTTATAGAATTTTTTTATATTTCTACCAAACTCTCTAACCCGTTCCCATTCTTTTTCTATTGTTATTGCTTCATCAAATAACTGTCTCCATAAAAAATGAGTACTACCAAAATGACCCAAACCAATTTCTAAACAAGACCCGTTGTCGTTTTTTGTTTCTAATATTTTTTCAACTAATATGTAAAGTTCTTTTCTAACTTGCTGAATTCCTTTTTCTTCATTTAAAGAATTTTCAGCTACACAAATATATGGATTATATTCATACTCAAGATAATTTCCATCACCTTTGGTAGAAACCCATTTATCTAAGTTTGTAAATATATTAGAAATCGTTTTCACTAAACTGCTAAATTATTATATTTTTCTAACAACCAAGATGAAGATTGAACCTTATCTCCCAATCCCCATACCATATCGATACCATATCCTTTACAAACATCTTCTTCGGTTTCAGGAACTTCACCAGCAACTCTATCACCTCCATTACCGAAAGCCATAACTCCGTTTTCCCATTCGTTTCCATTATCCCTCATATATTTGTGTCTTGCTGCATCTATGAAATCACATGCAGTAGTATCGTTGTGTATTCTTGGATTCATAATGTAAACCCAATCAACTCCTTTTATATTATCCATTACGAAAGCTCTTTCTCTTTCTTTCATAAATGATTTTCCTTTTTTATTTCTTAACCAACTATCGTTATTAAGTCCTATCCAAACTTCATCCGCAAGTTCTCTTGCGTTTTGGATACATTGTATATGACCTTTGTGGACGGGGTCAAAACCGCCGCTTATTAAAATTACTTTATACTTTTTGCTCATTTGTTTTCTGTTTTCCAGTTTTCTCCAAACGCTCCAACTTCTTTTCTATGTTCATCTGTTGGGTCGTATTTTCGTGTAACATAGTATCCCAAGATTGTACCAGGTTCTAATGCTTTATATCCGTGATATACGCCTGGTGGAATCTTTAATACTCTTGGGTATCTATCTGAAAGGTATTTAAATGAACATCCTTCTTCTTCGGTTGCCCATCCAACTTTTAAACTTCCTTTCAAACAAATCCAATAATCAGTTTGTTTTTCATGCTTATGCCAAGCAACAATATGTTCTGTAGAATTAATGTAAGATATGTTTACTTGTCCTTTTTCAATTGGAAACACATCTAACAATCTTTGTGCTCTATCATCTTCGTGGTATTTCATAACTAATTATTTAATGGTGCTTTGATTGTGGGATGTGATTCATAACTATAAATCTCATAATCAAACTCACCCTCTAATATATGAATATTAGATAATTTAATTTTTGGCAAATTATACGAATCTCTTTTTATTTGTTCGTGGGCTTGTTCTAAATGATTTTTATATAAATGTACATCACCTAAGTTACCAATCAGTTCACCTGGTTGTAATCCTGTTTCTTCACATAATAATAAAAGAAGTAATCCATAAGATGCTATATTAAATGGTAATCCTAAGAATACATCTACACTTCTTTGATTCCACATAAGTGAAAGTTTACCATCATTTACATAACATTGGAATCCATAATGACAAGGTGGTAATACCATCTTATCTAAATCTCCAACATTCCATGCATTAACCATCAACCTTCTTGAATCAGGATTAGTTTTTATTTCATTTATAAGATTTGTTATTTGGTCGATAGAAGTCTCTCCATAATCAGTAGTCCAACCTCTCCATTGTTTACCATAGATTGGACCAAGCTCACCATCGGTTCTTCCGCTCTTGGTGTAATCACCATCCCAAATCTTACAACCATTATCTCTTAGATATTTTATATCTGTTCTTCCTTTTAAGAACCATCTAAGTTCTGTAACCATTTGTTTGATTGCCATCTTCTTTGTAGTAAGAAGTGGAAACCCATCTTTCATATTGTGTCTAAATGTATCTCCAAAGTAAGATAAAGTACCTGTACCTGTCCTATCTTTTTTCTCTGTACCATACATTATAAGTTTCCTAAGAAACCCTTGATATTGTTTGTCTACTGTATTCATATTATACCATCTTATCTCCAGTCATTCCATCATAGGATTCAAACCTATAATAAACTGTTATTTCTTCTCCTACTTTTATTGGACGTATAGAATATAAAGTTCTATCTTCGTTTTCAGTATTTATGTAGCAATTGGGAGTTTCACTATGATTTATAAATCCACCAAGTGGAGTTCTAACCCACTCCCTTCTATTTTTACTAACTACAAATACGTGAGTTTCTCCAAAGTCATGCCCTGCTTCAATATCCTCCGTTGCAAATAAACCCAATCCATGCACTTTACTTTTCTTAATAGTAAGTCCATATTGTAAAGGTTTATATGTTTCTTCAGTAAATTCTTTAATTATTTCTGTCATATTATTTCTATGGTTAGTCCATATTCTTTTCCATATATTTCGTAACCGTGATTTCTGTTGTCTATTTTAAATTCTGTAAATTGATAAACTACTATCTCTACATCACCTATCCAACCAAATACTGCGTTATCAGCATAATCAATTGATAAATGTGTTAAGGATTTATCGGCTATAGCTTTTTTAGCTTCTTTAGTTAAATCCTTAAATGGTATGTTTATAATCATGTCAACAATCCATAGATAATCATTCCAACCAGAATTATTCCTAATCCCATTGTTGAAATGAATGCAAGTTTTTCATTATTTTCTGTTTGACGTTTACTTCTACCCTGTCTATACTTCTTATCCTCTTCGGTCATTATAATTTAAATTTATACTAATATACGAAATTTTTTTGATATATCCAAGGAATTTCCATATTTTTTTAAAATTTCTTTTTTACTAATAAATACATTTTTATGAAATTTCATTTTTTCATACCTCTCAAGTATAACTTCTTTATTTCCATAGACATTACCAAATACAAATTTAGCCATCTGCTCGTGCCTATTATTATCTATATGAACCAATTCAAACAATCTTTTTTGATTGTTTAAAAATCTATCCTTACATTCTAAATATACTTTGTGAATATCTAGCTTAGATAATTTTTCTATTTCGTTTACTATTAATTTTGATTTCTTTATGAGATTATTTTCGTTATCATAAGAATGGTCTATAATATCATCAAACATATCAAATCCCCAATCTCTTAAATATTGTATATAATTTGGTTGTGCAAAGAAAATTGGAAATTGTAATCCTAAAAATGGTTTAGCCGCTTTCTCTGTAACAAATGTTGATTTATCCTTTGGTAGTGATTCGCATTGAATTTCTATATATGAATTTTTAGCAAGCTCTGGTTGTATTTTAAATCTATTTAGATTTTTACCGTTTGTATCTAATTCTGTAAATTTAGAATCAAATGTTTTACCACCATTCCAAGTAGTATATCCAATGTTTCCTATTTCTGATTTTTTTAATTCGTTAGTGAATATTTTTCTATCTGGTCTATTCTCACCAACTAAACAAGAAAATAATTTTTCCTTTTTGTCATCAGTCCATTCTAAACCCAATATCGTCTCTCTTTGATATATAGTACTAATTGCTGCGTGGTTTGTGTGGTGTTGAAAAAATCGTAATCCTGCAAATGGAGATAAAAACATTTCCCATCCAAATGTTTCGTATTTGTATTCTTCTATCGGTGATAATACTATTTTTCTTTTACAAGTTATGTTTAGTGATTTTAATTTTTTGTTTTTTTCTTCTAACTGGTCGGGTTCTATAAATTCTCCTGAATGAGAAAGTATTATTGTATCTACGAATATGTTTTTTATATCTAACTTGTCTAACGTATTATATCCATCAAATATAAGATAATCATATTTTTTATTTTTATCAAATGTAGCTATTGTATCAACTTCAATCTTATTTCCATATATTGGAGTTCCATTATAATCGTTAATGGAATCTATAAAAGAAAATGATGGAATACCGTGCTTCACTTCTTCATTTTGATATGCGTCTGCTACATTAAGTATCTTACAATCTTTTACTTTATAAAAAGTTACTATCATAAACCTATCTTACAAGTTTTACAAGGACCATTCTTTGGTCCGTCGTTCATATGTTGTTCTCTCCAAATTTTATATGAATCACCTTTCCATATTTCTTTTATTGGTGTTTCAAATGCATTTCCCATACACCCTATATCGTGTTGTTGAATATCTGACCTGAGATTACAACAAATCATAACGCTACCATTATAATCAATATACATTGAGGTAAATGGTTTCTCACACTTTTCTGTTCTTACATAATCAACTGCCAATGGTACTGTCTCTCCTCTACTACTCCCATCATATGTAAAATTTCTACCTCTAATATGAACCGTCATATCTTTATAAGATAAATCGTACTCTATCTTTCTATCTGGATAATCGTAAAGTAATTTGTAGGGTAATCCAATTTTAGTTAATTTTTTTTGTATTCTTGTCTTAACTCTATCGTGATTATACATCTCATTGTTTTTTAGATATTGTTGAATAAACAATTCATCCAACCCCGCTTTCTCTAAATCAACAATGTAATCTTTTGTAACATAATCACCATTTGAGTTGGTTCTTAATTTTGCTTTTGGTAAATATTCTCTTGCTTGTTTTAATCTTTTTATAAAAATGTCTTTATGTGATAGAGGTTCGTTATATCTACTATATGCAATTTCTCCCTCAAAGTTCATATCTTTCAATTGCTGAAGAATGTTTAAATACTTTTCCTCAGGCATTATAAGATTTTCGGTTCTTCTATCTATAAATGAGTTTGGACAGAACCAACATTTTCTGTTACAATATGAGAATACTTCAATCTCAATAAAAACAAAATCATTAAGCATTTGATTTTATATTAGCTATCCAATATTTCACTGCATCAGAATCATTTTGCCAAAGTTCTTTCAAACCCCATTCAAAGTTTGAATGCATGTAATATGGTTTTCCTTGAAACTCTTCATTATTCTTTGCTGCTCTTATCAAGGGCTCTCCCATATGAAGTAGCATTTGTTTCTTTGTACGTCTTTTTTTAGATTTTTTCTTCTTAGGTGGGACTACCACTTCTGGTAGTACTACTTCCATTTCATCAGCAATCTCTTCTTCTGGCTCTTCGTTATATAACTCTCTCCTACGAATTACTTTTTGTTTATCTACAATACCCCTATCAACCATCAAAGCATTGTTAAAAGCAACTACAAGCGTTACTGCGAGTGGGTCAAATACAAATATAATAGTTAGTATTAACCAATTAATTATTTGATTCATTGGTCTATCTAACAACTCACTTAAATATTGTAGTGGACCTAACTCTGATGATACGCCTTCCATTGATTGTAATTCTAATATTTTTAGTTGTATTGATTGTAAGGAGTCAGCTGCTACTTCTCTTTTAGCTTGTACAGCTTTTCTATTCTCTTCTTCTACTGTTATTCTTTGTTGTGATAATCTAAGTTCAGTAGTTGATATTGTATTTCTAAATCCTGTTGCTGATGCTGTATCTCTTACTTGTATTGAACTTGCCCTTGCGTTAGATAGTGTAGATATATTAGAAGATATTCTTTCGAGCTCCGTATCGTATCTTGCTACATCATCACCCCAAAACGATTCTTTTTGTTCTAAGAACGCTATTTCCTTTTCCTTTATATTAAATTGATTGTAGGTATCTTGAAATGCTGATGTTAGGAATCCATATATACCCATTGATGTAATTAGAATTAAAATTAATACACCTCCAACTAAATAAGTTCTAAGTAATTTATTTATGTGAGTCCAATAATTATAAAGATATCCAGCCGTTATTAATTTTGCTATTTCTAAAGAACTAGCCATTATGATTACAGACAAAGATGCTCCAGCAAATAGTTTAGATAAACCACTTACCGAAAAGAACGCAGCATTGAACGCCACGAATAGTGCTGATAATCCTAATAGTAAAGTTCTAAATTTCATTACGAAATATCGACTAACTCTCTAACGTCTGAATTTAGTTGTTTTATTTCTTGTACTAACCTAAGTGCGGTGTTCGGGTCTACTTTTTGAGCGCCGGTTACGCCTTTCTCTAATAACGTAACTCTACTTTCAATTCCATTAATTAAATTGTATGCTCTTTGTTTATAAACGTCTTTCATATTGATATGTTTTTTATACTATTATAAATATTAAATATATAAAAAAAGGGGAAATAACTTCCCCCTTCTTTGATTAATTCGAAATTTTAATTAATAAGATATTTTCAGAGTTTTAGATTTCTTGTCTATCTTCTTATCAATCAGGAGAGTGAGTAGTCCGTTTTCGAATTTTGCTGTTGATTTCGTACCATCATAGTCTTTTCCAACTGTTAATGTTAAATCAATATCTGTAACAAATCTAGAAGTATCTTCTTCTGCTTTAGATTTAATTGTGATTTCTTCTTCAGTAACATTAACTGTTATGTTTTTGGGATTATGTCCCGTTGTGTTTACTGTAACTTTTTGTTTTCCATCATCTAATACACTTACATCAAATGGTGTAAATGATTTTGTTTTAGTGATAGGTGTTTGAAAAAATGAGTCATTAAATACGTCATCAATAAAGTGGTTAAATAATAGTGCCATAATTTTTATATTTTTTAATTAAACTTCACTATTATATAAACCATTTCCGTACCAAAGTACTTTTACTGACATTTTGTCAGGTTTTATTAAAAACCTCCTGACATTTTGTCATACATTCCATTTTTAACTCTATATTCTGAGTTTTCTTGTCTGGTACTCATATTATCTGCCCAGTGAAGAATGTAAGGTAAATCGGTTTTAAGTTGGAAATCTTCATTATAAGATATCCAATATTTTTTAGTTGCTTCATTGTATAATCCATCAGCCATCATAATACCCAATTGTTCTTTCTGAGTATATGTTATTCCATATTTGTTAAGTAACCAAAATGCTCTATCAGTTACATCAAAGTATTGTAACTTTGGATTGTGTACAAAATATTCTTTTTTGTTTTTTTGATGCCACTCTGAATCTTGTGGTATATAGTATGGTTCTGTACCATCTCCAAGTTTACCTAAATCGTGATGGAATGCAGCAAAGAATAGTTCTTCATCCGTAAAGTTTACATATCCTCCACCTTCTTCAAATATTTTTTTTATTTTATGTGCATTTCTTGCTACATTCATTACGTGGTCTATATAACCTCCTTCATAACAATTATGAAAATTAAGTTTACCACTTGCTGGTGCCAATGTTAACTCTGTTCCTAATTCTTTCTCAGAGTACATATGTTTTAGTTTTTTTAGTCTATCACCACTAAAAACTTTCTCTAATGCTGAGATAAATTTATTGTAGTTTTCTTGTAATTGTTCTGCTGTGTAGTTTTTTATTTTATGCATATATTGATTTTTTAGTTAAGATTTTATATAGTATTTCTATTTCTTCTTCTGTTGTACATTGTCCTAGTCCTCCACAGTCTAATAGTTGTACAACATAACAACCCTTTTCTATACCTCGTATTTTATCTTTATTGCTTGTAGATATAAGAGATAGTCCGTATGGGTCTTTACTTTCTTTTGGAAGTGGTAAAACATATTGATATATTTCTTCCATTTCATTATCATCATGCTCCTTTCTCCATCCTTGTTTTTTGAATGTTTCTTCTGTAATAGGAGTTTGGGGAATATTAATTGGTTCTCTCATTCTAATATTATTTTAATTGTATCTGTTACTAAATGTTCTCTTATAGTTCCAGTTAGAATAAGAGTATCACCCACCATTGTTTTTATAGGTGCTATTACATTCATTACCTTACCATTGACAACATATGATGATTGATTAGATGTACTAACCTCAAACTCATCTTGTAGATACCAAGTTAGATTACTTTCCCAATCTACTTTCATTGGTTCATCCCAATAAAGTGTATTACCAACTGTACCACTTATGGTGTGTATTGTTTGATGCGAACTATCGCTGAGTTCTAATAGATAGTATCCATTACTATCCATAGGTAACCTACCATCCAATTCTAATGTTGGTTCTTGTATTAACATTATATCCTCATCCGCTGAACAAGAAAATAATGCTAATGTTATAATAAGTAGTCTAATACCTTTTCCCATTTATAAAATTTGTTCCATTTGTTTTCCATATAGTTCCATCCAAAATCTAAAACTTCTCCTTTGAATTTGTCAGCTCCATTCATAGTAGGTCTATCATCTATTAAATAATCACCCATTAATAAATCCTTTCTATGTGTTATAAACATTTTTTTATAAAACATTTCACCGAAATACTTTTCTATCCAATATCTTTTATCTACAGCCGATTGTGGATTACTCCAAGGTGCTGATGTAGCTATAAACATATCATATTTGTCTGAATCATATAATTTGTGTACTGCTGAAATTGAATCTTCTAATGGTGGTGCATCTCTAAATACTCCGTGTATGTGGTCTGGAGTATCTACATATTTTTTGTTCTGTGGTAATCCTAATAACAATTTCATTTGTGCATCTAAGTCTACCAACACACCATCCATATCGATATATAATATTTTTTTATTCATAGTTTAGTAGCCCGACGGAGAATCGAACTCCGGTTACAAGGATGAAAACCTTGCGTCCTAACCACTAGACGACCGGGCCTGCTTGTTATTTATTTTATTTCTTCGAATTCACAATTTTCTTTGCAATCTCCGCATCTTTCATATTCTACCATTCCCATCCAAGGTCCGGCTCCACAACAATTTGATACTAATTCATTCATATTTTTATTTATTTTTTTCTTCTTTCATATGATGCCTGAATCCAAGTACTGGCACATGTCCTGTTATTTCTATTTCTCTTTTTCTAATAAACTGCTTAGACACTTTAAGAGTTTCTAAATCAGTTTCATTCATTACCCAATCTTTAAAAAGGTAAGTTAGTAATTTAGATTTAATTGCCTTTATCATATTTTTAGTATTTGTGATTTATCTATCAATGTGTTTACCCAACCCAATCCGAATGTATCGTGCCAAACTTTAAGTTGAACACAACCATTTAAGTCTTTATCGAAATCACATTGGTAGTTTGTATCGGTGATAATACCTTCTTCGATATTACCCCATTTATCTTCAAATTTTACTTTATCGTTTATTTTCATATTATAGTGATTTAAGGTTTAATTCAACTTTACTATATTCTTTATCAGTCATATAAGTTTTATTCTTTGATAAAAAATCATCTATTGATAATTTTTCTCCTGAATACCAAAATTGGTTTAACCAATATTCATAAGAACCCCATTTTGGTTTATTATTAACAAAAACATAAGAAGGGAAATACTTCATTGGAGTACCATTATCAGTAGTAGGAGAATCTTCTCTCATTTCGTACATATCAATCATACCATTAAAAGTACCATTTTTAAGTTTATTAGAGAAAGCATCAATGTCTGATTCAATCCATTTATCTACTTTAGGACTGTTGGGTTTAGAAATATTTATATCAACAGAAGAACCACCACTATAAACACTAGAAGTAGCCCATACTTTAAGGGTTGGATAGTGTTTCTTAATATATTGTTTGATTACTGAAGCCGTTGATTTAGCGTTCATATGGATATATTTCTCTTTAGTATCACTATAAGTGTCTACTTGAACTTGAGAAATAGGAAGTTGGAACTCTGTTCCATCTATTGAAAATTTAAATTTTTTACTCATAGTTTTAAGGTTTAATTATTAATCATTTACATAGTAAATATACGAAATTTTCCTGAGAAATCCAAGGAAAAAGTGAATTATTTTTAAATTATTTTTGTAGTAAAAAGTCTCTGAAATCTATTAAAAGCCCTTTCTTCATATCATTAGATAATCCATTAGTTTTAATATCATCTAATTGTGTTTGGAGGTTTTTAATTTTTCTATCTCTACTCATTAGATACTTCACTAAAGTATCTTTATGAATTGCTTGGTATGTTGATTTTGAATATCCCATATTATGTTAACATCATTAATTGTTTATCTATCTTGTTTAAATCACCTATAGCATCTTGAAGAGAAAACCTAACATCATCAGACATTGGGAAATCCTTCCTCATCTTTCTAAGGGTATTTATCTTATCTACAGCAACAGGTCTTTGTTTTTGTAGTTTTCTTATTTTATCGTTTTTTATTTTAAGAAAGGTCATCATATCTTACTTATTTACAAGGTAAATATACGAAAAATATTTGACATATACAAGGAAAAAGTGAATTATTTTTTCAAATTATTAACAATATAATCACATAATTTTTGATTTGCTTCTGTACTTTTGTGATTATCATTGATTTGTGGAAGTACCTCTTCTATGGTTGGGTTATGCCAAACACCAGTCCACGGAAATAATTTTGGTGAGTTTGGTATTTTAAAGTCAGGTTTAGGTAAAAACATTCCAAATATATTTGGTTTACCCAATTTAGTTAATGTATCTGCTATTGTACAGAAGTATTGAATAATAAAATAATTTGTGTTTTCTCCAAACTTATTTGTATAATCTAACAAAAGCATTTCATCTTCTGTACTTCCAATCGCACCCTTTCCGGCTGTTACAACTCCGCATTTGGTTTCAGATTGAGCCGATGGAAGAGCGCCCCTAACTGATATTGATTTCCAGTTTACCCAGTTACCATCTTCCATATGTAAAATTAGGTTTGTAAAAAATCCAAACTGATATATAACCAAAGGGTTTTTTAACGAAAGTATGTATGGGATTTTATCTATTAGAGTTTGTAAAGTAAAAACCATTGGCATTCCAGGTTCTCCAAAAGTTTCCCACTTACAATTATAGTGTTCACCCAATAGTTGAGGGTATGATTTAAACTCATAGTTAGCTTTTTCAAATTCAGACTGGTAAGGTCGAAGTTGTTCGATTTCATTGGTATATGAATCACCTATACAAATAACATTTGAATACATATTAGATTATTGGTTTTTTACCTGGTTGCTTTAACTTATATTTTGGATGTAGATAGTCATTTAATTCAAATGGGTCTAAATCCAAATCCCATTTATTTATTATTTCAAAGGACTCGATTCTATCCTCACCATATAAATCCTCATAATATGTTATTGGAATATTTAGCTCTTCTGATAATAAATTTATTTGTTTCTTTTCTTTTTCAAATACATCTTTGGCATTTTGTCCTGTTTTCTTTTTAAAGTTTTGTAGTGTTTTATTAATTACCTCTTTTGTTAAATCTCCCTCATACCATTTTTTTTGTGAAGTATCTATTAACTCTTCGTTATCATTAATTCTAACTTTTAATCGATTATCACTAGTAATATGCTTTATGAGATTCAGATAGCTTGTAAAATGTTCAGTATCATTTTTTCTGTCTAACAATATTACTCTATCGAATTGTTTAATAAATGTTTTTTGAAATTCTATAAAAAAATCAATTCCATTTGGGTCTCCATCAAATTGCCACTCATCTTGGTGAGGAACCTGAGATGTGAGAGATTTTACACAAACGTTTTGTTCTGTTTCTAACTCTGGTATTGGATATGGTATTTTATCTTTTATACGAAGAGCATAGTTAAAAGGTTCACCAATTTTAATATATCCTTGCTTAGATATTCCTCTTAATAAAGAAGATGTTCCGCTTCTTGCTACTCCTATAATCTGAATCTTCATTAGTATTCTCTATTATATACTTTTATAAATTCATATTGTTCGTCTGGATTCTCTTGTAGTTTTTGTACTATCTTTATTGGTGCTACATTCCACCCATCCATATAACCAAATCCCCATTCCCATCTTGTGAATAGATAACTTAGTAGTTGTAAATAAAGTTGGAATCCGCTTGTTGGTGGGAGCTCTTGGCTTTTTGTTATATATGTACCACCCATATAGTATGCATCATCATTAGGTAAATCATGCACTTTGTTTATCCAATCATAGGTGAATACATCAGAAAACCAACCCCATCCAATTGGAGTTTCCCAGTTTTTGTGAAAGAATAGAAACACTCCAGATATTGTACTTAATCTTTTTCTTACTACCTCTAATGTTGGTTTATCTTCCCAATCTGGTAGTTCTCTTTCTATGGAATCGCATATAAATTTTATATCATCTATATCATCCCAATTTTCAATATCATCGGTGTTTTTTCTATCAACTACTTTATAATAGAAGTCATTATCTATTTTGTAGTTTTTCGGATTGTATGTATCTCGATGTTGTCTTACTTGATAGTAATTATCAGTATTCATTTGGTATGAATATTATAAGTGCTTTGCTTTAAAGTATGTGAAGAACTTTCCAATGATATCTGTTGTTTGTGTTTGTTCTGCCGAACTTATACTATTGGTTGTTCTAACAACACTTCGTTTTACTTTTTTATATATTACTGGCTTTTCCATTATTTATTGTGTACTATTATTCCGTTTGCGATATACGAATGTAATCTATCAACTGTTATGTTATAAACTGTTTCTTTTGGATTAGAGCGTGCTACTTTAATTTCTTTTATTGTTTTCCACTCACCACTAACATTTACTTGGTCTCCATCCTTTAATATATGATTTGTTAAATCAACACCATACATTGATTTATATGGTTCTTGATTTGAATCTGGTACTAAAGATTTCCAACCATCTTTTGTTAAGAATGGGTGTTCCGGTGTAAACTCAATACCTGTATCATCTATTGTATATAAAGATGGTTCATTTCCTAATCGTTCACAAGCAGCTGCGTGTGATTCTACAGTGTGTGTATTATCGGTTGCTATTACTTCTGCTGAATCTAACTTTTCACCATCCCATCCTAATACCACATCTCCAACTACAATATCTTCAATGTTTTTAACATCTCCATTTGATAAAGATATTTGTGTTCCAGCTGCAAAACAAGTAGGTGGTAATCTGTTGTGTGCTAAGAATGACCAAGCAAAGAAGTTGTGATTCTTATCAACACTATCTAAGTTATATACAGTTTGTGGTTCTTCGTGTTCGATTATATCTACTATCCTTACACCATATCCATCAGCGTGTAATACCTCATCTCCTATAGCTATTTGTTCTACATCTAATCCACAATCCTCTTTAGTTCTTTTTGGGTCGTATGATGCATATCCTTTACCACATACAAACAATGGGTGGTCTGGTGTACCTGTTAGTTCTTTTACTATTCTGTTTGATTTGAATTCTTCTTTAGCAAATATATAACTAACAACCTTTTCGTTCTCCTTAACCATTGTAGATTTTACTTCACAATATTCATTATGGTCTCCATCGTGATTGTATGTTAATACTTTATCTCCAACAACTACATCTTCAATATTTGTTTGTCCTTTTTCTTCAACTTCTATCATAGTTCCAGCAACAAAACAAGGTGCGTTGTGTACAACAAATGGTGTTGATGCACTTACAAAATATGTATCAGTATCTTCAACATCTACTCTATATAATGAGTGAGATGATGGTTCATCTATAATCGCAACGTGTGATTCGGATATTGCGAGTATATCTCCGTTTTCATCTACCAATGAATGGCTTGCTGGATTTAATTCTCCAGCTGGTTTGAATAGGAATTGATTTGAACCTGTATCATAAACTAATACATTTTTTAATATTGAAAAATAAATGTTTTCTCCACCAGTTAAATTTAGTTCTATACAACACCCATATGATAATGAACTTGATTCTATTTTTTCTACTATAGAAGATGTAACTTTAGAACCACCTCCTAATTGGTTACCTTCGTGTGACCAAGAATAAAATATTTCTGAATCATCTGTATCTGGTGAACCTGAAACATAATAAGATTTAAGAGATTCACTAACTATTAAGTTGTATGGGTATTTAAAACTATCATCTGGCTTTTGTAGTTGTTCCGAACCCAACATACCATCAGTTGAAGCTTCTCTCATCCAATTTGTAGTCCATTCAAAATAATGTTTTATTGGTAGTCTAACTGCAGAACCTGTTGTTGTATATGTAGATATATTTGATGGTAGTCCGTATTCTCCATCTATTTTATAATTACCCAATCTCACATAAGATATATCAGTTCCATATACAATACCAAATTCTCTAATTGATTGTACTTTTCCTGCTGATAGTTGTGTTGGGTTTGTGTGATATCTTTCAAGATATCTATATGATTTAGCTAGATAGGTATCTCTATAATAGGTAAGGTTGTCCGCCGAAGATGTATTAGATGTATCTGTAAATTTAAAGAATGCCAATGGTGCGTGTCTTTCGTCTGCATCCTTTTCTATTATATCTGGTACTATATTAGAATCGTTAATAGCTGAAGTCATTGTGTTAGCTTCGTAGTTACTACCACTATAATAAAACTCTGGGATTAAACTATCTTGTGAATTATCGTGAAATAATTTTAATACTTCTACTCTACTTCTTGCATAGCCAGAATCAAATAGTGCGTTTTCATCATAACACAATCTTAAAATAAATCTATCAGATGCATCATCAACAGCAGTTGGATATATACAATTAACTTCTTCCTTTATCTTAGTTACTTGTGTTATAAACGTTGCATCATTTGCGATTACCTCTTCTAATTTTTCAACCATATTTGATTGAAATCCTTTATAAATCAACCAAAGTTTTGTAATGTTATTAGTTGATAGTATGTTAATAAACGCAGTAAAGTCGAATTTGGAATCAAGCGTTGAACTCAAGAATCCAGTATCTGTATTGAATTCCAATAATCTTAGATTATCGTTCTCATCAATAATAAAATCCGAAGAAAATAAAGTACCTTTCATTAATATTTATCCTATTTGTTGTTCTTTATATAAGTATTTGATTATATGTTTTTAAGAAATTAATCCACCATTTCTCATATTATTTCTTATCTCTGTTGCCGATATTGCTCTAACTTGTGCTGGTGGCTCGTGTTCTATTACTTCATATCCCACCTCTCTACCATAATTAACTGATTCTATATCAGGAATAATAATTACTTTAACTATTCCACTTTCAACTAAATCAGATAATTCGTATTCTATATTGTTCTTTATCTCTTTTGAACTCCAAGGTTGTTCTTCATTTTTAGGAACATCTCTTATAGCAATACAAACATTTTTGTTTTCTTTTAATCGTTGTTCTATTAACCAACGATGACCTTTATGCCAAGGTTGCCACCTTCCAATAAACAAGCTATATTTTCTCATATTAAAGCTTTTTTTCTCTCTAGCTTTGGTCTTTTTATAATAACTTTATCTATATCTCTTATTCTTGCACACTCTAAATATTCTTCTTTGTGTAGAAAAAATTTCATACACTCATCTAATATATCATCATATTCTGATTTGTGTACATAACACATTTTATCTCTTCCTAATCTTAATAAAGGTATTCCTATCCGATTTCTTTGTTTCGCTTCTTTGATTCTATCTACAACTTCTTTATATATTTCAACACCATGCACATCCATATATTCTGATATCAAAGAATGGTATCCAAACTTTAGATATTTCTGCCAATATAGATTGTGTACTATTAATGGTTGTATCATACATATAAGTATCTACTTAATTTGTTTCCTTCCAAAGAACTTGTACTAAAACTATGAGAAAACAAAGTATGAGTTGCACAAAGATTTTAGATGTTACAGGTTGCTTAAAGAAGTGAGCAGTAAGTAGTGCGTAAGATATAATTCCTAATATAAATCCAATGAATCTGTTTGGCCATAACTGATTGTCGAATACCGTTACTCCATAGTATGTTCCTTTTAGAAACATCCAAGTAATCGGTATAGCTACAATATACCATCCCCACCATTCTGGTTTATATTTAGGATTAATAAATTGCCAATTGTGTTGAAACCATACTATCACTTGTGCGGCTGAAATAAGTGTTACTGCGTAGAATAAATGTAACCAATTAAATTTTTCCATAAAAGTTTTTAATGTATTTGTGTATTTCGTTTGCTACCTCTATATGTGCTGTGTAGCTGGGGTGTAAGTCATCGGTGTATCCTTTTAACTCATCCCTTAATGCTGTCTTTCTATCGTTTATATACCAACCTGACATACAATCATTATGTTCTTCAAACTTAATAATTCTATCATCTAATTTGTATTTTAGAAAAAAGTTTTTGTAATGATGTGCGGTATGGTGTCTTATCGCTTGATTAACTATAAAGAATTCAGCTCCTATTGTTTTCATAAAAGAATAGAACTTTACAAATTGCTCTGCTTCTTTTTTAGAGTGATGTTCTTCATCTATCATATTTTTAATATAACTTTCTAATTCTTTTTGTATTATTTTTCTATCTTCTTCACTATCTGTTAAATCTTTTGGATTCTCAATATTACCAATTGTTAGATTATAATATCTATTAAGTTTATTAAACCATATTTCATCTCTATATCCAGCTGTCGTTTCTATAACGAATAAGGTGTTTTTTACTTTATCTAAGTTTTGCTCACACCATTCCATAGTCATTCTCATAGCTCTGATAGATGAACCACCTCCTCTACTCTCATCTATTAATTCTGCATTTAAAATCTTCGCTAATCTATTTGGCCAATTAATAGAAATCTTACTATCTACTTCTAACTCTGGACTTGTTACATCCCATTCCCATCCAAAGTTTTCTTTGTAGTAATCTCGATAATCTTTTTGATTGAGTGGCCAGCCGTGAGTAATACTGCTACCATTTGTGTATAACCTTTTGAATTTCTTCATTAATTTTATATACGATTCTTTCTTTGTCTCCACCTTATCTTTGGTGGTTTATTTGAGCCAGCAATAATTTCATCTAAAGTTACTGTACCAGCTATTTCATCTTTTGTTTTAAAAGCTCCCAAGTCTCCATTACCATCTCTTAGTGGTTGTTCTATTTCAGTTTTTTGGCAAATCCAATCTACGTGCTTTACTATTTCCTCAATAGAATCTAATTGTGTTGTTGGTACGTTGGTAGCGTATTCTTCTTGTGGTCTAAATAGTTCTTTATCAACATAAGGTCTTATATCTGATGTATTTATTTCTACTATAGGTACACTCATATTAAAATATGCATTTCCTTCTGAACTTGCTCTGTTCATTTTTTCTTTAAATTGTGGCGATGTATATGGAGAACCATCTATCAATAAAATAAAATTAATAGAAGTTCCAGCAACAACAGTAGCTCCACCTAAATCATTTGGAGCGTTAACTGTTTGGGAGTTTCCATAATGCCCTCTTACAGTTTGGCCTGAATAATATTGTTTGATATTAGTTTCTCCTGCCTCTTTTACTGATGAGTCTGTAGCTGGGTATTGGTTTATATATGTATCTAACCCTTTATATGCTGATACAATTACTTTACCAATTGCTCCTGTGCCTCCTACCTCTTTTGCCTTTTCAGGTGGTTTTGGAAGCTTTGGTTTTTTCTTTACTACTGGAGGTTTTGTTGGTACTGGAGATTTTGGTATCTTTACTACATCTCGACCAATTATTGGTTTACCAACATCATCTATTCCATCATCGACTCTTTGTTTCCTTCTTCTATTTCGTTTAAATGTACCAGCGCCAGACCTTCTCCTTTGAGATGGTTTGTTTCTTCTTCCACCAAATGATTCTTCGTTATCAGAATCTCTATTTCGTCTGTTTCTTCTTGCCATACCTATAAATATGATGAAATCTATAATTTAGATTCTACCAATTCTCTGTATGCTTCGTCGTAAGAATCTACCAATTCCATATATGGTCTTTTCTCTCTTATTTCAGCTGCTCTTTCCATAACCTCATCTCTCATTCCTGCTGCGTATGCTTCCATTAGAATTTCCTCTAATCTATCGCTACCCATAACTTAGTCCTTTCTGTTTAATTTTTGTTGTAGTTTTTGTAATTTTAATTTATCTTCTTCAGATAATGGATGCTGCATTTTTAGTTCTATTATTTGATTAATTATCTCTTGCATTTCCTTATCTTCCAAATATTCGTCAATTGTTTGCATGTTTATATAATTGTTGTTTCATCATACCATTGTACATTGACTCCAGCCTCTTCAAACATCTCCATACTTCTTTCAGCTGATTCAACCCATTTCTCTGAAGTTGCCCCGCTTGCTCCTCTTACTATGAAGATTCTGGCTATCCCTGCGTTTATAATACCTCTTGCACAATCTGCGCAAGGTATTCCACAAGTTAGATACATAGTGCATCCCTTTGTGGATACGCCAATACGAGCAGCATTATAAATAGCATTTCGTTCAGCGTGTTCAAACCAAAAATACTTTTCTGGTCTTTCTTGTCTATCTGCTTTCCAATCATCTATTCCTCTTGGAAAAGAGTTATATCCAGTAGATACAATTTCTTTATCTTTACCAACTATGACCGCACCTATCTTAGTTCTCTCATCTTTGGATTTTTCCTTAACTGTTTCGGCTATACTTCTAAAATAATCTACCCAATTCATAATATTGTTTTATAACCATCTAATTTTAAATGTTCTTTATGTAACCAACATACTAATACATATCGTAAGCCTCTAATAAGTTTAGTAACTTTATGTTTTCTTGCGGAATCAAATAATATTACATTCCCTATTTCTTTAGAACATCCCTTACCACCTACTACTAATCTAGCTCCACTATAATCATTCTCTTCGGATAGTTGTATTATTAGAGTTTGTTTTCTATATGCATATTCTTTATCGTTTGCGTCTGAGTGTTCTCTAAAGAAACTTCCTTCTTTGTATTTTAGTATTTTACAATCATCTGGCAATCCCTTTACACCTAGCTTATTTAGTTTCGGTAATAGAATTTCTTTAAGTTTATCTAAATCGGTTACATATGATTCTTCTGATATTCTACTAGATAGTTTAACTTTGGATGTTTTACTGTAAACCATTGATTCGGTAAACTCACCTTGTAGTTGTAATATTGAATTACATTCTTCTTTACTTAATAAAATTTGTTCACTAAACATATTCTTAATTAAATGATTCCATATCGTACATTTGTTGTAACCAATGTTTTATTTCTTTAGGTATTCTAATAAAGAAAACTCTTAACCATATTCTAATCTTTTTTAACATATTCCCACTCTGGTTCTTCTATTGAATCACAAAACATATATACTCCGTGCTTAGCTACTTTAAATGCAGTATCACATCCCAAGTATTTCTTCACATCGTTAACGCTTACCTTTTCAACTTGTTCAATTTTTATCTCAGCGAATACCTGATATGGGTTTCCGTTGATGTATTGTATCGGTCTTTGAAATGCTGGGTAAATCATTATTTTTTAGTGGAGGATATCGGAGTCGAACCGATGACCTCTTCGGTGCAAGCGAAGCGCTCTAGCCAGCTGAGCTAATCCCCCATTTCGCAATCTTTTTTGTGTTTAAACCATCCACCACACTTACACTTAATGTAATGAACAGTAGTTACTATTATTGGTGAAGATGCAGCAGCAGTCCAAATGTTTGGATGCCAATGGTCTCCACAAATTCCTAATATATGTTTTATAAACTCAATCATCTTTATTTTTGTGTTTCTTCTTTCTAGTATAATCTTTCTTACTCTTAACAACCTTCTCAGTCATCTTCTTACCTATGTGATGCGATAGCTCACCTAATGTCATATGAGTCCAGTCTGGTTTTTGTTTGTAAGTTTCTTTTCGTTTTCCCATTGTTGTTCTAAATAATCAATAACAGTGTGCATATCTTCATCTCTATGATATGATTCTAAATGTAAAAATTTATTACTAAATAAATGATTAAAGTCATTCTCCTTTTTATCATAATGTGGGCGTGGTGGTTTCTTATCATAAACAAAACCAACATCCGTATTATAATACTTTAAATAATTATAAAATAAAAATTGTTCATAGAATTGTGCTGAATATACAGGTGGTATTTTAAATACATCTTCTCCAAGCATATCCAATATTGTTTGGTATGTTTTGGAAACAATATAAGGATTGTTAACAAATACTAAACTGTTATTAGGAAATACACACCAATCGAATTTAACTGGAGTATCCTTTACGTTTAATCTGAATTTATTATAATAGTTTTCATAATATTCTTCTACATAAGGTATTTGCCATTTTTTTGCTTCAAGACTATCTTCTATTGAAGTATCAACTTCTTTAAATCCAAATGTAACAGAGTTGGTTGGTTGTATCTTTTCAAATAATATGATATCTAAATCCATAACAACATATGGTGTTGTTTGTTTAATCATTGATAAAATCTTAGGCATACAATAACTATGTATTCTTACTTTATCAAATTCACGAGACATATCAACAAATTCATCAAACTCAATTCCATTCTCATTAAATAAGGATTCTGTTTTTCTATCAGCGTATAGTACTGTTGTGTAATATTTTTTTGTATGGTTTACAGATAGTTTTGCTAGCTTCCAAAAGTATTCATCTTTCGGTTTCCAAAAGGTATCCATAAATTTATAACAATAGATTGCTTTCATTAATTAAAGTTCTCTTGATGTCGGTTCTGTTTCTTCTGTTTCTTCATCTTCAACCAGTTCCATTGTTGTGTTAGTTCGATTTCTCAAATATTGTTCCTCAGTCCATTGAGGGGTTCTATCTGTAATAAACTCTATAAACTTATTAGTTTGAGAGTTTTCTGTTTCTTCTACTATTCTATATACTAACTTTCTCATATTATCCGTATATTATTATTTCACCTAAATTATGTGTGGGAATATGATATTTAAGTTCCCACTTATTAATTATATCTTTTATAATTGTTTGTTGTAGTTTTTTAGAGTTGCCTGTAATTGCTCTAACTTGCCATCCAAAATTAACTGATTCTCGTAAGCATATATCTTCTAATTTTAGTACGGCTTCGTTATGGTGCATCCCGTGCAAATCTACTTCTTTCATTTACAATATACAAAAAATATTTGAATTATCCAAATTTTTTATCATCTTTTTTAAAATAAAGTTTTTTTAGATTCATCCCAAGTACCTTTTCCTTCCCATTTAAAATCAAAGCTGAAATCTTTTGTTTTGTTAAGAAATCGTTCTTCTGCATATAACTCTTTCACTTCGTTTTCGGTTCTACTACCATCTTCCCATTTTGGTTTTGCGAAGGTTCTTGCTCTTTCTATTAGTGAGGATTTTTGTTGTGAGAAATCCATAACCTTAAATGGTCTATCTTTGGGTTGAGTATATTTTGCTTTTATTTTACAAAACCAATCTCCTTCTTTATTTATCTTAAAATAATATTCTGCATCATATGGAGATTCCAATGCGGCTCCGAATTCTAACTCATCTATCTTTTTATCGAATTTTAATTCCATCTCATATCCTCCTCTTGCTCTCCATAATATTTCAAATAATGTAAATGGTTCTTTTATTAAAGAATCAGCAAACACATTTAGGTTTGTGTTTAATATTTTTAGTTCGGTATCGTTATAATCAATTTTATTAAATACACTCGGGTCATCATATTTTATATTATATAGTTTTCGTAAATTTGGTCTATCCCATATTTTAATTGTTGAATCGGGTTGTACCTCAATCAATAGAATATCAAAGGCCTTTTGTCTAGTTAACATATGTGGCTTACCAAATGAAAAATCATTTCTTATAAAATTCATATCATATGTAAAATTCGCTAATCCAAATTTTTCTGGGTTTTGTCCCACAATCGTTTCTGCACTTAGTATAAACCCTGGATTAGAACCAATACCTGTCATCTTATTTCTATTTTTGTAAATAAAGGTTAGGGTTGATTTGTGGTCTATTCTTCTTTCCGTTGGGAATCCATTTATAAATGTCGTAAATGTATCAATACCTGCTTCTTTAAAATCAAGAAAGTTTTTATCCATTATCTCCCTAGTCATTCTTTTACTCATATCCTCAAGCACTTTGTTACTTGCGCTTTCACCTCCAATCTTTAATAAAAAGCATCCTGATTTCTTTAATAGTTTAAGATATTCTAAATCCATTCGTTTATCACATCTTGCGAACCCAGCCCACTTTATATCTAGTCCTCTTTCTATAATTCCTTCTGCAAACTCTGTTAATGCTTTTAGGTTTCCGTTTACTAAACTATCTAAAAACCAAATAACATTAGTACCTTTCGTTTTATTGAGATGTTCTATTTCATCTAATGCGGATGTAGAACTTCTTTGTCTGTATTTCCAAAAGTGAGTCTCTGAACAAAACGTACACTTAGCTATACATCCTCTACTGAATTCTGTAAGTAATCCATTTGGCATTTCGTATTTTGAAAAATCAAAATCTTTATAGTTTGGTATAGGAAAGTTGTTAAGGTTTATTCTTTGATTTATCGGTTGTGTTAGAAGCTTCATACCCTTATGATTCATCTTACCATTATCAATCTCTTCTAATATATCTAATATTATTAATTCGGATTCCCCTACAATACCATATTGAAAAAGTGGTTTGTTATTGTATGAGTAAATTTTACCTTGCTCAATATCGTGCTTTCTAAAATGTAGATTAGGTCCTCCGCATATGAATGTGGTGTTTGGTAATCTTTTTCTTAGTTCAGTTGCAAACCACTGTACTGGCCCTTCATTACAATAATATAAAGTAAACCCAATTACTTTTGGATTTGCTCTTACTATTTTGTTTATGTACTTTTTTAATATTTTAGATACTGGTTTTTCTAAATGCTTTGGATATTCATTTATTTCCCATCGTTGTAGGTGGTGTGGATTAAATGGGTCAAATGGAGTTATCCCGTCTTTTACCCAACTACGAGATTGTTGATATACTTCAATGTTTAAATCTAAACAAGATGATTTATATCCGGCCTCATTTACAAGGGATGATAATCTTGCTATGTTATATGGAGGTAAGTCATAAGCCCATTCGGGTAATAATAGAAACAATACATCTGAGTTTCTCTTTAACTTTTGAATGTGTACATCCGTTAAGTTTTTAGTAGAAGGCTGTGCGTGCTTCTTTATTTCTTCAAAAAATAAAACATCCGAATTCATATTAAAAATATATTTTCTTTTTAGCTGCTCCAATCATATCTCTAAATGTATGAATCGATATGGATTGAAATCCTTTTACTTTAGATGCCCTATACCACATCTTATCATTCCAATCATCACAATATGCTATAAGTGATTCATAACCTTTTTTGTAAAACATATTGTTTGTTGATTCATAAAACTTATCAGATATTCCATCTTTTCGTTTGGTGCTAATAAATAGATTAAACGAATATATGTTTGGTCTTACACTATAGAACCATCTCAATCCTATTGGATTGTTGTTATCATATAACATCATACAAATACACCCATCCTTAAATCTTTGTATGATATCTTTCTTTGTGTACATATCCTTCCATTTTATCTCTTTCTTTATGGTAAGCATTAACTGAATCAAATCGGGTGTTAGTTCTGTAACTTCCCTAATATCAATATCCTTATGTTCCTTTGATTCGGCTAAGTTTATTTTATAGTACTTCATTTATATGCCTATTATCCAAGTGTATTATGTTCCCTAAGTGTAGTTCCCATCTATCTTTTATTTTAACCTCATTACATTCTACTACCATATGAGTTGGGTTTTTATGGTAAGCGTATTGAAAGAATATTAATTTAATATCCTTGCCATGCAATCTTCTATTCCAATAATCAGTTCTATCTCTGTATTCAATCTTCTTCGAACCATTCATTATTCTAACGAAGGGGTCTTTCATTAGAACCAAATGTAATACTTCTTTACCTTCCCAAATCATATTATCCAAATATTTCTACACGAATATCCTTCATCATTTCAAATCCTCTTTCTGCTAGATGTTGTCTACCTTCATCAATCATCTTAGTCCATCCACAATAATAAACAATTGGTTTCTCTTTCATACTATCTATGATTGGTAAGTATGCACTATGTACATATCCATTGTGACCATCCCATTGTTCTTTTGATAAACAAGGTATATATTCAAAGTTAGGAATTATCTTTTCAAAGTTCTTCATCTCTTCGTAATACGGAATATCCTCTTTGGTACGAGTTCCAAAAAACAATTTGAGATTCTTCGTTGGTATTTTGTTCTTAGCAATATATCCTAACATAGAGCGGAATGGTGATATACCAGAGCCAGTACTTACAAAGTATATATCTCTATCTATCTTATCGGGTAGAGTGAATACACCCATAGGTCCTTTATAAACTATCTCATCACCAATCTCAATTTCGTTGAATAGGTATTCGCTCATTAACCCACCCTTTAGATAAGTGATAATAAGTTCAAATCTATTCGTACCATCAGCCCAAGAGGCAATCGAATAATTTCTTTTTATAATATTGTGGTTTCCGAATTTTTTAAGTTGATGTTTGGCAAGTAGTTGTACTAACATACCTGATTCAAACTTTAATTCATCATAAAGGGGTGATTCGAATATAAACCTCCAATTTGATTTGGTTTCTTTTATTATATCTACTAATACTGCAACATTCATTTTTTTATAATTCTATATACTTATACTTGACTACTTGACTACTTGACAGACAGCAAAGACACTGACAACTGACTACTGACTAAGTAAGGGGTGGCCATTTCTTTCGTAAAAGGTTATAAAGTCTCATTCTTAATTCCGTTTCTTTTGGGAATTTCTTTTCAAACAATTCAATATACTTAACACAACTCTTATGTTGTAAGAGATTATCCGTACTATCGATTATGTTCAATCCTCTCATATACGCATAATGTACATCAACCCCTTCATCTGTCGGAGTCGAATTTTTAAAAAAATTTTTAATCTTCATTTATTTGATAGTTTTAGTTGAGGTGGAGATAGGATTCGAACCTATGTAAGAAGATTTGCAGTCTGCCACCTAGCCGCTCGGTCACTCCACCATTCGTTATTCACAATCGCAACAACAATCATCGCCACAAGTGACCTTCTTCTTATCCTTTAATCCAAAGATGAGCATAAGCATAATACCTGCCATTACACCCAATACTAAAGTTCCTTCCATTAATATACTCATACTTATATATATATTTATCTTTTAAATATGTCCTTACTCACATTAGAACAACGATACGATAGAGTTAACAATGAAAAGAATATCATTGTTGCCTCTGATATGTCTGTTCATCTTGTTTCTCATATCACTATGTTGAGAGATTGTGTAGTGGTACATACTGAAGGTAATCTTATTTATATAGATACCGAAGTCTTTACCTATGATGAATTATATCAAGCTGAGGTGGAGGTAGATACTCTTCTTACCGAGCTTGATTTGAAATCCCCAATGTGTTAACTACAATCCCAAGTTGTTATTATCGTTATTCATTAATTCATCTATTATCCTATAAATGAATAAACAAAATGTAATAGGCCATAGGAGGAAATTCATACCTCTTTCTCGCCAACCCCAAGGTAGTGATTCCTCTTCCATATCTTTATTGTTTGTAGTCAACCACTCTAAAGTCATTACCCACATACATCCAAATAAAAAATAAGTCGATAGTTCCATTACTTTGGTATATCCTTTATAAACTTTGTTATCTTATGTATCATAGATATAAAAATAGCTAATCCTATTCCTCCTGCGAATATTCTAGCATTATTAGCAAAGGGTTTCATAGCGTACATATAAGCTACTAACGCCATAAAATCTATTATAACCATAACCACCGGTACTCCCAATCCTAAGTCTTTTCCAAACTTTATTGTTATATGGAATACCAAGTATGTTATTTGTAGTAATAGTAATACTACTCCAAACCCTAGCAAAAAATCTATTAGCTCTACATTCATCTTATATATGTTTTATCTCCTGTTTCTAAATCTTCTACTTCTACCGAAATTTCGCAGTACTCTCCACATTGTGGACAGTTAACTAAGTCTAACGACAGAATCGCACCGCATCCGTTACAATTGTTATTATCCATCGGATATGAGTGATGAACTAAATCTTTTAAAAAATCCATTTAATTACAGTCCACCAAAACCCTATAGTGAATAATGTGATTCCCCACCATACTAATGCTTTAGTGTAATCTCTGTTTTGTTTCATTTGATTTATTCTTTAATTTCTTTTTATTAATGAAATCAACTCTATCTTTAATTGTTTTCATTCTTAACATTTCTTTATCTAAGTCTTTTAGTTTAGCCATTTCTTCATTACTATGTTATTCACTTTAAATCCATTCTTTTCATAGAAGGGTTCTAACTCTGGTTTACAGAATAGGGATACTCTAAAACAATCTTCCATTTCTGCTATATAGAGTAACTCCTCAATTAACTTTATACCTACTCCACTACCTCTAAGTTTTTTATCTACTACCACATCTTCTATATGTCCAGCTACCTCACCTCTTATTTTGTTTTCGATAACTATACTTCCGTATGCCACAACTTCATCACCTATAAGACCAACAACTGCGTTAGAGCTGGTATTAGCTTTGAATTTATGCCAAGCCTTTGTTGTATCAAAGTTATGTATTTTACTTTCACTTAATTGGTTTAGTAGAAGAACCACTTGGGTCATATGATACTGTCGTATCGGTCTAAACTTTACATCTATTTTTTCTTTTTCTTTGGAATCCATTCTATTACATCTGTTATTTTATATTCGAATTGTTTTATTAGTTCTTTGTTACCTCCACCGAACTTAGCCTTTTCTCTTTCGATTAAGCCAGTCAAGTCGTTTATTATTCTTTCTTGTCTCTTTTTTTGTTTCGGTGTTAATTTTACTTCTGCCATATTTTATGTTTTTTCTTATATTTCTCTACAAATGATTTTCCTACTCCCACATCATAAATCTCGGCATCATTAGGAATAAGTGGTTTTCTCTTTCTTGCGTTAAGAATATCATCTACATTACATTCGAAGGTTTCCACTTTAACCTTTTTTCCATATTTTAATTTATACGCTACTACCACGCATTTCTTAGGATGTTCCATACGATAAACGCATTAGCTGTTACTGCTTGTAATACTATTAATGTTCTAAAGAAAGCTACCCAATCAGCTTCTTTATTGTTTCCAACCTTTTCACCTAAAGCTTTCGCCCATAGTCTCCATAGTTTTTTCATCTCTCTATTCTTTTTATTCCTCCCCATCTATCTACATTTACAAATGTAATCTTATCTACTGTTATTATCATCTTCTTTGTCTGTTTGTTTCTTACTACTAGTTTAACTTTAATACTACTGTTTCCTAGCTCTATCAATTCACATCCAAATTCTATTATATCTCCTACCATTACAGGTGATACAAACTCTATCTCTGACATTGCTTTGGTTACAAGGTGAGGAGTATCTGCTTGGCAGAATGCGAATATAGCCGCTTCCTCATCTATCCATTTTAGTAATTGTCCTCCAAATAAAGTACCCCTTGCGTTTAAGTCGGTTGGTTTAACTAATTTTCTTGTTTTATATTGCATCATCTAAATTTAAAGATATTGTGGTCCGAAATAACTAAATTTTGCACTTCCATCGAAAATGTTTCCTCTACTATGTTTCGCTGGTGTTTTCCAATCTGCTGCTTTTAATAAATCTCCCTTACAAACTAATGCTCCTTTATGTACTCCTTCGTACATAGATACAAATCCCCAAACTGAACTACCTTTCGTTACTTTGATGAACTTCCTACCTTTTGAGTAGGTTAGGGGATGGTATGTTCCACCAAATCGTTTTTGGTGTTCAGACTTTAATTCTTGATTGGTTCTATCCAACCATATTGTAAACTGACTTCTCTCCATTATTATATTTTTTCTTGTCCCCAAATATCATAATCTTGGGCTTCTAAATCTGCTTCGTAGTCAAAGACATCTTTACGGATGTTATAACAATATAACCTTCCACAATCATCGTCATCATCTACGAGTTCTTCATCTATAACCCAACCATACGGAAGGATTTTCTGTAGTGTATCCATATCAATCTCACTCCAGTATCCAAATCGGAAAGATAATCCTTTACCATCTCCCGATATCTCAAAAGAGCCAAGCTCTTTATTTATTTTTTTAAGTGTTTTAAATTCTAATCGCATATTAATATCCTATAAAGTTTATGTTTTCATCAATATTTTCTACCCACCCCTTTTTAACGGCATATGGGAACTCATCGTTTAACCAATAGTTTTGAACTTCGTTTAGGTGGGACAGGCAATCTTCGTATAGTTCGGAGGTATCAAATCCCTCACCATAACTAATACCACCACAAAGTACTATTAATTCGTTTAGGATATCAAAGTTATTGTGGTTTTTTTCTATTGCTTCTTCAATTTTCTCCTTCATCAAACTAGCTACGAAATCATTATATTCGTACATCTCTTTTGACCAGGGTTTTGTAATGTTAGGTTTTACCATTTTAGTATTTTAAATTATTTACATAGTAAATATACGAAAAAAATTTCACATATCCAAGGAAAAAGTTAATTATTTTTCAATTTTTTTTAAGTTAGTTTTCTATTTAAGACTAAGAAAATGAATATTAATGAAGAACCACGTAAATTTACCCCAGAAGAAGTCGATGCTATAGCTAAGTATATCTTTATATTTCAGATTTCTTATCTAATGTTAATATTATTTATGTGGTACACTGGAGGATTTGATGAGGGAAGTTCATATTTTAAGGGTTTCGCTAAAATACTTGACTTTTTTAAAGATATTATTCTCTAATGATTGAACTACTTTTCCTATTTTTTATAATAATTTACTTCAGAAAGTTCTTAATGAGCATGTGGTTAAAATAAAGTTTTCTTTGTGAAATACTCTCCTCCATTTTGAGATGATAATATTACCGCTAATCTTTTTCCAATAGATAAATGTCCCTTTTCTGAGTAGTGTCTATCATCAATTTCTCCGTTTGTAGCTTCATCGATTCGTTCTGGAGTTCCATATGCATATGCTACTTCGGTAGAAGAAGCTTTTCCTTCTTCTGTCCACATATCGATAACCTCAAATGGTAGGTTTTTATAATCCCACCAATCCTCGTCTGCGTAAAATTTTCTGTAATGTTGGTAACTAAACGGAGTCCAAAAGACTGTATCCTTTGGTAAGACTAATTTTAATAGATTCTGCCAATCACTTATTTCTTTTAGTGTGGCATAACACATTCTTCGTGCAGTTTGTTTCTCTATAAACGGGTGCATTTTCTCATCTGACTCTTCTTCTGTACCAAAGCTTGGACTTGCTGGTAGCCAAGATGGGTCAAATGATGGATGGTTCTTTTGCATCCAAGGCCCATTTTCTCTTTTTGAGTTCTCCTCTGCTATAAATCTCCATCGTGCAATACTTGACCAACCAATTAAAACTATATCATCTTTTTTAATTTCTCTAAAATGATAGCATATAGTTTGTAGTATTGTGTAATTATCGAAGCCACCTATTGCATAGTTTCTAACTTCTTCTATTTTAGGTCCGTTTTCTGAATTTATAATTGATGTGAATGTTTCAGCGAAGTGATGAGGTATTTTATTTAGATATTTACAATATTGTACTTGAGGGTAAGATTCTGTTCTCTTTAGAACTCCTTTCCAAGATTCAGAAAAGGAGTCTCCAAATATCCATAGTGTTCTCATAAAAAAACAGTTAGCGTAACTGGTTGTAGTTTTTACTTCCTTATGCTTTCCAAATTCTCATAGTCTCATTGTCAAGACCCATTTCTTCTTGGATTTCTGATAAATCTGTCCACTCTGCATCATAGAATCTTAATTCGTTTCCATCACATAGACCAGTTTCTTCATCATAGTTTTCTGCGCGCCATGTGTCGAACTCTTCATCAGTCCACTCATGCACTACTTCACCTTTAATGTTTAATAATTGTCCCATAATTTTTCTCCTATTAATAGTTAATATAAATGTACTTGTACCTATATAAATATTAAATTAATTAATTTCAACACCTCTTTTATCAAGTTCTCGTTTAATAACGTTCTTTTTTCTTGGTGTTGATTGGTACAATTTAAGTAACTCTTCCGTAGATGTTCCACTAACTGTATAATGTTTCCATATCCACTTATTAGTCATTCTACCGTTCTTATCTCGTTTGTATTCTTTTGTACTTGGTTTTAGCTTTGGCATCGTATTGTCTTAAAAATTATCTTTGTCCAACCACTTAAACAAGAGATGCATAAATAACCAAAATCCCATAAACATAAAAATAATCTTTAGTGTTAACATCACTCTCCCAATTGTTAGCTTGGTAACTAAAGATGGTTGGCTCTTTGTAGAATAAATATTAGGGGATTTGTGATTCCATTAAAGTTGTTAGTCCTCCGATACTCCAACCCTTCTTTTCGTAATAATGTGTGGAATCAGGTAAGCAGTATGCAATCACTTTATATCCTTTGTAATTCTCTTTACAATATTCCATTCTTGCATTCCATAATTTTGTATAAACTCCGTTACCTCTGTACTCCTCCATCACAAATGCGCTGGAGAATTTTAATGTTTTATCTGATAAGAATATTAGTTTAACCCAACCTATGGCTGAACCTTCATATAAGGCAATCCATCCACACTCGTTTTTGGGGGTAGGTGTGGTACCTGGTAATTGATAAGATATAATGTCTACATTCATTTGTATATACTTCCATCAAAATAGTTGGGATGTTAAAAGAATAAATATAGAAAATATATACCTAGCGTAATTCGGATAAAAATAGTTTAACTATAACGTCGAATCCAACTCTGGATAAGTGATTATCGTTGCTTGGTCTGATGTGGTCAGGTCTAGGAGAATCATCATTACCTAATTCATCGTATATAGTAAGATTACTTTCATCAATCCAGTTCATCCATCCTTTTCCATTTGGTGCTTTGAATAGATAAGGTGAGTTCTGATAATCATCTAATCCCCAAAAGAGAATTTTAATACCTTTCATCTCACACCACTCTGAAATAATTGGAAATGCTTGGTACATAGTAGATAAGGTAAATCTTGGAATGTTATATAAAACTATATAATCGTTAACCAATTTAATAAATCTGGAATCATCAGCCCAAGGTTCTTTTTTCCACCATTGTCCAATTTGGTCAAGAGGGCCTGCCAAATGTATCATCTCATCTGTTGGACTGTGATGCATTGTAACTCTTTCTCCGAATGTAGATTGTAGTATTATAACATCACCTTCTTTGAATAGGTGTTTTGATTTGTAGAATTTTCTGAGGATAGATTCGTTGGATGTACCCGCATCACCATTGTTTACCCATTTCATTCCTAACTCTGTAGCAAGTTTACTTACCCAATGTTGTTCTTCGGTAAACCCTGATTCTGTACCACTTATTAGACCTTTATCGTAAATACAATAATTTTTATAATATGTCCAATCTGTGAAGGAACATCCAAAAGCATATAACGTATTCATATTAAATAAATATCGGTAACACTAATAATACTACTATAAGGTATATACATAATACAGACTAAAGACTAATATAAAATTATTTACCCTTAACTTCTTGACATAATCTATCTGAAGCATATGTAATAAGTACATTAGGAAACCAAGCGTGTATAAACAACGCAATAGAGCATTTCATCGCAAACCACCAATGTTCCCAATATCCTACTTTATTTTCTTTTAGATGATTCATTTCTCTTTTTCATATGTTGGGTTAAATTTGGATATAAACCATATAGTTGATTTTCTAACCATACATTTACCCAAATAATAAGATTCCAAATTCGTTTCATAGAACTATAAATAGGGTGAGCTTAAAAGAAAAGGGCTAAAAGAGAAGCTTGACACCTTTAACTACCCACAGGTGGGTACTACCCTATTTTTTCTATACGAGAAAAAACCAGGCTCGATATAAAAACGCACCCGAGCCCGGCGTGGCATAAAACGCTTTTCGCTAGTTACAAGAAACCTCCGTTGCCTATATAGTAGTATAGGGTTGCCTTGCTTATTTTATTTTAGCTATTGTCTGTATGTGTATATAGGTAGTATTAGTCTTATTGGGTGTACCGAGCTCCGTTCTTGGTGAAAGCATAAAAAAACCATCAGATGGGAAAACTGATGGTGAACATTGGTTGTTACTTGTTGGAGGGTCTCTAGTCCCCCTATAGGAGAGATGTAGTGATAGCCCATTTTAAGTGGCATCGTGCGTAGTATCATTTCATCACCTCTGACACGATGTAGAGCGGAAGGATAGAACTGCCCTATCTTCTCCTGACTGGATGCCAGGCGAGTTTCTCTTAACTCTTCTCCCGCATAAGTGCTAGTTTTCTATATTTGAAGGAGTAAACTAGCAAAGACTCCTGCTTATTTTAATATCTTTAGTGTATTTTAGAGCTATTCTCAATCAAACACACTACTAATATACGAATAATTCCCGAGATATCCAAGGAAAATCGTAATTATTTTTGCTTTTTTTCACGTTCTTCTATTAGAATACCACCTAATATTAGCAAAAATAGGAGGAAAAAGAACGATAGGCCCTCTAATGGGTTATTCAAAAGCAGTAAAAACCCTTTACTAATGAACTGAATGGCTGGTTGTACGCTAAATAATACCAGAATTACCAGCAATAACAGCCCTAATCCGATTAAAGTCTCACCAATTGGTCTTAATTTTCTTAACATATCAAACATTTACATAGTAAATATACAAAAAATTCCTGATATATCCAAGGAAAACCCGAATTATTTTCAATTTATTTTTGCTTAGCTTTAAGACATGCCACCCACTCCACCCTAAAGATACAAAAAAATAAGCAAATATCCAAGGAAAAAGCATGACAATTTGTCAGGCCATATGGAATTACATTATTCGTAACGAAACTTAGCTTTTATTGAAAATTCCATATCTCACAGCGCTACCTTTTTAAGAATAATATACTGACAATATGTCACCTGTGTTACAAATGTGTTACAAATTCCAGTGATAGAGCGCTTGTAACACCGTTATCGTGTAAAAATCCCCAAGAAAAAAAATTGGACATGCAGAGAGATACGCTAGAGCCTTCAAATTATAGTGATATATTGTGAAATAGGGTGTCATTACACTAAAATATGTAACAATTTAATATGATATAAGTGGTTTTGTGAAAGACCTTAGGGAATAGTACCTACCCAAAGCCGCTTGTATAGTGTTATAGGAGGGTTTTGGAGGGTTAATTCATAGGGGTGTGATAAATGGGTACGGATACACTTCCTCAGCGCTTAAAACTCATTAAAATGGGGGGTATTTTCAGTAGGGAATTCTTAGCTATTTTTATTATAGCTTGGGGTAGGAATTTCTTTATTTAATCTTATTGATTTTATGTTGGGATTCTGGGGTGTAGTTATATGTGTTGACCATAGTATCTATCTCTTCTCCTATGTATATATCTACTACTATTTTCTGAAGTACCGAACATAGTTCATATTGTTCTCGTCTCTCCAATATAAGAATTGCGTTTTCTATTCGTTTTTGGGGTATGAGATTTGTTATGGTTTTTGTTCGTATTTTGCCTTCTTCCCATCTTTCATACATCCAAGCAAAGGAACGCACCTCCGCATAGAAGAATTGATTCGCTAATGCTTTTGGTTCATATAGTGGGATATCTTCCCACTCGTCGTCATTGCCGTTATAAAGTTTCATACCTATAAATATTATAGTATATGGGGAAAGAGGGTTTGGAAGGGCTTAACGCTTAAGATTATTGAATAACCAATTCCTTGCTTCAACTGCCTCTTTATTGGTTTCTTTACATTCACAAGCATTTGGGTCTACCTTACTTCTACCATTACATTTACATCTATTCTTACTTGCTTCTAATCGTTCTTGTCTTATATTATATCTCATACTATCAATAATTATTCCCTCAAAAAATTTTTTGTTCCGACTCCATCCCCACCGATAGGATGTAAAGGGGAGTAGTTTGCTTATTCGGAGTTGTTTGTAGTTATGTTTTTGATGCTTCTTTTGAATCCATCTTTTGTGGTATCCCCGCTATTATCATCGGATGGGGATTCCGTATTTATTCCCTTTTTTCTTATTATAAAATGATTAAGCATTCTATCCTGTACTTTATCCCAAGTATTGTATTCTACCGTTTCTATAGGAGGTACATTATATCCTGCTTTTACTAACTTATTTAAATCATTTACAAATCTTTCTAAATCTTCTCTAACCTCACCCAAATCGTCTCCTCCTATTACTCCTCCTGGTTTTATCTTCGGCCATAGGTTTATTAAGTTATTATATACCGAACCTGGCTGATGGTCTCCATCAATCCATACGAATTTTAATTGATTATCATCATATAGTCTATGTGCATACTTTTCATCACAAGTTATAAAATTAACATAATCTACCAACCCTAATTGTAATAATGGGTTTTTTACAATATCTATTATACTAGCACCGTAATTACCTGGACCTGTTTTTTTAATCATTTCATAATATGCATAAAATTGGTGTGGATGGGAATTTTTTTTCCAATCTTCAATCACTGGTGGAATTAACCAAAATAAATCAATTGAATCGAATTTTATTTTCTTTCCCGAATTCTTAATTTCTTGTGCCATATGTGTTGCTGATTGACCCAATAATGTTCCTATCTCAACGAAGTGGTCACCATCTTCTGCTTCTCTAACCATATTTAGATACACATTTTCTGCATCATTAATCCAACCTGGAACTTCTCTAAAACTTTTTGGTTGAAATGGATATCCTTCCTCCATATAGTATTTAGGGAAGTGATACGGGTCAACTACTCCCTTTTCTAAATCTTCTTCTACTCTTTTTTGTAGGTGTGAATTATCAAACTTACGTTCTGCGTTTTCAACTCTTACCTCTTCTTGTTTAGGTATTATAATTTCTTTATCTTTTGCCATATTATGATTTTTTAAAAGCTAATGTTACATTTGGTATATCTGAATTCATTTGGTCTTTCAATATTAATTCATATCCCAACTCTTTTGCAACTTTAGTTAAAATAGTGCTTGAATTTATAGTAAATAGAAATGAAGTTCCATCTTTATAAAAAGTCTTTAGTGCAGTTGCCTGTCTTTTCATTTCAACTTCTTCAAAATTAAAACTATCCAAATCACCATCTATTATATCTATATATATTATTCCACCTTTATTTAATGATTTATAAAGCTCTTTTAAATAAACATAAAAATCTATAACTCCTAAGTGGATAAATACTGCTTGAGAATATACAAAATCTATGTTTTTTATATGTGCTAAATCTATTGAATCTTCTATTAGGTGATATTCTATATTATTTTTATCTTTATTAAATTCTTTACAATATTGTATTAGTTGTGGATTAATATCTAAACAATGTAAAAGATTAACCTTATCTGACATCCAATTTGCCATTACTCCAGTCCCAGAACCTATTTCAAGTGCTTTACACTCTTTTAAAGATTCTATTTCTTTTAATTTACAAATTTGAGTATGGATATGTGATGCATGCCATCTCTTTTCATTTTCTATCTCTAAAATTCTTTTGTTGAACTCATCTATTCTGAAACTTTTCACTTTATTAAGTTCATCCATAACAAAGTAATCATTAAAATCTATACCATATAGACCCAATAACGAATCCCAATTAGTTCCATTCATTAATCCCATCAGCGATTGCCCAACATTAATTTCATCTCTGATTTCAATTTCTGGTTTATCGGATATATGTTGTGCATATTCCTTATGCATTTGAACTATCAATTTTGAAATATCCAATTCCTTTGGTTTTGGATTTATCATATTATCAAATGCTTTCTCTAAATCTTTCATCATATTAATTTCAAATTATGAACGTTCCAACCCCATTTATCTATAAAAAATTTATTAATAGATTCACCTATTATTTTATGAGCTTTTGGTGTTGGGTGATTATTATTAGTACCTCTGAATTCCTTTGCAATCTCAAATATTTCATTATTATCAGCCATACCCTTATCCAATGTTTGAAGTGAATCATATTGCTTATTATTATATATCATTGGTATTAATTTATCTTTGAATTCATAACATTTAGAAAATGATTTATGATTTTCATATCCCCAAGGACCTATAAAATATACATCAAATCGTTGCATTAAATCAAATATATAAGAATAGTAAAATAATTTAGTATTTCTGTATGCTAATTTATCAAATATTTTTTCTGAATTTTCCAACATATCTTCTATAGAATCATATCCCATTATTTCAGTTAAAGATTCCATAACTTCATTATCATTTAATAAATTTTGTACTCCTTGATTCAAAAGATTTTCATAAAGTGGTAGTTCTATATCATTTGGAAATGCAGCTGCATGTGGTGATTTAGGGTTTTTCCAAAATACATTAGAATGGAAAAAAGAACGGTCTGCAGGTGGTATCTGTATCACAATAACATCATCTTTTTGGAACAGATATCTTTTAGCTAATAGATTTGCGTTTCTAATTACAGTATGAAAATTACCTCCATTATTTGGTTGAACATACTTTTCAAATCCATCTACATAGTTTGTAAATCGATTAGATGCTCTCCATTCCTCAACTTCAGTATCTTTGTAATCAGAAATATCTCTTAGTTCTATATCTGTTGCTTGTTGATTTCTCATTGATTTGAATGGTTCTTTATCCATATACAATTCTAATCCCTCACCCCAAGTAAAAGAATCTCCTAAAAATAATATCTTTTTCATACTCTTATTTCTTTTTCTTCATAGGTTAATAATTCATTGTAATTTTGTTCAGCACGTGATTTATGAAATCCAAATGCTGAATAATCAGGTTCTCTAGAATGCCACTTAGAGAATATATCATTCCATTCCCAACCTTTGTAATCTGTTAACATATCGTTTGTAATTACATCTTCGTTGTAATCTGTACCTCTATCAATTCTAGTCCTCCAATATTCCGTTGTTACTTTTTCTCTGAGAATTTTATCTGCTTTTTTACTCTTCAAACTCATACCACCAAATAAACCATATCTATTTTTATCGTATCTATGATGAAGTGCTGGTTCTGCTAACAAATCGTAATCTAAAAAATCATCTGTCCACTTTGTAAAATCTATTGGATAACCATCCCACTCAAATCTAATGGTATGTGTATAATCACTCAAATGTAATTGCATATCTCTCATCACAAAGTATGGATATGAATATATTGTAGGTACTACCAATCTATCTCTACCAGGGTGCTCATCAAATTGAGGAATCAAAATATCAGCGTGATTTTCATTAGCTGAGAATCTTATTACTCTCAAACCCAATTCTTTATATCTATCAACTACTCTATTTGTTATATGAGCTCTTTGTTCTGAAAACCCATCTGCTCCACCATCTACTGTAACAAATATAACATCATTTTTTAATCTATCTGTTATCATTTTTTAAACATCCATTTAATTACATCTAATTTAAAATCTTGGTCTTTATAGAACCAATCATACAATATTTTTTGATTATTTTTTATCTTATCTATGTTTTTTTCCTTTACAGATTTAGTACCATTCTTATTTAGATACTCAAATGTATCAACTAATAAATCTTTTCCATTTTTTGTTTCATCAAAAACTTCATTTGTTGGAGTCCAAAATCCAGAATCTATTAAGAATTTATGTTTATCTGTTGATATTCCTAACATAACCATATTCCCACACATTAATGCTCTAAATGTTTTTTCTGTAAAAAATTGATTAATACTATCCTCAATATGACCTGTTTCAAAAACAATAAAACAGTCTGATGAATTAAAATCCCAATACCAACCCATATTTTTAAAATCTTCATTTATTCCACCAAAGTTACACTTTTTAAAATCTTCGGTTTTTACTATTGGTTTAATAACATCAGGTTTTATTTTATCTAATTCTTTAATTGTATCTGTTCTCCATTCACCTTTTTTATTATCAGAATCTAATCTTCCGCTATATACTGAGAATTCTGGTTTAAAAGTTTCTACTTTAGATAGATTAAATTTATATATCTCTGGGTTATAATGAAATCCATAGAAATAAAAATTACGAGTGAAATGTAATTTTGGTTCAAAATATCTATCTTTTTGGTAATTACATTCTACTGGATATTTACCCTTATCAATCGAAGAAAATATAGTTTTCCAATATTTTGATGTTAATTCTTCTTCAATATCAGGACCTGCAGATTCTCCATCATTTTTAAAATATACAGTGCTTGGTCTTCGTGATAAAGAAGAACAAAACGCATCCATATAGATTATTCTTTCATATCCACCAAGTTTTAGTGAAGTTATATCATTAAAATTTTGTCTACATAAAAAGAAATGAGTCTTATCTATGGAATCTTTTTTAACAAGAATTCCTAACTCATCATCTCTTATAATATCAAATGGATAAAATAGTGCGAAAAAAGATGAATAATCGTTTTTTAATTGAGTTGAATACTCACAATGTGGAAATACCACTAATTTCATAAACTATCAATATATTCTTTTAATCTATCTTCTGGTTTCCAATTCAATCTATCTACCGTATCATTGTTTTCTCTAAGAGTTTCTCTATAGTTACCCTTTTGGTCGGGTATATACATGCAATCACTACCGAATTTCTCTTTAAACATTTCATAGACCTCATTCACCGAATAATTTATTCCAGTTCCCAATTCCCAAGCATCTTCGTGCTTTTCATTACCAACACCAACTTTGTATAGTGCATCACAAATATCCACAACGTGTGTGAAATCTCTTCTTTGTTCTCCATCACCAACGATTGTTATTTTTTGATTATTATTGACTTGATTTCTCCATATACCAATCACAGCTGCCCAATCACCATCAACGATTTCTTTTGGTCCATATACATTGTAGAATCTACAAATCTCTACATCAACTTCAAATGTTGATTTATATAATTTACAAACCTCTTCACCTAAGAATTTATACATAGCATATGGTGAATCTGATGGATTATGGTGTTTTGAAGATGAACCAGCATATACTACTTTTACATTATTATGTCTAGCCCACTCACAAACAGCTTCAGTTCCTCTAACATTTACTCTGAATGTATCTGTTGGGTTCTCAAATGAAGGTTGAATCCTACTCAATGCTGCAAGATGGAAACATAAATCGAAATCATCTCCTTTGATATATTCAATTGTTTCTATATCCGCATTTATATATTTTACATTAGTGATATGATTTTCTTCTAATCCACTATCGTAATTATCTAATGAGACAACTGTGTGTCCTTCTTTTACTAATCTTTCGATTAAATTGGTGCCTATAAAACCTGCACCTCCTGTTACTAATATTTTCATATTTATAAAATTTTAATTTTACCTCTTAATATATCCCAAAACATCAGCCAATCTGATATTTTAGCTTTTACTGGGTCTTTAAATGCTGCTGGTTCATTCTTTTCAAATAAAAAATGACCTGTCCAAGCAAATGGATAAATTATAAAAGGTATAATAGGTATCAAATACCATAACCAATGATAAAATATCAAAAAAGTACAAATCAATGTAACCCATTGACCCAAAAAATGTAATCTAATACAATTCTTATTTCGATGTAGTGTTAGATACATCTTATAATATTCTTTTATTCCCACGATACTTCCCAATCTTTAAATTCATCAGCTATACAATCTATCTTATAGTCCTTTCTTCCTCCATCAAACTCTTGAATCTTATTTTTAGCTGTATTTCTGATTCCATTTAGACCGTGTGTAAGTAATAGTTTATTTCCAGCATCTATTCCATTTCTAGCATTATCTTCATTTTGCCAAATATGTAAATTCATCTGAGATAGTACAATAACTGCTCTCAAAAACTCTGCATCTATTAGAGGTAATTGTTCTTGCATTTTATCACCTATAAATTTATTCATTTTTTCTTTTAGTATAACATCAATATCATTTACGATATCTTTAATTTCTTTAGCATATTCCTCTTTATGATTAGGAATCTTTAATTCTTTTATCTGAATTATTGATAATCTATCAATAAGTTCTCCTAATGTTGGTAAGTACTTTCGTTCCATTTATTATATAATTTATTTACTAATTCGCTATCTTCTACCTCTTTACATTTAAATCCTTTTCCATACTCATATAACTCTTCACTACACCACCAATCTTCATATATTTCTCCTTTAGAATTTGTTACATCTTCACAAATCAGTTTGTATCCTTTTTCTTTTAATAATTTTCTTTGAGGTTGTCTGTTTGTTAAATCTCTATTTTCAGCTCTACCTAACAAACCCCAATATGCATCATGCTCAATTGTGATTACCTTAACACCAAATTTTTCTAATGGTACATTCTCTAAAACTTTGTATGAGTCTTTATCAGCATCAATAGATAAGTAATCTATTTTTTTATCTATAAAATCCCAATTAGTTTTGGTTGCATCCAATTTATGGAATTCCATCCCATCCCAGCCATCAAAATCTTCTATGTCAACGAAATAACCATCACATCCTAATTGTATTAGAGGATAGCATACACTGTTACCGGGGGTACTACATCCTATATCTAAGAATGTAAAAGGTTCAAATATTAAGTTCAACGGAAAGATTGCTTGGGTTCTCATATCGTTGTAACTCCTCTTTTTTGTACTACTATTGTAGCATTATCGTTAGCTAATTTTATTGCCTTATCTATATTCTGAGATTGTAAATATTCATATGCAAATGATGCCATCCAAGTATCTCCAGCTCCACTTAAATCTCTAACTTCAACTGAATTATCTACAGGATATCTTTTTCCATTATACATACATCCTCTTTCACTCATAGTTACAATTAATCTATCCTTCCAATCTTTATATACTGCGCCCTTTTCAACACAAATATCCCACTCTTCTTCATTCATTTTAACAAATGTATAATCTTTGAAGTAATTTCCACTTCCTATAGTTTTTTTAGTATCAATAAAAGATAGTTTAGAGCTCTCTCCTATTTTCTTTATATTATCATATGTAAGATATCCCTTATCATAATCGGATACAATAACTGCATCATATGAATCAAAATCTACCTTACGATGGTCAAATGTATTAGAAACCTTATCATTACCATCTACCCTAAGTAGCATTTGGTTTGATTTTGTTTCTACATATCTTGTCTTTTGAATTTGTTCGTTGTTTGTGATTAGTTCAGTTTTTCTAACTCCTAATGCTCTGAGATTCTCAACAACATTTCCTGCCATACCTTGATTGGTTATGGTTTTTGATGGATTAAATACTGGAATTGGTGCTTCAGGACATAACCTCCCACAATTACCATATACAAAAACATCTGTACAACTATCTCCAATAACTAATATTTTCAAAACTTTTTACTTTTACTTATAAAACTTTCAAGACTTTTGATTTCTAAGAAATCTTGTAAGTTTTTTATTCTCTGACAGATTTCATATTCTTCTACTCCTTCAGCCCAGTCTAAAGCTTTAGCTAAAGTATCATCAATTTCCTCTCTTCTTACAAAGAATTCAAATTTTCTTATTTTATTATTAATCTTATTTCTAACTTCCAGAGCTAATTTCTCATTTTCACCCTTATATAACATCTCTTCTGCAGCTGTTACTAATTCTGGAAATATTATCTGAGGATTATCGTGAGTCCATAGATAAATGTCATTATCTCCTATATTAATCTTCGTACCTCTGCGTGGTTCATCCATTTTATTAGTTTTCTACGTCCATTAATAATGTTTTCTGTAGTTCTGTAAGTTCTTCTTGTTTATTTTCTTCTTTTCTATAATACCAATATCTTCCGAAATGATTTACAGATGCCTTACCATCAAAGAAATCATAAACTGCTTTAATAACCCCAGCGTGTATGCTTGGACAATTATGATATAATCCATCAGCAGCTTCTATTGCTATAAAAGCTTTTCCATCGATATGGTCTTTTTCCAAATCTTCTTCACTTACCTCATCAATTTTATTAATATGATAATCACCTGAATAATCATCTCCACAAATATATCCACCTGGTTTTACTTTTTTCCAACCAATTTCTATATCTTTTTTTACACAACTATATTCATGCCCACCATCAATAAATAATATATCTACTGATTCATCTTCTAATTTAGCTAATTCTTCGTGAGAATTTCCTTTAACAAGAGTTGTTACTTCAAATGGGTCATATTGGTAATTACCATCTTCTTTACCTTTATTCTCTAATATCTTAATAACGCTTTGATATCTCTCATCAACCTTTTCTTTATCATCTGTAAAGTTATGATTATCAACCCACTCTTCTCCATCTACAGTTACGTTTCCCTGAAACCAATCAATTGCGATTAGTTTACCATTATAATATTTTCTTTTTATTAAATCGGTTAATTCACAAGTATCGTGTCCGATACCAACACCAACTTGAACAATTAGTGGTGAATATGGCTTTTTGGGATTAACTCCTTCTGGAAGTTCATATGATTGCCAATTTTGTCCTGAGTTTATGAATGTTTCTACAAAAGAACTTATCCAAGTACTATTCATATTTTATTTATTAAAATTCTACATCTAATACAATAGAAGTGAGTCCTTCATATTTTGGTTTTTCTATTGTAATTTTTTTTATTTTCCAGTTTGTCTTTTGGTATCTGATTGTTCCTCCTACATTGTAGCAAGGTCCTCCTTCAAAATCAAACATTGTTATTTCACGATTATTGTTTTCAGCTATACGTGGTTCGATAGATTCGCCCATAATTCGTATTCTGTCATCACCTAGTTTTTCGATACTTCTATCTAATCCATATCGAGATTTTATTACATCCATTATAATATATTTGTATATACTATAAATATTAGATATTAAAAAAAGAAGGGATATTTCTATCCCTCCTCTATATTAATCTAAATTTTCGAAAAAATGTTGTGTAAATAATTTCTCATATACATCTTTACCTACCTCGTCTGAGGTAACTTGTAAAGATTCGAATGCTTTTGTAATTGCATTAGTTACTTGAGAATATGAATATTTTGGAGTTGCTAATGCTATTTGCTCATTAACAAAATCAAGATAATCATCAGATTTTTTCCATTGTTCGAACTGATAGTCATCATCAGCGAAATCAACCTTTTCATCAAAGTTTATTGCCATCCTTTATTCGTTTAATTTGTTGCTCTGTTAATATTCGTTTAGGTTTTATAACCTCTTCGCTTGGTACGGAATATTTTTTTACTAAATCTTCCATCCAATCTTCTCTTTTTTTACTCATTTTATTATATATTTAAACTTAAACTTCACTTAATGATTTTTCAATCACTTTCACTATCTTATAAGGGTCTGCATTTGAAGCAGGTCTCCTATCTTCTAAATACCCAATCCAATTTTTTGAAGTTGCTTGTGGTATTCTAATTGAAGCTCCTCTATCTGATACTCCCCAACTAAATTTCTTAATTGATTGAGTCTCATGCAAACCTGTTAATCTTTGTTCATTAGATGAGCCATAATTTTCTATATGTTCTATATGATTCTTTGCAAATGATTCAAATATTCTAAAGAATAACTCTTCACCACCTGTTTCTCTCATTTCTGTTGTTGAAAAATTAGTATGTAATCCAGAACCATTCCAATCTCCTGTGATTGGTTTTGGATGAAATTCTACTTTCAAATTATATTTTTCTGAGATTCTATGTAAAAGATATCTTGAAATCCATAATTGGTCACAAGCTTCTTTATTACCTTTACCCATTACTTGGTATTCCCACTGTCCTAACATTACTTCAGCATTGATTCCAGTGATATCTAAACCTGCATCTAAACATTGATTTAAGTGTTCATCTACAATATCTCTACCACTTACAAGTCCACCACCTACTGAACAATAATATTTTCCTTGTGGTGCAGGATATCCATCTTTTGGAAATCCAATAGGTTTACCATCTTTCATAAAAGTATATTCTTGTTCGAATCCATACCAATTATCAGGATTATCTTCCAATTCTGCTCTGGTATTTGATTCGTGTGGTGTTCCATCTGTATTTAACACTTCACATAAACAAAGAAACCCATTTTCTCTTAATGGGTCTTTTACCAACTTTACTGGTTTTAATAAACAATCTGAATAGTTTCCTTCAGCTTGTAATGTTGAACTACCATCGAATCCCCATTCAGGACAATCTTCAATAGACAAGGCCTTAGATTCAATAATTTTTGTTTTACTTCTCAAATTTGGTTCTGGTTTATAACCATCTAACCAAATGTACTCTACTTTAAATTTTTCAAATTTAATCATAATATTCTCCTTTTATTTTAGTTTAAAAAAATCATCGAACTATCTTCCACGATTCTACTTTGTTACATTTTACACAAATTTTTGTATCTATTCTACCTCTGGTTGTCCAATCTTGTTCCCATAATTCTACCGTTATTGGTTCTTCACAAAAACATTCATTTTCATTATGAGCTGGAATTGAATTCCATACACTCAATTGATTATTATTCATCCACTCATCTCTAGTGTAAACTGTCTTTTTTGGGTCATACCAATTTGGTAAAACCTCATTTAGTGCTTTTTGTAATTTTTTATCTATTGCCATTTTAAAATCCTGTTATTAAATTCTTTGTCCAAGCTACGATTCCATTAATATTTAAAACTGCTAAGTTCCATTGTTTCCTTGATATTACTTGTATTCCCGTACAAATGAATCCTATAATAAATAACCAAGGCTCAACAGTCCAATGTGCAGCTAATATAAAACCAGTACCCATATATCCAATTTTAGATGCTGTTTTTTCAAATTGTGTTTGCTTCCTATTATATTTTAAATATCGTATAAGAGCTCTCCACCTAATGTTTTTCAACATAATATTAATTTCATTTTCATAACTACAAAAAAAGAGACATTAAATTATTAAAATCTCAATTTTTACTCTCTTTTTTAATTATATTTTAAGGTTAGGAATTCGGGGTAGAGAACCTACCCCTTTTTCCATTTGTAAATAATTGATAACCTTAAAACTGAGGAACATCGTCCTCATTATCTTCAGTGTCCTCATCTTTCACATCATTGAATAGAGGTTCACCATTTTCATCTTTTTGATACTTCTGTACCAATTGTTTCACATAAGTTCTTTCTGAATCAACTCCACCATCCTGAGAGAAGAATGGAAAGATAGAAATCTCAGCTGCTTCACCTAATTCGAAACCGTCATAAAGTAATCCAGCCATTTCAACACTTGCTCTGGTAGAAACCATAGCGGTAAGTTTACCATTTTCACTCATCGATTGAGTTCTAGTGTGGTGTGCAATTTCAGCTACTGCTTTCAAATCATCTTCGTTTACTTCAGGAAACATATAATTTAGTAATCCAAATTCTTCAGTATCATTAAGAACATCCATTTCGATAGTAACAAATCTATCTAAGATTGCTCTATCCATTACTCTAGTCGATGTATATTCATTACCGATGTTAGCCGTAGCGATGAAGGTAACTCCTTCAGCCACATTCACAATCGGTGAACCTTCGGCTTCATCTAATCTCAAATATCTCTGACCACTATCAAGAACAGTCATTAAGATGTTCCAAGCATCAGGGTGAGCCCTACTCAACTCATCTAATAGAATAACTGCGTTTGGAGTTTTGATTGCGGTAACAAAGGCAGATTCTGAAAAGAAAGTACCCTTACCTTTATCAAAGTGTGTGTTACCGATTAATGTTGCTCTTGGGTCCTGCGTAGCTCCCAAGTTAAAATAGAAATCAGGTCTATCTAATGCCTTAACCAATGCTTTTGCAGCCATAGTTTTACCACAACCAGCAGGTCCTGTCATCATAATATTTTTTGCTCTTACAGCAGACCTAATAAGATATTTCCACTTTAGTTCTTTCATCACCAATTCTTGTGGTTTCAAAGATGTAGAACCCTTATGGATAAAATCTTTAATTGCTGTATGGTCTCCCTTATCTTCAAATTGAACACCACCATTATCGGTATTCATTGGGATAACTAATGCGTTATAAACTTCCATATCAACTTTTCTATAAACTTTTTTTCCGTTTTTGTTGATATATGCTTGAACCGCCTTACCTTCGTTGTAAGCCGATTTTCTCACACCAGTGGTGGCACCTAAAGTACCTACTTTTACACCAGTGGTATCAATTAATTTAAATGTGTTTCCAAAGGTTTCAACTTTGTAAACTTCGTTTGGTACATAACCAGTTTTAATTTCACTCATAGTTTTAAGGTTTTATCAATTTATATTACTAATATACGAATTTTTCCTGAGAATTCCAAGGAAAAATCCAATTATTTTTTGTTTATTTTTGTAAGAATAATTCATTTAATGTTTTTGTAATTTGACCTACATTTTGTACATCAATCATTTTAGCTCCTTTACCATACATTGTTTTGAAATCTCTTTCATCACTACTGTAAGAACTACCATCTCCAATAAAATAAGCTAAAGTTTTAATTCCCATATTTTCAATCATCTTCACCATTTTGTTAGTATGTTGAGCTGCTCTTTCTCCACCATAGTAGAAACCAGGACCTGAATAGTAAGGTTGCCCATCTGAAAGGTTTAGGAAATAAGAATCTATATCATTATTCGAAGATAGAAATTCTTTTTCAATAGCTTCGAAACATAATCCTTCTGGTGTAGTACCATTTGGTCCAAGACCAGAAAAGTATTTTTTTACTTTGGAGAATTTATCTACTCTACTATCATAAGCCATTACAATATAAGGTTTGTTATTAGTAGTAGCTCTGAAACTTACTTGGACTTGTATGTTTTGAATCATATCAACTGCTTTACAAATCGCAACTACATTAGTCATAGTTTTACTCCACTTATCTCCACCCATTGATGAACTAGCATCGATAGAAATATGTAGATTAGCTTTTTTATAAGAATCTAATTCACTAAATTGGAATACATTTTCGTTACCAAATCCAAGAGATGAAATCATTCTCTTATCAATCTTACCAACTTTCTGTCTATTGAAAATAGTTGTTCTATCTTCTCCTCTTACTTGAAGTTTTTTACCCAATATAGTACCTAATTTAATTCCATCTGCAACTTCATCTTCATAATAATGAGCCATATTTCCTTCCCAATTTTTGTATGATAATGGAAACAGATGTGATTCGAAAAGTGATTTAGTAAGTTTCTTAACTACGATACATTGAGTAGTTGGATTACCATAATAATCACCACTAGCTCCCTTACCAACTTCTTTAAGTTCCGAACCTGATTCTTCAATAGCGTTAATGTTTTTTGAATCCGATTTACTAATTGATGTTTTTTGAATATCACCATCCAAAAACTTCTTTTGTTTTTCTATTTTCTTTTTAAGTAATTGTTTTTGTCTATCAGTTAATTGAACTTCATTATCTGATTTAGAGTTTGATTTATTATTTGTTGGTTTACCACTAAGGTTATCAGGTAAGTTTTGAACATCAATTCCACCACCACCAGTTGGAGTATCATCTGAACCACCATTTAAATCAGTACCATTTAAGATTGAGTTAGAAAACTCTTCAAACTCTTCATCACTCATAGTTCCATCGGATGAACCTCCATCCCCTGCTTCTGAACCATCTGTACTGTCTGTTGTTTTTTGTGGTTTTAGGTTTGGAGGGTTATTATCATCTATGTTAACATTATTTAAGTTAGATAATATTATTGTGAATATTTTTATTGCAATATCAAATGAATCTTGTGAATTCTGTAATCTACTAATATTTTTTAAATCAAGAAGTTTGTATATTTCTCTCAATCCATTTAGAGAGGAAAGTTTAGAATTCTTATTGTGAAGATTTATAATTCTAAACATATATGATGTCATACTTTCATCTGTAAATTCATTGGTTAAAAGAGCTTTATCGATTACTTTATCATTAAAGTATTTATTATACATCTTTCTATAATAATCTCTATAACCAGGTGCAGATTTAAATACATAATTATCAATTCTTCTATCCTCTACATAGTTCCAAAGATTTTTAATAGTTTCTTGTGAATTGTAAATACCCTTCTTAATAGCTCCCTCAGTAATGTGAATAGGGATTAACTTGTGTAATCGGTTTAATAAATCAAAATCTGAAAGTTTGATGTGAGAACCTTCGTGTAAAGCCAATCCAACAGCCACATCGAAATCTTTTGGTTCTGAAACCCTAGTACCTATAACAACTGATTTTCCATCAGTATAAGATTCTCCTCTTTCTTTGAATCTAACAGGAATAGAATCATTCGTAACAATACTTACGAAGTTTGATATAGCTCTTTTTGATGCAGCTAATTTATAAAGGTCTAATGATTTTTTTTCTTGAGTTGAGAGGGAATCTGTGATGATATCGTTATCATCGAAAGAGTACCAATAAGAAGAATTATAATTCATAGTTTTAAGGTTTTATCAATTTATATTACTAATATACAAAATATTCCTGAGAAATCCAAGGAATTTTGTAATTATTTTATCTGTATAATGTTACTACTGAACCGAAACTCTTATCGAATGTTTGGATTAGGTTTTCATAATCACCACTCATCATTTCATTCAACAAATCTTTTTCGTAAGTTTTAGTCATTCCGAATTCTTTACACAATCTTTTAGCCAAACCTAAGATAACAAAAGCATTACCATCAGGTCCTGTCAAATCGATTTCGATTCCGTTGTTTTTGTATTTTTTACTTTTAATCATATCACTTATTTACATAGTAAATATACGAAAAAAAGTCGAGAAATCCAAGGAAAAAGTGAATTATTTTTTAGAAATTTTTACCCATCCAACAGGATGTTTAAAGGGTTCGTTTATGTTAGGATATGTTATATTATATCCATCTTCACCATATATTTTTTCAATATCATCTTTGATAAAATCCCAATCGAGTTTCCAGCCATCATTAATATCAAAGTCAAATCTATACCAATATTTTTTATCTAGAACTTCAGGGTACTCAAAATACCATACATCAGTAACACCATCTTCTAATTCAATACCAAAATCGTGTATGTATATTGTAGGTTTAACATTTTGGTTTGCTATCTCTCTTAATTCGTGAGTTAATGGATTATCAGTAAAATTATCATATCCCCCACCATGCGCATCTAAAAAGAACACATCAGTATCTTTTAATTTTAGTGATTCTAATAATTCTTTACTTGGTTGAAGAAAACTATTAATTTTATTTCTATAATGGTGGTTTTGTAAAAATCTGTATTTTGCTATTGTATAATATTCTTCATCAACTTCACAAGTAAATACATCTTCAATATCTCCACTTTCTAATAAATCTGAAAATTCTAATATAAAAGAACCGAATTCAGTTCCAGTTTCAATAAATCGCTTTCCATCTCCTTTTAAAGAATCTCTAATACTATCTACTAAATCAGTATCCATAGCTGTAACTGCTTCAGGATTTAAGAATCTATCCTTGTTGTTATCAAATTTCTCTTTTACTCTTTCAGTAAAATCCGTATCGGTATAGTTATTATCTAACCATACAAAAAAATCATTTCTATTCATTTAAATATTTATCCATTAATGTTGATGGGTTATCTCTATATATTCTGTAAGAGTCCTCATCGAAATGTTCTGTACTCACTTCAAATACTATTGAATTTGGTTTAAGTGATGTTAATTGATGTGGTTGTCCTCTTTCTATAGTAACAGAATCACCAACCTGTAATACATCCGTATTTAATTGTGCATTTTCTGTATCAATCCAATCAAATTTAAAACTTCCTTCTTGCACATACCAACTCTCTTTCTTTTTTAAATGATAGTGCATTGAAAAATTAGCATATGCTTCTTCAAACACCAATAATTTACCACAATATTCTTCATCATTATGAACCCATAGTTCATATCCCCAAACTTTATCTACCTTTTTTGGTTTAGTTATCTTCATAAAATCCTGATATTATCATTGTTAACTTATTCTCTAACGAACCATTTGCTGACATATGAATTGCTTCACTATCCCAAATGTATGCATCACCCTTTTTCCAATTGGTGATTATTTTATCTTCTACCATTATTACTTGTCCGAAAATCCAATCATTCATACAAACTAATATTCGGTATGCCTTTTCAGTAAATCCTTTATTTTTAATCATATCAAAGGAATCCCTATGTGGAGGTATAATACAACCAGGTTTCTGCATTTGAAAATTGGCATTAACTTTAACCATAGGGAACTTATCTACATATAAATTTAACCAAGTTGGAAAATCTTCTCCCCAACACTTCATCATCTCTGTATTATCACCATAACCCATTGATTTAGCTTTTACAGAATCTTTATCTGAATGCTTATTAATCTTATGACTATGAAATTTGAAATCATTTAGATTAATTTCATTATCAAATGGGAAATTTCCTAAAAATTTATACATTATTTAAATTTACTATCATAATAGTTTAACGTTGGGTCATCCAACATCATATCTCCTATTTCATTGGATAAACAAATCCTTCTGAAATCAGTACCTCTATTATACATATCGAATTTTGAAGAATTGGAATTTCCTAAACCAAATATAACAGATTTGGATGGTTCTAAATCATACTCATTACATATTAGTTCTTGCCTAACCCTATATTTGTTATAAATGTAATCGCATGGATAGTTATCTATAATATTATTACCAACATAACAACCTACAGCTGATACCATACTCATAGAATTAGCTACATCTATTCCATCATCTTCATATTTTCTTTTCATACGAACACCTATTCTAAGTCTTTCACAGCCATAAAACCCTTTTGTTAGACTAAAAGAAATACCTTCAATACAATTATATCGTAAATCCAATAGTATATTACCAGCCATTATCATATAAGCTGCATCAATCCATACTGGAATACCTTTCTTTTCGCATTCGGTAAGTATTAGATGTAATTCTTCTGGTTCATTACCACTATCTGAAAATGGTACTGATATAATCATACAATCTCCATTTTGTAAAACACCCTCTTCATAAAAATGATGAGTCATATTGTTTTTTACACACAATTGATGATATAAGAAATCTCCTCTAAGAGTAACTAATCGTTTACCACTATGTTTAAAATAAAAATTATCAAATGATTGGGATGTTCCGTGTACATAGGTTAGTTCTTTAAAATCATCTAATCCTATGATATTATTAAGTTTGGAGGCTTGAATCCAAATCTTAAATTTTTCTAAAAAAAGAGGATGTACTTCTCTTTCATAAAGGTAATCATATGATTCCTTTACCGATTTTTTTATAAATGTAAATATATTTTTATCAGGTATTGGTCTACCTGCTTTATGAAGTTCTGTAAACATTAATCGTAATCTTCTGTATATAACTCATCTCCACGCTCTAATCTATCATATAATTCATCGAGCATATCATATGCCTTTTGAGTAGCTTTCCAATCCTGCTCTTCAATTGCATCTTCTAAAATGGTTGTAATTCTTCCGATTTCTTGTGTTAAATCTCCCATAGTTTATTTTATTTGGAGATAAATATTAAAAAATGAAAAAATTAGTATTTGTTTTCATCAGCATCTGATATTCCATCATTATCAGAATCAGTATCTATATAATTCGGAATACCATCACCATCTACATCACCTGGTGTTGGTGCAATTCCACCAGCTCCAGTTCCTCCACAATAATTACAATCTCCAGCAGCTGGTCCAGCTGGTGCTGGGTCATCTACTGCTTGTATTAGTGCTGTATCTGTATCTTGCTTTTGAAACCAAAAATCTATTATCTTACCATAGGAAGCAATAAATGCACCCAAAACTAATAATAATATCTCTTTCCATTCTGCACCCATAGCTGCTTCACTAAATAGTGCAACACCTATACCAACCATTATCAACATAAATGTTGTTAATACTAGCGATGTTATAACTAACCTATTTCTATTGGTGCTTTTCAATATTTGCAATAATTGCTTATCTGCTTCGTTCACGTTACTACCTTCCTTGGCCTCTATACTTTTTGACATAATTTTTAGAACCTTTCGAATTTGAGTGATTATTCTTAGAATGAACTCCTGGTCTCTTCTTTTTTGCACCTTTTAAAAAGGCACCTCCACCAAATGTTCCTCCTCTTCCTGCCACTATTTTCTAATGTATCCCGATTTTTTTAATGCTCTAGCGTTTTCTACCCACTTAACACCAATTCTATTATAAATCGGTTTTCTAACAAATGCGTTAGCAGCTTTTTGAATACTCTTCGTTACTGGTTTATAAACTGTATTATCTACAACTCTGAAATTTCCCCCGAACAAACTTTGAAATTTACCTAAGTTATCTTGGCATTCTTTCCAAGACTCTTTAACTATATCATCTGGTATTACTCGTTCTCTCGCGGCATTTCTTTCTAAAGCTACTTCTAATGAAGTATTTACGAAAACCATATAACAATCGTAACCAAGCTTTTCAGCTTTTATTTTTTGTTTTTTAATCTTATTATAATTATCTCCAGTACCATCTATAATCATACCTAATCTACCTGCTTCGTAAAATTTCCTTTGCATAGCAGTTAGTTTTTTTGCTCTATCTCTAATTCCTCCTGGTACTTTTGTAATTTTATCCCAAAGTTCAGCATCTTCTTTTTCGATTCTTGCTAAATCTTTTGGGTCTATTCCATTTTTCTTTAATCCAGCTTCAAATGCTGAATCTGAATTAACTGATTTAAGACCTGTTGCTGATACTGAAGAAAGTCCTTTCCCTATACCAAATATTTCATTAGCAGTAAATGATTTACCACTACCAGGCCCTCCAGCCATAAAAACACATTTCAATATACCAGGGTCATCAACACCTTCAGTCATAAGACTAAAGACAATAGATTTCTTAATTGACATCATGTCTCCCTCGACATCAAATAAGGAATCTTTAATTACCTCTTCTTTGATATATGTTTTTAAACTCAATGTTACTCCTACTTTTTACCTTTTCGGTATCCACTATGCGTATGACCTGGCTTACCAACTTTAGTAGATTTCTTTTTTGGTTTTCTACCTTTTCTTGGTTTACCCTTTGCAGCTGAACCAACATCTCCGATTTGGTTTCCTACTTCTTTTACTGCATCCGCAACATCTTTTAGCTCTTCTTTAACTCTTCGAGCTCTTGTTTTAACAGCTTTAACTGTTTTTTTAACTTTCTTTTTACCTTTATCAACTGTATCCTCAACTTCATCGGGAATATAATCACCGTCTCTGTCATTGATTTTACCAGTTTTGTAAAAATATAGGTAAACTGCAGCTCCAACCGCAACAATACCTAAAATAATTAAAATTGTATTCATAATTTCCTTTTTTTATTAATTAAATTGATTACTACTATAAATATAAAGATAAAAAATAAAATTAAATAAACATGTGTTCATCTTTATTTTCTTCATCTTCATATGTTCTCTGAATATCGTTAACTTGTACTCCTAGCATAGTTAACAATCCGAATAATATTAGTACTAGCTTTTTTCTAATTCTCTCCATATAATGACCACGTTTTAGTTGGTTCAGGTTCTATAACCTTCTCCTCAGTTTTAACAATATAAGTGTAACCATCTCTCGCGTCCATATAGAACTGGGTTACTCCTCTTTTTTGATAAATGTACTCTAAAACGTCTGTAAGAGATTCTAATACTAATGTTGGGTTATCTAAAGGAGACCATCTATCGCCAGGTGGTACTCTTTTTGCAACCGCTTCTTTAACTTCTTCTTTTACTATTTCAGCTTTTTTAGCCATTACTCAATAACTCTAAGGATTCTACTTTCCTTGGCTCCAACAACTTTGTAATCGATTGAAACATCTTTAAAATCCTTAACAACTCTAGCTTCTGCTTCTGTTACTGACATTGCATCAACTAGATAGATTTCTTTTACTTTTTTGTCTTTGCCATTTTTAAGTGTAGCAACCACTACTTCTACTGTAACTTCGAAAAATTTTGCCATAATTTATTTGTTTATATTAATATATATGTATGTTTAACACAAAGATACAAAAAAAATTTGAATTATCCAAACTTTTGTCCAAAAAATTCATAATTTTCTTTTACTTTATCCAACTCACCTGCTTCTATTGCTTCTTCTTCATCTGCATAGATTGCTTTAACTGGACATTCTGGAATACAAGCACCACAATCTATACACTCTGATGGGTCTATATAAAGTTGTAATCCTTTAAGTTCCTCTTCAGACATTGATTCAACCTCTTTACCTGCGCCATCTGTTTTAATCGGTCCATGTATACAATTAACTGGACAAACCGTAACACAAGCGGTATCACATACACCTTCACATGCTTTACCAATAATGAAACTCATCTAATATTCGTATTCTTTTTTAGGACCTGTAAGATTTCCGTTTATTAAAAAGGAACAATTGAAACATAACATTCTTAGATTTTCATATTTATGATTCTTTCTATCACCATCTATAAAATCTAATACCAATGGTACTTTACCATCAACAATTCTTTTTTCTTCGAACCCACAAGAATTACATTTCTCTAACATATACCCATTAAGTAGTAATCTACTTTTTAGTTTCCATATAGGATAATCAGGATATTTACCAGCTATTAAATCATCTAATGAATATTTTCCTCTCTTTATATTGTATCCTTTACGAATTCCAGTTCCATCAGGATTTTTTAAATCTTCAAAGATACCATATTTTCTAGCGTATTTTTTGTAGGTATTATAAGATACACCTAATACTCTTGCCGCTTCCATAGCAGAACGAGCTTTCTTTTGTGCATCTCTAATCTCAGATTCTAATAGAGGTTTAGCCCCTAATCCTCTTTTCATTCTTCTTTGCTTACCTGCTTGAGAAAGGTCTTTGGTTGGGTCAAAGTTTGGAAAAACTTTGTTTTCTTTATTTTCCATAGTAATGTTCTTTACTATAAGTATACTGTATTATAATTTTCGGAAGAAATATCAAAAGAATCTGTAAAAATAAATTTTGCTATATCTACATTCCTCTTTGATTCTAAATTATATTTGTTGATTAATTTCTGATTATTTAATAATCTTTCTTTACATTTTTTATTTATATCATGCCAATCTAACTTACTTAATCTAAGTAATTCATCTGCTATAACTTTAGCTTTATTCATAACATCCCCATTTATATCATCATAAGAGTGGTCTATGATATCATCGAACATATCAAATCCTAATTTTCTATAATATTCAACAATACCTTTATAACCAAATATTATTGGAAATTGTAATGAAAGAAAAGAATTTAGTGGTTTTTCTGTATTAAATTGTTTTTCTCCCTCCGTTTCGGTTACTAAATCAATATAAGCGTTATTAGAAAATTGTGGTTTTAATGCCCACCTAAAATCAGTATCCAAAATACTATCTATTTTTATTTCTGGAACTTTGATATCTTCATACTCTCCTTCTTTTGAAGATAGAATCGCCATAGAATCTAATTTATTTTGTAGTATATGATGTACCATAGATACTCTATGTGGTCTCATACTCCAGTTTAAACATTGGAATAGATAAGGTTTATGTTCTACATATTTAGTACCTAAATAAACAGTATCCCAAGGGTGATAAGTATTATTATGAGGACTTATAAAAAATAGATTTGGAAACTCTGATTTGAATATTTCCCAATCCTTATATTTTATATTATCATCAGAAGTATAGACACCAATTAATTTAATAGTATTATACTTTATATTTCTTCTTGTAAGTTCGTTATCCCATCTTTTAAAATCTTCTTCTCTTCTATGCTCACCCATAAAATCTATAACAAATGTATCACATTCTATATCATAAAAAGTTGGATTTTCAGAACTAATCTTATTACCAGTACCAGTACCATCATCTGTCCAGTTTATATTGGGACTACACATTTCTTCTAATTCATATCCATGCACAAAAAACATATCAAACTTTCTATCTAATGTATCTCTTAATACAGATATTGGATAATTTAATCCAATTCCATTATTACTTTTTAGTAGAAGTGAAATTCGGTGTTTATTTAATGTACCTAATTTTAACTCTTTATTTAATTGAGTAGTGTAGGGCATTTATAATTTTTCTAATTTGTGTAAGTGATTTATAATTTTAGAAAAAGACATATCGGGAGAATCTTCTGTTGTATCTATATCTATGAAATTTATTTCTGGTGCTTCGTAATCTTTAGCTCTAAACTTATATCTTTCTCTCTTCTCTGTAGTATGAAGATATATCTCTACGATATCTGAACTTAATTTATCTTTAAATTCTTCTCTTAGTTTTCTAAATGGTGCAACTACTGAAACAACAACATCACATCCATTGTTATGAGCAAATTCTGCTATCATCTGAGCATTGCGGATATTGGTTTCTCTACCTTTATCTGAATAATCTTTGTTTACCGTTAATTTTCTTAAATCATCTCCGTCAATATGGAAAACATCTCGTCTCCAATTTCTTTTTTCGGTTTTTAAAAATTTGTATAGTTTATTGCCTAACGTAGTCTTACCACTTGAAGGTTGTCCTGTAAACCAGTATATCATAGAATTTATTTTTAAGTTATATCTTTTGATTCAATTAATGTATAAGAAAAAGAATTACCCCAAATACCAGCACCCTTTTTAACTATTTCCATAAAAGAATTAAAATCAGATTCCTTAGAAAATACTTGACAACCAGCTGACCATTTATCTACTTGTGTAGAACCATTAACTCTTGAACCTGCTTTATGTATATTAATACCAAATATACCTTCGTGTATATTGGATTCTAACAAATCATAATTGTCATCTCTATTATTATCTCTATAAACCTTTATTGGTTTAGCTTGTCTTAGTGCTTCATATTTATTTTGATGCAGTCCAATCTTATGTGAACCTCTATATTGACCTGGTTTTACAATTGCAACTCCAGCATTACTCATTATATTTTCTGTCCAATAAGAACCAGGGTCTGTTGTACAATCCCAACAATGAAAATTCCATTTACCATTTAAATCTTTATATGATAAAGTCATTTTATCATCAAACCTATTAGTAACTTTTCCATGCGTTGCTGAATTTCTAACTCCTACGATATTTACATCGTATCCTTTGTTACCAGTGAACCACTTATAACCTTTTGATTGAACTGCTTTTTGTATTTGTTGTATTGTGTACATATTCCTTGTATTTAGTTGTTATTAATTTAGTAAATATCCATAAGGAGTTGCTGATATATCTTGTCCTATTGGATAGTATTCCAATTTCATTGATACAGTCATAGTTCTTTGAATGTATGGATTAAAGAATTCTCCAGCAGCTTCTAAAGAAATTAAACCACTATGAGATTGACCTGCATCATAAACAATGACTTCATTCCAAACAATATATTCTTGGTCACCTGGTATTTCTACTCCAGCATATTTGTTATCTGGATTTTCCCAAGTGTATGTACCAAGATCTAATAGTTCTCCATCATCGTTTGCATCTGAATCTAAACAATACAATGCAAAGTGTTGTCTATCTAATCTTGGGTCACCTTCATCTATTTGAAGATACAGAATAAATATCTTTTTAAGTTTTTGGTCTACCCATTTTTCTCCAGCAAATGTAGTGATAACTGAATATCTTTCACTTGGGTCAAATGTTTCACCATCTAAAGTCATTTCGAATTTAGGTAGAAGTATCTCTTCTTCTTCCTTTTTACAACTGACAGTTAGTAGTACAATTCCTAATAATATCAATAATAATTTTTTCATTTTAGTTACCACCTCTCCTCTTCTTTAATCTTTCTCTTCTTTGTTTCTGAATTTTTTCCCACTCCTCTTTGGTGTAAACCTTTATAGTTTTAGTGTTGTTACACTTATTAATAGTAGTAACAGTAACTTTTTCTTTTTCTACTATCTTAGTGTGTATGCATTTATTTGCAGTTTGTGCTGTTCTTTGTCCTCTTTGTTGAGCGTTAGCTGTTAAGGAAAATAGAACTAATAATGTTATTAATAAATTTTTCATAATTTTTTCTCTTTAATTTTATCTTGTGATTCCCTTACCGTAATCTGATTTTCTGTAATCCCTCACTCTGTATGGAATCTGATGCGATTTCCAATAGTGATTTAATGTATTTACCAAGTCTTTTACAACTGTTTTAAGTTTTTCTTTCTTTTGGTCGGTTGTGGTATCAAACATTCCTTTAGGTATCATTCCTTTAATATAATTTTTTATTGGAAATATACCTACTTCGTTTACTGATTCGTTTGTTCTGTAAACTTGTCTTACAACTTTTCTATTTTTTAATAAATCAATATAAACATCTAAACCCTTTCTTTCCATATCCTTTTTGAATTTGGAAAATAACTTATCATTATATTGAGAATCTCTTACTGTCTTAACAACTTTATTACCTTTAGTTGCATATGCTACATATTGTTCATTCTCGTTTACTGATTCATAAATACCAATATTTATATTACCTGGTTCGAATTTAACTAATTTAGCTCCCATTTCTTTACCAAACTTTTCCCATGCATCTTTATTTTTCATATAAGATGACATTCTTACTTCAAATCCTTTTCCTTTTTTAGTAATCTTTTTTAATGCTTTTGGTGAAATACCAACTTTATCCAATGCATTTATAATATCATATTTAAAATCTTTAATATTCCCTCTGTATCTTTCATTCATATTATCTTTTTTATAATCATCATAGTTTTTCTTTGATAATTTTTGGCCACTTTCATTAAACATAGTACCAGTTTTCCAACTACCAGTGTGTTTTTTTAATACATTGTAAATCTTATGTATCTCTGCATCATTATCATGCCCATGTCCTAATTCTATACTTAATTCACCTTTAGTGACAGGATGTTTACTGATGTAAACTCTTATTTTTCTGTTAATCTTTCTAACATCATTTTGGATTTTCAATAATTGTTTTGGAGTTACCTCAGGTTTCTTAGCGAATTTATTTTCTTCTATATCAGGTTGACCAGAATACTTTTTTTTCTTACCTAAGTTATTATCATCATCGTGGTCTCTCTTCTTAGCTCTAGTTTGAACGTGATAAAATGCGTATTCTTTTTTTAGTCTGTTAAGTATTTCTTGTTTTACTTTTTTTGGAAGTCCTTTATGTTTGGTTGATGCGTAGTCCTTTGCATCCTTTTTACTCATAGATTTAGCTGCATCTTTTACATCTTGAGATACATCAGATGGTTTGATATCACCTTTTTTTAATCCGTGAACCATACCCATAAACTTTTGCTGTGCTATACTTTTACTTGGCATAATAATTTCCTTCCACTATAAATATAAAGAATGTGAAGAAAATGTATATATTTAGTTATTTATGCCACCTCTTGAAGAACCTCCAGAACTTCCTCCACTTGATACTCCACCGCTTGAACCTCGTGATGAACCTCCACTACTAACACCACTTGAACTTCCTCTACTAAAATTATTTGAACTTCCTCTACTGAAAGAATTAGAAGAGTTATTGATATTTGGAATGGATGGTCTGGAGTTAATAGTGTTATTCCAATTATTAACTGGTCTACTATTATTGTTATTATTGTTAATAGGAACTACTGGTCTACCATTATTATATCTAATAACATTATTATTAGGTACATTATTTGGATTATTATAAACTCTAACATCATTAAACCTATCTCTTAATCTATCAACAATATTATCAATAACATTATTATTATTGTTATTATTGTTATTTACATTATTTCTTGGTTTGTTATATCTTGTACTGATTAGGTTTTCTATATTACTATTACCATTATCTATAAATCTACTTCCTCTTCCTCCTCTAACATATGCAATATTTGTATTTTCTCTACTAGAATTCCAAATTACATTGTACCCTGGATTACCCCAAGGCCCATTGTACCAATTGTTCCATGGTCTGTAAGGTCTGTGCCAATTCCAAGCCCATCCATAATTCCAATTGTTCCATCCCCAATTATTATATCCCCATCCATAATTAAAGAATGGATAGTTAAATGCCCAATCATTCCAAAATTGATATCTATTCCAATAAACATCAAATGCTGTATATGGTCTCCAATAGCTAAAACTGTAGTTAGATGTGTACCAACTATAAGGTTGGTCCATAGCATATTGTGCAAAATCCCATCTGAATCTTGAATCTGTTCTTAGTTTCCATCTTAATTGAGAATAAGATAAGGTATCTATTTTTACATCACTTGGTACTTCTAATGCTACTTCATGCGGCCCATATAATGGGTCGTGATACATAGTTGATAATTTAAATGATGCACATCCTGTAAATAAATTTAGTATAATCAATCCAGCTATTACACCAAGTACCTTAGCTATTGCATCAGCGTAACGTGTTGATTTTTTCTCTGATTGTGTCATTTAGTACCTCCTTTTCCAATTCGTTAATTCTATTTAAAATTTTTGAAATATCTTCACGAGTAGTTTTTATTGTACTCCTAATCTCTTTCCATTCTTTAATAGTATTTGTTGTATCTTTATCTATTTCTGATAAACTTACACTTTTCGTAGTATCGTTATTTGTTTGATTCTCTTCTTTAATAACATCACTACAGGACAATCCTAACATTGTTAGTAGTCCCAGTAAAAAACATTTCATATAATCTAATCTTTACCTATAAATATAAGATTTTAGTGTTTTATGTGTTGTACTCTCCACTTTACATCCTTATTTCGTAGCATTCTTTTAGTAACATCTACATTCTTTTTAGAATCATCTGCGAAGTAAACATCATCATAGCCCTCATTATCAATCTTATCTTCAATCCAATCAGCTTTATCCTTTGGATTATTAGATGCTAATGCGGTTACATAAATCTTACTCATATTAATACCAATATCTTTGAGGTATTGTCTAATTGGTTTGTATGCAGCTCGTGCGGTTAGAATGTAAACTCCATCACCTCCACTACTACTAACAATTCTTCGTAGAACCGAAGTTATCTTTTTTATCTCGTTTGGATTCTGAACCTTTTCAAAATCTTTAAAATCAAATTCATCACCTGGTTTCTCTTTGTACACTGCGTATTGACCTGGTGTTAGTTTTCTTGTCTTACCTTTATTGGTAACATAAATATATGATGTGGTCTTTACCAGAGTATCATCAAAATCAAATACTCTGAGTTTTTTTGATTCCACAAATAAACTTCTTAATAATACCATATACTATAAATATATTACATAAATAGTTTGTAATTCTTTTCTTCGTTAACTGCTTCTATTTCATATGGATGAGTAGTATAATCATGTCCATATTTATCATAATATCTTTTAAACCAAGTAGGTGATTGTAAGTAGTGAACGTATTCGTGGATAAGAGTTTGAATAATCATTTTTCTACTTTTCATCTGAGGATAGTAAACACTAATCTCATTCAACATTGAACAATACTCAGCGTGACATTTATCTTCTTCACCTTGAGCACCATCTTCACCACTATATTTTTCGTAGATGTTTTTGTGAAGTTCTATATAAGGAGTACATTCTTGGAATTTAGAGAACCCATAGTGCTTCTCAATCTTAGGATAAACTTCATCGATGATTTTTAACACTTTATCTTTAGTCATAACAATTATTTACATAGTAAATATACGAAAAAAAATTGAATTATCCAAGGATTTTGGTGGATTTTTTACTATATTTCTAAGAAATTTGATAAATATCCAGCTATTCTACCTGCTTTTATTTGGAAATGTTCCCATTCATTTTTTGTCATTTTGTGCTTACGTTTTACATAATCACATCCTAAACATCCTATGAATTTTTCATCTAATGTGAATAGAGGAATAACATAAGAAGATTTATCACCAGCAGCAATTCCTGCTTCTCTTAAACCATATGTTTTCCACTTTGAATCTTTGTAATCTGGTATAAAGATACCATTTTTCTTACCAAGATGATTAAATGCATGTGGGTAAAGTGATACGGGAATGTTATTGAATATATTTGCTACTGAAGAAATACCTCTATTTGCTGCTTCATAGAAGATTGAAAACTTTTGAATTGATTTACCTGTTGGATAATAATTACCACCATTGTGAAACTGAGTAATCCATACTCTACATCCTTTAAATTCTTCTCTTATCTCTTCAATTTCATCTTGAATTAGATTAGAATCCAACATTACCTGTTTGATTGTATCTTTCTTTTTTGCTAATTGTTTCTTTTGGTGATTTGTAATTATCAGGTATAATATCGGTCCTACCACACCTGTGATGAATGCCCCAATAAGCTCTATAAGTCCACTTTCCATTCTACTAATCTTTTACTTTTAATTCTGCGTTTTTATATAATCCTGCTACCTTATCGTCCAACTCTTTAGTATATTTTTTCTTTAACGTAGTTAATTTAAGTAATTTTTGCTTAGATTTCTCAGCTTTCTTAGGGTCTTTATCTTTATATTTTAAATAAATCTGAACTTCAGCTTTCATAGTATCAACAACTTTACCTAAATCTTTAGATATTGTTTTAACACCTCTGGCTTCTTTTATTACAAATTCTCTTATTTTGTTTATTAGTTCAGAATTATTCATTTTAAAATTGTCCTGCTTTCTTAACATCTTCTATTGCTTCTTGTAACTCATCTAATGTAACAGGACATTCTAAATCTAATCCTGCTTTAAAACTTTCTTCGTTGATACCATCTTTAAAAATTATTAAAGTTGGTGCCATTCGAATTCTATATTCTTTTTTAGCCTTTGGAGCTTTAGCTATATCAACTCTGTAATACTTAACTCCATCTATCTTATCCCAATCAGCGAATGCATTTGCTTCATTAAATTTAGCCCAAAACTCTACAACTACTATATTTGCCTCATCATCTCCAAACGCTTCCTTATGGTTTATCTTATCTTCAAAATTTGAATCATCAATAAATTCTTGGCCGAAACTATTAAATCCGCAAACTAAAGATAAGATAAATATGAATAAAAATTTTCTCATATTTGTCCTATCAGTTATTTTTTTGTATTTCATATAAACGCTCATCGATTTTATCTAACTTTTCCTTAATCTCATCAACATCATCTTGAGTGTCCATAATAGTTTGGCGAATCAGCTCATCCTTCATATCAAACTCCATTCTTTCGATAACAGGTGTTGGTAACTCTTTCGCCTCTTGAATGTCAGCTTGTAGGGAATACCACATACCAATTAATGTAGCTAGTCCTACAACTACCATTCCTATAGTTTTTAAACTTATCGAGAAATCAGATTTTCCATCCCCATCAATATCAATTCCCATTGATGTATCTTCACCTAATTCTCTAGTACCTTTTCTTGCCATAATCTTCTTTCTTTAGTCTATTATCTAAATGTATAGTTTATTCCAAATGTTGAATTAAAGAATTTAGTATCCCACATTTTATTGTATTCACCTTCAGCAAAAACTCCTAAATTCTTACCTATTTTCCAACCAAAGTTGATACCAAATTGATAATCTTCCCATTGTTCACCTTCTGCATCTTGTACCAATCCACCTTTACCCCAATTGTTTCTGTTTAAGTAAGAGAAATCTTCATCTCCTTTAACATATTTGTGATATCCTGGTAGATAGTTTGCGTATCCGTGAAACCAAAAGTTATTCTTATAATGATAGAAATCAGCTCCTAAGATTGGTGATACAACACCGAATGGGTCTATACTATCCCAAATTTCATTATTATATCTGTTAATAAGGTCTCTGAATACTGTGTTTCTAAAATCTAAATCTGAATGTGCTACGATATTTCCTTGTTCATCTCTCCAAATCCAATCAAATCTTTCATTACCAGTTTCTAAATCAGTATAAGTTGTTGCGTGGTCTGTGTATCCATACTCGTATCCTAAAGAGTACCAAGGATTAGCTGGATATTCTTCCCCATCAATTATTTGAATTTCATTTAACCAAATTTCAATCGGGTTATATCCATATGCTCTAGTGTGAGTTCTATATATTGCTCCAGCTGATAAACTAAATTTCTTACCAATTGGTAATCTAGCTCTTACTTCTGCTGATTTATATTCGAAATCAAATGCACCTTGGCTTCTTGATTCTAACTTAACAATATGATTTTTACCTGTGTGTCTAATAAAATACCTAAAGTTATTCCATTCTTCACCTCTAAGTCTTTCCTTTTCAAAGTGAAATAAATATTCAAATCCTTGAACTGCTGATGTTGGTGCGGATAATGCTTGTTGACTTTCTCTGTATTGATTACCTGTCCAGAAGTTACCTGGTTTTCTTTCGTATTGAAATCTTCCTAGTTTACGGATACCTATTCCATATCTGTAATCAAATGGATAATATTCTGTTACTTCTATAACTCTTGGTATAGCGTACAAATCTCCATCAGCTGGTCTTTCTACAAAGAAATCTTTTCTTGAGTTTTCATATGCATTTCTGATATCACCGGCTGCATAAATTGTTCCGTATTTTAAGAAGTCATTATAGAACTCTTTAAATATATTCTTTTTTACTTTCGTTTCTTCTATTTCTTGGGCATTAACATTAAATGAAAGTAATAAACTTAACATTAATAATAGTAAATTTCTCATTTTTTCTCCCTAATTTTATAAGGTTATATTTGTATATAAGTATTAAAAAATAACCAAATCGTGCTATATTTTGTTTTCTATATCACTTTTTATGTATTGAAATAACTTTTTACCTATCTTTTCTCCAAAATCCTTATCAGAGGAATAATGTGCTCTAGCTATAAGTCTACTTTTTGATATATCCTTACCTGCGTTGATAAATTCATTTCGTAATCTACCTTTATCGTATTTTTCTGCTAAATATAATCCTATTAATGTACCCTGAACTGCATGTCCTGAGGGATACGATGGTGTTTTCATAGAGGAAAGTATTACCTCTGCTAACTTCATATTATATTCTTGTGCTAATTTGCCTGGTCTTGGTCTATTAAAGTGATATTTTAGGTCTAAAATAATACCAGCTGAATCATCCATTAACTTTTCCACCATTTCTTTTGGAAACTCAACTCCATTTTTTTTACAAACTTTTTCAAAAACATCATCAATTTCATCATTTTCTACAACAAAGTTTTTATCTTCAGGTAATTTTTGTAAGGTTTTTAATTCATTATATGTTTGTAGTGATTCATTTTTTGGTGGATGAGCATCTTTAAATTCTGAATAATCTAAATCACTAAATAGTCCATTTTTAACCTTATCTATCTTTTTTTGATGTTTAGGCTTGATGGAATCTGAATGCTTTAGATTCTTAATTGATACTATGTTTTCAAATGTATATACAAACATACCTATAAATATTACTTTTTAAAGTAATTCCAAATATCTATAGCTTTTGAAGTGATTTTTTCTGTTGCGTTACCAACTTTTTTTGAGATTTGTTTTGCGATTGGAGTAGGTAATACCTTTTCTAATTTCTTTTTGGCTTTACCCTTTGCGATTAAACCTGCACCTTTTTCGATTATTTTTTCTTTTAGCTTTCCCACAAATATAAATATACTCAGTATATTATTTCCATAATCCCATTTCGGAATTACATCCTGCTTCTGCTATTTTTTTAAATTCTTCTCTTCTATCTATGCCAGGTACAAAATCTGTAAGATGTTTGTTATTTCTGTATTTATAGTTTTCACAAACTACTAAATTTTTTATTTTGAATTGAATTCCTTCTTTGTGATGTTCACACCACCACATTATATATGTATCTTCTAAACCATAGTGTCCAAATGATTCAGGAACAGTCACCTTATCTAATAGTTCTTTAGATAAACAAGTAAACCAACCACCAGCAAATTTCATTCTTGGTTGTCCTATCACATTATTATTTACTGTTTCTATTCCAATGTTTCCATTCTTAATCCCACAATCTACAAATGGGTCATTTGTTTTTTGATAACCTAATGGTTCATTTAGGTATTGTTCATTTACTAAACAATCCCAAGTTGAATCCCATATACGAACTATTTCAGGAGTAACCACCGATAGTGGATACTTATCTTTTATAGATTTAATAGAACTATCAATATAAGCAAGAGTTCTTTCATCGAATATGATATCTGTATCTAACCAAATATGATAATCTACATCTTTGTGAGTTTTCCAAGTTTTTCTTCTTTTCGATACACAACCCAAAACTTCTGATTTATCTTCAACTCTAAAGTATTTGTTAGTAATCCAATCTGATTGTTTTCTAAGTTTATCAAACTTACCAAAAAAGTACTCCATAGGAATTTTACTATTTTCCCATAACGTTAATTCACCAGTTAATGCTAATGTTATATCTAAAATAAAATCTTTTTCATCGATATAACGAAATGCTTTTTGTAGTTGAATTAATGTTAATTCTAAATCATCTATCTCGTGTGGTAAACAAAATATGGAAATACAATACTTCATTATGCGTTATAATCTACTTTAGTCCATTTATCATCTGAATCCATTCTGAAAGAACCTACATAAACTTGATTCCATTCATCAGGTGCTATTAGAGATAAGAATAGAGTTTCATCTTTTTGTTGGTATAAATGATAAGTATGTCCTTTAATTGGTTCAAATCTAAACTCACTATTATATACTAACTTGTTCCACTCATATGCTTCTAATAACTTTCTATACTCTTCTTTTATCTCTTCATAACGTGCTTCGAAGTAATGATTTGTCTTAATTAAGTTCTTTTGTTTGTATGAAGATATATCTGTTGTTCTAATAGCTGGTGCTCCGACGTGGTCTCCATAAGGCATTATCGCCTTATTCTCTGCAAACATATCTGGTTTCTTTTTCTTTTTAGCCATTACATTCACCATTAACTATACAAGAATTATCCCAACCATCCTTCTGTGCATAACAAGAGTTCATATAAGTTGTTCCATCTGGTGCACATACTGGTTCATATATCTCTATACATACAGCTCCTTTTGTATATTCTCCCTTAACACAAGTATCATCCTCTTCTTGACAAGATGTTAATAAAAACATTAGAAGCATAGAAGTCCAAAATGTTATTAATATATTTCTCATACAACTACAACTAATTTTTTAGCTCCTTCAAATCCATACTTTAAACTATAAGTAAAAAGAAAATCACCAATTATTGTATTAACAAAAAATGGTAATGCTAATACATAGCAACTTATTAATCCTTCTACTGTATGTGGGTATCCTAATAAGAAAACTCCAAAATTTGTAATTAAAAAGAACAATAATGAACTACTAAATATTACTTTATTTGAAATTCTTTTAGAATTCATACCAATTAAAGATATTAACATAAATGATAAATAAACAAATATCGATATACTACTAAATCCTAAAAATAAATCAGATAGCCCCATACATAATAAAGGTAGTCCAAATGCTAACCATTTATTATCAAATCGGTTTCCACCAAATAAAGCTATTGCTGTTATTGGAGCAACGTTAGGTGGGTGTGGTAATAATCTTGCTAATAATGCCAATACTATTAATAATAATACAACTTTATTTTTACTTATCATTGTTTTTCTTTTCTAATTTTATCCAAAATCTTTCAAATCCAAAATAACTTAATGTTTTAATTAGAGTATCTATTCCACCAATAGCTAAACCAAATTTCCAATTACCACTAACAAACCAACCTGATAATATAGTGATTGAGGTTGCTATACATCTCCAAATAATTGTTTTCGCTATTGTACTCCTATAACTTGTCAACTATATTTTTGGTATATAAAATCTTTAAATTCTGGTATTCTATCATACTGATGAACTAAACAAAATGGTTCACCTTTTTGATTCTTAACAATATAATTTTCATCTACAATGGGTGTTGGTTCTAATAGAACATCTTTAAACTCATCTTTCTTTACTAATACAGTTCCCAATTGTGTAACAAATCCTTCTTCTTGATTTACTTTTTGTACATTTTGTACGATACCATTTAAGTTAATTAGTACATTGTATGCAGCTTGGTCTGATAATTGGTCTGGATTCGATGTAGTCATACTCCATCTGTAGATGTTAATAAATAAATCTCTAAGATATTCTGCTTCTCCAACTATTGTTCCAGCGCAATAAGATACTTTATTTTGTAACCATTCCCATTCCATAGGAAAAGATGTTCCACTATTTACACAAGCCCAAGGGTCATCTTTCATAGTTATTGATTCTGAAAAAGCCATTATCTCATCATCCATATTATAATCAATCCATTCAGTAGGGTCTTTTTGAAATATCACATCTTTTACATCTGTCCAAATAATCGTTTCATCTTTTGGAAACTGCTCTAACAATTTGTAGATATCTCTGAATCTTTGTAAGATGATATGTTGTTGTAATTCGTTCTGATACAACTCCCATCCTTTTGATTTAAGGTAATCAATAGTTTCTTGGGGTATATCATATACCATCATTACTTTTCTTCCCTTAAAACCACTCTGATGGATTGATTCAACATAAGGTCTTATATCTTCTGGTCTATATTTTGTTATGCATCCTAATATTGTCATAATTTAATTAAGTTATGGTCTTTACATGCGGTTAATATTTCTATTCCCAATTCTTCATAATTTGGTACTTCCCAGTGTTCACATAATTTAGTATTCTGAATTATCTCATATCCAGCTAACATCATAACATACTGAAATAAGAAATCTTGCCAACCATATATTTTATTTATTTTAGTAAAATCATCAAAAGGTTTTAAATATAAATCTAATGCCCTTTCATATGAATCCATATATTGAACTCTATTAAAAATAGTTCCTCCTCCACTAGCATAACCTGGACAATTATCCACTCCACCTACATGCCTTGAATAATCAAAATATTGACCTGGAATATAATTTGCTCTCATTCTTCCTGTAGGTGATGGTGTTGTTGGGTGTATTGCCATAGAAAACTCTTCACTTAAAATACTGATTGGTTTTAATACAAAGTCATCTTCTTCGAATAACATAATATATTTTGAATCAGTTTTTTTACAAGCATCATAAATTCCTCTTAACCATTCTACTGCTTTTTCTTTTGTCCAATGTTCGTATCCTATATCCCTATCACCAAAGTTACCAGGATATCCTACTTGAAAATTATTTCTTGTAACAGTTGCTCCTATCTCCTTACCAACTTTAGTATAATTTTCAATATCTCCATCGTAATCTACATTTATAAAAAGGTCTGCATCAGGATAAAACTTTTTTAAAGTTTGCATAGATTTCTTTCCTGCTTCCCATTCAGTCCATGCCCACAAATATCCACTTATTAATTTACTCATAATTTATTTTTTAACATAATTCACATTCAGGCATAAACCAAAAGATTAGTATAATTAACAGAATTGCTATTATTGTTACCAATATTCTAATTGGTCTTGATTGTTGTTCTTTCCATGCCCTAATTTTTAATCCCCACTTTGTACCTACTCTAGCAGCCCAATCAAATCCTCTACCTACCCAATCAAATGGTGGTACTTTTAAAAGTGTTACTAATCCTATAAGGAAACCTGTAAATCCTTCTCCTCCTACAATTAGTAAGATTGATGCTCCTAAGAAGTACCAACCTATGTATCTCTGTAAGTGTTGTTTCATATTCATAATTGTTCGAAGTATCCTCCAATTTTAAATTTAACATCGGCTGTTACACTTCCTTTATCAGATGTTTTAAAATCATCAGGATGTACTACTCTAAAATCAATAGAACATCTCGTATCTTTTTCTTCGTTTGTTTGATTACCGTGCAAAAGATTTGGTCCACTAAATACTAAAATTTCACCATAAGATACATCGTAACCTTTGAAATCTTCTTTTCCTTCTTCTGATTCCATCCATATGGTGTTCGTTCCATATGCATCAGTAAATGGTAACCATAAGTTAATCTCATCTACTCCGTGATTGTAATCTCTATCTCTATGCCATTCACCAACCCCCAAGTTATCAACTTGATGTACTCTAAATGTAGGAATCTTTTGATAAATTAAATTATCCCAGTTTCTTGATGTTCCCAAATATACACTATCATTCCAATTAAAATGCTCTACTACAACATCTCTAACAAATTCCCAATACAATGGATAAAATTCTGATTTGAATTTATCATAATATGTTTTGTGCCACATTGTAGCTTGGTCAGTAGGTTCAGTATATCTTTCATACTTCTTAACCTCGTGTAAATTTTCTAAACTTTTTTCACCTAAGATATCTTTTATCAAAGGTCTGAATTGATACTTAGATGTATCGTATTTAATTTTATGTGTTTTTATCATTCTGTTCTTTCTAATTTATATAAACTATTATCTACTGCTGATTTAAATTCATCATCCAACCACACAACATTATCTTCACCAACTTGATTTACCATCGGTAAGTATAAGTTATGCATCCCAGAGTTAACTCCATGCGGAGGATTAGTTTCCATTTCCAATACTGCATCAAAAAATGATTCCAACATTGAATATGGAAAAACTATAAATGTATCGTTTACTATTGGTAAATCCATAAACTCAGGTTCTCTCCAAAGAAAACTACACTTTGTAAAATCATAATCATATTCTTCAAATGGATTTCTGAAAAAGTTTATATCATATCTAGTAGATATAACTAAATCTAAATCTTGATTGTAAAGTTGTTGTAAACTATTTAGATATGAAACAGTCATTACTTTCATACCATTACCAACTCTATCACCACCACCTAATTTATTTAATTGCTGTTCTATAAATGTGTGTTTTATTGCTGGTGAATAATCTTCTACTATTTTATCTTGCTTTTCATTTTTATAACTGAAAAGGTAAAACTTTACTTCATGCCCATCTTTTCTCAATGGATTAACTACATTCTTATAAAAGTTTTGTATAGAGTTTTCATAATCTCTTAATCTACCGCCTTCTATTGCATTATTATAAGAAACTCCAACTAAATTAATTCCTATCTTCATATGTTATATACTTTATTAATGGTTGGTATAAATTTTTTGTAAGTATCTAAATCACTATCATCTATATTACCTCTCTTATATATCTTTGGTTCGTGTTCATAACAATCATCAACCGAAGGAATAGATTCTAATAATTTTAAAGAACCCAAAACAAACGCTGGAGCTATTTGTATTAATCTTTTATATAACTCCACCATTGTATCTCCTTTAAATACAGGATATGTCATTTTACTAATAATCGGTCCTTTATCAAATACTTCTGTCATTTTATGGAAAGTTAAACCTTGTTCTATAGAATCTTCTTTTAAGGTATGATACAATATATCAGTTCCACCCCACTCAGGTAATAATCCCGTATGAACATTAAATGCGTTTTCCAAATTTAATAATCTTCTATTATATTGTAGTGATAATTTTATATCATGCTCAACACTTTCATCAACAACTGGTAAACTCATTTCAGAACCAATAACAGGATTCTGAGAAGGAATATGTCCAACTAACTCATAATGATTTTGTAACAAATCACAAGTTACTTTTGTTAAGTGCGCAGAACCATAAATTAAAATCTTCTTTATTTCCATTTTTTAATACAATCTACAATATATTCTCTTTGTTCTTTAGTTACCCACCAACCAACTGGTATCGAAACTACCTTATCAATTGTTTTTTCCAAATTAGGTAAATCAGTTTTAAACTCTTCCATACAACTATGTTTATCGTTTCTTTCGTGAACCTGAGATACCATAATGTTACACTCTTTCATATACTCATAGAACGAAGGTCTATCATCAACTAATAGTGAGTAAATCCAAAATGATGATTCAAATCCTTCTTCTCTTTTCAATAATGTAACTCCTTCTACATTTTGTAATTCAGAATCATAATAAGCTGCGTTATCTTTATGTTTACTAACAATATCATCTATATGTTTAAAATTCTCCATACCAACAGCTGCACATATATCATTCATATGAAACTTAAATCCCCATTCAGGAATATCTGCTTCACATCTAAAATCAGTTCTACCCTTTGGATTTCTATCAATACCATACCATCTAAGTAATTTTGCTCTTTCATATAATTCATCATGCGGACAAAATAATAAACCACCATCAACAGAGGTTATATGTTTGATTGCTTGTAATGAGTTCATCACAAAATTATTATGATTTCCTAAATATTTTCCTTTATACTTTGAACCAAAAGCATGAGCCGCATCTTCTATCAATGCTGGTGCCCATCCATTCTTGCCTCTGAATTTAGCTCTGATATCTCTAATCTTATCTAAATCCAATGGATATCCTCCCCAATGAACTCCCATAATAGCTTTTGTTTTTGGAGTCATCTTCTTTTCCAAATCCTCCAAACACATATTCAAAGTTGTTGGGTCAATATCTACCCATTTGATTTTAAGATTGTTTGCTACGATTGGCCAATTAGATGCAGTACAAGTTAATGGTGTTGCTAATACCTCATCACCATCTTCTATACCAGGCCAATTATGTTCTACAAAAGCAACTCCAAAAAATTCTTCTCTCCAATGTGGTTTTGGTTTTTTTAATAAATGTAATGCTAAATGTAAAGCTGATGTTCCAGCATTTGTAGTTACTACTTTCTCATTACCAAAGTATTCCCCAAGTTGTTTTTCAAACTCATCTACTTTAGTTCCTTGTCCAATGTAACCACTATCTAATACTTCTCCAACTTTTTCTTTGGCAGTTGGTGCCATAAAAACTTTAAATAAAGGGATTGTTTCTTTCATTAATACCATAGTTTATTATCTCTTAGTAAATCAAATGGTAAATCATTAGATTTATTAACTAAGTGATATAGATTTTTTCTTTTTAATATATTCATAAAATTCTTTTCTGCAAATTCTATATATCCAATTTTTTTGGAGTGTTTAAGATATTCACTAAAAATATCTGAGAAAAGAATATCTGCGTTATCTTGATTTAAAATACAAAGATTATCATCTGTAATTTCACTACCAGGCCAATGTTGATTTGATATGTTTATTTTATCCATATCTAATTTATTTAAATCAATATCAATACTAGCTCCCAAATCATATCTACTTCTAATAACACAATCATATTTTTCACCTGATAATTGTATGTGTTTGTAAGTCATTTCCCAACTATAAAACATTGGAAATGTTCTAAAGTTACCCCAAACATCATAATCCTCTAAAGGTCTACTTCTATCATCGTTTGGAGATTCAATACCTTCTCTATGTTTTGTAAACTTAACTGGTTTTTGTATGAAGAGTATTTTTGGTTTGTTATATATCCTTTTAACTTCATCGTATTCTTCATCTTTCCAACAATGTAAATACAAATCCACATCGTTATTATCAATAATATGTTTCCAATATTGTTTATATCCTTCTTCAACTTTTCTGGCTAAACCAGTTAACATTAATGCTACCTTCATCTAAATAATTGTTTGATTTCTTTTTGTAAAGATTTCATCTTTAAAATTTGATATAAAATCTGAACATACTCCATAACATTTACTAACATCATCATTGTATCTTTCAGGTTGAACTGCTATACTATACTTTAATGGTTGTTTACCTGGAAAAGCCCAAATATAACCTTTAGAAGTGATAGTTACATCATCAGTTTGATGATAAAAATAATTTAATTCTTTATATCCAAGAGTTTCTTCTAAATTTTTGAGTTCTTCTATTGTTTTTATATCTTTACAATGAACCCATAATTGATTACTTCTTCTTGTTAACCATTTAAAAGCTACTTCATATTGAGGTTCATCGTGTCCCAACCAAAAAAATCCATCTACAAACCATAAATCTATCTCAACATCATAACCTTGTTTTAAAGCATCATTAATATATTTAGGTTCATTTTCTAAATCTGGTTGCTTACCATTAATATTTCCTCTATGCGATATTAATCTCATTAATTAAAATAAATTTCTGAAGCATCATCTTCTATCTCTTCTATCCGTTTTGCTTTATCATCAATCACTAAATCAAAGTGTGGTTTTGTTGGTTGAAAGGGTTTATCCTCTCTATAACCTACAATCAAATCATCAAATTTACATCCCCAACTTTCTAATTGTTTTGTTGTAAAATCATATAAATCTCTCTGAGAAGTTCCTCCTCTACCAGTCCAATATGTTACATGCCAACCATCATCTTTAAATTTATTTATTTTATCAATATTTTTTTGATTAGGTATAGCTGCTTCATAAACTCTCTTTCCTTCATAAAAACAAATTGTTTCATCTATATCTACAAATACTCTCTTTTGTCCTGTTGAGAATCTATTAGATTCTATTGGTTGTTTATTTTTTGGTGTTTGGTTTTGTGGTACAAATAACTTCATTACTTATAATTTTCTAAATAGTATTTTAAATCTTCAGGTGTTCCCAGTCCCCACATCTTATCAATATTAAATGTACGAATTTCTTTTCCATCGCCTATTGCTTGATTGAAAACAGGACAAACATAAAACTCATTGTTCACTCTGATATCCTTTTCAATCATATCCTCTGCATAGTTTACAAAATCAGAACCTTTCTTCCAATAGTAAAAACCAACAGTTGCTATATCTGATATAGGATTTTTCTCAGCTACCTCAGTTACTAATCCCTCATCATTAACTTTAGCGAAACTCCATTTAGGATGGGTTGCTTTGAAAGATACGATACCACCATCAGCTTCAGTTTCATTCATTTTATATAAAAACTCATTTGAATCCCATTCTACGAATTGGTCTGAGTTAGCAAAAAATAATGGATTATCTGAATTGATGTATTCTTTGGCTAATAGTGCAGTACAAGCTGCTCCTTCGGTTATTCCATCTACTTCTACTATTTTACAACCTGGTGTTATTAGATTCAATAAAGTATCTAAGTTATATTTTTCTCTATGTTCTTTTTGTACAACATAAACATAATTTGCTTTTATATTTAGATTTTCAACTACCACTTGAATCATAGGTTTTCCTTTTACATCTATTAATGGTTTAGGAAATGTATATCCAGCTTGTTGAAATCTACTTCCAGCTCCTGCCATTGGAATTAAAACTGTTAGGTTTTCATCTCTCCAAGCAGGTGTTGATTGTATCTCTCCCATATTGATTTGATTTAATTTGTTTTTAATATTTTGTAATGTAACTTCTTTTGTATTCTTAACTCTTAGTATATGTGATTTAGAACGAGCTGCTGCAAGTAATCCATAAGGTGAATCTTCTACTATTAATGTTTCTTCAGGTAAACAACTCATCATTGATATTGCTTTCCAATACATCTCTGGATGTGGTTTACCATTTTTAACATCTTCGTTAGATATTATTAAATCCATATATTCCATAATACCCAATTTAGATAAAACTGTCAAGCAAGTTTTTCTAATTGAGTTTGAACATACTGCAATCTTATATCCACATTCTACCAAATCACTCATCAATTCAATAAGAACATTATTAACTTCAAGTGTTTTAAGTTTTTCTAAAGTTAATCTTTGTTTGGTTTCCCAAACCTCAGAATGATTTTCTGTTGGTAATCCTTTCTTTTCGGATAACATATCTAATTTTTGAACTGTTTTCAATCCATCGTAAGTAGATAAATGTTCATTCCAACTAATAGCATATTTTTTACCTAACGCTTCATTTAGTGCATTATAGTGAATGTTTTTAGCTTCAACTAAAACTCCATCCAAATCAAATATAACTAATTTTATTTTACTCATTTTTTAAGAATACCTAACAATTGATGTTCATTAAATAAAAGAAATTTATCATCTCCCATTTTGATTTCATCGCCTGCCATATCTTTAGCATACATAACTTTATCACCAACTTTAACTGTCATTGGTATTCGTTCTCCTGTTTGTGAAAAAATACCAGTTCCAACTGATACTACTTCACCATATACTTTTTGTCCTCTTGTTGCACTATCTGCTATGATAATACCGCTTTTTGTTTTCATTTCGCCAGAGTCTATCTTTACAAGTACTCTGTCTCCTAATGGTCTAAATTTACCTTCTTCCATGCTTACCTTCGTCTAAATGACAAAATAACCCTTCACCATGCGCTACTTTGTATGTTTGTTTTGCCCACCACTTTGAAATATTACCTTCTAATGCAATACCCTCACCAGCGAACTGTTTAACTGTTTCTAAATAAAAATCCTTTTTGTATAAACAAGGATTATTTGTCCAATTACCATAACGAGAAGTGGTGATAAAATATTCACCATCTCTTTTTATATGTTCTGGAAACTTTTCAGCTGGGTTACACCAATGAACCGAATCCAATAAATGAGGTGATGTACATTCAATCTCTTTATCGTAATAGTCTAATTCTCTTCCTTGATATTGGAATGAGAAGTGTGGAAATCCCGGATTAGCTCTGTGTCTATATCTTACACAACTAAATCCATTATCTAATAATTTCACTCCACTTAACAATCTTGTTCTTGCGAGTTCTTTATCTTCTATTAATTTCCAATCATGCTCTAATACTAGAACATTTTCTGTTTTAGCTTGTTCGGTAAGTTCTATAAATGCACTACCGATGCCAATGTTTTCTTTTTTTGCGATATATGGAATCCCAAAATGATTTGCTATATCTTTATCTTGTTCTGAGAATTCTTGAAATAGGATACAAACATCATTAATCTGATGTAGAAATTCTTGATTGAAATATGTTTGTAGTGTGTTAACTAAAGTTTGTCCACTGTTCCATGCTAAAATTCCTATACTTATTGGGAGTTTTTCCATTCTTCGTATTTATCAATTATAAAATCAACTCTTTGCTTTTGTGTATGGTTATCTAATACTTTTCTATATCCATTCTCAGCTATTCTTTCTCTCTCTTTATTATCATCTGCATATTTGTTCATTTTGTTAATACAATCAACCATATCATTATAGTAAACTATATCCTCACCATCAACAAATAGTTCATCTAATCTTTTTGATTTATTTAATCTATCAGTTAGTACCATTTTTTTACAAGCCATTCCTTCAAATATTCTACGAGTAATTTCACCCCATCTACTATGTTGAAGTACTATCATACCACTATTTAAAAATTGAGTATGTTCATCAGATTCCATTCCATTTTTATTACCAATACTTCCAGCTGAATGTGCAGTTATAGTATCTAAAAACTGAGAACCTCCCATACCTCTAGTTGTAACTGCTATAAATTGATTTTCAACTTCTTCTATTGGATATTGAACTCTTGTATCTGCAAAGTGTGTCCACCAATAAGCATTTCTTCCTCTTTTCTTATATTCTTCAGCTGATTCATAATCAGGTGAAAGAGTCATATGAAATCTTTCAGATTTTGGATAGTTGTTTTCAAAATTTTGTGGGTCATCTCCACTCTCTTGTACCCAAAATGCTGATGGTAGTTTTTCTTTATCTAATTCTGGTGAATCAAATCTACCCCAATCCATAAACAATACGATATTAGAATCATCTTCTTTACTTAACCAATCTTTAATATTATCATCAAAGTATTGACCTGTTCTATTTGAACCTATGGAAACTATATTAACATCCCATCCTCTATCTTCAAACTCATAAGCTAATGATAATGGTGTTGACCACTTCTCACCATCATATGCATATACAAATGTTATTTTAGATTGTTTCATAAAATTCGTTTTGTTTTTCCTGTCTTTCAATTTTTTTGTGATGATATAAACAATATTCTTCTTGTGGAGGAAAGTTTGAAACAGTATCATAACCTGTAATTCTTTCGTGAACTTTATTCATCCACATTATTTCTGGTGTGTTTCTATAAACTCTAGTTTGATAATCAGGGAAATTAACCCAACCTTTATCACTTACATTCCATCCCCATTTTTTAATATGTTCATCTGTTAATCCTTCAACAGTATTTATTCTTGGAATAAAAATAACATCAACTTCATTACCATCCAATATATCAGCTAATGAACTTGCTAAGTATTCATTTGGAATTTCATCTGCATCAATCTGAAAAATATAATCTTTGGTACAATGTGATTTTAAATTATTTTTAAATGATGCGAAATCTTTATTTAATGGAAATGCAATTACTTTGTATCCGTGCATCTTTTCCATTATTTTTAGATATTCCAATACTTCATCAGTAACCGATGATTCATCATACTGAACAACTACTTCATCATTTTCATTTGAGTGTAATTGTAAAAAGTTTAGAAGATTCGTTATCTCTTCTAATTCATTACATACTGTTATTGCGTAACTAATCGTTTTCACTTCTATCTTGTTTTAATACGTCTTTAATTTCTGCTTTTGTATCTGTCTCTTCATTAAATAATTTTACTAATGCATCATATTCAAAAACTACTTCACTAGCGTTTTGTATTTTATCTATAAAATATGTTCTATAGTTACCTAATCTATAGGAATAGACAGCTCTATTATTTTTAATAAACCCATCAAATAATCTTTTACCTGGTGCATCAAATTTTTTCAATAAAGATGCCAAATCTTTATAATCTGGTGTTATTGGGTTAGTTTTATCTCTTAGCTTTCTAAGCATTGATATTAAGGATGTTGGTAATACCTCATTAATTTTTATACAATGTAATTTCATCTTACCTCCATCAGAAACTCTACCAATTACAAAAACATATCTTGCATCAGGTCCTCTTTTAGTATCACCACCATAGTTAACAAGTCTGTAAATATTTCCTTGTTTTATCTGAGCTTTAGCTACTCTTCTTTCTGGTTTAAGAAACTCTAAATATTGATTTATATAATTTGGCATTATAACTTTTTAATTTCAGGTAATTTTAAACTTACAAACTCTGGTAGTTTGATATATTTATCCATAATTTTTCCGAACTTCTCATGCATTGCTTTTAAAGAAAAGTTTTTCTTTGTATTATTAACTAATCCTTTTGATTTATTTGAATAAGTTTTATAATCGTTAAATACTTTATCAATCATACCAGCCGCATAAGAGTAATTTAATTGATACCATTTTGCTTCTTTTAATAAGAACTTATCTGCAACACTTGGATGAATATTATCCAATGCTCCTTCTAAAAATACAGTGTTCTCTTCTGGTAAGAAATCTAAATGCCCACTCCATTTGGATACTAAGATAGGTTTTCCTGTTAGTGAGAATTCACATAATGGTCTCCCATATCCCTCACCTTTAGTAAAAGATATCATAGCTTTTACTTTTGGATGATGATACAAAGATGCCATTTCATCTTCATGCAAATCACCAAATAAAAGATATATTGGTGGACAGTTATCTCCGAATTGAGATTTTATTGATTTAATCTTAGCTGATATATCTTCTCTATCAATAACTGAGAATCCAGCTGAAGATGTTTTTAATATTAATCCTGGTTGTTTATTTTTTGGAGTATTTTTAAAAACAGTACAGAATGTTTGAATCATCATACCAACATCCTTTCTATCTTTACCTAAATCTCCTTTTAACCAATGCCCAACAAAAAGATAATTCCAATCAGTTTCTATCCCTTCTAAAACATCTTTTTCTGTTTTAGGATTTAAAAATGTTTCTAATTGAACTCCCTCATGCAAAACTTCTATAGGTGTAGTTACCTTATGTTGTTTTACAACTTTATTTGTTCTCTTATCTCTTTCATCATATATAGTATTTGCCAATGTAGCTTTAGAGAATTCTGTAGGTACTATAATCAAATCCATTCTATTACATCCATCAATCCAATCTTTTGGTGCTAATGTTGATTCAATACCAGCCGTTATACCAATACTAAACTTAGCTCTTTTTTGGAATTCATTTGGTACTGTCATTTGAATATGAACCTCTGGTTGTTTATCTACTGGTCTTGCACAACTTTCTAATAATTTTTTACCAAAATCTGTTGTTGGATTTATTTGATTTTGTGGTGTAGTACCCCAACGAGTTGGAATAGTATGTACATCAAACTTATCATATTCAAAAATTGATTTCAAGATATCTCTTGAATGGTCACCATATCCACTTCTTGTTGCAACTGGCGCCTGATATATTAATAATGGTTTACTCATCTTATTTTATTTTGTATAAATTATATCTCTTTTTAGGTTTCCAGTTCTTTATTGCTTTCTCAATACCATCTGCCATACATTTATTTTGGTTATCTACATTTAATCCTAAATCCCCTAAAAATGCTTCTCTTCCAGCTTTTCCAGCTTTTTTTCTACCTTCATCACCTTTATCATACCAATATCTAATTGCTTGTGCAACTTCAGTTACATCAACTTTATCATCAATAATATAAGGTGTTGGAACTGAACCTGTCATTGTTTGTACTCTACTCCATACGGGCTTTACCCATTCACCGTGAGTTACTTTATCTTCCCAATCTCTCCAATTATGAAGTGAACCAATTTTCTTATAATCTTCTGCAGTAAATAATTTACCATCTGATTTCTTTCTAAATCCACATTGGTCTTGCAATCCACCAGTAATGTTTACTATAATTGGTGTTTCAGCCATTACTGATTCAGCGGTTGTTAATCCGAATCCTTCATTACCTGCTATATTGATTGTAACATCAGCTAAGTTGTATAGATAATTTAATTGTTGTGTATCTATTCTTGCTGTTGAAAATCTAACATCATAATCAGGACAAATATTATCTTTTACTGCAAATAAATTTGTTCCATTTTGGTCGATAGGTTGTGTGTGCATCACTAAACAACACTTATCTCTATCTTCTTCAGGTAAACCATCTACAAATTGTTTGTATGCCCATATAACATCTGATGGTTGTTTTCTTTTAATATTTCTATTCATCCAAAATAAAACAAATTTATAATCTTTATCACCTAATATTTGTTTTTTGAAATCATCAGGAATATCATTTACTTCTTTAAAACTTTCAGAATTAATACCGTGTGGTACATAATCTACTTGCCAATCTTCTAATGGTGTAATGGTTTCTGAATCTAATTTACCTAACCTACTTACTATACCATAAGTTTGTCTTGATATACATCCTAACCAATCACAACTTTCATAATAATCTCTATTATATTTTGGGTCAGGTAAGTCATCCCATATATGATAAAATAATATTGGAATGTTTTCTCTAATCTCTGCTTCAATATCATATAACCATCTCCAATATCTTGGGTCTGTAAAATGTAATATAGCATCTGGGTTATGTCTCATTATCAATTGCCTTAAAACATCTGGGTCTCCATACCCAGTCCAAGGAATTATCTTTAATGATGCATCTTCAACGCCAGTTTGTTTTCTAACATCTGCACCCAAATCTATTTCTTTACCTTTATCAGGATGATTTACAGCTGCACCTAACTGAACCCAATGGAATCTATCTAAAGTTCCCATAACAAATTCTTTAGATACTGTTGCTATACCTGATGTCATTCTTAAATCATCAGATAGTAATAGAATCTTCTTTTTTTCTGCCATTAATTGTTATTTAAATTGTTCTGAATCTTCGTGATGAATTCCAATATACTCTTGGTGTATTACCTAAGTATTTTTTACGATATATTCTATCGTTGAAATCATTACGGATGGAATTTAATTGTGTATTACCGTTTTCTTGATTTTGTTTCATTTTTAAAATTGCGAACCACTTACTTCTAATAATGTGTATTCATTGATTTCTTCCCTAAAATCTTTATCTTCAACATATTTATCAACCGCTCTATTAACTAATTTTTGAAGTGTAATGTCCGAATCAAAAGATAAACTTTTAAACTTGGAGTAAACATTTTTCAGAATCTTTACTGTTGTTAATTTTGTTTCTACCATAATCTCTTTTATTTGTTATATATAAGTATATATAAATATAAGAAAATTATAAAAACATTAATTCCAAGCCGAACACAATCCTCTTTCTTTAAACTCACACCAATCACATAATCTAGTTTTGTTTGTAAAGTAATCTATATCCCTATGCTTACCCTCATCATCAAACACAGTTTCAATGAAATTCATAAACCCATTCCAAGCCTTATTAATGGATGGTTTTCCATTAGCTGGAATGTGAGATGATATACGAGGAATAGGAAAATCATAATTCTCATTTATTTTTCTTTTAAGAATCTGAAACTCTACGTGAACTTTATTTAGAGGTAAATTATACTTCTCTGCGTAAATCTTTTTGTACAATAAAATTTGTGCGTTTTTTATTGGGTCTCGCTTTTGGTATTTATTCCAACCTCTTGTTGATGTTTTTAAGTCTATAATAGTAATTGAGTTATCATATAAATTCCTTATAACAACATCAATAAAACCAAGAAAATTTATATTTGGTTTTACTTTAGCGTTTAAGGGTAGCTCAATAGCTTCTAACTTTTGATTCTTTTTAGAATACCATTTAGCTAATTTTGTTTTAAAAAACTTTAGTATCTGCCTACCATCCCCAAAAAACTCTTCCAATTCAATTTGAGTACAGGGTAATCTATCACCTTGCTTTTCTTTTTCTTTCTTAAACTCTTCAACCAATTTATCTTTTAGTAATAAATCCAAGTCTATTTCCATAGCTTGTTTCTTTGTTACATTGTACATCACATCCAAAAAATGTTGGATGGTTTCGTGCATAGCCGTACCAAAGATTGTGTGAATGTTACCAGAACTTTCACCTAATTTATCAATATAGTTTAGTTTGAATTGTTGTGGACATGAACTCCACATATTATATTGTGAGAAAGACACTCTAGCCATATACTAATTTGTTATATAAATATACAAAAAATTCCTGAGAAATCCAAATATTTTACCAAAAAGTTTTCTCTCTATCTGAATCAGGTTCGTATGTAGTATGATGTACCACATCTGTATTATAATCACTAGCTGATTTTGGATAAGGTTTTGTTTCGTGTTTTAATCTTTTTACCAAATCTCTCTTCTCTTTTTTACTCTGAGGTAGAATCTGAATGTATCTATGTTTTGGTGGTTCTTCTCTTCTCCAGAACTCTTTATAACCTTGCTTACCGATTTCTTTTCTAAGGTGTTCTAAGTTACCACTACCCCATAAATTAAATACACTTCTACTATGAATCCAATCATATGGGTCTTTACTTAATGAGATACCCCAATTAGGCATAAGAGCGATATCTGTTGATAATCCTTGATAAATCCAATTGGTAGCTTGATATATTCCTCCTAAGTGTTCTTGTCCATTATCAGCATAAGATAATAAAACTTTTATATTTTTATCATTATCTTTAATCCATTTAAATGTTTTTGCCAATGCATTAGATTCTATATTTGAACCATACCCATCATCAACATATAATCTAGTCAACTCTAAGATGTTATCTTTAGATAATCCCTCACAAACAGAAGTTGCTGCTTTTGCTCCTACTGGAAATCCATATATTGCACATCCTATTAGTTTATCTTTATTACCAAATACATCTTCTTCATCTAACTTATAGTAAATACCCAAAGCATATCTACACATAGTCCAAGCATGCGTATAATGCTTCTTTACTATAATATCCTTCGCTATGGATTTAGATATTTGTGCAACGTGCACTCTACTAACATCACAATATTCTTTACCTTCTACTTTCAATTGGTTCTAATTTATGTATTTCTAATTCATCCGTATCATTATTCTTAGGATAAGTTTCTGATGGATGTTTTAATGTTTTTAATATTTTCTTTCGTTCACCACCTTTACTCAGTATGTAAACGTATCTATGTTTTCTTGGTTCTTTACGAATCCAAAATGGTTTATCAACTTTTTCTTGTATTTTCTTTGGGTCATTAGTTCCATAATATGGGAAGATAGTTCTACCATGCTGCCATTCACCATCTTCATTAAATTTAAAACTCCAACTATCATTGTATCTAAGTGAGTTACCCTGATAAATCCAATTGGTAGCTTGATAAATTGTACCAGCGTGTCCTTCTTTTGGGTCTGAATATGATATTAATCCTTTAATTTGTGGTGCGTTTTCTCTTAACCATTTAAAACTCTGTCCTATAAACCAACTTTCTATATTCGAACCATAATCATCAAATATAAAAACTCTAACTAACTCTAATACTTCTGTTCTATCTAATAAAGGTGATATTGATTGTCCACTTAATCTTCCGATTGGGTCTCCATAACATATTACACCTATAAGTTTTTCTGATGAATTAAAAAATTGATGTGAATCATCTTCGATATATAATCCTAATGAATAGGATACTTTTGTCCAAAGATGTGAATAATGATTTTTAACTATAATATCTTTAGCTACAGATTTGGAAATCTTTCTAATAGATAATTTTGATGTATCACAATATTGCTTCATAAACTTCCAGTCCAAAACTCATTTAAATGTTGCCAAGTCTTGTTGGTTATGATTTTGTTTATGTTAGCTGGTGAGACTTTATTGTTACGAGCTATGATGGTTATATTTCTATGACCCATTCTCCATAACTTTCTTATTTGTATAACCTGTTCATCCGTCAGTTTTGCTGATGGATGTGATTGGCCTCTTCTTATTGGCATTTATAAATTTTCATTAATACTATTTGTGTACGCTAGCTCTGATTGCACTCCTACAAATCTATTTATTTCAACTCCATCCTTCTCTATTACTACTGTAGGAACTGACCTAACGTGGTATTTTTGAGCTTCTTCAAATTGTTCGTCTATATTAATATACGAAAAATTTACCGAATTTCCAAATTTTTGATTAACTTTTTCTAAAATCGGTTTTAGAGCTTTGCAAGGTCCACACCAAGGGGCTTCGAATTTTTTAACTTCTATCATTTTTTTCTCCTATTTAAATTTAACCATCACACGCAACACAATCAGGGTCAACTGCTCTATCTGCAATATCACCTCTGAGTACACTTTCCGTTCTCATATAATACAAAGTTTTTATACCTTGTTTCCACGCTTCCATTGTAACTTGATTAATCCACTTCGGTGTTGCAATCGAAGGGAACGCCAAATTTAATGATACGGATTGGTCAATATACTGCTGTCTAACACCAGCTTGCTTAACCAAATCCATTTGATTAATTTCTTTGAATGTTTTAAATACTTCTTTTACTGGATAAACCTTATCCCTATCTCCATTTTTAATATCTTTACATAATGTAAGTTTTCCATCTAAATAACACCATTTATCCAATTCTTTTAATGATTGAACAGAACCACCGTCATCCAATATTTTATCCCAAGTTTCCTTTTTATTTATACCAGCTTTTCTTAGTGCTTTTTCTAGCTCCCCATTCTTTCTAATAAATGTACCTTTAGAAGTTTGCTCAGTAAATACATTAGCTGCCCAAGGCTCAATACCTGGTGATACATTACCACTAAGTTTTGAATTACTAACAGTTGGTGCAACTGCTCTTAAATGTGTATTTCTAAATCCACTTTCTCTACACCATAATGGTTCACCATATTCTTCTGCTAATTGTCTACTAGCTCTTTCTGATTCAATTTTTAATTGTGAAAATATTTTACGAGTTTCAAACTGAGCTTCCATACCTTCAAATGGAATACCTCTTTGTTGTAAGTAAGTGTGCCATCCTAAAACTCCTAATCCTAATGCTCTACCTTTTTCAGCAGATGCTACTGAATTTTCAAATCCTCTCATATTTTTAGCTTTCTGAATAAATTCTGAAAGTACTCCATCTAAAAATATAGTTGCAGTATGAACTAAATCAGTATCTCTCCACTCATCATACTTTGCTAAGTTAAGTGAAGATAAACAACATACAAATGAATGATTCTCATCAGTATGTAAAGTGATTTCTGAACAGATATTAGTCATAAATACTTTTAATCCATTCTTTTTGTACATATCAGGATTACCTTTGTTTACATTACCTTTAAACATAATGTAAGGTTCACCTGTTGCTTTTCTTTTTTGTAATAATTTACCCCATTTTCTTCTTGCATCTTCATTACCATCTTGAAGTTTTCTCATAAATTTATCACCAACGATTGCACATTGATGTAAATTAAGTGATTGTCTGTTTACATCACCTTTAGGTTCTCTTATCTCTAACCAATCTTCAAAATCATCGTGTTCAATGTTTAAGTTAACTGAAGCAGCTCCTCTTCTTACTGAACCTTGATTCGTAGCAAGAATTGTAGAATCATATATTTTTGCGAAAGGTACAACACCATCTGATGTACCATTCATAGTAATTATAGAACCTGCTGGTCTAATTTGGTTAATACATATACCAACACCACCACCATGCTTTGCTAATAGCATTAATTCTAAATTCTTTTTTCCAATCTCATAGATACTATCACCCACATCTATACCAAAGCAACTTATTGGTAATCCTCTATCTGTTCCAGTATTTGAAAGAACTGGTGTTGCTAAATTTAACCAACCTTTCCAGATGTAATCAAAGAACTTTGTTGCCATCTGAGGTTTGTTTAATCTTTGTGCAATACGAGTAGCTACTCTCCAATATGCATCTTTGGGTTTTTCACCAGGTAAAAGATACCCTTTTGAAATTGTTTTAACATATATTTCTGTATTTGCCCAAGATGGAAAATCTACATCAATTTCCCATTCAAACTCTTCACCATAATTTTTTGCTGCCATTTTATAATAATTTTATTTGTGATGAATCACCATAATTTCCAAATAATTCATCGTCTTTTTTAATATCTCTTAATGCTATTCCTGTATTGCTATCTATATTACCTTTTTCATACATAGTGTTTATCATAGCCAATGGTTCTGAAAATAAAAAATTAGTATCCTTTATCAATCTAAAACTGATATATGAATAATCATCATTTATTCTACTCCCATATGAACGTAACAAATATGCTAAAACTTCTTTAGGTAACTCCTTAGCTTCTTTAAATCTTATTCTATACCATTTAGTTTTTCCTTCCCAATTTGGAAAAACCTGCTCTCCTTTCTTAATATCTACCAAAGCAAACAAACCAACACCGTGCACTTTGCTTGGTCTTTGATATGATTTTACACTCGTATTAAGATAATCAAATGGTTTCATACTTTTTTCTTTTTTGAAAATCCCCATCGATAAAATAAGTCCAGTTACAATTGTGTCCATCTTCAATTATTTTAGGATAATTCTCCCTGTGTGGAGAATTAATCTTAAACCAGTGAGAATGTAAATCTTTTGTATCTCTTATAGAAAAATAACTAAAAATTGATAAAACACAATTTTCATTTGCAACCATCTTTGCATAATCCTCAAACTTATTATAGTTTGAATCATCATAAGTATCCATAAAGATACCATCAAATTTGATATCCAGCTCTGGTATTACATCTATCCAATCTCCAAAATGTATATGAACATTCTCTTTACCCTCAGCCCACTCTAGAGCTTTTGAATAAATTTGTGGATTTGATTCGATACAATGATAGTTGCCAACTCTTTTATAAATGGCATCTGCACTATATCCAAGTCCAAATCCTACATCTAATACTTTACCACCATTTTGTGTAACTATATTAGAATAAAATTCCATCAATTCTTTAGATACAATATCCATAACAATTGATGAATGGTCATCAGAATAATATATTCTGCTATCTGTTATTGTAACCTTTTTATTTTTCAATTTTTTTAAAATAAATCATCCCAATCTTCTCCCTCATTAGCTTTACTATAATCAGTAGGTCTAATAGCGAAAAAATCGGTATGAGTGTGTCCACCTGTCAAATGATAAAACCAATCTAAATTATCAGCTTTCTTCTTATCGAATTCAAAGATACCTTTGTATCCTAGTTCTTCTAATTTAGTATTGGTTCGTTGTTTAATAAACTCTTTTAAATCATCTGCTTTTAAATTTTCCAAATCACCCATCTCAAACATTTTATCAATAAATTTAAGTTCGAGTTCAACGATTAATTTAGCGGCTTCAGTAATACTCTTTTTACATTGTTTTAATAAGTCTGGATATTCATCACACATATGTCTGAATAATACACATCCCATTTTAGAATGTAAAGATTCATCTCGTACTGACCATTTCATTTGCTGACCAATACCTTTGAGTTTATTTCTCATTTGAAATGAATATAGAACAGCGAATGAAGAATACAAAGAAACTCCTTCAGCAAATGCAGAAAAGATAGCTAAACTTCTACCTACTTCTTGTCTTGCTTTTTCATTTTTTTGTAAATCTTCATGTGTCCAATCTGCAGAGGTTTCTGTGAGTAATTCAAATTTTTCCGCTACTGCTGGTTCGTGTAGAAAAGCTTCGAAGTTTTCCAATCCTAATGTTTCATTTAGATATGAATATGCAGTTGCATGAATGGTTTCTTGTGAACCAAACATCATTGCCATTTGTCTTATCTCATGCTTAGGAAACCATTTAGTAACCATATTAGTCCAATAATCTGAAACTGCACATTCTGTTTGTGCAAATCCCAATAGAATATTACCAACTAAGTTTTTTTCTTCCTTAGTTAAGGTTTCATTCCAATCCTTGACATCCATTTGCATGGGTATCTCGGTGTGAAGCCAAAATGCTTGTGCTTGTTTTAACCAGCCTTCATTATAATATATTGGATATTCGAATGGTTTGAACGGAATTCGTTCTTTGAATAGTTTACTCATTTTTTTATAACCTTTATTTGTTTTCCTCTACAGACGCTTTTCTATAATCTGTAACTAATTTTTTAATTTCACCAATAGCTTTTCTTGCTCTTGATTTAGCTGCTTTTGATGTTCCATTGTGTTCTAATTCGAATTGTGTGTACAATTCTTTAATTTGTTCGAAAAGTTCCTGTGATTTTGCCATAATTTATTTCTCCTTTTAATTTAAGTTCGGTGAATATAACTATTGTATATATTTAAAAAAATTCACCAATGTTATTTATTTTTGTAACTTTTTTCTAAAAGTTCATACTCTCCACATATTTCTTATGTAATAATTGCTTCCTTTCTATGTTTCCACTAGCGGATTCTTTAGTAGAAAGTATCCCTTCGGCTGAAGTTCCTTCGTAAACTTCTATGAATCCTGTATTAGTATCCATCTTACAAGGGAATGTTATTCCATCAGGTCCGAATCTGTTTTTCATAATGTGAGCTCTTGCAGTATTATTCAATTTATCTTTTGATTTTCTACTCCAACTCATAATGAAATCAGCATTCATAACTTTTGCATAAGAGTCTGAAATTTTATCTGCTTCTATAACTTCTGAATCAATTGCTGAACGATTAGTTTGAGATGCTGTCCATATTGGAATACCATATTCACCACTTAATCCTCTTAAGTCAATATAAACACCACCTTGCTCAGCGTATGTTGAATCAGTTTTATTTGAATGTGATAGTAACAAATCTGCATAATCGATTAAGATTAAATCAGGTTTATTATCTGTTGCTATCATTTTATCTATGTGTTGTGCAATCTTCTTTGAAGATACACCTTTAGGTGGGAAATATTTAATTAATAATCTTCCCTGCAATCCTTTAATTTTTTCTTTTACTTTTTCTTTATTTTCTTTAATATCAGCTGATGGTATTTTAGAAAATACAGTATCATATCTTTGTCCTACATAATGTTCTGATAATTCTAATGAATAATGAACTACACTTAATCCTTGTTTTACTGCTGATGCTCCTAATGTAGTTAGTATCCAAGTTTTACCAACACCAGATGGTGCAACTACAACTCCCAATTCACCTGGTCCTAATCCACCATCCATTAAATCATTCACTGGTTTCCAATCGGTTGGTACGGTATCTCTTTTTACATCATCTATACGAGAATCAAAATCATCTTTATAGTCATGTCCTAAATCAGTCTCAATACCTACTTTCATAGCTTTATCAACCAAATCTTTTATCCTATTGTAATTACCAGCTTTTAATAAATCAACTGATGTTAATATTACCTGTTTAAGATTTTGATTTCTACAAAACGAAGTAAACTCTTTTTTAATATAATCTAAATCTACATTACCAACTTGAGTATAAACATGTCTAAGTTGTTCTTTAACTGTAGTTTTTAAAATTTCATTATCTAATTTAGAAACTTTTACTTTGAAAACATCCATAGTAGGAGGTTTTCTAAACTCTTCATTATAATCTATGATTTCACCAATAATCCATTTATTAGCTTCTGATTCAAAAAACTTTGGTGATACTACTTCTGAAAGTTTATCTAAGAATTTACCATCTGTAAGTAATGCTGAAACTACTTTAGATTGGAATGAATTTCCATATTTTGATAAATTATCTATCTCTTGCATTAAACTTTTAGTTTAAGTTTTGTTATTTGTTTCTTCTCTGTTCCGTATTTTTCGCAGATATATTTAATGTGTTCTCTGCCTTCTCTAGTAGAATAAAGTATTTCTAAATATTCATTTGCTTCTTTTTTTGAACATTCATAATCTACACAAACCAAATCTACTAACCAATCCTCATACTTTTGTGATTTTTTCCCCTTTACATATCTAAGATAATGCCTCCCCTTTGGTATGATACCAATGTATGCTAAATATAATGCTTTCGGAGGAAGAGCTTGTGTATATGGTTGTAGTTCCGCTATTAAATCAATCCAATCTGGATTCATTGAAAGAAACCTATGAATCATATAATTTGACCAACTCTTCAAATCTTCGTCCTCTAACTTATCGAAATATTTAGGGTCTTGATATTGTGTTATCGCTTTTATGTGGTCAAATAATCCTTTAGCCATTCTTCTTAGTGTCTATTTTTTTATCCAAGTGTTTAATCTCTTCAGGTAATAATTGCTCATTTAAAGCCCCACATTCACCACAAAGATAAACGTCAATTGGTATCATCACATCTTGCGCTGTACCAGTAATTAAACGAGATATTGTTCTAAGCTTTACACCTGGTAAAAATACATCATAACCACATTCAGTACATACCATTGGTTTTGATGTTTTTAAATCTATTTTAGGTTGTTGTTGAGGTGTGTTTCCTGCTCCTCCTGCAGTTCCTATAATTTTTGCCATATTATTTGTTTATCGTTGATAAAATGTTTAGTATCGTAGCCATAAAGGGTATTTCCTTATCGACTGCTAAAGCATCTCTATGTTGACCTTCTGCTAATACCAAAATTACTCCACTAACCTTACCTGAAGCATATTCATCTACCTTTTCATAGAGTACTGAATACATTTCTGTAAAATCTTGCATTTTAGAATCCGCAACCATCTGCCTTATTTTCATATATTTATTCCTACTATCATCTGATGATTTAAGAATATCTAATATTTTAGTTTTGAAATCAGAATCCATCAAATCATTTTTAGAAAGTTTTAACTCACCCTTAACAGAATTAAGTTGACAAGTATTTATTACTTTTCTTATATCAGGATATGATGAATCTATGATAGGAACTAAATCCTTTACATCATATTTTATTTCTTCGGAACTAAGTATCTTATCTAATTGTACTGCAACTTCTTTTTTAGAAGGTGGTACAATTTGGAATGTTTGACATCTACTTTGAATTGGGTCAATTATCTTCTCAACATAATTACAGGTCAAAATAAACCTACAATGTTTTGAAAATGTTTCCATAAGATTTCTTAATATAGCTTGTGCATTTGGAGTCATATAATCAAACTCATCCAATATAACAATCTTATATTTCTTAAATCCTTGTGATGATGCAAAGTTCTTAACTTTATTTCTAACTGTATCTACATTGTTTTCATCAGATGCATTTATAATCATATAATCACATTCAATTGATTTAACAATGAGTTTAGCCAAAGTTGTTTTACCAGTACCAGCTTTACCAAAAAGTAAAAGGTGTGGAACATCTGATGTTTCCAAATATCCTGCAACCTTTTCCTTTAGATGTTCATTACCAACATAATCATCTAATTTTACGGGTCTATATTTCTCTACCCATAATGAATTATCTATTGTTTCTTCTGTTTGTTCGAAAAATCCCATATTATCTTCCTACTTCTTTTAAATAATTGTTTTTCATTGTTTCCCAATCCATACCAATAGCATCTATATAAAATAAATGTTCTGGTTTCAATCGATTAGAATCATATAACTTTGTATATCTTTTTATGGCTTGTCTTTTCCACCACTTATTAATGTAATCAACTCCCTCTTCAAACTTCTTTTTCATCTTTAAATCTTTTTCTTCAATTTCTGAACGAAGAAATTCTGGTCCGTTTTCATACATCATAGCAAGATACACTCCTCTTTTGAATCCGTGATGGTAATCAGCTGCTCTGATACCACATTCTTTAAAGATTCTTCCTAAAATCTTTTGTTTAATACCACTAACAGGTCCTTGTCGTTGAGATTCAGCTCCATACATATTAGCTCCGTTTCTTTTTCTTTCTTCTGTAATATGTTCTTTATACCAATCCTCTCTGTTTTCTTTTAACCATTGGTGCCACGGGTCATAAAATTTATCATCAGGTTTAATTGCTATCTTACCAGCAGATTCCCCTAATGTTTTAAAATGTGGAATACCATTATATTGAGAATGAATACCATATAAAGAAGTTGTACCAACACCAATTAGAGTTTGTCCATATTTCTTTTTCCAAAAATCTCTAATTTCAGGTACAGTAGTCATCATCGCTGTAAGTTTACCACCTAAGAAATTATATCCTAATGGTTGTGTACATACTATCGTAGAAGCGATTGTTGTATAATTTAACTTACCCTTTTTAAACTTATCTTCTTTATTCCATCCTATGTATTTATCTCTAACACCCATCGATGTAACATCAGATGCTAAAGATATCATACCCAGCAATTTACCACTTTTCTTATCCTTAACAAAAACTTTAACATTTCTACCAGGGTTAGCTGTCCAACTCATTGTATGAATCATCTTTCTAAGATGTGTCCATTTTGTAGCTTCTTTAGTATCTTCTACAATTTCAACGTATGGTTCTAACTCTTCAATTTCTTTTATTGTAAGTTCTTTATCATTAATATCTGTAGGTCTCCATTGCCAATCATAATAAGATGCTATAGCAGATTTATCTCTAATCATAGAATCTCCTTGCAACTCTACCCACTTTTTATATAAAGTTTGTTCCTCTACAGACATCTGCATAAGATAGTCCATATTCTCAATGAGCTTTTTCTTCTCATCTTCGAATACAAATTGAGGTTTAGCTGGTTCGGTATCCCAAAAACTCATTACTTAATCTCTACTAAATAATAATTTGATGTATAATCTCCGTCCTCAAATGAAAGATGTGCTAATCCTTTAGATGAAATTTTTAATGAAGATGATTTTGAACCTTTGTTAGCTATAAGAATAGCTTTTAGATATTTAGCTGAAAATGCTATAGGTTTTATATCATTATCACATTTACAATTAACATCAATACTAATTCTATTTGAATTAATTGATGAATAACCTAAAATGATTTCACCTTTGTTTTTTGTACAAGTAAAAGTAAATGTATCTGCATCTGCTAATGCTCCTTTTGATTTGATAAATTTATTTACAAACTCATCATCTAATGTTACCTCAGAATCAAATTCAGGTAATGCCTTTAAATCAGGTACAGCAGGTATAACAGATGGAGCAGCTAGCATATATTGTACTTTCGTACCCTTATCACTAAATTTAAGAGCTCCTGTTACCTCTTCTACTTTTATTGATGAATCTAATACACTTAACAATCCTCTCAATTGAGAAGTTGTATAAATACCAAATTCACCACTAGGAAACTCACTATCTTTCACAGATACGTTTCCTAATAATGTCTTATCATCAGAAATCATTCTGACTGACATTGAATCATCAGTAGAGTTCATCATTACTGATTCAACCTCGCCACCGAGATTATATCGATTTATGAACCCATCTAATTTTAATTTTTCCATAATTATCCTTTTATTAATTTATTTATTGTTACAAATATACGAAAAATTCCTGAGAAATCCAAATTATTTCGTAATTATATTTCCAAAAGTATCCCTCAACCAATCATTAAAATTTTTACCAAATGCATCAGTAACCTTATATTTTACTAATGTTTTCATAATATCTAATTTATTGATTGGATTTACTTCTTCATCATATCTATCTAAGATATTCATCTTAATGTTACCACTAATATCTGGGTCATGCAATTGCATCAATTCTCTATTCATTAAGATTTGTTCTTTTGAATTTAATATCTCATCATAAATTTTAAGCTTTCCTTTCTTTTCATCAGCTAATTTTAATAAATCTTCAACTGATATTTTTTTATTTTCTGTAATTTCAGGAAATCTTTTAACTAATGTTTTAATACCACATCCGTGAACACCTGGTATATTATCTGAAGTATCACCATCTAATACTCTAAATAGTAATAAATTTTTAGATTCAATACCATATTCTTCCTTTACCAACTCTTTGTTGTAAAGTTTCTTTTTGGTAGGAGACCAAACGATGGTCGTATCATCTACTAATTGTAGGAAATCCTTATCAGTAGACATAACCACCGCTTGTTCGTTCTCTTTAAGAAGTTGGGTACTAATGTACGCCATTACATCATCCGCTTCACAACCATCGTAAATCATTGTTGTAATAGGTAAATAATTTAAGATATCAGCTAACCAAACGAATTGTCTCTTCATTGATTCTCTTTCATCTTCTTCATTCATCAAATCAGCATATTGTCTATTGACTCTTAACTTATTTTTTGAACGTTCTGATTTATACCCACTAAATCTTTTCTTTCTTTTCTGAGAACCTCCCTTACCATCAAAAACTACAATGACTCTTGTCGGTTGAGTGTTTCTAATCGCATAACCTATTGATTTCAGAACACCAGTTACACCACCAACGTGGTCACCATCATCATTCATTGTAGGAATGGATGACCAGCATCTGATAAATGTATTTAAACCATCGATAATTAGAACTCGGTCATTTCGTTTCCTATCGATATTTTGGTCGTGTGCTCTTTCAACCGAATTAAGTATGTCTTTGTAGAGTTTCTTCATTAAAGTACTTCTTTTGTTGTTGAAAAATACTTTTCTAATGTTTCTAATCTCTCATCAGCAGATGCTAATAACTTTAAAGCTTGTGTTGCATTATCCCAAAAATCTTTTGTGGAATGGTCTCCGATTCCAGCAGGAAAGTTTTTCAGTAAATCCAATGATAACAAAGCTTTGTTCTTATCAGCTTCAGCTTCTGATTTTAACATGTCAAATATTCTTTTATCTATTTTTGCCATAATTTTAATCATTTTCACCAGGTAACTCAGTATCTACTTCCATAGCATCTATATCTAATGTATCTGATTTGTATTGAAGTATTGTTGATTCACATATCTTTTTGTAAATCTGGTCTCTAACTTCTTCTCTATCATCCATCAATTCGATAAAATCCTTAGATTGAAACTTTAGTTCTTCACCAGTTTCAGTATCTATGTAAGTGTACCAAGCGCCAGCTTGTTTTACTAATTTATTATCTTTCATTACTCGTAACCAAGAACCATAGTTATCAATACCTCTATCGAAGTAGATTTCAAAATCAGCCGCTCTTAAAGGTGGCCCCATTCGATTCTTTATTACTTGACATCTCACTTTCATACCAACAACCTTATCCAATCCATTCACTTTCATTTTGATTTGCCCCATTCCCTTCAATCTCAGTCTAACTGAAGAGTGGAAAGCTAGTGCTTTACCACCTGAAGTAGTCCAAGGGTCACCAAACATTGCGTTCATTTTTTGTCTAAGTTGATTAGTAAATACTAATGAAATTTTCTGTCTACCAATCATATTGGTAATCTTTCTCATCGCCTTAGAAATAATAATAGCTTTATCTGTAGCATATCCATCTTTATTATAATCAGCTGCTAACTCATTCTTAGTTGAAGCTGCTGCTACTGAATCTACTACGATTGTAACTAATTTATCTCTTGAGGTTTGTCTTACCTTTTCAATGATAGTTTCACAATAATCAAAGATTTGTTCAACAGAATCCGCTGATACATAAAGAAGTTTAGAAACATCAACACCGATAGCTTCTAAAAATTCTCTACTTACTGCAGTTTCGGTATCAATTAATACAGCTACACCACCTTGCTTTTGTGTTTCAGCAAGACAATGAGCAGATACTAATGATTTACCACTCTGTTCCAAACCTGTAATCTCTGTAATTCTACCAACAGGCAACCCACCATATGGGCGATTAGAAATTGCAACATCCAACATAGCACATCCAGTCGAAATCCAACCCTCAACATTTGTGGGTGCTTCATCCGAATCAAGGAAAAATGCTACCTTCTGGTCTTTCGCTGATTTATTCAGCTCGCCAGCTAGAATATCTGCTAGTTCTAATTCTTTTTTCTTTGCCATTTAGTTTTTAATATTATTTGTTAAACAAATCATCAAATGCAGCCGCAACATCATCAGTTTTCTTAGATGTTTTTGGTTTATCATCAGTATCAAATGGTAAATCATCAACTTCTTTTTCTGATTTAACCTCTTTGTTTGATAATGTTTCCTCAGCTACTGAAGGTTCACCATCTTCATTTTTATCTGAAGTTGGATTTAACCATCCTTCTAATACTGCTTTTAATTCATCATAAGATAATTCTGAATATAAATCAGTAATTTCAGTTTGAGTTTCTAAAAATTTAGTAACATCTTCAGCTTTATCAGATAATGCACTTTGATTTGGTTTAACTCTAATAGTTGTAACAGGATATGAAGTTCCTGCTTCTTCGGCAGATTGGTATTCTATAGTAATATCTCTACCCGTTTTAGGGTCTGTTATATCACCATAATCTGGGTCTGCTATATATCCAAGAATTTCTTGATATACAGTTTTACCGAATCCCCAAAATTTGATTCCTTCTCCTTCTTGTCCTCTCACTAAAATAGGAACGAAAGTTCTTAATTTCGGCTCCATCTGCTTAGCAGCTTTCCAATCTTCCTTATCACCCATTCTTTTCAATCTATCAGCAAACTCAACTATAGGGTCAGGTCTACCAAATGATTGTGGTGAGAGATAAGTTTTATTATTAATGTTGTAGTGAAAATACAATTCGATGAAAGGATTATCTTTTTCGAATTTGTAGGGAACGATTCTGACTTGATGTTTACCAGGTGTTGGTTTCCATAGATTGTCAGACTTCTTTTGTGTGTTTTGTAGTTTGTTCAGTCTACCTCTGATTGCGTCAATATTAATTGCCATAATTTACTCCTTTTAAGTGTTAATATAATTTTAAATTTTACAGTTTAGTTTGAGATGCGTTTCTTACATCCGGTGTATATATAAATATAACAAACTTCCAAAAACCACCGATATTTTTAGAGTTTTTTTAACTATTTTGCCCACTTTTTTCGGTTAACAATTTGAGAGATAACACCATAGACTGAAAGGTCTTGATATGTATCTTCTATTGCTTCACCAACCTCATCAGGTTGACCTTTTACAACCAATTGTTTTAACCTCTGAATCTTATCGTTTTTTCTAAACCAAAGACCAGTAAGCGCAACGTTAATATCATCCGATGATTCCAATACTGAACCTACTGATATATTATCAGGTCCATAATTTCTTTGTTTCTTACAAAATGTATCGTACATCTCATCTAATATTTTTTTAAATTCTTGAGTTGTTGCTGGAAATTTATCCTCACAATACTCAATCGCAGTTTGTTTTTTCATATAATATAACTTTATTTCTACTAATATACAAAAAATTTTTCACATTTCCAAATTAAAATGAAAAAAACTTTTCAGCTGTTTTTGTTGAGGATAAAACCTCACCCCATTTCATAGCCCCATAAAAATCCTCTAACTTCTTTAAAAGTTCTCTTTCAAAGATTTTATCATAATCAATATAGGTCTTTACTAAATCCATAATTTCCTTTGGGTCATCATATCCTTTGAATGCTACTCCATCTAATCCCATTGGATTTTGTTTAAGATACACCCATTTAACCTTATCACCATTTTTCATAGGTTCATATTTCATCTCACATTTAAAATGAGATAATAGTTGATTAAATGCTATAGCTGCTTTTACGTGAGCTGGTGTGCCTGATACAAATTGGAACATTCTGATTTGTTTACCCTTTGGAAGATATTTTGTTAAATTCTTTACAGATGTATTTTTTGCAATATCTACAACATTCATCTGAGATAAATTATTTTTGAAATCATAAATCTTATCAGTAAGTTCAGTTTCCGTTTTACCTTTTAGAATATCAATTAGAACTTCACTCATAAACTTTCTAAATGCCGCTGGATAAGATGACCTAACAACATCTAAGCCCTTTACATCTAATTTATTAACAGATACACCATTATCAGATATAATCCATTGTGCGTATCGTTTTTTAGCTATCCAAATACCTGATTTAGAAACATATTCTTTTTTAATCTCAAATCTATGTTTATCAATATTGAAAATTCTTTTTGCAAGTATATCATAAAAATCATTTAGATAATCTTGCATTTCTCCTGCTATTCCATTTACGAAACCAGCGATATCATCATCAGAATTATCTCTCCAAGTTGGGTTTCTACTATCAAGTAAGGGAGTAGCACTAAAAAAAACGGAATCAGTGTCAATGTATATATTACTATCCAAATCGGGATTACCCAATTCTTTATTGTACCTGATGTTAGCCATGTCAGCAGTTGACTTAATAACTGTCTGTCCTGTCGTGGTAACAGCGGTAGCATTATCAACATCATAAAACCTAAAGGCAGGAAGGCCAAGCACCCCATATAAAGAATTAAGTAGAATTTTTTGTACCAATTGACGTTTTTTATACCATTCATATTTTTCATTATCTCCGCTTTTTCCATATTGTTTCATTTTATTTTTGAACTCAACTCTTTGATTAAACCAAATATCTAAGATATCAGGTATACAACCAACAGTATCAGTTCTATATAATACACCATTAGATGCAACTGAAAATTTTGAATTATCTAAATACTTTTTAAGATTTTCTTTTGTAATCGTATCTTCACCGATTGTATAAGTATCCTTACCACCCTTTACAAACTCATTCGCATCCCAATCATTAATCTTACCAATCTTAGTTTCTGGTGAGATATTAATACTCATAATAATAGATGGATATAGAGAAGTTAAATCTAAATCATAAATCCATTCATATTTTCCAACGATAGGTGCTTTTACATATGCTCCGATAAACTTCTCCTCATTGTTATCTCTTAATGCTTGCATTCTCTCCTGTCTATCAGCTGGTTTATTTGGTGCTACGATACCTTTTCTTTTCAAATAACATAACAATGCTCCTTCTAAGTATTTTGATGAATAAACAAAATCTTCGTATGGAACGTGACCTGCATGACAAATACCTCTTGCCGTATCGATGAATTGTAACTTCTTATCCATATCAACTACCAACTCAACATCCACTAAGTTATACTCAATAAACTTCTCTATATCATCTCTAAATAATTGGTCTAAGTTTCCTTGATATTCTACCTTACCTCTACCTAACTCTTTTGATGCAATACTATCTAAACGATAATTGTCTAATTCTGTATAAGTAAAGTTTTTGTAAAGTGCTAAATAATCTAAATAAGATACACCAGCCATAAAGAATCTCTTACGATAAGGTGACCAGAAACATTCACCGATTGGTGATAATCTATTTGCGTTTCTTTTACCTATAACATTTTTTATTCTATTATAAAGATATGGTGTATCAAAGTAATCTATATTCCATCCAGTAACAATAGTTGGATTAATATATTCATATAGTTCTAAATATTTTTCTAATAATTCTGCTTCACTTCTAAATGGTAGTACAATAGCTTTATCAGTTTTCTTATTTGATAAAACATTATCTTTATCTAAAACCAAAACATAATATTGATTGGTAGCTGAATCATGCAATGCTATAGAAGTAATTTCATTCTTAGCTTCTTGCATATCAGGTAAACCTGTTTCCATCTCTACCTCAATATCATATGTAAGAGTTATATGCCCTTCTGATGGTAAATCCGAATCAGTATATGTATCTACTAAAACTCTAGTCGTTTCTGCAACATCTGATTCAAAAAGATTAGGATTATCTTTATTGAATTTATATATCTTAGTTAACCTATCTCCATACAAAGATACACACTCACCATTTTCTGCTTTTTCATATGCATATCTTGTATAAGGGAAAGTTCTGTAACCTAATTTATCATCCCATAAGTGTATGAGATTCTTCTGTCTTTGGTAATATACGTTTTGGTACATTAACTATTTAATTGTTTATGAAGTTCTTTAATCATTTTATCTTCGTTATTGGATAATTGTTTAGCTCTTTCGATTGAACGAAGTTCTTGTGTAAATCTAAATATATCATCATCCAACATTTTATCTAACATTTCAAAGAAATCTTTCTTTTTTGTGAAAAATAATCCATCTGGGTCTATTTCTCTATAACATAAAGAATCTTGAAATATCATTGGAGTACCATTCATCATACAATCAGTACCACTAACACTCCAACCATAATTTGTTTGTCTCATCTGTACACCAACTTTACAATTTTGTAATCTTTCGTAGTATTCATGCTTTGGAACTTTTGTATTATCAATCCAAGATTCACTTGGTTTACCTTTAAGTTGTGGCACCCATAAAACAAAATCATCTCTTTGTTTTCTATATTCCTTCATAAGTTTTAAAAACGCAGGCCATCCTTTGTAACCAGCAGCCCTATGATTGAATACAATAACATTTCTTTTTTCGTTTGAAGGTTTTTCAACTATAAATTCTTTTGGTAATCCTAAATTCCATACTGTAAGAATATCATCTAATTTATTTACAAATTCTTCAGTAAATGTTTCTTTAGCTTCTTCTAATACTCTATTCTTTTGGTCTTGTGTATTTAAATAACAAGTATCCATTTGAGATACTCCTAATAATTCTATAGGTAACCACATCCATTTTGCTTTACCCGGCCTTCTATCTGCTCCATTTGCCGATTTCATTTCCCACCAATGACAATAACCAATTATTTTTGTATCCATATTCTTTTTATATCTACCAGTCTGAACCCAATCTGGTAAATGAGAATATATTACATCATAATCTATGTCTTTTGATAATTTTATTAAATCTAATGGAGGGAATGCTCTTTGATTCATCATATCACCACTAAATGGTGCAATATGTTGTTTTACATTTTCTAAATTAAGTTTTCTTACTGGTTTTGGTAATATTACATTCCAAAAGTAATCACCTAATTTATCCAATGCAATAATATGGTTGTATAAAACATCCACAAATGAATCTTTTTCAATACTACCAGCATTCGTGATATTTGGTATCACCAACACTTTTCTAGCATCTTTGTAATCTATTTTAGTTTCCCAAAAACTCATTATCTCTATTTAGTGTATTTGGATTCCATTCTCATATATTTCTTTAGTTTGTAGGTGAGCTGCTAATCTTGGGTCTTTACCTTTATTCTTCTTCTTAAATTGTTTTTTTAGTTTTGGTAAAAGTAAATTATAAACAGTATCTCCATCCAATTTCCATATCTCTGCTATTGGATTGCTTGGGTCTGTAGTAAATCTAGCAATATAATGGTTTTTATATTTTTTAATTTTTTCTTTTTTTAAATAATCATTTTGTTCTTTCCAAGTATTAAATACGGAAATTCCAGAATATGCAGCTTTTATTTTATCAGCTGTTGTTGATTTATATTCACAATCTCCATCGGAGTCTATCCCATCAGCTCCACTCAATGTTTCCGCCACTTTATGACCAAGTTTAATTGCTATCAAAATCTCTCTACTTCGTGCATAAGAAAATGGGTCTCCCCAATTTCCTTCTTTACAAGCCTCCATCATAAGATTCCAAGCTTTTGAATATTTTTGTTCTGGTGTTATACGCATATTTTAGGGTTTTATGTTACTAATATACGAAATTATTTTGAATTATCCAAGGAAAAAGTGAAGTTTTTTTCAGTTTTATGAAAATTTTATTACATCGAATACTCTTGTGTTGATTTTCTTAGTGCCTTCAACATTAGTTACTATGATTGAGTTTCTGAATTTATCCCAATCTACTGTAAAAGATTTATCAATTACACCATTATTCTCTTCTTTTATCAGTTCGTTTAATGCGTTTATTGTGTACAATGTATTTGATTGTTTTTTTCTATGTACCAATATAGTATCAGATAATGGTTTATCTGGTTTATATTTAGTGTCTATATTATAAGTTACGAACAACTCTTCTAAATCTGATTTATTTTGAAGAACATAAATGTAGTTATAAACTATATGGTATGTTTCTCTGATGTCTTGAAGTGTTGTTTGTAACCTCTCTTTTGTTGTAAAAGTACACAATAGTTGAGTTTTCATAAATCTTTCTTCCGATTTTTATACACCTATAAGTATTAATCGCAAAAAGATTAATTATTATGATGGTTTCTTATCACCTGATTTCAAACATTTCTGTAAAGATGGATGATAATTGTATACTGTTGATAGTTTACCTAAGATTCCTGTCTTAGAACGTTGTTTCTTTTCACCAATTGGATATCTATCACCACCTTCTGTTACTGCATATATTATTTTAGAAGCACCTGTTATTGCTGTTCCACCTCTTTGAGTCTGTTCAGATTCTTCACTTACTTCAAAGTTTTTAATCATTTGATTTTTATTTTCAAATGGTAGACAGTTTGATAATGATTTTTTATCTACTTTTACACCACCACTTTCTTGATAAAATGCGTCTTGGTCTTGGAAAACACCTTCACCACCAAACATCATACCTAAGTGAAGTTTTTCTGCAACTGATTCTGCTTCTAATACAGTACCCATACCCATTTCTTTACCATCCACCATCACTTTAGTTTCGTTCAACTTTTTAATAGTATCTAAATCTGTACCAATTGTTGCTTTTCTAATTTTACCAATTTCTGCACCAATTCGAGGACCACCTGTTGCATTTGATAAATCTGCTACAATTCTTTGTTCATCCTTTGTTAAATCATTTGGGTTTTTATTAGCGTAGTTTACAAATCCCTTCATAATCTGTTCATCTGTTGGTGGGGTATCCGAACCATCAGGTAAATATTCAGTTTTCTTTGAAATCTTTTTTTCCATCGCTTTCCAATATTTTAAAGGGTCTTTTCCTTTTGATAATGTTTTTGAAAGTTCCACTAACTCACTTGTATTAACACTATCTAAATGTTTTCCAGGTCCTGAAGTTACAGTATTTAGTTTTTCTTCCAATTCTGAATATTTCTTTTCTTGGTCATCCATTATCGTTTTAGCAATCTCACCTTGTTTTTTATCTAGTGTACCCTTTGATACTAAATTATCTACTTCTTTCTTTTTTAAAGTAAATTCTGCTTTTAATGATGATTGTGCTACTAAGGCGTTAACATTATCTTTATCAGAATAAAAAGTCATATGTAAATCACCTGTATCTTCATTGGTAACGAATATTGCTGTATCCGATGGATTTGCTCCACCACCACCACTTTTGATTATATCAATTGCTTCTTCTTTACTAACTTCTGTATTTCCTAAAAATACTTTACCTGTTACACCATTTACCATATTTTCTTGGGCTTTTAAACCTTTTGAATCTCCGAAAAATGGTTCTGCTTTAGCATTTGTGATATTATTTTTGCTAAGAATATTTTGTCTAACGTGGTCATTTTTACTTTGTGCTGCTCGAGTAGCGATTATTGCTTTACCAGCCTCACCTATTGATATACCATATTTTTCTGCTATTGGGGCCGCTTCTTTTTTTGTTATACCTGTTGGTAGGTTATCACTTTTATTATCTTTTCCTAAACCACTTCCTTTTAATTGGTTACAAGTATTCTCTAAAACGGAATCATAATTAAATTCTTTTCCCGAGTTTATTGAGTCTGTTGCTCCTGTAGATGAAAATATCTCATTTAACATTGAACCTGCTGAACCTGGCGCACCTTTTTCAAATCCCGTTTCAATAAATTTATCCATTGATGCTCTATTATCTTCTGATGAAAAAGTATCTGATTCTTCACTCGGTTTATCAGTTTTTTCTTTTTCCTTCTCTATCTTTTTCTTTATATCAGGTGCATGAGCAAAATCACCTTTACCACTTATAGCAGTTTTTGGTTTTTCTTCTGTTGATTGTGCATCTGTATCTATTGGTGTATATTTTCCACCATCATCTTTTTTAAAGGTTTGTGCATCTTTTTTATCCTTATCACCTATCTTAACATAAACACCTTTTCCTTTATGATGGTATTTCTCATCTTCCTTTTCATCTTCCTTTAATAAGTTTTTGATTAGTTCGTATTTGACATCAGTCAATCCCATTTCAGTAAGAACCTCACTCAAAATACTAATATGAGCAGGTTTACTAAAATTAGGATATCCTTCATCTGAACGATAGGATATTTCTAATAGTATATCTTTTATAATGTCATCTTTATTCACCACCTATAAATATCCTTATATAATAGTTTTACTTCTTCTATTAACCTGACATTGGATTTCGTAATCACTCCAATGTTTTGTTGGTACTGAATTTGGAAAGTAAAAACATTCTTTTCTACCATCTGGGAATGTTATATGTTTCCAATAACCATTTGGTACATGCCCACCAGTTGGTAATATTAAATGGTCTTTTTCAAAATGTAAAACAATTCTTACTTTTAAAGTACCATATTTTTTAGCCCATTCTCTTTCTTGAGCTTCCAACTCTCTCCACGCACCTCTATTTAACTTATCAAATTGTAGAGAACAATTTAAATAAGAAAATGTAGTTTTTAAATTTTCTTTAGTGTCGGTAAAAGCAGCGGCTGGTGCCATATGACCTTTATCCCACACATTATTTTTATAATCATCATTATCTGATGTATAAACTCCTTTAGGAACATAAAAATCCATACTACCTCTATCGAATTTTTTAACAATATTCCTAACTTCATACTCAACCCAATTTGGTTGTTCTAATGTTTCATTGTAAGAAACTTTAAATACATCATTCTCAATTCTTACATCTGTTCTGTTTTGTCCAAAGCTACTAAGGAAAACTCCTACGCATAATAGTAGGGATAAGCTTAATTTCAATTTGTATTTCATAATCTATCTTTACTTGTAATCACTTCTAATATATAAATATTAGATTTATCTAAATAAGTTTTATTTTTGGCTTTTCAGGTTCTTTACTATCTAATTCTTCACCATCTAATAAATGGTATAAATTTGAATGTACAAAGGGTATTGGGTCTGAATCACCTCTCGGGTTTTGCTTGGTTCTTCGTACTAATTTTTTAAGTTGTTCTATAAGTATAGGATATTTTGGATGTGTAGATACACACACATTTCTATCATTATACCATTCCTCTGTATGCACTCTCCAATCTTGAATCGCTCTAAACATTATATGATAATCTGTAAAAGAATCTTTGAATATATCTTCTATCATATCAACGAAATCTATCATTTGTTCTACATTATGGTCTTGTACAACAAAAGAGAAGGTACAATTTAATATTGGTTCATCTATAGTAGCTATAAATTTTAAATTCTCCATTAATACATCCCATCTACCATTTAATCTTACTTTATTTTCATAAGTTTCTTTTTCTGCCGCATCTATTGATATTTCTATACCTTCAATAATTGGATGTACATTAGATATGGAGTTCCACATCTTTTCAGTAAGCATATTACCATTTGTAACTATAAAAAGATTTTTAAGTTTTGGATATTTCTTTATGTCTAAATTTTGTAACCATTTTCTAAATACATTAGAATAAAATGGGTCACCACTACCTGTACATATTATTTTTTCTACTCCTTCACTAAACTGAGTATCGAATGAATTCATTATACTTTCTGCGTTAGGATTATGAGCATTTGTATTTAAATGTATTCTACAAGATGGACATTTAAGATTACAACTAGCATCGAAATTTAAATAAACTTGGTCTGGTAATTTTTGATGTTGAATATATTCAAATTCTTTTAAAGAATAGTTTTTTCCAGTATGAGGGTCAATGAATTTAGCCTTAAATTCCTTTTCTGGTAATGAACTATGTTCATTTACCCAAGGACACATCATAGAACAATACTTATAATCTCCTTCAGATATTGCTTCTCTTAATTTAGTATGAAATTTATTATTCCAATTTTTAGAAAGGTCATTTATATCTTCTATTTCTGATACATCGTGAGCTGATAATTGTCTAGGGAAATTTTTTTTATCCTTATGTCTTGATAATAGTTCGGCTTCAAATTCTTTTTTAAGAGTATCTTGGTCGAACCATTCTGGACAACAAGGGGATGTTGAGGTGTTAAATATCTGTAACTCCCTGAATGGGGCTGGACATCTAAAATCTTTTAATCTTTTTAGATTCTTCTTCATATACTATATATATTATACCTTCGAATAATCTTTTATTACCATCGCACCATTTATATATGTAAAATCTTCAAACATTTTTTGAAGTTCATAATTAGAAAACTTTTTATGTAATCCGTTATGACATTCATTACATAGAATTTGTATATCATTTTCTTCTTCAAACCCCATTCTTTTATAGGTATTATGATGGGCATGATATTCCGATTCTTTTTTTGATGCATCTCCACACATCTGACACTTACATCCTCTTTTTTTAAGTAGATATTTTCTTTTTCTTTTCCAACAACCAGAACCTATGTAGAGAGAATGTTGATTCTCAAATTGCACTTCTGATAAATTAAATTTTTCAGAAAAGGGATTCTTCACATCTTCCTTTAATGATAAATCACCATTTAATATTAGATATATTAAATCTCTATTTTGTCGTATTACTCTCAAAGAACTATTATCATAAATTGGTGATAAAGCTTTCTGAATAATATTCAAATGTTTATCATTTAAAATACCACCATAGGTTATTGATGAAGAAATCATAGTTCTGGACTGAGAGTTGATTTGTTTCCAAACTTTTTTATTTTGTTTAATTTGAATTAACATATTAATCATCTCTTCGTTAAGATAATATTTATAATTTACTTCTGTTTTTGGAATTTTTCTAACATATGGTTTTGTTTCAAGTGATGTTACTTTGGGTTTTTTAATTCTTGTTATTTTTGTGGGTTTTATTTCTTTAACTTTAGCGTAAAAGAATCGTGGATTCGATTCATCTAATATATCCATTATACCCTTTATCTTAACTGCTTTTTGAATTGGTTTAAGATGTTTTGAGTTTAGAATTCCTTTTCTTCTAATAGATTGAGTAATTAATCCTTTTGTATTTGGGTTAACTTTTTTATAATCTTTAGATTGTTTAAATAACTTTAAAAATTCTATTTGTCCAGGGTTCAATGGATACATTACCCTACCCCTCGACTTTTTCTTTTTCTTTCTTTTGGGTTTTGATTTAGTATTTTTAGTGCGTTTTTTAGAAGGTAGAGTAAGTTCTCCACTTTTATATTTTTTAAATATAATATCCATTTCACTCATACCTTAAACTTTCGAATAATCTTTACCAAAGCTCATTCTAGTCGGAAATCCAAAACTTTCAATAGTTGATTGAACATCCATTAACCATTGAACATCTTTTGGAGCTTCTTCCGCAAGTTCAAATAAGAATGAATCATATGTATATAAAATCGGTAAGGGTAAACTCTTTTCCTTCAGCTTTTTCATAACCTCAATATTAAATTCAGTTTCAGTCGCTTGAAGTAGATAATTGAAGTACTTTTGTCCAGTCGGTTGTTCTATCCAACCTATAGGTATTCTTCTACCTTTTGGGGTTTTGATATAACCATTCTTTATAGCTTCTTCTTGCATCTTTCTAATAAATCTATCAACTTTATCAAAGAATGGGATTTTTCTATCTTCATCAGTTACACCACCATAAAGTATTTTAAATGTTCTTCCTTTTGAATCATCATAGGAACATCCATATTGGTCTGCTAACCATTGGTGAACGGATGTATCGGGTAATTTATACTTAATCATTTTAGCAATAATCCTAACGTGATATGCATCATAATCGAATTGTACAAACTTTTTACCTTTTGGGGGAATGAATATCTCTCTACTACCATCACTTTTATTAAGAGCTGAATAATTAATACCCAAATGCCTGTTGGATGGTCTGCTTGTTATTGTATATGGATTGTATTCTGTAAATGTTCGAGAGAACCAAAGTGATTTCTTATTATCTGGCCATCTATCAAGAAATTTTTCCCTATCGACCTGAATCCCCTTTTGTTCGATTTCTGAAAGAATAGGTATCATAGTATCATCAATCCACGAATTTGTTGATGGAATTAGTAATTGTTGTCTTAATTCATCTAAAATATCCTTTATAACCTCTATAAACTTCATTATAGGGATACTTTTACCTAAACTATCTCTTATACCCAAACGAGTGTAAAAGTTCGTTAAATCCTCTATTTTCTCTCCATAAGGATATAGTTTGTTATTTTCAAAGAAAAGATTTGATTGTATATCCTTAGTATTCTTTATATTTAACTTAGTTTGTAGTAGCCCTTTCTTATTCCATACCCATTTTTCTTTTTTTGATTTTGATAAATCTATTTCTAATTTTTCACAATCATTATGATTAAATGGTAAAATAAAATGTAAATTTTCAAATGCTACATATAAAAAGGATATATCAGAAGTCATTGGATGACGCTCTAAATCCTCCCAAATAGGCATAATTAATGAAGTTTCATTATTCCAATATTCGAGAAATTGTTCTTTTTCACTATGTGACTCAACAATAATCATTGTACAAATATACGAAAAATATTTTAATTTTCCAAATCTTTTTGAGATATTTTGATAAGTGGGAATATAATTCCAACTGTTTTTCTCATTTTAGAATAATTGAAGAAGAATCTTATAGGATATTCTTTTAATGGTTTTACTGTTGCTATAGCAAATGGTTTAGTATCAGCGTGTCCACCAATAATAATACCCCCACCTAAACTAAATTGTTCGAAATGATATTGTGAATTAACCATAACCTTTCCTTTGTTTAGATTTTCTATTGGAGTCATATAAGCAATCCCAACTGATACTATTGTATCATACCTTTGATTTAAAGATATTCCAATCATATCGTCTCCTACATTAAGTGCTCTTCCAGTCATAACTCCTACAGTTGTTTGTGCAAATGTAGTAGTTGATAGCAATAATAATAAAATTATTGCAATTATAATTTTAAAAGTTCTCATTTTATAAATGGTAATATTGATAATTCTTTTGCTTTAGATTCCACCATAACATCCACATCATTACCATAAGTATTTGGTAAAGTATCAATATAATCCGAATGTGCTTGTGGTTTAAGTTTTTCGTTACCTTCGTGTAATGATTTAGATTCTGAATAGTGAACAATTGGTTTGATACCTTTAGGCCAAGTAGATATTGCTAACTCTAAAGCTTCTTGCTCTGATAAATCACCTGTACAAAATTTGTGGTGATGATAATCAAATACAATAGGGATACCGATTCTTTCGTGTATGTACATCAAATCTTTTACTGAGTACATAGATGCTTTATCATCGTTTTCTACAGTCAATCTAGTCTGAACTGATTCTGGTAATCTTTCGAAGTTTTTACAAAACCTATCCATAGCGGATATCTTATCACCATAAACACCATTACAATGAATATTGATTTTGTTATAAGGTGAACGTTCTAAACCAATCATATCGAAAACTTCGCCATGTATCCGTAAATCAGTAATAGTTTTTTCTACAACACTTTCTCGTGGTGAAACCAATACATTGAATGGACCTGGATGTGAAGTCAAACGTAATCCGTTGTTTTTTGCATAAAACCCACAACCAGCCAATAATGTTTTGATTCTTAGGTATTGTGGTAAATCTTCAAATTTGTATTCAGATGCCCAAGGAAAGAACTCTGATGATATTCTGAAACATTTGATTCCATTCTTTACATTCCATCTAAGTATCCTACCTAAATCAGCTGCGTTTAACATACCCAACTCACCAGCATAATCCAAACCTCTTTCTTTAAAGGTTCTTTTTATCATACTACGATTAGTTGTTATTTTTGGTTTTTGACTAGATAAAGTCATATTGATGCAAGCGTATCCTAAATTCATATATTATTATTTGTGTTATACAAATATACGAAAAATTATTGAAATATCCAAGGAAAAAGTGAATTATTTTTAAAGTTTTTTAGAATATGTGTGAAGTGATTCATTTTGAATTTTAATCCAATCTTCTATATTTACTTTAATACCCAATTCATTAGCGAATAGTAATCCTTTTTTCCAAGCGTTGATTTCGTTAATATATTGGTAGAATTTAAACTTTTTAGGTTCTTTATCCTCATCTATAGTTTTAAAATAATTATCTTTATCAGTTTGAAGAAAATGTCCTACTTCGTGTAAAAGAGAATATAATCCGTTTTTTTCTAAATTGTGATTATGGTGAATAAATATCTTTTTATTCTTATGCCCCATAAAAGCAGTGATTTGTCCAAGTAATACATCGATTCCAAATTTCTCCTTGAGATAATCAGAAACTTTTTTAAATTGTTTAGGGTATTTTTTCATATTTTACTATTCGTTCACAATCCCACCTAAACCATCTTGTTACCTGTTTTTGAGATGGATAACATTCTTTGAGTATATTACCTTTTAATTTTTTTGTATCTTCATCAAGTGGTTGTTTATAACAAGTATCAAATACCCATAATTTTTCAGGGCATAACCTACTCATTACATTATGAGTTCCAATATGTCTATAATGACCATATTCACCACCTTGATTATGTGTTACTACTTTTTCCCAATTCCTTTCGTTCAAAACTCGTTCCAAACGAGGAATCAAAATCGATTCATTATATGCTGTGGAAGATTTGTAAGGTTCTCCATCCCAATGTTCCCATTTCTCTACTCCCAACATTTCCATCGCTTTGATGAATTCTTTATGTCTTATTAAGTGGTTTCCATAATCTAATACAACCACTTTGTATTCATTTGGATGTTTAATTAACTCTCCACCACCAAATAGTGTCTCATCATCTGGATGAGCAACTACCATTAATTTGTTAATCACATCTAAATATAGACAATTTTTAGGAAAAATCCAAGGAAAATTTAAGATATTTTTGCAGAACCTACATCAATTGGTTCTCTTTTCATATGATTTCCTTTAGCGAAGTTTGCACCTTCTTTGATATAACCAGTTAAGAATGCTCTTCTGAATCTTTTTGAAGTGTTTGGTTCTGAACCGTGTACTACATTTGAATGAAGTAATGCAACCTGTCCTTTCCTTAGATACCCATCTATATGTGGAAAATTATGGTCATCTGGTAATACACAAGGTTTTCCTCTTTCGTTCCTCCAATTCTTAGGATTTGAACCAGCTCTTTCTTCATCTACTTCTATTGGTAATCTACCTAAGTGATGAGAACCTTCCAAATACCAAACAGAACCATTGTTAGGGTCGTGATTATCAAGTGCAATAGAAACATTAACTATTTCATTTGCATTACATTGTGTATAGAATATGTTTTGATGTTGGTCTCTTCCTAATTGACCTGGTGGTTTGAAGTATGCCCAAGTTTGTACTCCAAATATTTTAGAATTCATCAGAAACTCACACGCTTCTATAATCTTAGGATGTTTCATTAAACCAGTTAGAACCTTTGATTCTTTGTGTGGATACATATATGGGTCATATTCTCCCCATTCACCTTCTGTATCATTTTCTTGTCTTTTAACTCTGACTCTTTCTAATTCATCTCCTATAGCATCAGCTTCTGATTCTGTTAAGAGGTTTAAAATAGATACTCCTTTGTATCTCCAGTCAAATTGTAATTGTTGTTTTTCTAATTCGGTAAGATAACTCATATAACTTTAATTTATGTTGTATATGTATATATATTAGTTTTTTGAATATTCCAATAAATTTACTAATCTATTTTTTAATTGTGGCATTACTTTCAATTGTTCACCAATACTAGCTTTGTTGGATTTTTTGATTTCTTCTTTAGTTCCAGTAATTCTCCATTTTAAACTTGCAACTCTAAATAGTGGATTTCCTCTTAGTATCGCAAACCTGTCACTGGATACTTCTGAAATTGGTGATAAATTATCATTTGTTTTTTGTGCAAATCGTCTTACAATATATCCTCTATTAATATCGTATTTTGAAATTTTAGGAATATGTGGTTTTATCTCAGCTGAAAGCTTTATATTTCTTGATACAGTTAATCCTTTATATTGTTCGTTATTATCCATTATGCTTTAGGTCTAAATTGCCCCTCTATTGTTGTTTTCCAATTCATACCATCTATCGAATGTTCTACAGATGTAGTAGTAAATTCTCCGGTTCTAGTATATTTCTCAGGAATACCAGTTATTGTGAATGTATCCCCAAATGCTATACCACTATTACCGTGTATATCAAAATTATATTTTACTGTTCCCATTAACGGACCTGTTCCTTTGATTGCTTTTCCGTCTGAATCATAATTTGGATTATCTTTTGTTTGATTTTTCTTCCATAACATTTCATCATCATATGTTGGGAACATTATTACAGAATCTAAATCTGTAGTATCTAAATCTATATGACCATCTTTTACGGATGGATATGCTCCTATCTTTTCTAAGAAAGAGTTGTACAAATCAGCTTTATCTTTTTCGGGAATATCACTTTCTACATCCTCCATTGGTTTTGTATCATCTTTATTTACTGCAGCTTTAGCATTATGTAAATCTAATACAGAATCTCTAAATGTGGGTTGATTAAATAATGCATTGTTAGTTTCTCTCTCATCCGCATCTCCAGATATATTAGCTGCTCCACCATCGGCAGCTTTTCTATCAGCTATTATAGAACTTGCCATATCTCCAGGTAAATCTATATCTAATGTACCTCCTAAGAAAAATGATTGTTCACCATTATGTACAAATGGTGTTGGTGAAGATTCTTCGTGAGTTGTACACGCCATATCAACTACTTGTAGACATCTCTGTCCTTGTTTTAAATCCATTATAGCTTCAGGAGCAGCTGATTCTACTATTTCAAACTTCCATAAGTTACCACAAGCTGCTGACATACCATTTAATATTTCCATTAAAACATCTCTATATGTTGTTGATTCTTTTTCTAATACCCCAATGATAAAATCCATATTAACATAAAGATTATCTAAATATCCCCAAGTATTTGCATCTCTAGCTATTGTTCTAAATCCATGCTCTGTAGGTTCTAATTGTCTTGAAGCTAAAGCTGTTGGTTCTGGGAATTGTACAGCTATATTTCCTGATTCATCTCTTTGTGCGCAAGGATTCGGTGGATTTTTTTTCTGTTCTTGTGTTCCTTCACTTATTATTTCAAGAAATCCAAAATCAGGACAATTTTCATTTGGTACTAACAATACATCTTTTTTAGTTGAAAACATACTTTTAAATCCACCACAAACTGTCCATTCTGTAAATATTTTTATTGGATAATTATTAGGTCCAACTTGGAATCCCTTTTCTAACATTATTTTATCGTTAGTATCTAATACTTTCTTTATTACAGAAAATTTAACAAATCTTTCCGTTCCAATTAAATCCGTACCATTTGGTATTTCTAATTGTGAACCATTTAACTGAACATCATTTGTGAAAATCCACCAACCACCTTCTGATTCACCACCTAATTTATTTCTAGTTGAAGTATTGAAATTTATATAATTTTCTTCTTTACTAAGTTCACCAGCTAAAGCTTTTATTGCAGCTGTTTGTTTATGATTTGGTAATGAATTAAAGAAATATCTCCAATTTTTTTCTCCTGCTGTTAGGCTTGATGTACTTTTTTTCCCTAAGTCAGCATATTTTAAACCTGGTGTTGGTTGTTTCTCTTTAGAATCATCATCATCACCTTTATCAGATGATATAATAGGTTTTGTAGTTTGAATCATTCCCGGCATATTACCCATACCTTTGATGGTTACATCCAATTTATAAACATCACCATCACTTCCTACTTTAAATCCAGTTATAAATCCTAAAATAGCGTTATAATCTCCTTGTGAATCTTTTCTTTTTTTCAAAAGTAAATTGAAATCCATACCCACATTTGCAATAGCTTCTGTATTTAAATCAATTAATTCATTATGAGCTCTATGTAAATCCCAACCAAACTCAACCAATATAGTATGACCTGGTTCACCAAAATATTTTTGAAGTACATCTACTTGACCACTTGTATATGCATCTATTGTGAAGTTACATTCTCTAGCTAATCCCCAATCATTATCCTTTAAAGTTAATCCACTAATTGTTGGAGATGGTCTTATTCCTCTATCTTCGCCTTGTACCGTAACTGGCTCTCCTGCCCAATTTAATCCAACTACACCAGGAGAATCTGCAGTTCCATAAACCGAACTGGTACTACCAAATAGAGGTAAATCAGGATTTGATTGTAAAACCAATCCTTCTCCAGAATTACCAATTACTCGTATCCATGCATTTAATCTAGTTGTATAGTGTGCTTCTCTCTTTCTATAAAGATTATCTACAACCCATTCTGGTATCGCTCTGTATGCTGGCCATTTGCTCATTTTTCATCTTTTAAGTTTACCAAGCTTTACAACTCCAATATCTAGCCTTATGTCTTGGGCCTGGATTATCACAATTGTGTCTTGCTCTGAATGCTTTTCTTCTTGAAGGAATATCTTTTTGAATCTGCATTGTTTTTTGACCTGCTTTTTTTGCGGAAGTTCCACCGTGTCCAAAGTTTACTTTTACTACATTTCCTTTTGGATTTTTTACATATACTTTAAATTTCTTTACATCACCTCTCATTGGTTTGTTTAATTTAACTTTTCTTCCTTGATATTCTGCTTCATTGATTTCAGATTTTAAAGTTTTCATAAATTCTATAAATTCTTTTATATCTTGCTGATTAACAACATCATATTCACCGATTTGTTCTTTTTTCCAACCACCACCAGCTGCTTTATATTTTTTAGCTGCCCAAGCATTTGCATAAGCTGATGGATATACATCAAACTTCTTTTTAGCTTGAGATTTATAATAAGACCATTTAGATGGATTTGTTGGTACATTTTTTTCTAAAAATAATTCTAATTTTTCTTGTATTTCTTTTTTTGTCTTTACCATAATCGGTTTCCTTCCTTGTCCTGGTTGGTTTTTACCACCTCTACCAGCTTTGTTTTGTGCTGCTCTTTTTCTACGAGTTGCAGATTCTTTTTCTTTCTTACTCATACTACGAGCTTTACTAGCAGGAACACATTTTGCATATCCCCTTTTGTCTCCACTTGTTCCACATTCAGGATGTTTTCCTGATTTATCTTTTTTTCCAATGTTTACCCATTTCTGTTTAAACCACTTTCTTAAATCTTCGTGTACACTATGCATTACTAGTCTCCTTTCTTACAATTTCTGTAAAATCTTTTGGTATTCTTAAAATAGTACCATCTGTTAATCCTAACTTAGCATCGTGTATATTATTAGCGTTAGCTATAATCCACCAATAAGCAGGAGTTCCATAATATTGTTTTGATAATAAATCTAATCTATCACCAGTTTGTGTAGCAACATATATATCATCATTCTTTAAAGGTATTCTTTTTAACCTCTTAGATTTATATACAGTCTTTCCATCTGTACTCTTTTTTGTTATATTTTTGTGATATCTACTAATTGCCATTTTTATTATAAATATTATCCACTTGTATTATATGTTAAAGGTGTAAACCCATATAAATTTTCTCTTCTTTCAGTATTTCTTCTTTGTTCTAAAAACTTCATTGTTATTGAAACTTCTACTAAATGTGGTAATTTGTATCCTTTTTCTACTGTTGGTACATTTTTTACACCAGCTTTTTCAAAAAATGCAGCACTTGATTCATATTCTTTAACTTGTTCTGTAGTTCCATCTAACTGCCAATTAGAATTATCAGGAACAGTATATTGTAATGATTCAATAAAAGCTTCTCTCTTTTTATATAAATCACCTAAAGTAAAATATAAAAGTGGTGCTCTTACTGAACCAATTGAAGATTGATAACCTGATTTAATATCTGGATTACCTAATGGATATGTTAAAGATGTTAAAAATCCAATCTTACTCCAATTATTAAGTAATTCTTTTGAATTCATTGGATATATTGTAAAATTAAAAGTAACACTTCTTTCTACACCATCATATGTGTAAAAATTAAATGGGTTACCACTAAATTTAGCTCCTGCCCAAGATGGAGATACCGTTTCTGAAAGTCCTGTAATAGTTCCTCTGAAGTTTACAGTTTCATCAGTAACAACACTTTGAAATTTTAATGGTACAAAATCCCAGTCATCTATTGATTTATTATTAATTTTTAAATCTTCTGAAGTATAGATTCCAGTTTGATTTATTGCATCATCTGTGTTTGTAAATCCTTTATCAGAAATTAATTTGTTTCCTAACTCATCCTTCTCAGTACTGAATTTATTTTCTTCATTAAACTTTACTGAATCAACATTTGTTTTTATATTAACACCTTCTGCTCCATCTTTTGTTACTTGTTTACCAAGAGCGTCTTTCCCAGTAACTTGTACATATCCTTTTCCAACTCTTAAAGCAGCTAATTGGGCTTCAGGTGTTTCGTATTTGATGTAAGTACTACTTTTTTCATCTATATTTAATTTATTTTCTAATGCTTTTTCTGAATATGTAGTACCTGTTACACTTTCAAAAATACCAGGTGATGGTTTTGTCTCTTTTTCCTTATATGGTTCTTTTTTACCAAATCTACTTTTTAAATTATTTTTAAAACTACTATCATTAAATAATGTATCTCTAAGTGTATCCTTTGCTTCTTTTAGTAATTTACCAGCTGCTTGTTGAGCAATTGTCTTTGGAGTTCCACCACTTAATAGTCCACCAATAAAACTTCCTTGTGCACCTCTTTTTATTTTTATTAGTCTTTCTTCATAACCTGATTGAACACCAAGCGTTGGGTCATTTAGTGTACCACCACGACCAAATTTATCACTAGCTTTTGTTACTGCATCATTAGCAAGTTTTGCTAATCCTTTTAATTCATCACCATCACCACCACCAGCTTTTTTTGTATATGAACTTGGTATAAGAGTTTGAGGTACACCTAATGTAGAGTTAACTACAGTTCTTAGATTTTTTATCGTACCACCAATTAAACCACCATCACCTTCATCGGTACGCATCTTATCCATATCAGGTGTTGAACGAAGAGCTATACGAGTAGCTTCGTTGCCATATATTAATGGATTGTTAAGTTCTACTGCAGATTTTACTCTAACACCAGTAAGTTCTTGCTCAACACCAGTCAATCTATCTGGTTTTACTTGTTTATCTAATCCTGCTCCCCTAAATAATTCTAATATTGTTCTTCCCATTATTCTCGTTCTCCGTAATTGTTAGATTGGCTTCTTGATACTACTTTAGAAACCCCGTCTGTAACTTTTTTACCATCCATATTTACAACAACCTGTAAATTTCTAATATCTTCACCTAAAGTATTTATAGCTGCTACTACTGCTCTATTATCTCCACCACCTCCACCTCTATTACCAAATAAACCACCAAATAAACCTGGAGCTGCTACTAAATCATCATTATCCGATAATTGGAACAATCCTCCTTCTTTAGTAGATACTTGTGTTTTACCATCAGCAGGAGATGCCATATCACCAGCTTCACCATATAGTTTACTAAATCCAGTTCCTATAATAGCGGCTGCTGTAGCAGCACCCAAAATCGGTCCTACTATTGGTATCCAAGCTAATGCACCATATGCTGCATATGCAGCCATTAATATCATAGCTGCTGCCACCAATTTTATCATTCCCGCAAAAGGGCCTAAAGCATCTGCCCATCCTCTAATATAGTCTGCAACAGTTCCAACCATAGTAATCATCGAAGTAAAAAAACCTACTATACCACTAACAACCCACATTACTCCTTCTAAAGCTGGCATAACACCTTCCATTATTGGTGCAAATGCCAATACTAATTGAGTACCTATTTCTGAAAATGAGTTCGCTACATTATCTAATACTGATTGCATTTCTTTTTGGTCTTTAATTTTTTGTGTTTGATTTGCTAAATCAGTTTTTGAAATATTATTTAAATCTTTACCAGAAGCGATAAGTGCATCATAAGCAGCTTGTTGGTCTGCATTCATTTTACCAAACTTTTGCCTTACATTAAGTTGATTTTGTATTTCACTAAACTCCATACCAGCAGCTTCAGCTAATTTCTGCTTTTGGAAGTAATTTAAATTATCTAAATCAATTGTACCTTGTATTTGGTCTAATACTGCTTGTTGTGATTTAACTATATCACCAGTAGCTGCTAATTCTCTAGCTCTGTTAAAATTAACTGATTGTCCTAACATAGCAGATGCTTCTAATTCAGCGTTAATACTATTATTAAAATCTAATAATCCTTCTGCTACTTTAGATGCCTGACCTATTGATGTTCCTAATCTTGCTGCTTGAACTGCTGCTTTGGTTAAATCTTGTACTGAACCTGAGAAATGCATTGCTGCTGCTTCTGAGTTTTCAGCTATATCTTTTATTACTTTTGATGGAGCTACTCCAGCAGCTGCAGCTAATTGTGTAGTAAATTCAACTTGATATTGTGCAGCTTCGGCAGATAATCCTCCTAATTGTTGGAATATAGAATTTAATTTTGCTCCATCTGCAGCTGCTACTCCGAAGTTCTTTTCCAATGCAACTGTACTTTCTAATACTTCTTTTGATGGTTTTCCTATTCCTTCAAATTCATTAATAAATGCTGCAGCTGCCTTACCCACATCTTCCATTGATGCACCTAAACCTGCCGTACCTTTTGTTACTGCAGCTATATCACCTTTTAATCCTTTAGTTTGGGAGTTTAATAAACCTGTTTCTTCTCTAACTGCCTTTGCAGCTCCTTCTAATTTTTGAAACCCAACAAAAGCTAATGCTAATGCCGCGAGTAATCCCATAGCAATAAACATAGGTCCTAATTTTGCAAGCATACCTGACATTGATTTTAATGAAGCAGTTCCTCCTGCTACACCAGCTCGAAAAGATTTGAAGAATCCAGCCCCTCCTTTTTGTGCAGCTTGAAATGATGATGTAAATCTACTACTGAATCTATGTGCAGCTACATCAAATACTCTACCTGCTTTTGCTGCAAATGGGTCAAATACTTTTCCTAATGATGTACCAATTACTGGAACATCTTTTACCATATCGCCTATTTTTTCTAATCCAGCTTTGAATCCTTCTGCTGTTTCTTTTGCTTTTTTATTTACAGATGTTAATACTGCATTTTGTTGTTTAGTTGCTTTAAGAGCTGCTCTAAGGGCTTTAGCTTTTTCTATTTGATTTTTCTTAACGGCACCACTAGTTTTTTCTATAATTTTCTCACTTGCTAAAATTTCAGCATTAAGTGAAGAAATCTGTTTTAAGTTTTCTATTTGCCCTATGTAGTCTTGTTCTCTTGCCATAGTTAGCTATTACTTATTTTATTCCAAATTGTTTCATAGCTTTTGCTAACGCTGGAGATGGTTTTAAACCTTTGGCTTTCATCTTAGCGGTTGCTTTTTTTAAATCATCTAAAGCTTTATCACCATCTGCTAAAGCTTGTTGAAGTGATTTATCTTTAGCCAATACTTTTTGAATTTTTCTTTTGAAAAAATTAACTAAAAATCCTTCTCTTTTTAGATTGTGTTTTTTAACAATATTAGAGAATAGTATCTTATCGTTTTCGTTTATTTTCATAGTTTTTCTCCTTTGTGGGTATTTTTATACAACTATAAATATAAAGTAAAAAAAAAGTGAGGAATTATCTCCTCACTCTTATGTTTGGTTTTCTGACATTTGGTGATGATTTTTTCATCGCCTTATCATGCTCTTCTTTCTCTTTTTTCTTTGCCTCTCCAAGTTTTTTATAATGAAACATTCTAATATGAACAGGCATTTGATACACATCATTAAATGTGAAACCATTTCCATAGTAGCACATTTCAAATATTTGATTATGTAGTTGAGATGAGTAGTTACTCGGTAGGGTAAAAAAACCCTATCCCCAAAGGGATAATCATCTCCTCTTTCTCTCCTGTTTCGATATCTTCGTGCTCAAACTTCATATTCATATCTGGTTGGAGTTCCATAATATGATTTCTAAAAGCTCTAGTATCTCGTGATAAAAATTTATTATTAATAAAGTTATTAATTGATTTGGTATCTTCTTTTCCATCTACAGATTGAATCATATATCTGTATCTTGTTGTAAGCTCAGCGGATACACCACCTTTATTTAATCTATCCATAGCTTTAACATCAATATCGATTTTCTTCTCATCACCGTGTGAAAGTAATTTAAATTTTATTATATTTTTACCTATAGGAGTTACCCACTCATATAAGTTTTCTCTACTAAGTTTAGATAAATCTACATCTTTTGTTTGAATTTTTGCTAAATCAATATTAACATCTTCCTTATCACCATATTTGTTGGTAATTTCTGCTTTATATTCAGGCCCATAACCCAAAATACGAGTTGCTAATACTATTGCGTTTTTATCTCCAAGAAGTATATCATCTGGATTTATTCCTTTATCAACTATTATTGATTCGAATAATTTATCTAATACTACACCTTTTTTAATTAAGTTTTGAGAAGCAAGTATTTCTTCTTCTTTTGCTGTCATATACTTGATTTCTACTTGTCCTTTTGCTAATGGGTGTTTTTCGGGATAACATTTTCCCTCTGAAGGTAACGATATGATTTCTGTAGGAAAATCATACTTTTTCTTTTCTGCCATAATTTTTCTCTTATTGGTTTGTATATAAATATATAACTTTCAAAAAGTTGGAAAAAAAGCATAAAAAAAGTTCTCACATAGAGAACTTTCTTTTTTTAAATATATTTTAGTATTAGAATTCTAAGATTGCGTAATCATAAGATAACGTCAATGTGATTTCAGCTGGGTCATTAGAAGCCCAATCTAAATCATTAAATGCAGCAGATGTAATAAATGCACCTTTTAGTGTCCATTGTTCAATTTTATCACCAACTGGCCCTAACATATAGAAATTTACATCTTTCTTATAGAAATCTGCGTATCCATCTCTACCCGTTAAAGATTCGTGTGATGTTCTAACCCATTCCATCACTTGTTGTGCTCCTGAAGGAACGATAGGGTCATATAGAGTAATCTCTACATCTTGCCATTCACCTTTACCTTTTAGTTTTCTCTTAACGTTAATATGGTCTAACGTTACAGGTTCAAACTGAATAGTAGGTCTGTTGGCTGTTTTTATTAAATATGAGTCTATACCATCAATGTTCATAATGAACCTGTTCTTCATCTTCGGTTCGAAGTTGGTATAAAACATTTCGTTGAATTCTAATACTTCTGCCATTTTAATTTTCTCCTATTATATAATATAAATATATAGTTTTTAAATTTTCATTATGCTGAGAACGAAGCCCCTGTCGGTAGAATGTTGAAATCAATTACTATGAATTCAGCTGTCTTAGTAGGTTGTAAAAATATTTGTCCTGCTAAGATGTTTCTATCGATTACATCAGGAGTGTTGTTTGTTTCATCCATCACCACTTTGAATGCGTATAACCCTTGTCTTTGCTGTACACCTTCTAAATATGGTTGTACAGTGTTTATAAATCTATTTCTAGTCTGTGCCGTATTTTGTTCAAAGATTAAGTATCTTGAAGTACTTGCTACAAACTTTTTAACTTTAATCAATAATCTTCTTACATTAATTCTATCTAATGCTGAAGCTTTATCTTGTAATGTTTTTTGTCCGAATGCTACGATTCCTTCTCCAGGGAACGATGCGATTGGATTAACCTTACCTTCATAAAGTGTATCTCTTTCAGCGTGCGTTAATCTGTTCATTACAGAAACTGCTCCTACAATTCCACCTCTGTTTAATCCAGCAGGTGCGAACCATTCGGCTGCTATTCTATCGTTAGCTGCGTAAATACCTGGCATCAATACTGATGGTGGTACTGCAGTTAATTTGTTAGTATTAATATCGATTGTTTTAACCCAAGGATAATAAGTACCAACATAGTTAGAATCTACTGCATCTGCTTGAGTTGTTGCTTGTGCTATAGTATCACTATGTGCGGTTGTATCTCCAATGAAGAAACAATCTGCTCTATCTTCACAAGTATCAACAATTTTATCAAACACATAAGAGTGTAATCTACGAATAACACCTGGTGCTGATACTAAATTAATATCGAAATCATCAGGGTTAGAAATTGCGTTGATTGCTTTAACATATGCAACTGAACCACTACTTGTCGAATTTGTTAAGTTAAATCCTTGAGAGTTACCTGCTGTTATATCTGAACCAAGTTTCTTTCTTATCGTTGGAGAAACTCCATCGTATCCACTTTGGAACATTACAGTAAACTGTCTCTTAGCGATATCAACTGCTGCTGAACCTGTCATCTCATATGAGTATGAATGAGTACTACCGTCTATCTGAACACTTGTATCAAATGCAAATACTCCGTTAGAACCTGTTCCTGCTGATTGAGGAATCGGTGCAACATAGTTTTTGTTATCAATCTTAATTGTAGCTGATTCTATATCCATACCAGCGTATTTAACTTTTGAACTAGCCGTATTTGAATCAGAACCTGTACTGAATATTACTGCAGGTACTAAATCTTCTTCTGCTGAAGTAGCTGTACCACTAATATTAATTGGGTTTTGATATTCACCGTGTCCAAATGGTGCTGATGTTATTGGGAATGCTCCTTCTGCTACACACTCAACATAAATATAATCAGAGTAATTTGCATAATCTCCAGTTTCAGTTTGTTTACCATCTGAATCGATTGTTATGTATCTATCACCAATTACTTTTTTAATGTATTGAGGTGAAGCTGGGTCTAAGTTAACATTATTAAATGTTTCTAAAACATTCTTTCTTTTATCAGTATCACTAAATTTTCTAACTGCTATAGAGAACGTTGCATAATCTGTAGATGCGTTGCTTCCTGCAGGTTTAACATTAAATACTGAGATTTTATATGCTTGGTTCGTATCAGTACCATGCGATATAGTATGGAATCTAAATAAGTTATGTCTTTGACCTGATATTAATTGTGATTTAATATAAGGTGTGGTTGCTCTCTGAGTATCAACATTAAAGTCTTGGTCTGCTAATGATAAAAACTCAACTGATGAACCACTATTAATAAAGTAATCTACTTGATTCGTAGCGTTGTTTTCAAAATATTTGTAAACATATGCGTTTTTGCTTCCAAGCGGTGATTCCCCAAATAAATCTCTGATGTCACTACCAGATGCTGGGATTACCGATGCGGATACTGCTGTTCCTAATTGTGAACCACTAATATTAAAAGTAGAAGAAGATAACTGACATTCAATTGTGTTAGTAGCTGATGGGAATCCAGTTCCTTCAGTTCCATTTTCAGTTGCAAATAGTGTACCTACTAATGTTCTAGCTCCAGCACTACCTGTAGTAGCTGCTGCATCTCTAGAACCAGATACTACGATACCTACTGGGTCAACCATAGTATATCCACCTAAGTGTCCTACTTTAACAATTGTTACAGTTCCTGCTTCTCTTAAATAGTTTTGTACGGTATATCCTGTATAGTATGTTCCATCAGGTACACCGAAAATTTCTTCAAATTCTGATTGGGTATTTACGATTGTTGGTACGAATGCAGGTCCTTTTTTGAAAGGTCCTATAATTGCGGCACCAATCTCACCTATTCCTTGCGAAATAAATGATAAATCATTTTCTCTTGTAAATACGCCAGGTGATACGATTTTTTCTGCCATTTTTTGTTCTCCTTTAGTGATAATGTAATATTATACACATATAAGTATTAAATAAAATTTCAAAAAGTTATTTTTTCTCTTCAGTTCTTGGTGTAAAAGTACCACTTACTGGGTCTAAGTCTCCATCACCATACTTTTCATTAAGAGATTTATATAACTCTGACTCTTTCTGAACTAAAGCATCATGCCTCTGTTCCATTTCGAGTTCTCTATTGTCCATATCAGCCATTACATTTCTTCTTCTAATATGTAATTGACCTAATTGAACAAAAATTTGAGATGCTTCATTTCTTATTTCAGAAATAGAATCCATCTCTTCTTTGGTAAACTTTTTTACGTTTTCTTGTACTTTTTCTTTTGCCATTTTTGTAAAATTTAATGTAACATTATTATATATATAAATATATAGTTTTTTTCAAAACGAAATATTTTTTTGTAGATTCTTATGAACTTATAGTAAAGGTCAAAGTTGCACTCCAGTCACTAGCTAAACCTTGGTCATAAGCTCTTACTCTAAGATATCTAGTTCCTGTTCCTATACCACTTATACCACTAACACTACTAATACTAGTTGCAACATGCCCAGTTACATTAGCTATTGTTGAACCAAAATCATTATTATCATCAATTTGGTAATCATATGCGGTAATTCCGCCTGTACCCGTTGATGATGGTGCTGTCCAACTAAGAACATCTGTTCCTGAATTATATGCTAATGATGATGGTGCATCTGGTGCGGTTAAATCAGTATGGGAATTCCCACCTTTATTGTGAGTAACATATCCATTTACTAAATAAGTATCTTGTACTTCTACATCTAAAGATACTATTTCTATTTCATCAGTATCTATTGTTATTGAAGTAATTTCTTTTTCTGTTAATACATCTCTTATCTCTTGAATTAAATAATCTCCGATTTCTAATCTTACTAATTCTTTAAATCTGTATTTTCCATCCGATTTATCTTTTACTAACATTGGGTGTTCGGATGTACCTTTTACTTCACCATTATTAATGTTGTATATTTTATTACTAAAAGAGTAAGTTACATTTACTACTTTTACATTTTTTTGAGTTTCTCCAATTGTATCAGATTCCCATTCTAAAAAATCACCATCTGAATCTTCTGATAATCCAGCTAATGCATATCCTTTTAATTCATCACCTTCATTTAAATCTCCAACCTCAACTACATTTCCATCTGCTTTTGTTATAGGTGAATCAGATACTAAACATAATGCAGCTGCATTACCATCATATGAATCTACGGAATATATTGTTTTTGTAACTGCAGTATTATATTTGTTTCCTGAACCTAAATGGTCATTAAATCCATCAGCGAATTTTACTTGAAGTGTATGTGCTTGAGCTCCAACTAATTGAGTTTGAGTTGCTGCATTTGTCATATTTCCAGCAGTAATAGTTATAGAACCACTACCAGCTGCAGCTGCATCATATGATGCTGATGTGAAATATGTAGTTCCAGCTGAAGTTATTGTCCAATCATAATTTTTCTTTTGGTCTTTTATTTTTTTAAATCGTCCACCTTCATTACTAAATGTTACAGTATAATCTTCTGCTGTACTTTCAACTACATAAGTATATCCACTTATTGAACTCACTGCATCTATAGAAAATGCTGACATTGATATTGGAGTTGCTGTACTACCAGCACAAGTACCCAATGATTTGGTACTTTCATCACAAGCCGTTGCTAAACTATTTAGTGAGAGTGTATTTCCTGCTGCTAATGTTGCCATATATGTTCCCTTATATGTTATAAATATTTAATAATGAATCAATCCACAATTGTTTGTCTGAATAATTATCAATCATATACTTTTTTATTGTATTAAACCAATGATTTTTCGTTCCATATGAATCACTACATATCTTATTATAAATATCTTTAAATTCTTTTTTATTAGAAACTCTGTATGGATATTCGAAATCTTTACACCAAGATGTATGTAAAATCGGTAATTTTCCTCTATCTACTGCTTCAAATATACCATACCCAAATGGTTCATATGTAAATGCCGAATGAGATATTCCCCAATCCATTCCATAAAACTTTTCTTTAAAATTACTATAATAATGATAAATCTTTGCTTTATCTAAATCAAGTTTTACACCATTTTTCCAAAATAAATTAAATTCAAACGAATTTGTAAATACTAAAGATTCCAATCCATCTAAGTAATGTGGATTTTTTCTTCCCTCACATCTAGCAGCAAATCCTAGTTTGTTAGATTTACTTAATGGAAGATTGTGTTTAAATTCATAAAAGTTTGGTAATTTTTTATTTGGGATTAAAATATCAAATAATCCAACCCACAAAGAATGCTTCGCCCATTTATTAATTTTTTGTTCCCACGCCGAATCTACCCAAGGATGCCAACCTATTCCTGCATCTGTTCCAACTTGTGATTTTAAAATGTGGTCTACTGAATTATGTAATATATTTGAATGTATTTTATCTTTATTTTCTACTATTGCTTTCATTGGTGTATAGTGACCATGTAATATATTGATTCTTCTAGCACCATCACATATTTTTTTAAATTCACCAACATCATCACCTTGCCAATGAGCTTCTATTGGAAATTTATAATCTTCGAATCCTTTGGGTTTTGTTCTATGTATAAGAAGTTTTGGTGTAACTTTTAAATGTGGTACAACTAATTCTAAGAAATCATTAACCCACATATCAGTACCAGCGTTTACCCAAGGCCCTCCGCCTGTAGTATAATAAACATCGTACATTTATTTCATTTTTGATTCTAACTCTTCTACTCGTTTGATAAGTTCTTTATTTGATTCTATAAGAAGTGCTACTATCTTTTCGTATTTTACTGCTTTATATCCACTATCTCTTGTAGTTACAATTTCAGGTAATACCTTTTCAACTTCTTGTGCGATTACACCAATATCATGCGTACCTTTATATATTTCGTGTTTATCGTTCCAATCAAATTCATATCCATTTAGTTGTTTTATCTTATCGTTTGGATTGGATATTCTTATTACATTATCTTTATATCTTTTATCAGATGATGCGTACGCAGTTACATCTTCTCCAACATTTAATGCTTTTGCAATACCAACACCACCATCCACTATTAATGCTCCAGTAGTTTTAGTTGTTGATTGTGTGGTTGCATCAATATTAACTGCAGCAGCAAAATTTGTTGCTTTAGCTGCTTCTATTGTTGATGCACTACCATCTATAGTAAGGTATGTTTCAACTCCTCCAGAGCCATTATCTGATTGAAATATTATATCTTTATCGTTAGTATCGTTGATGATATATAAATCACCTGTTTCGTTTTCTAACTTAGTATCGGTGCCATCGTGATGAATGGTAAAATCATCTCCTGTACCTAGCTTTATATATTTACTATCATTTAATTCAATTTGTCCGAATGAACCTGTTTGGGTTAATTCAATTGAACCTGTAGTAACAGAATCCGTAGTTACAATTTGCACTATAGCAGCAGAACCATCATTCTTTTCGAAGAATATTCTACCATCGTATGTATTTATTGCTAATTCACCAAGCGATAGATTGGAAGTGCTTGGAACTTTTCCTTGTGTGGAAGAACGCCTTAATAATATTGTTTGTGCCATTTAACTAAAATTCTATTTAGATTTCAGTTCCTCAATTTCTTGTTTCAATTCTTTAATTGCTTCAATCAGTAAAGGAACAATTTTGTCATATTTTACTGCTAAGTAACCATTATCCCTCGTATCTACGAGTTCAGGCATTACTGCCTTAATTTCTTGTGCGATTACTCCGTAATCTCTACCTTTATATATATTCTGTTTTTCTTCATTCCATTCAAAAGTGTTACCACTTATTTGTGAAACTTTACTTAAAGCCCCACCAATTGGTTGAATATTATCTTTTAATCTCTCATCCGATGATGCGTATGCGATTACATCACCACCAGCACTTATTGTATTTAAAATACCTAAACCACCACTAACAATTAATGTTCCAGTAGTTTTAGATGTCGAATCCGTTCCATCACCAGTAGTCCATTTTTGTCCTAATAAAGAACCAGTAACCATAGCTGCAGTTGCATTCCAAGTACCACCTGAACCACTAATTACTGTTGAGCCAAGGAATACCTGAGAAGAACCACTAACTAAGTTGGAACCTGATAGGTTTAATTTAGTATGTGCGATTTGAGCTGCATCATTTACTTGTGTATTTGTAACAGCCCCATTTGCCATTTTAGCTGCTGTAACACCTAAATCTTTTATTCTTACTGCATCTGAATTAATTTCAAGTGTTGAATTATCTGTGTTTACTGCAAAAGTTCTTCCAGTTGTTATATCACCACCACCCGTTAAACCATCTCCTGCAGTTAATGTTACATTACTATGGTCAATGTGTTCGTTACCAACAAAACCTGTAGTATCATCGTGAACTATTTGAGATGAACCTGATACAACACCATTTGTTGCTCCGATTGAACCAACAACTCTACCAAATGAACCTGATGTTGTAGTTATATCACCACTTGCACTTATATGCCCACTTGCGGTTATGTGTGAATTTGTATATAAATTTCCATCAACAGCAAGTTTAGCTACTGGTGTATTGTATCCTATACCAACTCTATCATTTGAAGCTTGTGTGAATAATAAGTAAGCATCGTCATCTCCTTCTATTCTAACATCTAAATCAGCTCCAGCTTCATTAAAAGTTATTTCGCTATTACCATTCGCGCCACCACTACCCTCTGTAAAGTCTAAACAATTTACATTACCAACTGTGATATTTAAATCATCATTTCCAGTTTGACCGAAGGTTATTTTAGTATCCGTATCACCTTTATGGTAAATTGCTCCATCAATATATATTTCTCTCGTTATTACATCACCACTTGCACTTATATCATTAGCAACATCCACATAACCTGAGAATGAACCACTTCCACCAACATTTAATACATTACTAGCGAAAGTTAAATTTGCCGATGAATCAACTCCGTGTGTACCAGAGAATAGTGCTACTCTATTATCTACTCCACTACCACTTATTACTGTATCTCCATTACCTAATAACACTTTGTGTTCAAGTCCTTTTTGACCAGCCACCCAATAATCAGCACTAGCATCCCACAATAAAGAACCTGAAGTTCCTGTCCCATCTACATCTCCTACATACATCCCAGCATCACCACTAGTGCCTAAATAATTTAATTCTATAATTCTATCACCAATTGTTACATTTGATGAGGAAACATATGTTGTTGTCCCATTAACTGTAAAGTTTCCAGTTACAGTAAGGTTATCGTTTATCGTTGTTTCTGAAGTTGTGTGTCCTATTTTAACTGGAACACCTGAGGTTACAGTACCTATAGAGATACCACCAGTTGTATCCGTAGTATCTATTGTAATATCGTCTGATGCATCTATATCTAAAGTAGTAGCATCTATATCAATTGGTTTATCTGTTGTAGTACCAATGTTAATTTGTGTTTGTGAATCTAAAGTAAGTGCACCTGATGATGATATATGAGTTGAACTTTCACCATTTATTGTAATTGCACCACTTGCATCTATATCCAATGTAGAAGAATCTATATCTATTGGAACATCTGCCGCAACACCGATATCAATTCCATCTGAACCATCAATAGTAACTTTACCATTTGATGTATCTATATCTACTCCAGTGTGTCCATCTAATATTAAATTACCTGCAACTGAATCTACTGTAATATTTCCAGCTGATGTTGTAAGATTTGTAGCTCCTGCACCATCAATAGAAACAGTAGAAGTACCATCTATAGTAATTGCCCCACTTGCATCTATATCTAAAGTAGTTGAATCTATATCAATTGGCTTATCAACGGCAACTCCAATATCAATACCATCCGCACCGTCTATGGTAACTTTACCACTATTTGATGCGTCTATATCTACACCTGTATGCCCATCTAATGTTAAACTACCAGCTTCTGAATTTATTTCTATATTACCTACCGAAGTATTAAGGTTTGTTGTTCCATCTACATCAATAGATAAAGTAGAAGTACCATCTATTGTTATTGCTCCACTTGCATCTATATCAAGGGTTGATGCATCTATATCGATTGGTTTATCAGTAGTTGTACCGATATTAATTCCTGTTTCTGAATTTAAACTAAGTGCTCCAGATGATGAAATCGCTGTAGTTGATTCACCATTAATAGTTATTGCACCAGTTATATCTACATCTAAGAAAGTTCCAGCTGATGCTGATATGTAAGTATCAGAATGTAAATTGATTGGTCCACCTTGTATATCTAATGCTCCACTTTGGTATAAAGATTTCCATCTTTGTGAATCTGAACCTAAATCGAATTTTGCGTTTTTATCTGGGATTATAGAAGAACTAATATCTGCTTTAAATACAATATTATCAGTTGCAGAGTCTCCAAAATCAAGACCACTGCCTCCCATTGTGATATTACCTCTTATTGTTGCATTTCCATGCAAAAAAAGATTTGAACCACTAATATCTGCGGTTGTTATGAATGAACCAGTGTTAATATAATCAATTAACGCTACCCTATATAACGAGCCACTCGCTATATTGGGAGTAACCTCCGTATTTGTATATTCACTCATCGAACCACTAATCAATAATGTGTTCGAATCGGTGTGAAATAAAGGTTCTGCGTATGATAATGAACTGGATTCAGAATTTCCTTGTTTAAAAATCAGTACTGCCATCTATTGTAAACCCCTTATAGTTGTTATAGTAATAAATATTGAGAAAACAAATTAACCAAAAAAAATCCCCATTATTTAATAGGGATTGAATAATTAATATTTATTTTACTAATTAATATGTTCCCCCATCTATTGTTAATGTTAAAGATGATATGTCAGTTGTTGAAGTCAATTGTTTAGAACCATTTGTTACAACTAACTGAGAAGCCGTTAGTCCACTAACTATTACATTATTTGCAATTGTTAATGTTGTTCCACTTTCAGAAAGTATAGAATCAGCGATTACACCAGCTGAACTAAATTTAGTAATTTTATCTCCAGTACCAGTACCAACTACTACTCTTGCTTCAGAACCTAAAGCTCCAGCAATCCAATAATCCTCACTTGCATCCCATAGTAATGAACCTGATGTACCAGTTGAAACTGCATCTTTTACTAAGATACCAGCATCAGCCGCAGTACCAGCATAATTTAACTCTAATACATTATCACCTATGTTCAAATTAGATGATGAAATAAAAGTCTTTGTCCCATTAACTGTTAAATCACCAGGTATGACAACCGTAGTACCTGCTGCACCTACTGTAAGTGTATTAGAACCGATTGTATCAAATATTGTTTTATCACCTGATGTTAAATCTAAATCTGTTAATCCAACGAGTGCAGTAATCGTACCACCCAAAGAAGTATCAGTAGTACCAATTGTGATTCCATCATTTGCAAGTTTTGCATTTGCAATTGAACCAGCCAACATAGCGTTACTAACTGTACCCCAAGAAGCATCTGTTCCATCTGATTGTAAAACAGTGTTTGCTCCACCAACAGATAAAGCCGCAGGGTCTCCACTAGCATCACCATATATAATACTACCTCTTGTAAGTCCTGCCATTTTAGCTAGGGTTATAGCGTTATCTGCTATATATGCAGTTGCTATAGTTGTACCATTCCAAACACCAGTAGTAATTGTACCCAATGTTGTAATATTTGTAGTACCAGCAGCTGCTACTGCAGTTCCTCCGATAGTCAATGCATCCGTTTCTAATGTACCATCAACATCAATATCTCCTGCTAAATCAATATTACCAGGTATTGTTACAGTAGAACTTGCTCCAGCTCCAAGAGTTACATCTACCTCTCCATCAGTTGCATGTTCACCTTCTAATACTAAACCTGCTGTTAATTGTGTAGTAGTTCCATCACTTTCTGCTACAAGTAATGATAACTTACCTGCTTCATCCGTATTATCTGCCTCTGAAACTTGTGCTACAATTTTTGCGAAAGTAGTTTGTGTTTGCCCTGCATCATCACCAATAAATTCGATATTACCAATAATATCTCCATCTGCTCCTGCTGAACCTTTATCTTTTGAAAATCTTAAACGAGCTCCGTTTGTATCAGAAGTAGTATTTTTGATTTCAATAAGCGGGTCGGTTGAATTAGCTGATGTAAATGTTACTGTATCTTGTGTTATCGTTCCAACACCCGTTATTTGTGCTGCTCCACTAATCAATGTGTGAGAAGCTCCTGCTCTACCTTCATAAGTTGTAGCTAAAGAAGCCGTAGTGGATTCAATATTATCTAATCGATTATCAAAAGAAGCCGTAGTGGATTCTAAATTTGTAATATCTATTGTATTTGAAGCTGTATAAGCATTCAATGAAGTATTTTCTTCTGATTGAGAAATAAATCCTAAATCAGTTATTTGTTTTGAAGAACTTATATATCCCGTTGTAAGTACTGAACCAGTAAAAGAATGAATATTACTGATATTAATTGTATTTGAAGCCGTATAAGCATTTAATAAGGTAACAGATGCTTCCGTAGAACCCTCTAATGCTGCGTTTATAGTTACACCTCCACTTCCAGAAGATACTGTTACATTTGTACCTCCTATAAAGGCTGTATCGGGAGTATTTGGTATATCTGCATAAACTATTTGAGTTGAACCACTTACTGTTCCAGTTGGAAGTTGTGCTGCACCAGATATAATATTACTACCACCTAATATTTGTATAGATTGAGATACTATTCCTCTACCAGCTAACTCTACTCCAGTTAATTGAGTACCACCTCCAATAAAATCTGAAGCTGATATATCACCACTTGCGGTTAGAGAACCTGTTAATTGTAATGAACCTGTATTAATAAAAGAACCGCTAACTTGAAATTCTCCGTGAATTATCGATGCGGTTACTATACCTTCTATTTGTTTACTTGAAATTAACGTTGCCATTATCTATCTGTTATCTTCCCCTTAACTAAAAAGTCACTAGCTACTATATCGCCTGGACTATCTACTATACTTTGATTAAACGTAACTACCACATTTGTACCATTATCTTCTACTCCATATCTTGATGATGGTTGTTTAACACCTTGTAAATAAATATCAACAAAATCAGAATGATTATCAACTTTTAGCTCTTCATATATAATTTTTTTATCAGAAAGGGTTAAAATGAACAATACACCCGATAAAGTTATGGAGTCTGGAGTATGATTTGTAACGAACATATCATCAAAAACATTTTGTGCAAAGTCATTAACTTTACCCTTATCATTTATAGGCATTACCAAATCAGGTTTTTTCCTATAGCTGCCATGTTTTTCAAAAGTTTTCATTATACTGATTCTAAATCTCCTTCTATAACTATTATATCACTATTACTTAATGCATAATCAAAATTTGCTTTTTTAAATTTTATAAATAAATCATTGTCAATTTGCTCAGTTATATAATCATCTTCTATTATAAACTGTCCATTTACAAAAATATCATATCTTGCATGAACCGGTCTTAGCTTTTCATATCTACTACGAAGATTTTTTATTTTAACATTCGATACCTTCCAAACATAATATGTTGTATCATCTACTAAATCAACTTCTTCTAATTGATATTCATTAGGTTCATTTAATTCGTTTAAAATATCTCTAATTTCTTTTACACTCATACTTCCTCAAACTTTCCTACAATTCCAAGTTCGTGAGATGCAGTTATAATATATCCTAATGATGATGTAGTTGCTACTAAATCATCTGGATATGTTCCTCCTTCACTAAGAGAACCTGTTGTAAAATTAAATTCAACTTCATTTTCAGAACCACTTACGTGATAAGTGTATTTTTTAGGGTCTATGAATAATCCATTAATATAAACTCTAAACCATTTTTCTGTATCAAAGTTTCCAACTAATGATGGTGGTAATTTTGGTACTTTAGCATTATAAATTTTAACTGTATCTGCATCTATACGACTTCCAGTTGTAGAACCTCTAATCGCAAGAAAATCTAATACATCCGAATATTGATTTTGTGCGCTTGTATCTGATGGGTTTAGTACATTCCCACCACCTCCAGTTAAATCAGTCTCATATCCAAAAACTACTCTCTTTGGTGTAAATTCTTTAGTGATTGTTGGTTTATTATCAAACTCTTCAGGTAATAAATATGCATTAACTGCCATAGTGAACGTTGTTCTAACTATTCTTTCACTACCTTCTCCTACTTCTGTCTGATTATCAAACGAATCAACTCTTACCCTAAATTTATATTTTTTCTTATCTCCCCAATATTCATCAGTAGCGTATTGAAATGCTTCTACTATTTTATTCATATGTTCTGTAAAGTTTGTCCAAATCATTACTTCATATGAAACTGTAACATAATCGGGCATTGCTATATTAAATGATTCTGCATTTGGTTTAACTCCATTCATTAAACCAAACTTGTCATATTTCTGTCTTTTATTATATTTTGTTATTGATGGGTATGATATTTTTCTATTCATTGTATTAGCTAAAGTATCATCTCTAGCTATACTATTTCTTTTGTACATTACTAATGGAATTTGGATTCTTCCTCGTACATCTCTTATGAATCCATCTTTACTTGCGGCTTTCCATCTTTCTGGATTACCATAGATAAGAGGAACTTTTACTTTTGTTCCATTTTCATCAACATCAGGAATTACAACATCAGTCATATATTCCATCATAGCATAATCTATATCATATAAAGTTATACCAAATTTCTCATTTACAGCTATTTGCTGTCCTCTATTCTTTACCTTATCTAACGGGTCTTTTGCCATTATACTATTCTACTTTCTAAATTTAATTGAGAACGTCTTGTCATAAATGTAGAAACAATAATTGAGAATTTCTCTCCACTTCTTCCTCCTATCAGTTGGTCCTCTCTGACATTACTAATCTCAAAATATGCTTCATTATGAAATACTATATCTCCAATCTCAGGATATACATCCTTTTCTTCTAAAGTAAATCTGTTGAATCTGAATTCTACATTTTGACCTGTATCTGGTCCGAATCCTTCATAATTGGTGATAGTATCTTCTCTTTCTATGATACAATTTATTGTAACTCCTTGATGATATGATTTATTTAAAGATTCTCCATACAGATTTGTTCTACTTTCAGAAATTGAAAGCTTGAAGAATTGTATTGCAGTTGATACTACATCTTCAACTAACTCTTTTGATATCTTTTCGAAAAAAGCTAAATCTTTACTTTGTATAAATCTTGCCATCTTTATTATCCAATATAAATGTTCAGCGGTATTTTGGCCACTACTCTTTGTTGTGCATCAGCTTGGTCCGCTTCACTGGTATATCTTTCTTTATCTGATAAATCTTCAAGTACTTGTCTTAATTGTTCTATCAGAGTATCTTTTTCAGTTTGTGCTTCAGCTCTAAGAGCGCCTCCATCTAATGTTACCTCCGAACCCGGTATTGGAACAGATGAAAATTTTTCTCTTACTGCACCTAATAACTCTTTTGCTAAAGCTAAGGTGTATTTTCTAATCCATTGTTTACCAACATCATTTATTTTACTATAAGTGTGAAAATCATATCCAGTATTTGAATAATCTGCAACTACACCATCTGTTACTGAAGTTGCATTGTCATCAAACTCTTTTTGAACAATATATTCAAACCATAATGTTTCTGCCTTTGCTGGTTTTGGGAATATTCTTAATTTGTTATTAACAATATTGAACGAAAATGCCGATTTTCTATATGAATCATTAAATTCAATAGCTTGAATTCTTAATAAATCTTCATATATTGGCATCAATATAAATTGTGCTGCTGGTGAGAATGAACCGAATCCAAACTCATCAACTAAATTTAATGTTCCTTGTCCACTTATAGAATATGGGTCAAAGAATCTATTAGTAGCTGGAGTTGCTTCATAGAATACTTTAGTTACTTGTATTCTATTTTCACTTTCGGAAACATCACCCCATAATGCTTGTAAATCATATGTTTGTGAACCCGAATCTATTGTTATACTACCGCTTTTTATATCCACATTACCACCTACTCCTGCGTAAGTACCATAAGAATTAGCTATTTGAATAAGATTTGGTAGTGGGTTACCTTCTATGTTCTTTTGTGTATAATTAGAACCTGTTGGTTGACCTTGTAAAGAACTAAGGTTATTTTTTATATTAAATTGGTTTACCTGTGCTGAATATTCGGAAACTGCTTCTTCAAAACAAGCGTAAAAGTTTAAATCCACCAATTCAACATCTACAATTGGGTATCCCATTCTCTTAGCACACCAACTTGCTACTTTAGGTCCTTCTGTTTGATATTCTGTATCTGTATCGTATATACCAAACGGAGTTGAACCTGATATATCATTCTCTACTGAACCAGTCCAATAATTTGCCATTGTATTTCTCCTATATATAGTTTATCTTATATAAATATCAAATAATATTAATATCCAAAAAAGACACAAAAAAAAGGGGAAATTTCTTTCCCCTTAATTTTTTACTAGATTCTATGAATCTACTGAATTAAATCTTATAAAGTATCTAAATCAGCGATTTCAATCTTACCATAGAATTCTGGTCTTACCATCTTCTTAGCGTATCTAGTCATTACACCTCTTCTTGGTGTAAAGTTCGCTGGGTCATAAACCAACGGAGTCATTATAAGCGGTACATATGGTGCATAAACTGCTCCACTTTCAAGGAAGTTGCTACCTTTAAATCCTAATAAGATTTCGTTAGAAGTCATATAAGGGTTTTTGTAAACAGTATATCTGTTTGCAAGAGCACCTACTTGAGTTACACCAGCTGCGAATTCCATAGCGTTTGCATCAGCGTTAACTGAGAAACCTGGAATTGATTCTAGAATAGTACAAGCATCAGGACTAGCCACGATGAAGTTTGCACCACCTCTTAGAGTCAATTGGTGAATTCTGTTTGAAACTTTGTTGATTTTAACACCTAATGTTTGGAACCAGGTATTTCTTTGGTATGCTACAGAAGAACTTGGTGCAGTCCATCCAGTACCATCCCACTCTTTACCAATAGTTACAGACCATTTTTCACTTGATAATGCATTAGTTTTTAACATATCTAAGATTTCTAAGTCAATCTCTAATGAGATATACTCAGATAACATAGAAGTTAATTCAGCTTCTGCATCAATTGAGTGATAAGCGTTAAGGTCTTGCGCTAATTCAGGAGTCCATACTGCTTTTAACTTTCTAGTCTTAGCAACGATTGCCTCTGATTTCAATTCAAGATCGATTTCAGGGATATCAAGTATAGTTCCAGAAGATGCAGCTCCAGCATTCATAACTGGGTCTCTATCTTCGAAATCACCTCTGTTAGTAGAAGCAGGTACATCAGCGTAGTTAATAGTACACGCGTCGATACCAGCATCTTCTGATGCAGATACAAAGAATACATAGTTTGAACCGTCAACTTTGTTGAAGTCACCAAGTGTTTCAACTAGCTCAGTTCCACCAGTACCAGCGTTTACAACAGTAAATGCTCTAATTGCATCGTCATCAGCATTAGATGATACGTTAGATTTAGCGATTGTAATTTTTATGACCTCATTTGCTGCAATAGATGCAGTAAAGTTTGAGTCATATCTTAAGTCAGCGTTAGATGCAGTTGCAACAGTTGTGTTACCTGCAGATACCGCTACTGATTGGTCGTTAAGGGTATAACCATAACGTCCACTACCATATAAACCATCTTTAGCTACGTTAGTTGAACCTAAATCACTTCCGTCTCCACCGAAAATCGATGAACCAGAATATGGAGTTACGTCCGAACCACTACCAAATTGATTGTTAAAGTACTTAAAGTCTAAATAGAAGATAAGTCCTGAAGGTAAGTTCATAGGTTGAACAGAAACGAAATTCTTCGCACTGATTTCACCAAAAATTCTTCTTACCAATGGTAGAGCTACACCATTCCACTCTTCATTACCTGAAGCGGCAGAAGTAGCGTTAGCTTCATCAAGCAATTGTTTTGCTTGGTTTTCTAAAAGAACAGCCATCTGTGATTGTTCTCTTTCTTTTAAGCCTTCAAGAAGTCCAGTTTTTTCCCATTTGTTTTTCAAACCTCTAGTTTGCTCAAGCATTACTGCTTGTGGGTTCTTTCCTTCTGTTAGCTTTGATAAATCAAAATTTGCCATTTGTTTTCTCTCCTTTAAAAATTATTTAATGTTAGCTAACTTCTTAAATCTGTTAGCGATTTCGTTACCTTCAGAAATAATTTCTTTCTTAGGAGCAGTAGATTTAGTTACTGTAGATGCGATACCTTCAGTAATTTTTCTAGTCTGTCTTTTTTCTCCCGTGAATTTCATTGATTCTGCTAAAGTAGCGAATACCAATTTCACCTCTCTTACAGATTTTGTTCTGTCAAGAGTTTCAACAACTTTATGTTTTTGGTCATTGTTCATAACATATGAACGGAATAACTTATTAGCATAAAGTAATTTTGCGTTTAGAAGGTTAACTTCATTGATAGTCTTTTTAAGTTCTTTGATAGTAGAGTATGCCTCTTCAAGTTCCTTATTAGTTTCTTCAAGTTCGTTAGATTCTTCAACTGCTTCTTCTTCAGATTCTTCTTCTTCTCCGTATCCCATTTCTCTTAGGATTTCGTCTAAGTCGATGTCATCTTCTTCTTCTTCAGTTTCAGCTTCTTCCTCAGTTGCTTCTTCTTCTGATGCTTCTTCTTCAGATTCTACTTCAGCTTCAGCTTCAGTTTCTTCTTCAGTTTCTTCATCATGCAATTCTTCAACCGAATCACCTTCCTCTTCTTCTTCACCTTCTTCTTCAGAAAGTTCAGATTCTAATTCTTTGATGATATCTTCAAGGTTAAGTTCTTCATCAACCTCTTCTTCATCATCACCATCTTCTTCAGATATTTCTTCAGATTCAGTTACTTCTTCTTCTTCGTCAGCTTCTTCATTAACTTCAGCTTCCTCAGAAACTTCTTCTTTATCTTCTGTTACGTCTGCTTCTTTTTCCTCAGAAACTTCTTCAGTTTCTTCGTTAACTTCTGCTTCTTTTTCTTCAGATACTTCTTCAGTTTCTTCGTTAACTTCTGCTTCTTCAGTTACTTCTTCAGTAGCTTCTTCAACTTTTTCTTCAGATACTTCTTCTGTAGACTCTTCAACTGCTTCTTCTACATCTTCTGTATCTTCATCTTCTTCTTCCATTTCTGATTGAAGTTTCTTAGATAAGATAGATTGTAGTTTTGGAGTAAATGCTTCTTCTAATGCGATTTTTGCATTAGCGATTGCAGTTTCTCTTACAGCTTTAGCGTCAGCGATGGCTTCTTTTAATAATTTAGAATTTGCCATAATTGCCTTCCTTTTTGTTTTCTGAAAATATTAATGTGGATTTTCAATAAGATTAGGTCGGTTGTTCGGTCACCTCATAAAAATGGGTATTCATTAACCAACGAAAAACACACATAGAACGTGTGTTACTGAGTATAAGTATTATAATATATTAAAAAACGTTATTTTCGTTTTCCTTTTTTTCTTTTTTTGGTGAATAATCTGATAGTTTTATCACCATTTTCTATTTTTTCTAACAATGCAAGTTTCTGTTGTTCTCTTACTGCTTCTTGCTTTTGTTTTCTTTTTTTAGTAGTGGGTTTGGTATATTCTTGTCTTGTTCTTACTTCGTATAGATGACCTGAATCCTCTACTCTTCTTTTAAATATTTTTAATGCTTTTTGTAAGTTCCCATTTCTCACTTGGACACTTACCAATTTTGTTTTACTCATTCTCCTTTATTTAAATAACACAATTATTTTATTTTCTTTAAAATAGGTTCTATATCTAATGCAATTGCATATTGGTCAAGATGTCTATATGCAATAGGTTTAAAATTTTGTTTTGTTTTCTTTGATGCGAATTCTGCTAATTGTTTAGTGATATCATCTTTTGATATACTACCTAAACTATCAATCTTATCTAAATCTTTAGAACTTGCAGGGGGACAAGCTAAAGTTGGGCCCTCACCTGCATAATCTGGATATGCATAGTTAAATTTAAACTCTACAAGTTGAGATGGCATTTCTGCATCTTTTGCTTTTGATTGAAGTAGAACTTTTGCCTTTCCATAAAACCTTACTCCTTCGTTTAACATGTCTATGGCAGTTACGTTAAGTAAATCATTTAATTTAATCATTAGAATCTTTCTATTTTATCAATTTCTCTTTGGTACTTCTTTAATAATTTTTTATTTTTATTATAATCTTTTTCTAATTTATGGATTTGGTCAGCGTATCTATCTGCAATCGGTCCACCTTGTGGTTCAGCTTCTTGCTCCATCTCTTTATATGCAAGTTTCAAATCCCTAGCAATATCTTTCATATCAGTTTCAATATCAATTGCAGTAGTTCTAAGATTCTGTAGTTTATCAAACCTCTTCCATACATTACTTTTTTCTAATATGGTTTTTAATTTAATCATTTTGATACTGTTTGATATAATTTTTCTTCTGCATCTGGTATAGATTTAAACTGTCTTGGATTTATTCCAAATCCTTGAAGTGCTCTTCCTATAAACATTTGATATTGTCTTGTACCAATTCTTCTTTCGTGCTCCGCCATCTTATCGTAAAACTTTTTCTCTTTTGGTGCATATTTGTAAATCATCTGAATAACTTTACTTTCTTTTGTTTTAGATTCATCTATAGATTCTGCAAACCTACCAATAACCATTTTAAAAAATTTATTGTTTGGTTTACCAACTAAAGCTGTTATAAATCCTAATCTATCTTGTAGATTACCCTTCTTTACATAGTTAAAAAGTTTTTTAGCATCGATATTATGTTTTTTAATAAAATCATCAATAGCAACACCACGAGCACCTGTAAGTTTTGCGATTCCCAATGCCTCTTTACTACCTTCATGCAATCCCGCTTTTGCAGCCTTTTGAATTGTTTTTTTGAAATCTCTTGGTTTGTGTTTAGACATTTTGATTACACCATCAATACCTTGAGGATTCATAAATATAAATTTAGAAATAACTTTTAGTTCTTTTTCGTTATATCCTTTGAAATGTTTTTCCCAATCCATTGAACCTTCGTTTACTGATTCATCTACTTTATATTTGTAGATTACATCACTTCTATCTTTTAATTTTGTTTTGTTTCTTTGTAAATCGTAATTAGGGTTTGCAGTAGTTGCTTTTGCAAACTTACCATTCTTTAGATAGAAAGAACCGATACGAGAATTATTATCATCGGTTACATAGAATGTTGCATTTTTCTTTTGTTTTGATAACTTAATAATATCAGTAAGATTTTTAGCTTTTACCCAATCACCATATCCTTCGTTTACTGATTCTATTTTCAGTTTAGATGGGTCTGTTTCTAATGCTTTATAAACATCACTAACTTGTATGTATCCTTTTTTATAGAAATCAACAACTTTATAAGCTAAATCTTTTTTGTTCTTACTAATTGATATACCTACAAATGGACTTCCATCTTTGTGCTTTCCTTTTCCATCATACCAATCTATTACATATCTTCCTCGTCTACTACCAAAATGATGTGAAAACATTTTTGTTTTTAATGCCTTTTGATTATACTTACCACCAAATGTTGCATCTTCATGTACTGATTCGTTTTTCTTCTTACCTTTTTTACCTTTTGCTTTATATCCACTTGCAAATGCAGCTCTTCTTTGTGCATCTGATGCAAATCCTTCGTATATTGATTTAAGATATTTAATGAATTCTTTATCATTCTTCATTCTCTTAAAATCTCTATCTGCGAAAACATTCTTTACGAAATCTCTAACATCTTTAGAATCTTTTCTGATTTGGTCTAGTGTAGAAAAATATCCTTCATATAAGGATTCATCAATTGCTTTTGGGAATTTTGTTTTTTTAGCTAGTTGTAGAAGTTTTTTAACATCAGCTGGTTTGTTTCTATTGAACTTATCAGCGTTCTTTTTATCTTTGAAGATGGCAGACACCATTTTGTTCCCATCACGAATCATAATGATGATTCCTTTTTTACCAAAGTATCTTTCTGTTTCTACTTTAGCCATTTTATTATCCTTTACATCCGCCTTCGGTTACTCCTCCACATCCACAACCACAATCTCCTTTAGATTCTTTCATACTTAATCTTTCTCTCATCTCTTCTTCTGTAATATCTCCGAGTTTGTAATATCTGGAAAGGATGTTACCCATATCTTCATATAATCCATGCATCCTTTGGTCTAAGTTCTTAGCTTCTTTAGTTACTTTTTTAAATTGAGTTTCTAATTTAGTTAGTTCACTCATATTTCTTTTTATGGTATGTCTATCAAACCAATCATCAGCTTCTCTAAGAGCAAGTTCTCTAGCTGCTTCGGTAATGGCACCCAATGTTTCAGCTATTTCAATGATATCTGATTTTCTATCAATTTGTTCTTGATACTTGTTATATGTAGATACGATTTCTAAGAAGTGTTTTTTTACTTCATTAGATAATCCTCTTTCTTCGTTTTCTTTTAATAAGTCTTTTAATTTAATAGCCATTGTTTTCTCTCCTTATATAATTATGATGTTGTTGGTGGATTCAAAAATTCTTGAAACTTTTTAGTTAAAGCTTCAAATTCTGGGTCATTCATTCCATCAACTAAATCACCTGAATATTGTTCAATAAAAGCTGGTGTTACAAACATATAAGTATCCTTATGTATAGTTAACTCAGTACTTGTACTATGTTCTTTTATACAAGGACCTAAAGTTAATGCTTGTGAATTTTCTTTAGTATCTACAGTACATACAATTGCACTAATAACAGGCATCCCTAATAAATATTCACATACAAATATGATATTACAACATTTCTTTGAAGTATGATTCTTATCTCCTGAAATAGTTAATCCGGCTTGTCCTACTGAACTAACCATTGCTTTTGCAAATGCTAATCCTCCTGTACCTGTAGCAAGTCCAAGAACTCCTTCTAATAATTCTTTGGAGAAAGTAGCTCCCCAAGAATTAGATTTATGAGAAACATCTTCTTCATTAACATGCACAAAACAACCCGATTCATCAATTATTTTCTGTAATGCATCATAATCATAAAGAGATTTTCCTTCTTTATCCAATGCTTTTGTCATTGCGCCAAAAAATACAGATACTTCTGCAAATACATCTCTTACTTCCTTTTCTATTGTTGAATTGGTCATATCAGTAGTTGCCATCATAATATTACCTGTTTCATTAAATACGAATCCTTTTTTAACCTCTTGGTTATTTGGGTCTTGTTTTGTTATTTTGTCTGCCATAGTTTTTTATTTTATAATAATTTTAATTCTTTGTCTTTATAAGTGTCTGCATAATACCACTTTTTATCTTTTTCATTATAAAGGTAAACAAATTCAGCACCAGACCCTTTAGAAGAATCTATGTACTTTGATATGTTATTTATCTTACCCTTTGTAAAGTATGAACCCTTTTCACCTCTATCTCTACCATAGAATACAGTTTGACCTTTTAATTGATTATCAAACGAATGTCCTTTTCCACCATCCATCTTAGGCCCAAGTGAAGAAATACCAACACCTTTATCTATTTTCAAAAGTTGTTTTACCTTTCCACCTGAATAATATTTTTTTGCTGTCTTACCAACACCTGATTTATATCCATCATAATGTACATAAGTTGAAACTATATTTCCGTTTCTATCAATTAAACCAATTTGTGAACGTGTTGATTCATTAATTTGATATTCTGTTGGTATTAATTTTTTTAGTTTCATATCTCTCCTTAAAATAATTTTTTTAATTCGTTATCTTCATAGGTATCAGCATAATACCATTTCTTATCCTTCATATTGTATAAATATACATATTCTGCTCCACCACGGCTATCTGCACTTTTAATATATCTTGATAAAGTTTTCATATTACCTTTTATTGGCGAAGGTTTTTCATTATAGTATTCTATTGGTTTATCATCGAAGATTCCTCTTGCTCCACCTTTTTTGATTAGAGTTAAAACATCCTTTTCATTTTTCATATGTTTTTTCAAACCCTTTTTCATATTAGATGGATATCCATCAAAGTGAACATATGCTGATGCAATTTTACCACTTCTATCGATAACACCAACTTGGGAACGAGTTCCTTCTCTAAGTAAACCTTCCGGTAACATTGATTTTAGTTTTGTAGATGATTCCTTTTTAGCAGATAAAGCTTGTTTTATTCTATCTTGTAGGTCCTCAACAGCAGAATCAATTTCCATTTTTTCATTATATGTATTTCCACCATCATCTTCTAAATCCTGCATTTCATCTTGCATAACCTCCAATGCTTTCATTTCATCAGAAATTTCTTCATACTCTTGGTCATCTATTTTTCCTTTAAGTGAAGATACAATTGATTCAAAATCTTTAGCTTTATATGCGTTATCTAAATCTTTTTTAGATTCTTCTTTCTTTTTCTCTATTTGTTTTTGGATTGCAGCTTTAAGTTTTTCACCATCGTTTGATAGTTTATCTACTACTTGTGGGCCTGATTTCTTAATTAAATTATTGATAAATTCTTGTTCTTCTTTACTTGTTATCCAAGCGAATTTTTTTTGATACCAATCATCATTATACTTATCTCCCTTTTCCCATACATCATCCGGTACTATTATTCTATTTTTATCATCTCTTGGAGCTTTTTCAGATGAATCAGATTTAGGTGTATCTCCTGCTCCACCTTTAAGTTTTTTTCCTAACTCTTTAGCGTATGCCATAGCATCTGCACTATTATCGAATGATTTATAAGTATCACCACCATCATCATCATCGTCTTTATAGAATTCAACCGAAAATTTCTTTCCACCAATCTCATCATCACCAATAAGAATATGAGCTTCTGAACCTTGTATTCCATATTCGATTGCACCAATGGAATTTATATCAACAACTGCATCTATACCTAATTCTTTATTTAGGTACAATTTAGTTTGATTAGCTGCAGCTATACTCATTTCGCCATCATCATCTTTACTTAATTTAGGAGGTTCTGATTTTCCGGCAGAAGAGTCACCTCCCTTCGCTGCCTTATCTTTTTTGAATATGTTTACTTTAGGAGTATCTGTTGGGTCTTTCTGTCCACCATCTTTATCACCTTTTCTTTTTTCGTGAGTTCCTGCTTTGATTGCAGCATCTCTTGCTGCTTTTGTTTTAAATACCGATGTCGTACCAGTCTCTTTACTTGTAGCAGTAAATACTTCTGCTTCAGTAATTGGCTGTAAATCGATAAGTCCACCTAATTTAATCATTGTAATTCTGTTATTATTTCTCTTATTAAATCGTGTGCTTTACAATAGTCTCCACAAACATCAACATTATGTTGTTTAGATTCGTTTACAGGAGTCATAAATGCACCATGCGTAGACGGGTTGGATACAAAATCCCAACCTATTAATTCAAAATCATCTCCAACAGTTACTCCACCTTCTCTTCTTTGTTCAACTGAACCCATTCCTCTTGATGAAATACCTAAAAGGATTCCTGCTTTTAACAATTCTTTAAGAATGTTACCTGATGGTGTTGGTAGGATTTCAACTGTTCCTAATAAATCATCACCATCCCAATGAATCTCTCTTATATTGTGTGATACGTTTTTTAAATTTATTACAGAAGATTCTGGATGGTCTAATTCACCAA